TGTTTGCGCCAGAAAAACTCATTTTTTTCTGGTCCTGCAACAACCATAAGTTTATCATTCTTACAGCTGAATACTCCACGGAAACGTGGATCTTCTTTAGAGCATCGAACTTCTGTTTCGATGCCCTTACTTGTGTAATATTCACAAGCATCTAAACAGAATTGTTCTGGTGTACGGCTACTAGTTGTAACCACTTTTTTAAACTTAGAATTAGAAATAGTTTCAATAAAAATAACCTGTGTCATGATATTTCCTCCTCATCATGAATAAAATAATAAAAATAAAGGGCATAAATATATCCCTTATATAAAAGCTATATCGTCAATATAGCTCTTATATAAAGAATGAGTTAGTATTTATATAGCGTCCTAACTCACGACGCTTAAACATCTTTCATAATGTTCACCTCCTAATAGCAGCTTTTAATTTGTCCAGGAGTTCGCTACATCTCTGCATAGCGATACCGCTGCCGCACCTTGTCGCTCAATAGATAGATATTTCCTTATGGATATCTTTGAGCCAGAATATGACATCATAGGGGCAGAGTCCTTCTCTGCATCCACCTCCGCCATATTAAAGCCATCTTTTGCTGTTAATAGCTAGGCAGGTCTTTCCTAAGTAGTTCATAAGGTACCAGCTTTTACATGCATCCATAATAGCATCACCTCCTTATATATGGATACTATATTATTTAAAATGATGCCATATTGTCATGGCAGAATCACGACTAGATTCGTGATCCCATACCAAACGATAGGCGTCATTTTTCTTCAAATATCTTTTAAACTTACGGAATCCGTAAGTGTGAAATGATACCTGAAGTTTCTGACCATTTACTCTGCATGTGAAGTAAACGAGCAGATTTTCACCTGCATCGACAACTCTATATCGGAAGGGACTATTTCGATCAGAAGCGATCAAATTCAGAGCCTTCTCGATATAGTTGTCTTTCATGTCATATCCTTGATACCATGCACTCTTGTTCATATGCATGATCTCCTTGATACCTTTACCACCATCTGATGCTACTTGAGCATCCAAAATGGCTTTCGCAACAATACGATCTCTGTTCATTTACTTCACCTCCTTTATCTAAACGAACAGAACAACGTTGCTATAGTTTATAGTCATACAGCTGGACTATGTTGTTTAGCGATAGATAGGAACAGCTATCTTATCGCCAATCTTTAATTGACGAGAAGTTGCACCTCCTTCCATCTTAGCTGATTCAGCTACTGCTTCTGCAACAGCATCACGAATATCGTAATCGATACTCGTATTACGATTAGAGTCTTTTACTATTGACTCTAACGTTTCACCATATTTTACATGATGAATCTCATAATGATCTGGTGCAACTGGTGTTGCAAACCACATTGTCATTGCTACTGTTGCTGTTGCCATCATTGCTACTACTGTCTTTTTCATTGTTTCCTCCTTGGATGCTTTTAACGTCTTCCCAAGACTTAAAGATTAAAAGACAGACATCGACATATATGTCTGCACGGTCTCGAGGCCAAGCTCTCCCTCAAATAACACCCTGAATCAAAGCAGGGGGGGCGAACTTTAGCTCCGAGACCAATTATATATAAAACACTTACCTCCTTCACCAGAAACCAAATTTTAGCCCTATATAGGAATTCTCAATTAGAGACACAAAAATGAGAAACTCAAAAATAAAAATTTCAATTTTTCCTCCCATATATGGTTTTCTCATTTAACAAACGCAACTGATAATATAACCTTAGCCTAACAAATTTACACTCATTAAACAAAACAAAAAAAGAGAAAAGAAAGAAGAACTTCATCACAAAAATATATACACAAAAAATTTTCCTTATATAGCAAACATATGTACGGACCAATCGTTAGATTGGTCCAGACAAAAAGAAAACCCGTAGCTTCCTACGGGTTAGTAATGATTCTTTAATTTAAATATATCAGCGATAACATGATCGACTAATATTTTACTATGTTCAACTTCGTTAAACATATGAAACGCCATAAGAATACATCGTTTATCCTCTTTACTTAATCGATAACTCATTTTATCGTATTTCATAAGTAAATTTACGCTCCATAAATTTCTTAATTGCCATACTTGCGCTTTCGGATGCAATCTTTTCATGATTACATAATAATAATTGAATATCATAAAAACCAAAAAGTTCTCATCCTGAACGCGGTAATTAATATATTTTTTATGTTCTTTAATTAACTTGCGTATAAAAAGTACTATCTTGATTTCTCGAGCTCCGTTCATTACTGTCATTATTTAAATCCTTTTACTCAATACAACTTCGTCATAAAATTTACACATGTCGTCGAGTATCTTATTATATGTAATCATAAAGTGATCTACTGCGTTCTGTTTAAAATAATATAATATAACGACCTGAATGAAAACTTTAACATCGTCGGCTAACGGTATCCGACTTTTAGAATATTTAGCATATTCACTAACTTCGACAAAGTTCGTATCAGATAAATGATCGTGCCAACTATCTTTAAAATCGTATAATAAACGATGTGCTATATTATATATATCAGCTATCATAACGTAACGATCTGATGGATAATTAATCCTCCAATGATTTAAATGAAGAAACTGATTTATATAAAGTATCATATCTTCTTTTAGCTTGGCGCAATATATATCGTATTCTTCTTCGTTAAGATATTTAGTAATGCTCATTATTTAAATTTCTCCACATAATGCTGAGCTAGATCGACAAGATCTTTTAATTTAGAATCTTCATATTCCACTTCGTTATAGTTAAATAACGCAAGCTGTATTATTTTCTTTTCTTTCTTAGACGGATAATATTTATTTTTTGCTTTATGAGTCATAATGAGATTAAAATGAAATTTTGACGCAATCGGCTGTATTCTGTCTCTCGGATAAGATGCTTTAAACATAGCATAGAATAAATTATAAACGAAATGTACGACGAAACTTTTATCATATATCTTATATTTTCTATATCGAAAATTAGAATTAATAAGTTTATATATATATTCTACTATTCCTTTTTGTCTGTCCATTCAAATTTTCCCTTCGAATAAATTTTTACTTCGTTCAATAATGTCCTCTACAAGTAGAAATAAAAATCTATAATTCTTCTGGTAATAATAAAAAGAAATTAACGTAATCAACTTACGATATTTTTCTGATAAAATATATTTTGTATCTTGTTGAATTAAAAGATGTGATCTAATAGCACCAACATTTTTTAATACGTGATGACCAGGCGATAATTCTCTTATTATATCTTTATATATGTAATAAATAGTACAGACTATATTTTCAGAAGTTTTATTTATATATCGAGATTTAGCTGACTCTATAGAGTTTATATATTTAAGTACGGCTATCGTTCTATTTTTGGCATTCATATTTTCCTTCTCGTATAGTTTTACAAATTTTATCGGATAAGTTCCATGGCAGATCACGAATATTATTATATAATAGATACGTAATTTTTATATAACGAATTGCTTTTTCGTCTTTAAATTTTAGCGAAGAGCCGTCGGTGATAATTTCTCTTACGTCTTCTTCATTTGCATCGCTAAGATTACCATAACGTACATTAACGAATTCTGCTAGCACATCGACTAACGTTCTATATAAATAAGATACTACACGAAATTTATTTAAACTATTATTAAATCGCCAAGAATCTTCATCGACCATTCTGTACAAATAAAATATTAATGATGCTCTAGTTTCATAATAATCCATTATCTAACCTCATTTTTTTAATTATCGTATCATTATTTTCTATATTGCGATACTTACTATAATATAAAATACTAAGCTCGATTAATTTCTTCTCGCTACGCTCAAGCATCTTTTTATTAGTACAATCTATAATATAATAATAAACAGAATTATAACTTATTGATCCGAGTTTTAAATAATCGCTATGCTTAAAATCGGCAAGCACAAGCACCGATATATTATAAATATCGGCTACTTCATAATATTTTGGTTTATAATGTTCTAAAGTCCACCATGTCTTATACACGATAGAGGCAATATAATAAATGATATCAAGCTTAAAATTCTCAATATTGTGTATACTTAATGAATTTAACATCTCGTACTCCTCTTATTTTATCCTTATAAAGATTAAAATATCGCTCGTCGCATTTATTAAACATATAGAACGAATTAATGAGCATCATAATCAGTACTTTAGTTCGTTTACCTATAATACCATAATTAGTATGTTCTCTATCGATAATACCTTGATAATCTAAAGCATACGACCGCATTTCGTTATATAACGATATATTGTGTTCGTCTCTTACGATATCCATTAATAAGCGAAACATTTCGTGCGATATCGATAAAAAATCGAGAGTGCCTCGAGTATAAGGAGCTAATTCAACTAGCATCATAAATAAAAATTTATGAACCATAGCGGCTCGTGGATATTTCATACTTTCCTCCATTCTTAAATTAATTGCTTATAGATTACTTCTTTAAAAACAATATAAGCTTCCTCCTGGTTTACTGGTTTTTTAATTAAAAGAATTTGTTCAGTAAGATTAAGAATTTCTTTTAAATTGTTATTATCTAAAATCTTTTCTATAATGTCGGTAACAAATAACGATGGACCATAAGAATAATTATAACCGTGATTAACTTCCTCGGTTAAATAAAAAATATTTTTATCATAGCGATAATGTATATTATCTAATAGAAAATTATCCATTATCGATCTGTACCACATATCGACAATAAGTGCAAAGGTGTCGATTTTAAAATAACATTTAGCAGAATATTTAAAATTAATAAAACGTAATAATTCCTTGGCTTCTTGTTTACTCATAATAAAAAATCCTCCATATGAATAATAATTTTATATTGTTATTATATCATATAGAGGATTAAAATTAAAGGTTAAATACGCTTATGTCGTCGCCATTTGGAGTAAGACTAGTCATATATAAAGTATTACCTTCAACAAAGAAAGATTTTACTTCTTGTCTGCCCTGGTATCCAGCAATAACGTCAGTTGCTACGCCTTTTATTAAGATGGCAAAACAATTTGTCATATAATTATACCAACCATCATCATTATCAGATGCTCGTTGTTGAATAGAAGAATAAATGATAATTTGATCCCAGTTTGCCGGAAGATCGCAAACTTTAAATTTTGGCTTAGATCTGGATCCTCTATTATTCCTAACAGTAACACGACCGCTCCAAATTTTATTAGCCGAAATCTTAGCGAATGTAGTAGAGCCGCCACCTTTAGGCATATTACTTACTTTATTATTTAATGCTTCGATTTCTTCCTGAAGGGCAAATTGTTTAACTTCTTTTGTCGTAGAATTATACCAACCTGGACGGCTAACACAACATAAATTAGTTTCGTATGTATTACCGTCGTAATCGCCTAAGTCGAGATGGGCCTTACCTTGCGCGATTTCTTCCAGCGTAGAGCCAGAACCGATACGATGATATTTACCAGTGCCGGGTCCTGTCTCCATAAGAATCGGATTACTATAAGCAAATTTAAGAGGGCCAGTGATAGTGTCGCCATTTTTATTTAACTTATTATCTAACTCTGTCGTTAAACTTCCAGAAAGTTTTTCTTTCGTAATAGAATGATCTCGTAATTTTCGAGTCGTAACACTAGCATCAGGATGATCCAACTCTTCGAGTTGTCTATGTTTAGATAACTCTCCTTTAAGATCGTTAAGTTTTTTAAGTGTTCCACTACCGGCATCATCTAAAGAGGATTTCAATTCATTTTTTAAATTATTTAACAGCGAATCGATCTGATCTTTTAAATAATATTTAGCAATAAGATCGCTCAGCAAATTATCGACTTGATCTTTCGTATAATGATCTTTTAATAGCTTAGCCTTAGACGGGAATAATTTATTTAACAGAAATGCACTTAATGCTTTATCTTCGCTAAAGCCAGATTCGCCTTCGACATACTCGTCGGACGAGATAACTTCTTTTTTGTCGACATGCTGTACTCTGTCTTTCAATCGATTAAGCATCTCGGCACGTTTAGGCTCGCTTTCGCGGACGCTAAATTCATAATCGTATATATTAGTTTCTGGCATATGAATATGTCCTTTCGTAGATTTAAAATATATACTACTATATTACAGAAAAAATCCCCGCACTAAGTACGGGGATATATCTTTATTATAAATGATCGTTAGGTTGTAACGGGATGATACGCCAAGATCCAGGGCCTTCAGTAGACTCTGCAACATAAAGCGTATCATTAACTATTATCATTTGACCAGCAAACGCCGGAGCTTGTGTAACATCGGTTGCCATAAGTTTGTCGATGCGAACATAATCTTTTAATCTATCCCCGACATCGGCAGCATTAACGATCCATTTAGTACCGTTCCAGAATACCGGCATATCGAGTGTCGTATCGAAATACTGTTGACCGACAACTAAATGTTCAGTCGGACGATTTTCTGTCGAGCCAGAATGAATAACCGGAATAGTTTCATATGTCATATTAGACATAGTATTAAGATTAGATCCAGGTATAAAATAAATTTCCATATTAAAGTCGCCAGGAGCATTAACAACATCGGCTTTATAAACTTCTGGAATACGAAGCTTCATTGTTTTAGCTGTAGGATCGGCTTCGACGATAGGGAAATTGCCCTTACCTAATGCACCTAATTCAGCTCCGACTCCGACTGGCTTGCCGGCATGAAAACCGTTTTGCCATGTTGGATATACATCGAACCCAATCGATAGAGTACGGTCACCATTATTAACGACAGTAGTCGGTTTATCGTGTACATATTCTGTATCGGTCGTATATTTATATGTCGATACATAACCTAAATGACCGGTAGCCTTAGGATCAGATTCGATATATAAATCGCCGGAAATACCAGCCGCGTAACTGCTATAATCATTATCTTTAACGTCGACCTTCGGTTCGCCCTTAGCATTAAAATAAATAGCAGAACCTTCTTCTTGGAATAACTGATTTTTTCTATAAGTACTATTATTAGGATCACGAATCGAACGATCTCGGCCTACGAAAATTCTTGTCTTAGCATTTTCTTCGGCACGAACTTCGAATCTTCGATTTACGTAACCTTTAGCACCATATTCATCGGTAGAACCTAAGTTAGTGAATAACTTTAATTTATCGGATTCTTCGACACCGTTAGGAGCAATCGATAACTGAGGAGCATCGATCCAAGAGAATAAATATCGATCGGTAAGTGCTGCGAAATTTTGAACAAAGTTAGGGAATTTTAAATTATTAACTTTGATCTCAGCTTTATCTTCATTATTAGACTCAATCTTAATAAATGGAACAGGATAATCTTCGGCCGGTAAATATTGAGCTTCACCAGAATGCGTAATATCCAAAGTAATATTATTTAACTCAGTAGAAGCTATAGCAAAAATATCGAGAAGATTAGTCGATAAATTCCAACGGCCAGTCAATTTAAGATTACTTAACTTATTAGCATAAAGCATAACGGACGATACATTAGCTAAATCAAAATCGTCGGCATAATGAATCGTTACATTATCGATATCGGCATAAGAGTAAGAAGAAATACCCATATTACAGTTATTAGAAATAACATTGCTAATCTTGATACCGACGCCATCTGTAGCCTCTATTTGTATAGCATATTGACCATAATCGCAAATAATATTATCAATCGTAGAATAATGTATTTCACGACTCAAATCAATATTTTGACCTTGACCGTCTTTGGCATTAGCCATCTTCATATTTTTTAAGACAAGATTATAATGACGCATATCGAGATTATTGTCGTCATTTATAAATTTAATATCGCTACCACTAATATCTTCTCGTGCTACTTTAAAGGAGAAGCCTTTGATAGTTGTATTATAAACATCATGATGGTCGCCATTGTTATCGTCTGTACAACTTAAAATAAAGCCGATAGTATCGACACTAGAATTAGTTTCGTCGTGATCGCAATTAATAACGGCACCATGTAACGTTTCAGATTTAATGGTTAATTCTTTGCTACGATCTTGAGGACAAATGATTTTTACTTTATCGCTAATCTTATAAGTACCATCAGGAAAAATAACTTCAGTATATCCTTCGGTATTCGCCTTAGTAAAGATTTCGTTTAACTTAGCTGTTACGTCGGTAGCGCCTGTATTATCGACACCTTCTGTAACGACGTTAAGAGATTTCTTAGAGCCCGTTAGGGTTGAGATTTCAGCTTTCTTAACGAACAATTCATCGGTCTTAGTTTTATTATAAATTGCTTTATCGTAATGGTAAGTCGTAAGTACGGTATAAGAATTAGTACCGTTATAATGTTTTAATTCTTTACCCAAGATTGTCGTAAGATTACGTTTATCGCCGACTTCTAAATTGTTATTAGCATTAATTTTAGCCATAACATAATTAGTAGCTTTATCGACAGATTGGCCGTGATAACCAACTTGATTACCGACTACGATACCGTTATTTAAAAAGTCGTTATTAATATTATTGAAGTAGCTTCTAGCAAAATCGTATTTATAGATACGAATATAATCGTGGCTATTAGCTGCCATATAAATAGCACCGTCGACTAATGCGAAGTCTTCGATTTCGGCTTTAGGTTCGAATTCGAGTTCGCGAACGATAGTAGCCGTATTATCGTTAATTTCGACTTCTACGATACGTCTCATTAAGCTGAAGATAATTTTATTACCGATGAACAAAGCGCCGTTAGAATCGTTATTTTTCTCGTTCACGGTAACGATATATTCTTTACCATTGGTTAAATCGCTATTCGCATAAATACGAATTTTACGAGTACTGTTATCGGCTCCAGGAAGAATACTTACGTACTGACCTGTTACCGGATTATAACCGACATTATAAAAATTATCGGTATAATCTTTATATTCGCCAGGGGTTAAATCATCCCCTACGGTATAAATACGGTTACCGTTAGCAGCGCCGTTAGTAGCTCGTAGTTTGCCGTCGAAGAATAAAGTATTGCAATGGCCAAGTTTATCAGCACCAGTATTCTCGACGCTTCGCGCCACAGTAAAATCTTTATTTAACTCATATAAGATTTGTGTCGTACTATCAGCATTAATACAAGCTACGATAAATTTTTCTGTTTGAGGATTATACGTAAAGCCCTGGCACTGATTTACTTTTTCTTTGTCGAAAGGAACTTCGGCTACGAGAGCGATATTCTCGGCATATTGCATAACCGGCTTTTGGTTCTTCTTAAGAATGGAACTAAGACCTTGAGCAATTTCAGAAATAATAGACATAGTATCTCCTTATTACAAATAATTAATTCCGTTCATCTTAGCGATTTCACGAGCACGGTTACGAATCCAGTTACCGCCAGCAGTATGTAAACCATCTTCAGTACGAGTATGGCATTCTGGTACAAGAATATCGAGATCCCAACGCTCTGCCGGATAATCGTATAAATCTTGACGTGCTAAGCAACGTTCGCCGTGAGTGAATACTCGGCTTAACGGTAAGCCCCAAGATACGCAACATAAATAAATTACAGTTGCCATAGCTTCGAGTTGCAATGCATTAACTGGTTCTGGCCCAGGATTATATGTGGAATAACCAGTAAAGCCGTCACCATTTAATTCAGAACCATAATTAGAGCAAGCCGATATACCAAAGTTATTTGTGTTTTCACGATAACAGTGACTAGCACGATTATCTAAATCTTGCATTACATGTACGTTACCAGATCCATCGATACACATATGATAGTCATCGAACAACTGGTCGTAATGACCAGCTGTCCAATGCAAAGTAATCATAGTATTCGAAGAACCTTGTTGTCGTATAACGGAATAAATATTTTTTATTACATTATCACGAACTTGTTTTAATTGTTCTTCGTATGTCATATAAATTATTCACCTATATCAAAAATAATAAAGCCATTATTGATGCCAAAATTTCCAAGATATTTTTCTTTACCGGTAGAATCGTATAAATATGTCGTTAAAGCAGATGATTGATAAGCAACAATATCTTTAAGATCTCCTGAAGTTACTTGACCTGATCTTATTCCAAAATTATCGACAATATAATATGTTATCGGATTATTATTTTTGAATTCGATTTTTTTCTTAAAATTAATTTTAGACGTATTATAATTTTTAAGAACAGAATCTTTGTCAAAATAAAGACCATCTTGATCATAATCTCTTGTCTGATCAAATAATTCATTAAATTTTTGAATTATAGATGAGCTAAAACCATTTGTTGCAATCTGTGACCCATAATCGCCAACTAATTGTTGATTGTTCCAATCATGAATATAGCCATAATAAACATTGTTACTATTTAATAAATTTTTGATAGTAAGTGGATTTTCTATTTTAGCCTTTTTTTCAATTTTAAGGTTATTAACATAAATATCAAATGGCGCTGTATTTTTAATAATAATTTTATTATCTAAAAATTCTGCCTTAAGAATATTTGTTGCATCATCGTTATATATTTTTTTAGAAATTAAAAATTTATATAACTTATCTTCTTGTTCATAAGAAAGATCAAATGTTTTATTCCCGATATCTTCTGTTTCAGAAAAAGAGTCAAAAGCTAAAGAAGAATCTTTTTCTGCTTTAAATGGTGTAGATTGAACTAATAAATTTAAGAAAATTCCATTTTGAGAAGATACTTTTGCATCTTTAACAGTAACAGTAACGATACCATTATCGTCAAAATTAGCATCTTTACCGTTAACATTTACATAAGATTTAAATGGCCCAGATAATTTTACTGTAATATCAGAGCCATTAAAGTCGTAAGAAATAATTTCAACGTTAGGGATATTTAATACGCTATTAAATAATCGTTGTATATATAAATCTGTTTGGTTTGCAAATGGAATATTTTTATCGGCTAAAAATTTCTCAAATTCTGGTTTAAAACCTTGAGAAAATAATGAAGCTATTAATTTAGAAATTTCTTGAATTTGATTGTTTTCAGACATATTAAATTATCCTTATATTATAATGAATCAAAAAACATACCTTTTATTACAAAACCAGTAGCAGCTTCAATCGTAAAATCATCAATAAAATCACTATGTTCGCCGATTTTAAATATCAAATTATCTTTTGATTCAGTATTATAATTTATAATAAGATGATATGATCCATTCTTTTTATATGCTTTAATAGAATTCACCGATTTAATTTTATTAATACGGCTAGTAATATTGTAATTATAAGTTGTTGTATATTGTTTATTTTGAGCAAACGGTATAATTTGTAATCCGCTAATATTTTTCGGTAAATTTTGAGAATTTATTAAGTCGACAGCACCAGATTCATCAGTTTCTTCTAATGTTTTAAAAACATTGTCGATAACATATACATATTTATTTATTTCAGTATTATATCCATAATCGTTTTTTTGAAGATTTACTTTGTTGCCATCGAAACCAAATTCTTTTAATTCATCAAATGTATACCATTGATAAAAAATATCGTCATTGTTAAATAATTGTTGAATACAATCTTTACTAAGTATTGTATTACTTCGATTATGTCGTTGTTCTTTTACCCAAGGATATTTGAAGTTATTTTTAATTTTTACTTTTACCTCGGTAGTCCCAGGTTTAATTTTAGACAACATACTTCCACGTATTTTGTCATCAAATTCCATTGATTTTTGTCCGACAGGAATCGTAAAAGTTTCACCTAAATATTCAACTTCTAATGGTTCATAATATCGATTAACAATATGGTGTAAATAATCAGAATTAGAACTAGAAAATAGTGATTGATTTATAAAGAAATATCGTCCAAAAACACTAGGCACAGTATATACTGTTGCGCTATCGTCAGGAACCGGAACATTTCTTGTAGAATGAAGGACATCTTTAAATTTGCCTTTATAATTAGAAACAATATCGATACTATTTTTTAATTCATTGAATGTTTCCGCTAATCGTACGCCATCTTCAATCGTTGCAATACCGCCGCTATCGGCAGTAAATTTTACACCGTTAATTTCGTATTTCTTATTTGGAAGCAATCCACTAACTTTAAGAATTCTAGGATCGTTTTGATCTGGATATATAGAGACATTATCAAAGAATAAAAGTTCCGATGGATTTTCATAGAAAATATATCCAAATTTAACATAATTTTTATTTCTGTGTTCACTATCATCTGCCATAGGATAAGTAAAATCTTTAGAACAGTTTTCCAAATATTTACTTTCTTCTGGTTTTTCGTAACCTTTAGGAAGATTTTTGTTCATAGGAACCCATAAAATTTTAGCATATGGGAAAGGATTTTCTGCATCTTGTTTCACTGTTACAGTCAATGAACCAGATTCAGGAAATTTATATACAGTATCATTAATTTCGATATAGCTAAAAGGTTGCCCACTAAATGTTAAAATATAATTATCGTCTTGTTCTGTAACGACATTAATATTTACACCAGTACCATAAGCAACACCAATATTGCCAAATAACTTTTTTAAATAAAATTTTGTTTCTTCAGGAAATGGAGCATTAAGATCCTCTAAAACAGCTTTAATTAAAGAAAGAGTTGTGTTCGGTTTATAGGCTGTAATCTCGTTAGCTATATCTTGTATTTTATTATCAGGCATTTATATCTCCTTAACTTATACGTTTCCACATATTAACGACGACATATGGAGGCATGTTATTATGTGGTTGGTTTTTACCGATACTACTTGTATTTACATTAATGTCTTTACTTACGTTAGAAGTACTGGTTTGTTTATTAATGCTAGTAAACAAATTATAGCTTTCATTGTCTGTTCTTTGATAACGATCATTACCATTACCAGAGCCATTCCAGCCAGTCCAATATTTAGATTCAGGAAGTTTGAATCCACTTTTTAAGCTACGACTAGCATCACTAGTTATAAAATTACCATTATTATTGATAATAGTACCGATAGCATGATAATGCTCACCAGCATTTGGAACAGTAAAAGATATATTTGTATTTAAATTATGTTGATGGCTAGGCATTTCATCTTCTACTAGACGATGTTCTTTTTCGCCGCCAACTTCGTTAAGATTAAAGCCATCACCACTATTCACTAACATACGACCAGAAGGCATACGTTCCCAGCTACCACCAAAAACAGCAGAAGGTTCAACGTTATTAACGTTCATATAAATAGAACCAACCGGATATAATTGACCAGCTAATCGGTTAAGTTGATCTAATGCTGAACTCAGTTTTTTATTTAACTGCCCTACCGTTACCGCATCGTTAGCTTCGACTCCGTCTGCTACATTACTAATAACACGTTTAACTTCGTTATTACCGACAGATATTTGATTGGCGAGCGGAGCGACAGAATCTGCACCTAATGCAACACTGTTTTCACCAGTTGCTGAAGCATTAACGCCAACGGAAGTACCACGGCCCAAAATAGAATTACCGATAGACATTGCCTTATCTCGGAGCTTGTACGCAATTGTCGTAGCGATTTTTGGGCGACCGCTCTCATTAGATATAGAAATATTGTCGCCAGCAATAATGCCATTAATACCTGTTCTTTCATCGATCTCCTCTTTAGTATACGTTTCGTCACGACCAATAAACAATTTAGCTGTTTGCGTCTTCGTATAATAAGGACTTAAATCGACTTCGGCACTGATTTCGTTATCGCTATTGATACTAATAGAACTACCGGCCTTAAGTTTATTTTGTTTTGATTCTTTTAAATTCTGAATATCTTCAAAATTCTGAATCATTTCATCGGGATCTTGAATATAGATCTCGCTTTTTTTATATTTATTATTACTCTTAGCAGTCTTTAATTGCAATGCATTTAAAATATTGACTTTAAGAGATTCGACTTTTAATTTATTCACGCCATAATCCTTTCGTTATTAAATAACAGATATACATTATATTACACCATTATTTAACTAACCTAAAGAAATTAATGCGATTTGCGAGCATACAACGTGAAGGATTTTTTCCTCCGCTTACGCCTCTAAATTTATAACCGAGATAAATACTCTTTTTAAATAAACGGCACCATCTGCGGTCGTCTTTAATACAGAATATTTTATTTTTCATGTCGATTGCAACATAATAATCTTCTTGATCGACATATACTTTTATATCTCGAGAATGAACGTGTTTACCGAAAACATAGTAAGCAAATCCGTATCCACAATTTCGATATAACCAAGCACATCGACATACATATCGTTGGAACCATTCTTTAAGAGTAAAATTATCGTCGATTACGTCGACATAGCCCGGGATCATATAGCCGTCGCCTTTATTTTCGAAATGATATAAATAATGTTTATTAAAATCATAACGAGCAAACTTCGGCACATTGCCTTCATAAATCATCCAAGCAACATCGAGACAATTATCATATGTTTGCCATAATTTAAAAATCTTAGGAAGATTACCTTTATTATCGGCAAACAATACGACAAACCAATTCGTTAAATAGCATAGCATCATGCAGAGCAAATTTGCTCCGCACAACACTAACCATTTTAAATAATACTTATTCAGCATCATTTTTTTCCTTGTATGTACCAACTTCGCTATTATATTTACTATTGATAAATTTATTAGCGATTTGAGTAGCAGCAGAACCGCCGCCAGTTAAACTAGCGAGGGTTTCATAATGTTGCCAGTTGTGACCGGTAGCAACTAAATATAAAGTTACTCCGATCAACAAAAGCAACAAGGAGAAAGAGATGACGCGTGTATAACTTAATTGTTCATTTTCAAATAACATCATTTTAAAAATTTTAGTCATCTTTCTTTTCCCTCAATTTAAGTTTTAATTCGCCTAACGATACAGTATCGAGTCGATCTAATACAGCTTTATCTAACTTAGAAATAATATCGTGATTATATTTAATCAACATATAATTTTCTTTAAAGCTCCATAATTCTGTAATAATAACGACTAAATAACATATAATAGATATTGCATCCAAGAGTTGAGCAAATCCAGTATGTACAGTAGTCGGTATTTTTATTACGTCGATACCGAAAGCGAATAAGCATAATAAAGAATATTCAAACAACTTAAAAACAAAGCCGCGATAAAACACGCGGCTTGATTTCTGTTGTCCCCATCCACCCCAGAACACTTCGATTATCGTTTTATAATGCCATATACTATGTTTAACGATAGTCAAACTAAAAAGCTTCATTATCGTATCGATTATAACAAGAACAAAGCTTATGCAAAAAAACATAATTAAGCGTTCTACGGCGTCAGGAGCATAATTGTTTAAGAACATGAAGAAATTAAATAATTGCATATCCTGTTCCTTAAAGTTTTAAGCGAGAGAAGATTTTGAGACTCTAAGGAAGAGCAATATATTATTCACCTTTTAATGCTTTAATAGCATCGAGGATAGGTTGCAAATCAGCTTGAGTAATGAAGCCTTTTTCTTTTACCTTAGTTTCGATATCTTCAAGTTTTAAGAATTTTTGTTCGGCACTTACAATAGTTTCGTATGGAGTCAAATCGACTACATGACTTTCAGCAATAATTTTAATTTTAGATTTATTGCCGTCGTCAGCATCTTCGAAAGCTTGAACTGTAATGCCGTCGCCACCAACGATACCGTTGAAAGCAAATGCTTCGAAATCGTTTTTTGTTAAACGTGCTTCAACGGCACTATCGATTGCAGCTACTTTAGTATCGTAATCAGTTTTAGCAACAGTTTCAGATTTTTTAGCATATTCGCTAAGATCGATTGCGGCACCACCAGTCGTTTTGATAACGAGATGAGGTGTATGATGTTCGTCTTCGCCGATAACTTCTTCAATATGAATACCTTCACCAGCTTGGATATATGCTTGAATTTCAGTAGATAAATCGACTTTATCTAACTTACTATCTAAGTGCTCAATAATATTAGATGGATTAAGTAAATAACGGGATGTTGGATCGCTCGCGATATGTTTAGTATCTTTAAGAATAACATCTGGATCATTTACGTAATAAAACTTTTTAACTTCAGCCATTATTAAGTATACTCCTTATATAATTTCCCCGCCATTAAGACGGGGAACATAGCTATATGATATATTTAAATTAGTCAGCTTCTACTGCAATACCAGTATCACTACCGACTATGGATTTCCATTCTGTACCATTATAGAATACAGGAGCATTTAAGTCTGTATCGTAGTACATTTGGCCAGCTACAGGAGCTGCAGGACGATCGGAAGTAGCACCAGATTTAACAGTTAATTGTTGAATCTTAGCTTCGAGTTCAGCAATTTTAGCTTCGTATGCAGATTTAAGAGTATAAGGACTTAAGTCTACAGATACGCCAGAAGCACTTAATGTTTTAGAGCCTTCGTCGTATGTTAAACCAGAACCGAAAGTAATTTTATCTTGTTTACCGGCAATAGTAGGATCGGCTTCGATAATATCGGTTACGCCTTGAGCTGTTACGTAAGTACCTTTTGTTGCATATAAACCATCGGCAGTATCTTTATCTAAGAATGCTTTAGCTGTAATAGCATTATTAATAGCGTTAGTAAATGCTGGGCTAGTAGCAACATTATCTAAATCGCCACGAGTCATATAATCGCCACGAGCTTGGAATACGTTTTGAGCAGCAGTTAAATCAAGTTTACCAGCAAGAGCCGTATTGATTTCATCGAATTTAGTTTTGTTTTTACCGATTTGATCGTCGACATATTCAATAGTCGCATAGTTTCCTACGCCTTGATATAAACGATCGGATTCATTCTTAGTGATGTAACCATCTTTAAGAGTATTAGTTAAATCTTCACGAGTTAAGTAATTACCTTTAACTTGGAAAATGCCTTTAAGAGTTTCGAGGTTAGTCGCAAGTTTAGCATCGATAGCAGCATCAGTTTCTTGAGCTGTCATCATATCGTCTTTAATACGAGCAATTTCAGTACCGTATACGTCACGAGTCCAAGCAGCAAAATCGACTTTAGTTTGATAAGCAGCAGCAGCTTCTTCAGACTTATCATTAATAGCTTTTTCTAATGCAGTTTTTGCTGCAGCCAAAGCATTTTGTTGTGCTGTAATAGCTGTATTAAGAGTTTGTTTTGCATCTTCAAAATCAGTAGTTGCTACTTTACCGGCTACTTCATCTTTTGTAGCTTTCTTAGCCAATTCAGCAAGAATAGATTCAACAGAAGATTTATTGTCGTTAACACCAGATTGGATATTAGCGATAGTTTGAACGGCATCTTTAAGAGCGCCTAATTTATTGTCGACAATACCTTCGACTTGAGTTTGAGTCAAACCAGAACCGCCGGCAGCGATAGTTGCATTATCTAATTGTTGTTTTGTCGCAAATGTATCGTCGGCATATTTTTTAAGTTCAGTAGCTTTTGCACCGATTTCAGTCGTTACATCAGCTTTTTTAGCATATACATCGGCATCATTCTTCGATACATATACATCGCCAAGACCGGCAACGGCAGCAGAAATATCTTCTGTTACTTTAGCAGCTTTAGCATATGTATCAAGATCGGCAGTATGCACCAAAGTATCTTTATCGAGGCCGTTAATCAAAGCTTCATTAGCATTAGCTTTAGTTTTAACTTCTTCTAAAGCAGCAGCTGTAGCATATTCGCCCTTAGGTTGATAATCACGATCAGCAGCTTCTTTAGTTACATATTCGCCTTTTTCTTGATAACCAGCTAATTTAGCAGTAAGTTTAGTATCGATTAAATTAGGAACAGTAGCAGTTTCTAATGTATTTAATTTATTATCCACTTCGTTGGCTTTAGCTTCAAATACAGCTTTATCGGCCTTATCCGCTAACGCGGATACATCGGCTTTGCCTAACAAGTCAGAAGCAGCTTTATCAGCTTTAGCTTGAACTGCAGTTAATGCACTTACGTCAGCTTTATCGGCAAGTTTTTCGTTAAGTTTAGCTTCGCCTACGAATTTTTCTTGAGCTACGAGAGCATCGACAACTTCTTTAACTTTATCGGCTACAGCTTGAGCATCCAGGCTAGCGCCTGTGCCAGTACCACCGTTAAGAGCAAGGTCGTTAACTTTAGTTGTTAATTTACCAAGATCTTCGATAGCTTTTTCGACTTTAGTTTTGGCTGCTTCCAAACCTTCAGCATTTTCTGTCGCTTTAGCTTTAGCTTGTTGAGCAGTCGTATTTACTTCACGAACAGCAGCATCGGCAACAGCTTTAGCAGCTTCGATATCTTCGGCTACTTGTACTTTGTCAGCTTTATCTTTAAGTTTAGATGTAACGTCATTTTTCTCTGCATATTCTTCAAGAGAAGCTACGTCAGCTTTTTTAGCAAGAGCTTTATTAACTTCGTCTTTAGTGAATACTTTATTTAACTTATCAAGTACAGTAGTCAAATCAGCTTGACCAGCTAATTGTTGAGCCAAATCTTTTAAGGATTGAAGAGTAGTAGGATCTAAAGAACCGATAGCTTGTACTTCAGCTTTAGTTGCATATTCACCTTTTGGTTGGTATGCTTCATCGGCAACTGCTTTGGTTACATAGTTAACGAGAGCAGCTTCGACTTCTTTAGCTTTAGCATCGGCAGCTTCAGCTTTAGTTTTAGCTTCTGTTACAGCTTCACCAGTTTTTGCTTCAGCTTTAGCTTCGTCGGCAGCAGTCTTAGCAGCTTCGACAGCTTGAGCCAATTCATCTTTAGCAGCTTTCAAAGCTTCTTTAGTTGCTAATGGTTCAATAGCAGTAGCATCGGCCTTGCTTTCTAATGCAGTGTTAGCTTTAGCAGCTTCTTTTGCAGCATCGGCAGCAGCTTGTTTAGCTTCGGCAGCTTCGGCTTTAGTAGCTTTACCTTCGAGAGCAGTATTAACAGCTTCTTGGTCCGCCTTGCGGCTTAACGCTTTTTCGTTTTCTACTTTAGCTTGAGCCGCATCAATTTTCAATTTAGATACGTCGTCAGAGATACCTTTTACTTTAGCATCGTTAAGAGTATCGGCAGCTTTACGTTCTGCAGATTCTGCAGCTACAGCAGCTTTGTTTGCATCGGCTTCTGCTTTAAGATTGTCGAGAGCTGTTTGATCAGCTTTAGCAGCAAGAGCAGTTGCGTCAGCTTTTGCCGCAACTTCTTCTTTAGTAGCTAAAGGAGCTAAGTCACTAGCATTAGCTTTTTTAGCAAGCTCAGTATCGACAGCAGCTTTATCGGCTTTATCGGCAAGATCGGATTTTTTAGCATATGTAGCTTCTACTTCAGCAGCTTTAGCAAACGGAGTTAAGTCGACAAGAGCTTTAACTTTTTCAGCTAAGTCAGCAGCTTTAACTACGTCGTCAGCAGTAGCCGCTTTAGCGATAGCTTTTTCAAGATCGGTATCTTTATCGTTAAGTTTTTTGATCAACTTATCGATAGCATCTTTATCATATACTTTATCTTTATCGGCTTTTTTAGCGATTTCGGCAATGCTATCTGGGTTATCGCGAAGCAGTTCAATAGCATCTTTTAAAGTTTTAAGATCTTTAGCAGATACGCCACCAGTTGCTGTTTCGAGTTCTGCTTTAGTTGCAAATTTAGCAGCAGCAGCTTCGTCAGCTTTACCTTGAGCTTCGGTAATTTTTTCAGCTACTTTAGCATCGGTGATATATTCACCTTTAGGTTGATATTGAGCAGCAGCTTCGACTTTACTTAAGAAAGTAACAACGTCTTGAGCTTGTTTAGCAGCAAGATCGGCAGCTACTTTAGCAACGGCAGCTTTATTAGCTTCGGCTAATACTTTGTTAGCAGCAGATGCTTCTTTGTTTGCGCTAGCTTGTTTCGTTACATCTTCTACAGCTTTATTGTCGACAGGAGTAGAAGAACCACCTTGGTTATCGGTATCGATTTGAATACCTTTATCACGTCTTGGATCGTATAAGCCAAAGTGAGCTTTACCTACAAATTTTTTGGACATAAATTATGTTCTCCTTTAATTCCACTGAATTTCATATAATTTTAGTCATATGATTCTAAAAATAACATAATGTTACTTTATTAAGAAGTTTGATCTTCTAAAAGATCCTTATTCTTTTAGGCGTATCCAGATCGCCTCTATTGCATAAGATACTAAGATCTACAGCTTTACTTTTACGAAGAATATTTAATGCTCCATTACAATCTGCATTAAAACGATAATTATTTTTAGTTTGATATAAACCTCTCTTAATGCGTTTACCACTAAATTCGTAAGTTTGTGGATTATCAGCATTATAGATAGGCAACTCATCATTGTCAAAGAAACTAGCTTTAGATGTATAAGATTCCTCTTGCAAAATATAATTAATATTATATCGCTTACACAATTGTTCTAATTTTTCTCGAATTTTACCAAATGGTAACTGAGTAAAAATTTGATTATTTCTCTTACCTAAGTTAACTTTACATTGAAATGATTGATTATATCCAATAACTAAAGTACCAATATCGTTAGATAAGCAATAATTAATAATATACCGACATATTTTATTAATATAATCATCAACTCTATTTTTTCTCTTACGAGAAATCAAATATTGTTGTTTTGTTTGTCGTTTGATACTTTGCTTATCCTTAATAGATCGCAATCTTGCATTTCTTTTGTTAAAGAATTGATTAATAGATTTTAACTTTCTTCCATCGACAATAAAAGATTTGCCTATGTTAGTTACACAAGTACATAAATTGTTTACACCTAAATCAATCGCCAGTGCATTGTTAGTATTTAATTTGATTTCTTCTTCTTGAATTTCATAAGTATATTGAATTTCGAAGAACCTAGCATTAAATTTAGAAATAATTTTAATTTGTTTTATCTTTTTATCTTCTAATATTTTAGGAATTTTAATTTGAATCTTTGTTTCATATCTTTTCTTAAAAACATTAGAATATGGAATCGTTAAAATATTGCCATCTTTAATTTTGAATTGCGCAATAATTAAGTTTGCATAACCATTTTTAGGTAAATAATTAGGCAATTTTATATGCCTAAAATCATATTTACCTTGTTTTGCTAATTTAATTAAAGCAAAAAATGATTTAAACATCATATCAACATCTTTAAGAGTTTGTTGAGCCATATTAGAATTTAACAGTTTATAATTATCGGAATTTTTTAATTCATGATAATTTGCTTCATATTTCAAATATTGCTTTTCTTGCAAATAATGTTGTCGAACATTATATATTGCTTGATTAGTTAAATTCTTAGCTACTCTACATAATTCTCTTAAAATATTATATTCTTCTTTGGTTAAATGCTTTATTTGTTGTTTTGCTGTTAAGTACACTATATTCACCTCGCTTTCTAATATTATATTACAAGGTAATTATAGTATACTTTTAACAGAAAAGCAATTTTTTAGTAAAAAGTATGCAGGATATTTTAGAAACATATTTCTAAAGTTAATCAGTGGTTTAATTCCAATAGATTAATTCAGCACTAAGTCTGTTTTTCAAATCATCGATAGATTTATTTAAATAATCATCGACTTGCCCATGAATATATTCTTGTAAGGCTTCACCGATAATTTTTAATAACTGGTCTAACGTAGGTTGATAGATACGTTGATTCATTTGATCGACAAATTTTGTTAATTCATCACGAACAGTATCTCGCACTTGATTAAAATCAGGCTTCTTTTTAAGAGCTTCTACTAAATCAGTATAAGTATTAATAGAACCATCTTTTTCGAATTGCTTTAACGTATCAGCCCAGTATTCTAAATCATGGATATCTGGTTTATTATTAACGACACGAATAACTTCATTTAATTTATAAACCAGGTACTGAATACTCGTTTCATCTAACGAGGCTTGATCGATAAAATGTTTCATTCTCTTACCTCATAATTACGTTCGTAATAACTGACTGTTGATTTCCTGGTTCGATCGAACATTCGTCATCAGTGCATTTAATAAGAACTGCAAATTTTTCATTACCAACAGTAGTGGTCGAGTTCTTCTCTAAAATAGATACCGGAATAATTAAATCACCGATATTCGATTCTTCATATAAACCAGAAATAACAATTTCAGATTTATTGCTTAATAAGTATGCAGAATAAACGCCTTCATAACATAAAGTAGAGCAGGTATCATTTTCCAATAATACCTGCTCATCATTCACTAACAATTCATCTGATAAAGATAATGAATTAGAGCCATAAGAGATTACGTCTCCGTCAAATATATTTTTACCGTTTAATTTTAATTCTTTTACGAATAAATTGTTAACCATTATCTTATCGTTACGTTGGTTTTTATTAAGATACTCGCTATTTATATTACTCAAAGTAATACCGTTTTGGTCTAAATGTTCATTAATTTGAGTATGCGCTTGATTAATAATTTCAGATACATTATGATTTAAACTCATAAGTGAATCATTAATAGCACTTAATGAAATTTCATTCATTGAATAGCATCCTTTTATCTTATAAAAATATTAGAAACCTTTTCGACATTATCGATAATTAAGTTATTCTCTAGAATAGATACAATAATTGTTTGATCGACATCTTTATAAGTACCAGATTTTTTTACAATAAACAAATTGAAAACTTTATTATTATTTTTAAAAATAATATTTATTTCATGGGCATGAGATAAATCTATATTTTCTTTAATCGGGATTTCGACCCAGTCATAAGAATTATCATTTTTAGATAATAATTTTATTTCGTTGTATAATTTACCGGACAATTTTCTGCCACCAAGCTCGATATGATCTTCATCGATATTTATACTTCCAATAATCTTTTGAGTATCCAAAGTATCGATTGAATAATCGTATCGTTTAGTTTTTTTATAGTACTGGTTATCGTCGATCGTATAGTTCTCGATATTAAGAGAAACCATATTATCTATAATATCATTTTTTCTAGTGTTTAAATAATCTTGAATTTCGATAATTTTATTTTGTAAGTCGGCAAGGTTAACAGAGTCATCATGTATTAAACTAATCATATGTTACCTTTTATATATTTTAAATTCTTTATCGGACGTAATAATGCCATCTTTTATCGTGATAAGATTATTCTTAAAATCTTTTCCGCAATAATTAATAGTTAATGGGATAGAATATCCGCTTACGCCAACCAAAATATAATAATCACCTTTTTCTAATTTAGATAAAGTATATTCTTTATATTCTGGTAATGCCATATCATAATTATTTTTAACGGATCGATTATTATAAGATAATCGTTGATCGAATGAAAGTGACTTATTGCCGACCAAGATTTCGTTAGAGCCAATTTTATTATTATTTAAAAATATAGATCCAGCAATATCGATAGTGTCGAGCGATAAACTATTTAACGTTTCATTTACCGAAATAAAATTATCGTAAAAATCTAAGGTATTAACATATCGATCGTTATCGATAACGGTTGATTCGAGGCTATTTATTTTAGAGATAAGATTATTAATCTCGTTTCTCAATGTATTAATATCTATCGACATTTAATAATATATCCTCCTAAACCATCCCAATAGTCACTATAACTGCTATGGTGTTTTTTACGTTGACGCCAAATCTCATGAACTTCGAATTTCCAGTTCCATGGATTTTGATCGATACGAGAAATTGTTTGATAGTTCTTATCGCCGCCATAATAGTTTTGGAACGATACCGACATATTTGTCATCGGACTTGAGCTATCGCTAACTTCATATGGATTGTATCTTCGTTTATATGCATCTTTAATCATAAAGAAGACTGTATGGAAATCATTTTTATATGTGTTATATGCATATACTTCACGCCAATCATTTTTATTCCATTCTCCAATGGAGTTACCGTCTTTCCATTGAGGAAGTTTTACGAATTTACGATAATTGTTTTTAGTAATAATCGTTTTATCGGTAGCCAAACCATTATTATTTATTTCTAAATATTTATTATTATCTTTTGCAATAACGAAAGGCCAAACAGAAATATCGACACCGTCAATCGTAAATAATACACCATTAGATTTATTAAATTTGATAGCTGGTTGATTTCCGGAATTAATCGTTAAATTACCGTTAAGATTTAAATCGTCATAACGAAGATAATCGCCGGTATTATTTTTATTTAAAAACTTATTGTCGGATTCTTGTTTTGTATAATATCCAGAAAGTTTATTATTAATGAAAGCCAATAAATCATCTATAGATGTCGGAACAGTATTAGTTAAATAATCTTTCATTTGATTAATACGATTAGTATATTGATTAATTAAACCGTTAACGCCAGTTCCTTCAGCGGCATCTCTAAAAGATTTTATAGCATCAATTATTTCATTTATTTTTCTTACTTGTAAAAACGTAGTCGTTCTACTTCTTAAATGTTCTATCATCGCCATAACACCTTCATAATGTTGCCGTTATTACGGCTTTGATTATACCCAGTAAATACAGGACCAGTCTTTTGAGTTAACTTAACATAAGATGCTGTTACCTCGACACCGACCGTAGAATACGGAGTTAAGAATTTAATCGGAACTTCGGCTCTACACATATATACATAAGCTGGTGCAATACGATGATCGTTTTGTAGATCATGACCACCTTCGTGATATGTATTATCGACAATAAGAACTAAGTCGTTCCATTTCGCCGGTAATTGAACTGTACCGCCTACATTGTTAATAGAGCTATTCGGGATTTCGTTCCAAGCTGCCGGAATATAAGTACGCTCTCGTAGCTGGAAGATATCTTCACCTAGAGAACGTTGAGTACCGGTATTAATATTCTTAGCATATAGCTCAGATCCATCAGGATTAATTAATTTAAGCCAATCACCATCGATAATTAATTTTACACCGTTAAGAGTCATTAACGTGTTGCCATTTTTATGGCCTATAATTTTATTGTCGCCAGCAACTGTAAGTTTATGCTGATAGTCTAAATTTTGATTCTTTAAAATTGCATTATTTAAACTAGCTTTTGTTAAATAACGATCGTCTTGTTCTTGCTTGTTAAAATAAGACTTAATAGTTTCATTAAATCCGTTTTTGATATTTTCTAAAGACTCAGAAAAACTTTTTCTAGCATTATTATAAATTAAGTTAATTTTATTAAACTCTTTGATAAAGTCGTTTGTCGAAATTGTTTTATCAGAAGTATCTTTAATAATATCTTTTAAGCTATCTATAATTTTATTAATTTCTTGTGTCGCTTTATATGACACAGAAAATTTTTCCATTCTTTTTGCCATACAAAACTCCTATCGATAATAAACTACTTTTATAATACCGTTAAATCCTTCTTTACTCCAATCAAGATTGATAACGCCATTCTGTAAATTAATCGTGCAATCACTATCCTTATAATGAGGCTGACCTAAACTTAATTCGATCAATATATGATTGATATATAAATGTCCGTTATCATTGCCGTCATGATATTGGTATACGATTAACATTTGATTCGCATCGTCACCGTATACTCTAGAGTAATTTACGTTTCGAGTATTTCGACTACCTGGAAGTTCGACCCATTCACCAGGAGAAATATAACTAACGCCTGTTACTATTTCTTGACCGTTAATATAAGTAACACCGTTTCGAATTTCGATCGGAACATTGTCGTCCGGAGAAATCATTTTAAAATATCCTGGACGGACTTCCCAACTACCGTTGCCAAATTGAATAATTGGACCGCTAGTATTATTTAAACTAATATGACCGTTAACGTTAAAATTATTATTAATAGTTTCATCACGATCTTTACGTAAATAACTATTCGCCGTAGAAGAGGAAGCGAATAAATCATTACTATTAGCCTTAGTATAATAGCTAGACAACTTATTAGTTATCGTATTACGAAGATCGTTTAGTCGATCTTGTAGACCTTGAATAGCGTCTTCGACAGCTTTTTTATTAGTTTTAATAAAATCTAATAACGTTTGTTTCGTAACCGTTGTACCTGAGATACGTTTAAGATCTTCGATCTCAGTATCAAATTCGTTGATCTTCGCGTCAATTTCGCGAAGACCAACAAGTTCTTTTAATTTTTGAATCATACAGAATCACCGTAATTCAATACATCGTTTTGTTGAGTGTAGTATAGAATATACCCACGTTCTGGGAATACACTATGAAGAATTACTTTGTTTGCATTATATTCAGGAGTAATCGTACTAAGTTTCTTATTAATACCGTCATAAATTACGACCTGAATCACTTCGACATTAGGAATATCCAAGGATAATTCATAATTGTCTTCACCTTGTTTAATCCATTTATTAGTGCCGAATTCTAATTTTTGAATAATAACGCTTTGATTAATTTTATCGACAACATTATTAGGAAGAACACTCTTACCATTTCTTACCAAAATCTCCCAGTCTGTTCCATTAAATCGATAGAGAGATCCTGTGGTATCTCCACCGTTAACAGCTACAACATTGCCAACTGTTGCATCTGGATATGTCGTATATAGTTCGGTTACAGAACCAACACTATTCTTCCAATCGTTATTATCATTAGCTTTTATAATAGCTGCATATAATTCGTCGCGCAACAAGAAGTCTTCGATCGGATGGCCCATAAATTTACGAGTATCTTCACTTAAATCACTTCTATCTGCAGTGCCGGCACGATCAGATAGTAAAGCATGGTCAACGATTAAACGTCGAAACTTTTCTTCTAATGTTTCACCGTCGCTAAACATAACTTGATCGGCCGTCGTTTTTCCGTAAAACGGATCCTTGCCGCCTGCGCCATTGTCGACAAGGATATTACCTTTAATATCTGCCATTTTATATTATCCTTTTCATAGGGTTTAAATAACATCGATTACAGAATTATATTACAAAGAAAGCCTGTCTATGACAGGCTAACTTTCTTAACAATCATCTTAGAATCAGATTCTTTTTTACCAGATAAATAGACTGTTTCATCGTATTTAATATAAGACAAATTATTTAGATAAATAGAACTAAAGACGATTAAATCGATTTCGACGCCGCCACCAACATCGCCTTTACAGAATGCCATAAGGTTGCCAGACTTATCTTTGCGTTCATCGACTTTCGTTATTTTAACTTTTACGTTTTCTACTTCAGTTTTATCTTCCATAGAAAACCATTCCGGTGTATATGTTACCGGACAATTTAATGTTTCCATTTCAAAGCTCATAATGAGTTCCCTTCCGTAATCTTCGTTATTTAAACGTTCATCTTTATCTTTTCTTAAGTCATAGAATTCATTCATCAATTCTAGACGATTATGTTTAATATTAGAGAAAGCACCCGATTTAATTAAAGCTGAACCAACACGTTTATTAAACGCTTTTTTGCCGATTTTTTCCATAGCATCTTCTAAAGAAGTATAAGGTCGATGTTCAATTATGGCAGGTATGGAAGATAGACCCACGCCCTTAATGGACCCAAGACCAAATAAGATAGTGTTTCCATTAGGAGTAAAATCAAGATTTGAAACATTAATGTCTGGAACTTCAACGTCAATCCCTTCCTTTCTAACTAATGGAATATAGCGAACTAAATCTTCTAAAGATTGCATCGATAAATATGCAGCAAAGAATTCTACTGGATGATATAATTTAAGCCAAGTAGTAAGCATACTAATAAAAGAATAAGCAACAGCATGAGAGCGATTAAAGGCGTACGAGCTGAACCCAGAGATATAATCAAAATAATAATTCATTTCTTCTGGAGTATATCCATTAGAAACAGCACCTTTAATTTCTGGACCATATTTTCCTTTAGGATCATACCAAGGAGCATTATCGTCTTGTTCCCAACCTTCAGGACCTTCACAATTTTTCTTGCCATAGATATGGCACCGAATCATCATAGGGAACATGCTAGCTTTCTTTTTGGCTATAATTTTGCGGACAATTGAGTCTGCTTGGTTATCGTCAAAACCAGAAACTTGTTTCGCAATTTGCATCAATTGCTCCTGATATGCAATAATCCCATATGTATCATCTAATATATTCTCGATACCATGTATAGGATATTCAACGGCAGATTTGCCATTTTTACATGCGATATATTGCTTATCGAGACCAGCAGATAATGGGCCAGGTCTACCTATCGAAGTCGCAACAGAAATGTCGCCAAAAGAATTTGGCTTCATATTTCTAAGCATATCTTTAAACATATCGGATTCTAACTGAAACACACAGTCTGTTTTAGCTTGTGCTAATAATTTATATAATTTTTTATCTTCGATATCAAAGCTATCATATAACCATTGAACATCTTTATCTAAATGCTTTAACGTTGTTTCAATTATGGACAATGTTTTAAGACCAAGAACATCAAGTTTAGCGGTACCTAATTCTTCACATTCAACTCCGGTAAATAACGTAATCATTACGCCGTCAGCATCGGTACGTGTCGGAAAATAATCATCGACACGACAAGGCATAGCCAATACACCAGAAGCGTGAACACCGAAGTTGCGTTTAAGACCTTCGAATGCTCGAGCCAATCTAAATAATTCTTTATTGTCGGCTTCAAGTTTTTGCCATTTAGTATATAAAGATTGTTCTGTGGCGTTACCGTCTTTTAGTGCATCATAATGTTTGAACTTTGGTTGAGGTGGTACTACATCTTTAAAGTCGTCGATAATTTTAGATAATGCATTCATTTTATCGAACGGAATTTTAAGAGCTCGACCAATATCTTTTAAGCCAGATTTAACACCCATTTGAGAGTACGTACCGATATGTGCTACGTTACTTTCACCGTATAAATCTTTAATATGCTCGATAACTTTATCTCGACCATAGTACGACACGTCCGAATCGATGTCAGGCAGCCCTGTTCTGTCGATTGTTAAAAAACGACCAAACAATAAACCATGTTTAATTGGATCAACGTTTTTTGTAATACCAATACACCATAACACTAGGCTGCCTGCAGCTGATCCACGTCCAGGGCCAGTCATTACGCCATTATTATCGGCCCAGTTAAGATATTCACGAACGATAAGCATATAATCGGCAAAATCTTTATAGTTAATAATATTAAGTTCATAAGCTAAACGTTGCTCATATCGTTTAATATCGTTAGCGATATAATCATATCTTTTCGCTAATTCATATAAACCTTTATATGCTAATTCACGCAATTTACGTTTAGTATTTTTAACACCAGGCAATTTCGGCATTAATGGTACATCGCTACCTAATTTATATTCGCCGACTTTATTAGCGATTTCTTGAGTGTTATGCATTGCTTCTAAATACAAAGCATATTTTGCACGAGCAACAGTTGCTTCAGTTTCGGAAGTATTAATTAGATATTTAAACCCGTCCTGCATTTCTTCTTCGCTTTTAAGCCAGAAATTATGATCGTATTTCATGCGATTAGGATTATAAATATCGGTGCCAGTACCGACACACACCAATACATCGTGATCTTTATTGTCGGTTTTTAATACGTAATGAACGTCGCTAGTTGCAATAAGTTTAATATTGTGTTTTTGTGACATTGTTAAATAAAAATTATTTACTTTAACTTGGTCATCAAATGCATTAGGTTGAACTTCGAGATAGAAGTCGTCGCCGAAGATATCTTTATATTCTAAAATAAGTTCTTCGGCTTTATCTAAATCGTCTTTGCGAATATGACTCGCTACCATATTTGCAACACATGCTGTCGTACAGATAACACCTTCACTATATTTACGAAGCATTGGCATATCGAATAGGAAACGACCATTATATGTACATACTTTAGCAGATTCACTTTGAAGCTTAATTAAATTATTTAACCCTGTTTGATTTTTAGCTAATAAGATTAAATGATATTGTCTTGTATCGTACATATGTTTTTCGGCACGAGCTTTAATATCTTTTATACCTTTAACACCTTTTTTACCGGATGCTAAATCTTCGGCTTCTTTTTTGGTTAAATCGCCAGCTTCTTTAGCCTTTAATGCCGCATCAGCCCAACGTTCTTCAACAGGTTTAGATAGCGCAAGCGTATCCCATGTTTGATATCCTTCATAACCTAAAATAGGTTTAATATCTTGCTTTTTACATTCTTGTAAAAATTCATAGATACCGCCCATATGATTATGGTCTGTGATGGCTAAACTTTCCATACCGAGTTCTTTAGCACGACTCACTAATTTCGGTATATGGCAATAGCCATCTAAAAAGCTATATGATGTATGTACATGTAAATGCGTAAACATTTTACTATTCCTCCTTGAATATACTTTTCACGTTTAAAGTATATAATCTAGGCTTCATAAAGTTTTTCTCGATATCACCACACATCGTAATTCTATCGCCAACTTTAATTCCGAGATCTCCTAATCTCCATGCCCAGATACTTAATTTTGTTTTTCCGTCGAATACTGTATAACATATATTGTCAGGGTTATTACCACTAGGTTTAACGTCGAGAACACTTAATCCAGATATTCTAACTTGTGGTTTAGCAAAAGTTAAATTGTCGAACGAGAACAAATTAAATGATTTATAGGATTCTACTGTTAAATCAGATAATATAAGATCGATGTATTCAGGCTCTTTCGGCTCGATAGTAACTTCTTCAGGTGGCACATAAGATGCGATTTTTGCGCTCAGAGCGAGTTTAAATTCGTCTTGCATATCTTTATATATCGCAAAGCCACAAGCGGCTGCATGGCCGCCATATGAAGCTACAGAAGGTTCATTAAATAATAGCCAATCTAATGGATATGTATTGCTTCGAGCAGAACCATGGATTACTTCACTATCTGATAAGCCGACAAAACTAGGCTTACCACTATATTCTTGTAATCGTCCTGCAAGTATACCGATAATACCGACCGGTATTTCGTCGTTAACGACCAAAGCTATTTCACTATCGTCGTTTTGTTTATCGTACTGTTTAATAATTCTTTCGCTAAAATCTTTAGTTAATTCTTTACGTCGAGTATTATATTCTTCGACAGTATTACATGTTTCGATCGGTTCTTCGCTTACGTCGAATAATTTAATAGAAGCATCGATATCGAATAATCGAGAACATGCATTTAATCGAGGAGCGATTTGCCAAGATACGAGATCGGCCGTAATTGCTTCTTTAGTTAGCATGTCTAAAAATACTCGTAACGTATTCGGTATTTGTTTCTTTTGAATCTGATTAAAACCTTTACGAACGATAGCTTGATTAACGTAACTGCTTAATGGCATTACATCGGCAATCGTACCGATAGCCGTTAAATAAAGTAATTTATCACTTTCATAATGGTTATAACCTAATTCATTTTCGATAGCTCGACAGAAATAATAAGCGACTCCAGCACCGCATATTGCTTTTGCCCAATGGTCGCTCTCAATAATATGTTGATCGACAACAATTGTATCTGGTAAAACTTCTTGCGGTAAATGATGATCGGTAATCAATACCGGTATATTGTATTTTTTACAAAGTTCGACTTCTTCGACTTTCGTAATACCGTTATCGACTGTCATAATAAGAGGCTTAATTCGCCGTTCATATTTTTTATTTATGTCTTCGATAAACTTAACACTTAAGCCATAACCATCACTTCTCTCAGGGAAGTAAACTTCACTATGTGTCGGAACAATCTTCGATAAAAATTTTTTCATTATCGTTCCGCTCGTCATCCCATCGACATCATAGTCGGCATATACATAAATATCTCGACCCTCTTTAAAGCATTGCACTAAGAACTTAGCTGCTTTATCGATATTAACAATCGGTTCTTTCTCATCGATATTTAATATTTTATCTTGGTCGTATAGAATATTATATGCTACATCTAATGGAATTTGTTTTAGGGCCAATATCTGAGCCACTAAATCGTTAACTTTTAACGTTAACCTGTACTTATCTTTATCTATCATATAAGTAACCGCCTTTCCTAAATATTATAACATATAAACGAGAAAAAGGCGAGCATTATTCGCTCGCCTTCAAAGGTTTTAAATATTTAGTTTTTAATCCTGTAGCCGCTTCCAACTTGCTTAGTGCTAGTCGTCTATGCTTTCTATATTTAGCTTCAGATATACCTAATTCTTTTTGAATATCTTTAGGTCGTTTAGTCTGAACGAATATCTTAACGATAATATTTCGTTCAAGTTCATTAAGTTCGTCGAATACGTCAGAACAAGTTAGACCTGATAACCAGGAATCACTAAAGTTCCCGTTATCGTCGATCGTAACCTGATCTTCGATATTCATATGGTGCATCGAATTATAACCGTTAAGATTAACTTCTTCAAATGCCGTTCTGTCGTAGCCGTTATTAATTCTATCACGTAAGAATTTAGAAATAAAATGGAATAAACGATATTTAAATACATACGTTACAAACGTATTAAAACTGCGATTAGTCTTCTTATACGTTAACACCATTTGAGTAAATACGTAATGAAGGTCAGTCATTACATCGTTATTCTTACCATAATTATCCCGAATTAAAGATAAAGATCGGTTTACTTCGTTGAATTCAGTTTTAGATAATCGAGTATTCCTAAAGATTTTAAAACGTAAATTTTTATCGGCAATATACAAGCAGATAAAATCACGAGAAACTTTATTATTTAAATATGTTTTTTCGTTGACTAATAAATCGTAGAACATATTGATAAAAGGCTCGAATCTAATAATTAATTCTTGGAGTAACTCATCTTTTCTTTTGTTACATTTAGTTTGCTGACACTCTAATACGATCGCGTCAATTTCCTCCCAAGCTTCTTTTTGTCCTTCAAGAACTTTATATTCAGACATTATTTTTTCTTGGATTTCCTTTTTAATTTTTTAACATCGTCTAGTTGTATCCATTGTCCATCATGAAATTGAATACATTCTAGAGTTAATTCGGGGAATTTATATTCGAATATCTTTTTCTTGAGATTAAAGTCGACCGTAGTCTTACCTTTAATATCGATGACACGAATACTTTTATCTAAATTTTTTACGACAAAGTCTGCTACGTAATTAATAGATCGAATCGTTTTCTTATTCTTTTTAAAACTTGGTTGCAATTCGTAGTTAACTTGTCGTTCAAATCCAGAAATTAATTTATCTTTAAGTTGCTGTTTTAAATAAATATAGTAATTAGCTTCCATTAAGCTATCGAATTTAATATCGTCGACAATAGGTTTATAAGAAAAATATCGACTTTTCTTAATTCGATCTTTAACTTGTGGAAGCTCGAATGATTTAATTAATTTATTTTTCTTATATTCTTTCCATAGAATATGAGTATCTTTTAAGGCTTTAGTCTTATAGACGCAGCCATCTATTTCGTAAGGCATTATTATTATTTTCCTGTAAATGTTCTAGAAAGTTCTGGAATAAATCGACTCTTAGAAGATTCTTCTCGCACCGGGAAGAATATCTTTTGTTCGATCCCCCGTAAAACATTATTAGCGATAAAGTTTAAACGTTCTATCGAACTTATATCACGATACGCAATAAATGTTTTTCTAGTTTTAGCATAATAAAACATAACGCCACTCAACTGAAAGTCGAATGCATCGTATGCTGCTTTCCAGTGAAGAGTACAATTAATATTACTATCACATTCTTCTTGTGAAAACGTATGAGAAAATACAGGATAGAATAAAAAGTATTTTCCGTTACGATATGCAATAGGGCCAATATCGACTTCAATTTCTCCGGAGTCAAATTCTAACACATGAGAATGACCGATCGAAATAATATTAAGTTGTTCTTCACTGCAGTATTCATAAAGACTAGAAAGGTAATTAATACCTTTTAATACGTCTTTATTGTTAATACGATGAGGCGCAGTATTTAAATAATTATCTAACATTTGAGTCATTTCCGGAATGCCGATAATTTTTTTTTGATAAATACTACCGAGAAAAGCGTATGCTATATCATGCAAAAACGAGCGTAAGGTACGCTCGTCTGTCGGTATTGGAGTATTATATTTTATGTTATAGTACCAAGGACTATCGAGATAGTCTAGGAATTGTTCATTAGTTATTTTCATACAACTTAGTAATGCAACGAGCTACTTCATAAGATTCAGCAAATAGAGCATCAGGAGTATTAAGATTAGGTCGCAATTGAGGAATTTCAGTTTTTTGACCTAATACAGATTCTGCAGATTGAGCAATTTTTAATTTAAGATCTTCGATAAGAGCGTTGCCTTCAGCTACTTCTTCATCGCTTAATGCGAGAACAAGATCTTTATTTAAATAATCGCGCACTTTAAATATACTTAAAGTATCGTCTACTTCATTATCTTTATTTAACACTAAAGTAGAAACGTATTTAGCCGTTAATTTAAGAACGTCAAACACTACAGGAGCTGTAGCAAAACGTTCATTAGTTAAACCTTTAATAACCGTTGTCCAGACACCTAAAAAATCTTCTTTTTCTTGAGTAGATGCTGGATAGTCATATAAAATACTTTCAGAAAATGCTTCGTACACTTTTTCGTAAATAGTCATTTATTAACCTCGAATGATATTGTTAAAACGTTCAGTATCTTGTTGATTAGCTTCTGTAGCATAAGAAAACTCAGGTACAAAGTAGAAGAAACTTCTTCCTTTAAATTCGCTTCGTTTATTCTTAGCCCAATCTAGCTCTATAACAGGCTGAATATCGGCATAGCCCTCTCTGTTATAAAATACTTTAGCATTATTTTTATTTTTGCTCACATCGTTATGAACAAGGAATACGACACTTGCATCGTATTGATATCGTACTGACTCCTTAAGGTCGTCAAGTGATGGTCGACCATTATGATTTAATTTTCTTAAATGTGCCGTGCCGAATACCGGAACTTGTAAATCGACATTAGCCAATTTTTTAAGTTCTTCCGATAACGCTTCATGACGTTCTTGTGGTTTATTAAAAGTTCTATTTTTAAACCGCAAGTCAGATAAGGAGTCAATACCGATAATGATATTATTTTCCGGATTTACCGATTTGACAAATTCTTGAGCTCGTTTTGCATGTTCACAAATATCTTCAAAAGATTGAACTCGAGTTCCGTCGGTCATCATAAATTGATGACTCTGTTCCTTTAATAGTTGGATGCCGTCTTTTCGACGTTGAAGTTGAGCTTTAATTCTTGCGAAATATTCTTCTTCTTCAGGGCATCGAGGAATAATCGATGATATTTTTTGGTAGCGTTTTGGTTTACCGGCAATTGCGATCGGAATTTGTTGGTCCATCGCAATAATACGAGGAATAACTTCTCCGACAGTATCATCTAATGTATAGTAAATAGCTAATAGGTTATTCTTAGGATTAGTCCCTAAATCTTTTAATAGATTAGACATAATAGCTGTTTTACCGCCATTAGATTCACCGGCAAAAATATACAAACCTTTTGTTAGACCGCTTAGATTCTTATTAAACGAAGGGAATCTAACCGTATCATAACCCTCTTCTTCGTCTTTTTCGCTTTCTATTTCATATTCTTCATAAGTCGCTAAAGACTCTTTATAAAAATCAATACTCATATTTAACTCCATCTGTAGAAAACTTTATCTAAACCAGCTCTATGGTTATCCCAATAAATAGATTCGACTTTTTCAAGTGTATCTATTTCGTAATTAGTTAAGTTAAGTAAAGAACTAACTTCGTGTGCATGATCATCGATTAGATAAAGCAGAATATCTAATGAATCCATAAGTTGACGATTATATCGATTTAATAAATAATCGATAGCACCGACATCTCGTTTTGCATCCCGTATCGTTAAAGAATTAGCTTTCTTATAATAATAGGATAACAATTGTTCTTTCGTATAAGAAATTTTCATTTCTTTAAAAAACTTAACTTCTTCGACTTGAATATCGAGTCCGATATTAAGCTTAGGTGGTCGTGATAAAATTTGTAATTCTGGATGAAAATAATAAGTGTCTCTTTTAATGAGTCCGTTCCAAAGAGAAGATGGCAGATCACAATATTTAATAAATTCTTTACGAAACGTGGACAAAATTTTTACGATATCGTTTGTACTGTAAAAATTATCGTATAAGTAATCTATCGTATATTGTGTAACATACGTTTTATCTGTCGTATGGCCTAATATATTTTCTTCGTACCATAATCCACTAACCATAAAATATCCTCCGATTAAAAATAATACCTTCATGAGTTATTATAGCATAAGAATCCGAAAAAGAAAAGGCCCGGACATTAAGTCCGAACCTTTAAAAATTCTATACTATACATTGCTTTTTTAACCGGAATGTCGGCATAGAATACTTTTGTATTTCGAGAGATTTGATTAACGATATCTCGAGTATGAGTTTCGATCGGATATAATAAATTACCGTTAGATAAATAACTATACAATTTAATATCCATTTCGCTACATGTCGTGTTATGCTTACTATATCGATTACCGACTTCATCGGCGGACTGATCAGATATAATAATATTATCGTTGATATACTTAATTAAATTTTTATATTCATTTTTAATAACGATATTACTATTCTTCGTATCGAAGTTCGCATTATATAAATAAATATGGCGTAATCCGAATGGATACATACCAAGATTATTTACGAACGTTAGTTTGAAATTAAGAACCATCGTTTTAATACTATATGTATTATCGAATAAAATTCTTGTATCTTCTAATGGCTGATCGTAATCGACAACGATAGCTTTGTTGCTTAATTGAGTACCTGGTGTCGTAATAATCGTAATGTTCTTTAAGATAGACGCGCCCGCTAAGAACGGAGAAATTTCGATAGCGTTACAAGTTGCAGAACCGACGATAGGATTGTCGGGAAATTCGATCGTTAAAGTAACAGTATCGGAAGAATATTGATAGAATGTCGGCATCTTATTTAAGATCGTATCGTGTTTTAATACATCGATATATTCTTCTTTAACTTCTTCGTTTATAGAAACTGTTGCTGAATTTTTAAAGATATAACCAGCAGCAGAATTAAAGTTTAAAAGATTATCTAAATTACCGACAATTTTAGGGTGGATACAATTACCATATTTCTCATAATTAGAATTAGCTTCTAATACTTTATTTGTATCGGCAAATAAAATCTTATTGGCATTATAGATATTCTTTTTTAATACTGTTTCACCGTCGAAAATAGTTTCGTTGATACGGTTGCCATCCTTAAGAGAATCGATATAGCGAGACATTTGATTATTTAAATAATTACTATATTCTAATACAGCATTCATAATCTCGAGCTTCTTATCATAAGAATTATGTTGTTTGATAATCGATGTTTCTAAATCGTTATATTCTTGTTGCATTGACTCAACAAGTTCAGTAAAATACTTAGATGTATTTTTTAATTCCATATTATACCTCAATAGAAATTAGAATACTGACGATATGTTTTAGCTAAAATATTAGATTCAACTAATTTTTTATACGTATCATTTATGAATTCATTTTGGGATTCTAACTTTAATAATTTTTCTTTGAGTAATTTAATTTCGTTAGCCAAATTATAATAATTTAAAACGAACTTATCGTATTCCCAAGATCCATTAAATCTTATATTATACTTGATCATATTCATTATACCTATTCTGTTTAATCGCTAAAGAATTAATTTTAAGGTTATTACCAGATGGATTTTCAATCACGGCTACTGGATTATCGTAATTAACTTCTTTATCGTAAGTGATAATTTCTAACATATTATCATAAGCGCCGTCATAGAATGTTCTAGAATAAATATGATTGTCTTTTATAATACAGTTGTCGACAGCCGTAAAAACAATACCGTCGGTATTGAAAGATACTTGTCCATAAGGCGGCATTCTAAATTTAAAGTATTGCACTTTATCGGTAATCGTTACTAAATGATTATTAATATTAGTTTTAATAGGATCCAATGTAAAACTAAAATCGATATGTGTACCTTTATAGATATAAAATTCTACATCGTGTTCAGAAGGATTTTGAACGTTATTATATTGATTTAATTCTATACATTGATTATCGACTTTAATCATGTTATGGCCAGAATACAAATAATACTGAGACTTATATGTATCTTCAAATTTTTGTGGCAACTGATAACTACCAAAATATTTATTACCGGAGTCTAACGAGAAAAATTCTGTTTTAGTCGTAGGCTCACCTGGAACTTGATATAACGATTCATTAGATTCGTAATTAAGAATATTTTCTGTTGGCGATAATTCTAAAACTACGTTCGCATTATTATCTTCTAGATTGGCTAAGAAAGCTAACGTAGACCCAGCATATGTCGTAAATGCTGGCAACTTAACGTAAGTCTTACCATCTTTATTCTTCATATCGAAATTATTAGATTGAAAAACTAATGTATCGCCGAAAATGGCAATCGTTTCTAATTTAGATCGATTATAATATTGATTAGCAATACGCTCTAAATTACTTAATTTAATATTTACCAAATCTTTAGTATTATTAAATTTCTCGACAGTTAATTCATAAACGGTCCTATATAGTATCAATAAATCATTATATAAAACATATAATTCATTATTGAATTCATTCACATTTAGTTTAGAACCTTCTTGAATGTAACGATGTTTAAATAATGCTAATTGAGTATCATATTCTTCTAAAGCAGATTCTAAAGCACTATCGCTAATGTACTCGCCAGATTTTAATGCTTGATCGATTAATCGTTGACGATAATATTCTAATTTATAGATCTGATCTTTATACATTAGATACCTGCTTTCCTAAACATAATTTTAAATTAGCGATATATGGAGAATAATCGTAAGCAGTCGGCACGATCATAGCAATTTGAAGAGTCGTAATAGGTTCATCGATATATTCTACATATTTTTCTTTAATAGGATTTTTAGAATACTTAACTAACTTAATTCCTTTTTTGTCGCTGTTAACAGGAACAACGTTATGTGCGACACCGTTAACGATTAATTGATATTGAATATCTTGACGTAAAGCATCTTGTATAAAATCCGGAATATATTCATTACAGAATATACCGGCACATACTGCCTTACCAGAAGTTATAATATTTTGAGTAGTACCAGAACCCTCTTTAAAGGAATTGCGCCGAGCTTGCATTGCATCGATACGAACAAATTTACGGTATACGCCATCTTTTATTTGATCGTTAATCTTTATCTTTTTAGAATCGACAGCATTGCTATACATCGTAATTCTTAATAGCTGAGTAACCGGAAATACTAATGCACCACTACCATAGATATACGTAAAGTCAGAATAACTATGATCTTGTTTATTCGGCTGAATGTCGCCATTAAATACGGTACGCCATTCTACGTTATTGTCGGAAACTTCAATCTTGATGATATGTGTAGTTGCATCATCGTCGAACGCAAGTTCGTTAAAACCATCTTCAGATTGAGACTCTAACGTAATTTGAACGGTAGCCGGTATATCGTCGATGTTGATTAAATCACTTTTGTTAACCGCATCATAGCTAAATAATCGGCTGTATTCCCAAGCACTGTTTCTAACGCCGTCAAAAACGTTTTCCGTCAGGGATGTATCGAACAGTTCTTTTTGTAGCACATCGTATTGATCCGAGATTACATATTCATTACCAGAATAACCGTTGCCGTTAATATTCACGATTTTAATCGGAATATCTTTTTCGTAAGTTTTACTTGAAGTAATACAATTTCTATATTGATATAAATTAGATTTAATAGAAAAATGCCCAGACGTAATCGGAATAATAGAATTAAAATCAGAGATATTACCGCATATCATATTAATATCTTTTACGCGTTCATCTTCGGCATCTATCTTTTCTTGAATAGAAGCAATCTTTAAATCAACCTCGGACAATAAGTTTTCGATATCGTACGCAGAATCGATACAATTAAAACTTAAATTCATAATATCGAAAATAGATTCTAGTGTATTCTGATGTACTTCGGTATATTTAGGCTCATCTTCTTCGCTAAGATAATTAGGTTTAAATAAAGGAGTCTTGGAATCTTGCAAGCTTTTTTCTTTAAACTTATCCATGAGCCCTTCATCGGCTAATGCTTGAAGGTACGCATTTTTAACAGTCGTATTTTTTAAATCTTCCAATTTAATTTTCCTCCATGAGCATTAACGATAATATTATCTATCTTAACCGGATTTTTTCCAAAATAAATTCTTTTAATTAGTTTTACGGCAATACGATTATCGATCGGCTTAATTCTTTTAGCGTCGAACGGCACATAGCTAATAACCAATTCCTTAGATTTTTCTTTAAGAATATTATTTAAAGAATTAATGCCGGCGAGATATTCGTCATAATTAGCATATGTATTATATAATACTAAACCATCTTTTGTTTTTTCGTGAATCGTAATCTGATAATTCTTATTAATTTTAAATCGAGTTTCGAGATTATAAAATAACTTTTCATATAATACTTGAGTCTGATTATACGGAAGAATCGGAACTTCTTTATTATTATCTAACAAATAAAATTCTAAAGAATATTGTTCATCTTTAGACTGTTCTTTTAACGACGTTATAAGTGTTACATAATCACAATTCTCTATCGTAATAAATTTAGAAATAATCCCGCTCACGCTAGTCGCGTTATTATAAGAGAATTTAATATTATTTATACCAAAATCATAAGAAACGACAGTAGAATCTAATTGAATATTTTTAATCTCGTCACGTCGAGGAATTGATCGAGCAGTTGTACTAATCGTATCTTTATCGTCGAGTACGATACCGATATCTTTAACGGTTAGAGATCGACTTATCTTTGTTTCTTCTGCCATTAGCTTCACCTATATATTTCGTGACATCATTTTCGTAATAAATTTTAGCCATATGCTCTTCTTCTGTCTTTTCACTACCTTTATCAAAGTAGGCAATTCCAGCATAAGCGTTGTCCATAAATCCTTTAGATTTTGCATATAATACCTTCTTTTGTTTAACTTCAGGATTGCTAGAATTCAAAGTAATAACAATTAAAGATATTTCTTGCGGATCAAAATAAGAGTTAAAAGAATATTGATTAATACTATTATTAATCGTAAATGAGCCAGTACAATTTACTAAATCGCAAGATATATAATTTAACATAATTGGCTCGCTTAATTTAATCATAAATGTAGCAGTCTTTTTATTTAACTCTGTAATCATATTACGTTCAAAAGATATAACTGCAGATCCATGATCTTTATCTATATTAACAGAATAAGCTTTTGTCGAAGAAATATTTTTAAATAAATCTATTTTGCCTTCTTGTTGAACGACATAATCGACTTGAGATATCTGAGTGCCATCTCGGTCATAAACAACTTTTGTATCGTCGAAATCTGGAGAATAAGAAATAAAATTTTTATTTTGATATAAAGAATAGTTATTCTCTAACGCAATTAATTTATCGCTTAATTCTTTATATTTTTTATCGACTATATCGTTAACATAAGTAACCATATATTGATTACAATCTTCTAGCGACCGTATCATTCCAGTCAAATCGTTAAGAGATTTTTCGATATCGGCATAATAATTATTATATTCTTCAGAATCCATAATCTTAGAAATATCGTATGCCGGTATTTTAATCCCTTGTTTGATTACGTTAAGTTGTTCTAAAAAATCTTTATGATCGGTAATCATAGTCAATCCTTTAAAATAAAAAAGCCGAGAGCTTTCGCCCCCGGCTATAACAGTTCGTTATTCGAAATCAGAAGCAAAGCTTACTGTAATTTCTTTTAGGGAACCCATTTGTTCTTGTTTCGTGATAGAGCTATCACTTAATTCAGGATTTTCCCAATATACTTGAACTTCGAAATCATTATAATCTACGACTTCTTGTCCTTCTTCATATAAAGGTGTTTCAAAGATCAAACGATCGCTAACGCCGTCCATATAACTATGAACGTCTTTAACGACTTCAGTAAGCGGAACAATGAATCGTTTAAATTGACCTTTAGTAATAATACCGTCTTTGAATTTATATTCACGTGCTTTAATAGCTACGACATAGCCGACACGATAAACAGGATCATTATCGTTAACCAATACTGGACTAATTGTCGTCATAGATTCCGTATTGAAACCTTTTACCTTTGTGATGTTTTCACCGATGATAACATCGACCGGCATAGAAATATCGGAAGGATCACCACGACGCAATTCCATTGGTTTATTAATTTCAGTTTTTAAACCTAATTCATGTACTGAATTAATTGTACCATTTTTTGGACTTCTTTTCAAGGTAATTGCTTCAGTCGTAAACAAAGATGGAGAACTTAAAGTGCTAGCTTCATATAAGCCTTCACGTTTAATTCTTAATTCAACACGAGCTTTAGAAGCACGTTGCAATCTGCGATTATAAATATGTGCAGAATATAAACCTTCGCTTACAGGACTAGGTTGATTAGTTAATTTTTGTTGAGTTTTAAATTGAAAATAAAGATCACGTTTTTTAGTTTCATCTGTTTCTGTTAATGCGTGAGCTACAGCAACATCGGATTTGCGTTCATAATCATAGAAGATATTATTTAATTGAAGGTCGGATTTATTATGATTAATCAATTCGATTTCATAATAATTGTCGGTATTAACTTCCATGAACTCTACGATTAAACAATAACGTGTAGGATCTTGATAGTAATTATCCGGGATAATAGGATACTTACCGTCTTGTTGGAAACTAAATTTTACGTACTGACGTTCAACGGTCGCACTAACTGCTTTAGGTTGAGTCTTAGCGAAAAATTTAAACTTATCGTCTTTATTAGCTTGAGAAGATTTATAAGCAGCTTCAGCTTGTTGACCGTTTTTAAATAAATCGACATCTCGTGCGTCGATTAAATAACAGTTAACAGGGCCTGGATTACCGTAAGCTTTTAAACAAAGTTCAACAGTTTTTAAATAACCAGTTTTACCTTCACTAAATTTTAAAGTAGTCGCATAACCAAAGCCTGGTTTCATCATCTTAACGAATTCACGACTTGTATCGTCAGTTTCGCCAGATGCATATTCTTCATCGCCCATTACTGTTTCTAAAGGACGAGCAAATAAGAAGTCGCCATTATAAATAGCGCCATAAGATTTATATACTTGATAGTATTCTGCATTTTGAAGAATAACGCTGTTCGCAATATTGCGATCTAACGTTAATTTAAAATTAGCTTTATCGACAGCAGCTACTTGACGAATACATTCTAATCCAGTATTACTGTTTATGATAGCAACAAAATCATATTGAGAGAATTGATCCATATCAGTATTCGCTGGGAATACTAAAGATTTTCTATCAGTCTGAACTGTATTTTTAGTATTTGCTAATTCTTTATTTAAATGAACTTGGTTAAAATCATGGAAGCAATCATAGTATCCATCATAATAACCGATATCTTTTACATAACCATTTTTAGCTAATTGACCACGAAGTTGATATAATTCGTCACGCAATGCTAAAATATCGCTACCAAATTTAGATTTAATATTTTCAGTTCTTTTATTTAAACTATTACCTGTCGTAGTAGTCATATAATCGGCAGCTAATTTACCGCCGAGTTTTAATGCATTAGGAACTGTTTCACGATCACCGTCGATACTTACAGCGATGTGGTCGGCAGCAATGCCACCGACCTTATCTACATCTTCTGCTTTAGTATCACTATGATCCCTACGGTATACCAAATTACCTTTTGCGATGACTGTTTCAGTAACAGCATCCATGTCGATTTGGTTTATTGTAACTTTAGTAAAGTCTTGTGCCATTAAAGTCTCCTGCGTTATACGCGATAATCATAAGTGATATAATGTTTTATACTTGTTGTATATTCTGATTTTCCAGTACGCTTTTTCCACGCTTCCATCTTTTCAGGATTTTCATATAAATCGATATACAATGGATCATTAGCTAACAGCGCAGCGACTTTTCTATCAGTAAACGTAATACAGCTTTTATATTTATTTAAAACATATCCATTTACTATATTACGACTCAAACCAGTAAATAGACCATTTATATAGAATAAAACTTCATCCTTGGATTCTAGAACTTGAGGATCGATTTTATAATCGTTAATTGGAAATTCTGGAACACGATTATATCGCATTTTAAATGTTTCTTCTTTGCGTTTATAATCTTGACGAATTTCGATCGTAATTCTATCTGGTTGATGATGATGTACAGTATAAGACGTATCTGTTTCTTTCTTATAGAAAGATTCATTAGGATAATTACTTGCTGTTGTACCGATATAAGGACGATCGGAGTTAATAATTTGAATTGTTTTATTGCCGATCAAAGTCCAATCTTCTTTCGGTAAACGAACACCGTTACGATATACGACTAATCGACCTGGATATAAATATAATTCTGTTTGCGCCGGAATTTCGTATACGTTAGTACCAATAGAATTAGTATTATCTAACGTAATAACATCCATTACTTTAGAAGCACCAGTTTCTAATTGCTCTATTGTATAATGAATCTTTTCGCCAGGTTTAATATCGTTAGCAGGACCTAAGAATTTAATAGATGCGCCGTCTTCATTTTCGATATAATCGATATCGAGAATTTGACGAACACCGTTTCTAAATACTGTTAATGCATTCACACGAGGAGAATATTTGTCGTATTGCATATAGAAAGATCGATTAGTAGGGTCAGTAGAATCCATAATAAAATCGCCAATCTTAATTGCATTTTCACTATCGCCAGCAAACTTATAAGCAAAGATATCGATACTATCTTCCGGTAAAACAGGAACGTTCATCTTAACTGCCGATACAGTATTTTCATAAGATGTACAGATAGTTTTAATATCCTTAAGTTCTTTATCGTTAGCAAGTCTCCAGATCTTTTTATAATCGTCGTAGATTTGAACGGTTGCGGCATCGGTTAAATCGTCAGGCATAAATAACACGACTTCACCATCGGCCGTACTTTGTTCACGTTCTTTAGGAGATACCGGAGAAATTAATGGTTGTTGGTTACATAATAATTTGCCGTTATGATACACTAAACTGTCGCTTAATGCTCCAGTAAAATATGTATCCATAGCACTAGCGCCATCGAATAATCGATCGTCAGGATCTCGTAATAATAAATATTGTTGACCTGGGAATAAACCATCTTTAAGTGTTAAATAATGATAATCTTTATTCCATTCAATATTCTTAGGATTAATTAACATACCATCTAAGAATAGAATAATTTCATCGGTATTCGTAATAACACGAGGGTCGTAATAAATTACGTTTTGTCCACTGTGGCCGATTTGACCTTGTTGAACGATAAGAGAATGTTCACCGTTATTATACAAGGCTGTTGCATCGATATTCGGTGTGCCAGTTTCAGTCGCTAATGTGCGATTAGTACCGGCAACAATATTATTATCGAAGTTTACAGTGCCGGCAGCGTATGCATTTTCTTCGCCTGGAATATATGCTTCGATTACTGTCCACGGCATATTCACCTTAGCACGAGGAACAAAGATTTTATCGTCGCGGAAAATTAAACCACCGAATAACGGATGAATTAATTCACCGGCTACGAAGACTAACGGAGATTTAAATTTCTTGTGTAAGTAGATAACGCCTTGATTGTCCAAGTTTGTTTCTACGATATAGCCAGAGTCTTTAATATAATTTTTAAAGACATGTACTTCATCTTCTTTATAGATTTTATCTTCTAGTTTTACTAGCTGATTTTTAACGTCGACATCGTAAAATTGTTCTTCGAGCATTAAGCCGTCAAAGAATAGGTTAATAGATTCTGGAAGGTCTGGGATATGGAAACCTTCGAATAAGTTGCCATTATTTAACTTCTTCAAAGAACCAGTATAATTAATCCAGTTAAAATCATAAGTAACGGCTAAAATATAATCATAATTTTGAACAGTACGATAATTCAAAGAGATCTTTTTATGTAAGATAACATAATCACCGAAGCGATTATCGGGATCATCTTTCATAGTAATATCTCGACGCATCGTTCTATTTTCAACAGTTACTTTATCTGGTTTATTATAATTAATTCCAGGATTTAATTGTGCATTTATTTTATCGATGCCAGGAATACCGGACGTATTATCTAAAGCTCTTGCTGTACTGTACGTTAATCCTGTTTCTACTTTTTCGTAATATGGATATAAATGATCGCCTTTATTCTCACCGGCTCTAAAACCATAGAATTCAGTATTATTAGGATTAATATCGATAATAGCATTTGTATTACTATCGTCTTTATTAATTTTAAATAAACGTTTAGTAATGTTAGATAATTTTTGTGCGTTAATATGTAATGCACTCAAATTCTTCTTCTGAGCTTTTACAGTCGGATATTGGAAACAAACAGTATTTACTTTTTCATAATCATTAAGTAAACTGTTCTCCATAAAGATTCTATCATGATTAACGTTAGGAATAACGTACTGTGTTCTATGATTAGGATCGACTAATTTATCGTGAGTCGGAGCCGTAAACGGATCTTCCCATTCAAAGTCAAACGTATCGACTTCTTCGACAGCATTCTTTTTAGAACGTTGATAACCAGTCTTCAATTCATTTTCATAGCGTTTAGAATCACCATCCTGTAAGCTCGGTACAGTTACATGTCCAACAGAAAGCAATGGACTAACGAGAGCAAAATCGGCAAATGCTGCTTCATTAAATTGCGCATCGTCAGCCGGAATCGATTTAATCGGTTTCCATTCTCTTCCATCGAAATACAACATAATACCGTTGTAAATCCATAACTGACCTTTAACAGGATTTACCGGAGTCGTTTCTTCGGTCAAATGTTCGATAATTTGGAATTTATTATCGAATACATTAACCCATTGTTTCTTAACGCCGTCATAATATTTTAATTCATTGGTTCTATCTTTACGCCAGAGAGAACCATGAATATTGTTGTCAGGAACTGCACTAGCACCGACAATTTTTTCTTGCTCGGTGATATCTGGGTTAATATCTTTGACAGCAGTAAAGATATCATACAGCTCTTGATTTAAGAGTTGTTCAGATCCACGACCTTGTTTAAATGTTCGATTTTTCTTCATTGACTATCCCTTAACCCATATTCTTTGGAGCATAAATCATATATTGAAATTCGATATTGGCAGCACCAGTATTTCCGACATAAATAAAATTAGAATCTTTTTTAACCCATATATCGCCAGCTTTCGCTGCACTATGCAATGGTTTAATCGATACAAAATCAGGAGTAATCCCGACGTTTCTATCGTCATGTAAATTATGCGGAATTCTAACTTCGTTAGATTTACCTAAAAATGTAGCTTGGCCTACTTTATATAAAATAGTATTGCCACCAAATAATCTATATTTATTTTTATATTTTAAATAAAAGCGTTTCTCGCCATTATGGAAATAAGCATCGTTATTATTATCGATATCAAAATGATTATCGGTCGTAACAAATTTACTTATCTTATTATTATATTTATCTTTACTAGCTTTAGATACGAAACGATGAAGATTATTTGTCTTAATCGCTGTCGCGAGTATTTTAATCTTTTTAATTTCTTCGATACTGGCAAGTTTATCGAATAAGCCCAAGTTCTTAATCGCTTGGGCTTTATCGGCTAAATCATTTAAATTATAAAATATCGAAACGTATGTGGAAAATGCTAAATCTTTTATTTCGTCTTTTAATTTAATTGACCATTTCATCGATTAACACTTCCTAACGGATATACAATCATACATTGGAATGCACCAGTAAAAGAACCAGTATTGTAAATATTAATAAGCTCAGACGTGTAAGACACGGATACTTCACCAAGATCGCCGCCAGTATATTCAACACATTGAACGTCGACAAATACAGGAGAAATTAATGTACCATCTTCTCGTGTTTTAGTGTTACGAATAATAGTCGGTTGAGAATTGCCGGAGAAAAATCCGTTAACGATTTTAATATTATCGAGAGCAGAAGCGCCACCGATAAGAACGTTCTTATTATTTAAACCGATGTAAAATTTTTCGTTTACTTCATCGTAACCAATTTGATTTTCTTCCAAGTTGGTTTGTATTTCGACCGGTTTATTTAACTTATTGTTCCAGTTATTCTTATCGCTATCACTAACGAACTGATGATCGGCATCAGTTTGAATATTCTCTGGAGTAAATACATCTGGTAAAAACCCAGATTGAAGAGCTTCTTTAGAAATAAACTTATCGTATAAGCCAAGATTTGTAATAGCCGCATCTTTATCTTTTACGTCAGATAAATTTTTATTTCGATCGAGGATTTCATCAGAAGATATCGGTACCCACTTTTTAAGTTTGTCGACATAAACACTAACTTTCATTTCGACCTCCTTAAACCACGGCAGGACCGGCTACACGAATAATACGACACATTTGAGGTAAACCTTCTTTACCGGTAAACGTATATGTTTCAGGCAACATAATAGTATGAATATTATCGCATGCAACAAATGCACCATCTCGAATAGTCTTTACGGATGGCAAGAACACCGTATTTAAATTAGTACAATTTTTAAATGCAGAAGCATTAACATTAGTTACGGAAGGAAACTCTAAATGCATAATTGTTTCACAGTCGTGAACAGCATTAGAAGCAATACCGATATATGCTGTCGTTGCTTTCGCAGCGTTTTCAGTATAACTAGCAGAAATAGTATCGGCTTGAACGATAGTCGTAGAACCGGTTACGCTAAGAGTTTCGATAGCATCGTCAGACGTAATATCGTCGACTAAAGTACTTCCAAGACCAGACATATAAGATAACGTTTTAATAACGTCGACTGCATCAAGATCTTTTAAAGATTTTGCATAATTATTGTTAGTTGCCATAGAAGCAAACTGAGAGTTAACATTATTTAACTGTGCATTATTTGATGCTACAGAAACAGCGACATCTTTTAGGCCTTTATATAAAGCGAATAAAGATTGAATAACAGTTGCTTTATTGTTAGTATTAACATTATCTAATAAGTTTTGAATATAGCCTTGATATTCAGTATTGTTAAGTAATGCATAATCGCCAACATAAGTCGTTTTTAATGTATCGACAAAACCGGTAGCCAATGCTTGATTGACGAGTGTATTAATACGAGCACTGATGTTAGCGTTCAACTGATCGATCGTATTAAGCTTAGCTTGAATACTAGTATCAAGATCAGACATATTAATATCGTTATCTAAACGACGATATTCAGATAAGTCGTTTCTAACGACTACATTATCTAACTTATTATAATTAGACTGAAGAGAAATAATTGCTGGACGCAATGTATCGTTAACATCGTTTGCTGTGATCTTTTGATCTTGTAAACGATAACGAGCATCGGCAAAATCTCTCGTAATAGCAGTGTTAGGTAAATCACTAATGATACGTTTTAACTGTTCGATATCGTTAGCGACGAAATTAAGACCGGCAAATGTTGTATTTAAAGCATTTACTTTATCTATAATATTACGAATTTGAGTTTGGAATTCTTCACTCAAATCTGTTAATTGAAGTTTTTCAGTTTTAGCACGATATTTATTATCGGCATCAGAGATATTTAATTTAGTTAATAATGCATCTGCGAAATCTTGCATATCGTCGATAAGAGATTGCATTTCAGCATTAAGCATTTCTTTCGTTAACTTATCGGAAGTTTTATTGAACCATCCTGTCTTCGTAGCAGAGTTTTTTTCCAGAGAAATTACTCGATTACGAATCTCGGAGTCATCATAAGAGATGACTCCTTGAGATGCGTTTCCGATATTCGTTAACAATGTTTTTAATGAAGCGTCCAATTGATCCATATGGACTTGAGTTAAATTGCTGACTTGATTGATCTTGTCTTGAAGATCTTTAGACAGCATAAATTCTTCTATTTTTTTAGCCATTGATTAACCTCTAGTACTAGAAATAATATATTATCGTTGTTATATTACGGGTTTTCTTCCGTATCAACTACTTTTTTATCGTTTAAAACAACGGCCATAGATTTATCAAATAATTGCTTTTCTGGCATATCTTTATTAATGAAAATATTATAACCAGGCTGAGTCATTTTATATATGTCGTAATATTTAACATCGACCCAGCATCCCGGTATTAATACATCGAGATCGATACCGATTCTTCGACTCGTTAATTCTTGTAACTTATAATTCTTATCGTTACATTCTATCGTATTATTAATCGTAGCTGAGATTAAATTCTTATTTTGAATATAAGATCCTTTATCGAGTTCAAATACAGCGAACCAATCCTTTTGATAACGATAAATAAATTTATGTCGACGCTCATTTCTATGATTTAAATAAGTAATCGTATCATTTTCTTTATCGATATCGATAACCAAAAATGGCTCTTTTATAATACGATTGCCGTGAATAATTAAATTAGAATCTTTATTTAACACTTCTTCGACCGGAGTCCAATCGGTTTTACCTTCTAATTTAATCTTTACTTTACCGTTTTCTTCATCGATTAAAAGAGACCCATTAGGTAATAGGTCCCATTTATAATCGCTATCACTATAAACAAAAGTAGCTCGGCCATTACTTATTAATCGAGAAGTTATTTTTTTACTTTGTTTAATTGGCATTTATCTAACTCCTATAAATGATCTAAGCTACTGCTCGGAAATTCTAATATTTGATCGATATAAGAATAAGCCGATAATTCAAATATAACGTCAGATTTAGTTTTCCATGGATTATTAGGATCAGTACCAATATAATTTAAAATCTGATCATATACCGGCACCAAATAAGTATACGTATTTCCGACTTGTTTAATTAACCGAACACGCCCTTGCGTTCTATTATTATAAATCTTAGGAATAATTTGTACGCTAGAGACTGTATTAGGAACGATAAGATTTAATTTCTGATATTTAATACCGGCGATTACTTTTAATGGCTCACTACTCAAATCTAAATAAGCTCTAATTTCTTTTGTTCGCTTAGGTTGAATACTCGTCGTAACAACAGTTGATACGGCATTTTCTCTTGTATCGCTAGCCATGAAAGATACATATTGCATATTATTAGATAATGTTACATTATACTGATAATCATAATATGTTTTACCGTCTTCTTCACCGTTGTTCGACGTAATGTATCTTAAATTTTCTGGATTATTAGAAGCCGTAATAAGAGTAAGCTCTTTATTATAAGTAGTACGAACAAATAATTTAGCTATTTGACTATAAGTATTAGGAACCATATATTCTTTAGAAACAATTCTAATTGGAATTTCGACAGGGTCTTTTGCTTCGATTAGGATTCGTTCTAAGCTGAAAGATAGCTTACCCTGCTTGTGTGCCGTAATATCGACATAATAAGATTTATTTTTACGATCGAAACTTACGTCATATGCATTGTTTAAATCGTCCGGAATAAATCTAACATTAGAAGTGTCGGCAGTACTATATACAGTAAATTTTAAATCGGGTTCGCCAACTAAATGTAAATTTATTTTATCTTTTGTTAACGATAAATTCTGTAATGCAATATTTACTTTAGAAGTAGAATGAATATCGCGAGTCACTTCATTGGTTAAATAATCATTATTCTCGCCGACAATTCTTAATGTATAAATTTCGTTATATGCCAACGGAACTTTAATCGTCGTCCAAGATCGATTACTTGTTTTCGTCGTAGCTAAATTCTCACCTTTATAAATTTTAAAAGTACTATTATTAATAGATTTTAAAAGAATAGAAAGCTGCATACTATTATAATCATAACGGATATAAGGAGTAATAGGAAGCTTTTGCTTCATGTATTCACTACGCTTACTATTAATCCAAAAATCACCAGGTTCAGGATTTACTGGTTCATCTTCTTGATTATAGAATCGAGGAACAGGATTTCCGACATGATATCGTTCAATATAATATACATCGATTTCACAACCTTGTTCTAACTGTGTAGAGTTAAGAACAAAATGTGTACTATCGAGTTCTTTAAGAGTTTTAGTGGCCGGAGAACATTCTATCGCATTGTTAATTAATGCTTTAATATGATGATTGCCCGGAATATATTCACCTTTATCTAACTCAAATACAAAATTGTCTTGTCGAGTTAATTTAGATTCTTTATATACACCATTAATAGAATAATAAAGTTTGCCTTCGATACGATCATAATCGATAAATATAATTTTCTCACAAACCATTCTAGAAGATTCTTCTACGATTAATGATTCGCTAGCGGGCAGCTTAAGAGCTACCCAACTAGGACCATATTTAGAGAATGGATCTTTTGGATCTTGATTATCGACATTATATTTTAATTTAATACCAATATTATTATCTTTTGGATCGACAACTATCGTACCGAATTTTGCGGAGTTCCAATCATATGTTTCATAGTCATGATATATAATAGGAAGACTTATTGTTTTTTCAAAATAATCATTAAGCTTTGACATATTTAATTTTAACTCCTAAATTAGTATATTCTTTATTTGAAGAACTATTTTTTATAATAATTTCTTCTAAAGCAGGCCATCGATATTTTTCCATAAATCTACTAACATAATTAATATCATAAACAAAAGAAGAAATAGGTGCGTAATTATATACATATCCACTAGAATATGGTTCAATTCCCAAAATATCCAATTTTATTTTTTTTATTTTTATATCATTTTTATTTACAGCATTAGAAAACAATGTTATGAATATTCCTTTTGGAACATCTAGTTCTTCAAGATTAGCTTTAGCAATAGATTCAGCATCATTATAATAACTAATGTTTACTCCATTTGATGTTCCTCCAAAATCGTCAACATGTCTTGCTAAAATGGAAGGATCCTCATTCTTATCAGGATTATATCCATAAGTTTTTCTTTTTTGAGGACTCGCAAAATATGAATATTCAAGATTTGGCATATCTAATGTATGATATGTACTATACCCACCTTTATTTTCAAATATAAACACTTTTGCATTTGGAGCATTTATTTTATAATTATCCGAAGATTCATTTAACTTACTATTGTTTAGCATACTATCTTCAATAATTATTGCACCAATCGTAGGAGAATCGATAACTAACTTTTCTAAATTTACATTTCTAAAACCTATATTGAACAGTCTTAAGTTTGAATTATTTAACACAACTTCTTTAATTTGTTTTGCTTCAGAAAAGCATCTTTCTGCAAAATTTACAAAATTATTTTTAATTCTATTAAATGACTCTTGAGTCATATTTGTACGGTAGAAAGACGTATCAGACATTATTACTGGGAATAAATTTCCTTTTTCTAAAGATTCTAAATATCCATCTTTAAGAACTACTTCTTCTCCTAGACAGTCCGTCGTTAATGTTCTTTTTTTGTAAATAAATTTTTCGACATTAGAACTTGAAAATGCACTATATCTAAATTCTTTAAAGTAATTAAGATTTACTTCTGTTTCCAATCTTTTTGTATTAAAAAATGAATTATTGCCAGCAATGTTTGATGCAGAAGTCACAAAATCAAGATTATCGATATAAATAGCATAGCAATCAGAAAGACATTCTTGAGCATCGACAGTCTCACTAGAATATCTTCCGATATAATTATCAGGGAAAATTATTTTATTTAACTTACTATTGTCAAAAAAGTCTTGTGGATGCAAATAATAATTTGTATATTTTCTAAGATCGATGAACTTTAAATTTGTTCGACCAAAATGAGAGAAATATCTTATATAATTAACAACTGTTAAATTATTAGGAATATTATATTTACTTTTAACAGTATTATAAGATCTATTCATTCCAAGAATTCTTGGTGTTTTAGGAATATTTTTATGAGATATAACATCTCCTTCTTCGTCAATCAAAGTAATAGAAGGTGATTCTATTGTAATTGATTCAACTGCTGCCCAACTAAACAAAAGATCTTGAATTTTTAAATGGTTATTCCCACATTTAATAATGATATTAAAAGGATCAGATAACGATAAGGTTATTGGGAATGGATACATTTTATCAATAGTAGAATATTGAGCATCATTAGGCAAATCAATTAATCTATATTTTATTCCATTATCAATATACTCTTCTTCTTTTAATACAATAGTTATATCTTTTTCAGATCCAATATTCTTAACTTGTATTCCATGACACTCAATAAAAGGATTGGAGAAAGAAAAATTGTTCAATTTTTTTATCTTGGTATAATCCATAAAGATAAAAGAATTGTGAAAGAATGGAAGACCGTTATCAGAAACTTCTTCTATATTTTTTGCTAAAATAGTAGCTTTAACAGCCAAATGATTGTAATCGCCTAAAAAGAAAGAAGGTATTTTTTTACCAGAATAAGAGATAGCTAAATTTACCGAAGAAGCTTTTTCTATTGGTTGAAGATTTGAATTAAATCTTCTAATTCCTACCGTATCAAATACATTATAGAAACCACTTAAAAATTCTTGATTGTTACTTTTAACATGAATAACGTTATCGTCATTAACTTCACAATTTAAATACATTGCTGGAATAATTCCATTTTCAGAAGCAGAAAAAGTATGATCATTGAAATAAGCTGATACAAAAAGATAAGAGAATATATTTGGGAATAATAATATTTTTGAATTAAAATCTAAATATTTGTAATTATTATAAAAAAAATCATTCCAACAAGTTAAAACTGTTCCATTAAATTGTAATGTTTTATATGTATCATTAAAATATTTTAACTCTTTAAATTTTTCTATTAAAGAATTTAATTTAGTGTGAGCATTAGTATTATAACTCAAAATAACTAATTTTACTAAATTAGGATGAATATATTTTATACTGTTCCCAACTGAATAAGAATTATCTTTAGGATTAGTTAAAAGAGCATTGGTAACTTTAGTTATTTCTCTATACTTCTCATTCATAGAAGATTCAATATCTTTATTTAAAGTTATTGATTTTTCTAAATTTTTCCAATGAAGGATAGTTGTTGGAACTGTTATATTAACAGTATCTTTATTGTTTGCTTTAATATTAATTACTCTATTTTCCATTAAATCGTAGAAGTTATCTACTTTAAAAATAAAATAATAAGATCCATTTTTACCTTCATAAGCATTTGTTAAATAATTATTGATCTTAGGTAGAACAGTTAATGTTTCTTCATTAGACAAATCTTCTTTGCCATAAAATTCTAAATAAGATGTTTTAGAACCATTGATTTTTTCTAAAAGATTTGCTCCAGAATACTTAGCAGGCTTCGCATTACTACCGCCATATGATAATATTAAGTTATTTGCAATTTCAGGATGAGTATCGACAGTTAAATGTTCTCTATCTAAATCTTCTGTCGTTTTATATAACTTAACTTCTAATACTTGATAAGCATCAGAATTATACATATCGGCATATGGATTAATAACATAAGTATTTAATAACTCAATCTGATGTTCTGGCAAATGCGCGCCAATTACAGTTCTCGTCACTTCTTGATCATTATACAAAGGATGAGTACAAGTAAATCTTACAGTATAATCATTATTCTTTTGTTTGAAAGAATAATATCGGCCAGCAAAATAACGCATTGTTTCATCTGATGTCGTAACAATACTATCTGTATTATCTTTAGTTTTAATTATATTATTATTCGCATCATATGCCGTAATAGTCGATCCTTTTGTATAATCGAACGACACATCCCAAATTCTATTATTAAACGTCACATTGTTTACGTTAAAAGGAATTTTTGCATTTACTTTTTTATAACCATTAACAGTAACAGTCTTAGACTCTGGAACTTTATTAGTTTTATTAGCTTCGACAGTAAAAGTTTTTACTTCTGGATGATAGAATAACGGAATTCTATAAAGCGTTTCTTCGACAGATAAATTAGAAGGCTGTCTTGTGTGAATAACGGCACCGGAACTATCTTTAATTACGATAGTAGAGCCTGATTCTGCTTGAATCGATAATGCATTTGTTCCTTCGTAATCACCTGTTAGAGAATCTTTTCCGTCGACTACATAAACAGAAAGAGGCGTAGCTGGAGTATGAAGTAATATTTCAATATCTTTACTAACGGTATTATCTGCTTTATCGTTAGAAACTGTTACCGTATATGTTTCAGCTTGTTGCGCCAAAGGAATATTTACTTTATATTTTCCGTTGTCACCGACAACAGCATCTCTAGCGATTACTCCACCGGCCATAGGACCAGCGCCCATAATCGTTATTTTTGACCCAGGCAAAGTTGTCACGACAACTTCTGTTCCCGAGGTTGTTGTGACATAACTAATATCGGCTGTTAAAATTATTTTTCGGCGGTCAACAGTTAATACTTTTTCTTTACTTAACCCATTACTAGGATTACGAACTATAACAGTGATATCATATGGATCTTCTTCACGAGGTAAATTATATTGAACTCCCATACCAATATTCTGAGAAGCATATAATTTTTTACCGTCACGTTTAAATGTTACGATATTACCGATTTGAGTTTTTACAGAAGCTCTCCCCATTAAAGCATTAGGATATAACATTTCAGCATCTAACGTTAACTTATCTGTTTCAGTTTGAGTACCTTTAATTAATGCTTTGCTATAGTTAGTTTGATAACCGAAGTAAGTCGAGAAAAGATTTAGATAATAATCGTATACTTTACGCGGCACTTTAAATTTAGTAATGCTACGTTTAGTCACATCATTAAAATATTCATCGCGGCGATGTGTCGCAATTAATCGAGATTTTTTAGTCGTAAAAACTGTAACTTCGGCATGAGCTGGATCATCGGCTGGATAAGAAACTGTGTAGCTCATCGGTGTAATCGCTAAGCCGTCTTCAGATACGTTTTCTGCCGTATTAATCCAGATATCTTTATCTTCGAAGAACCAAGGGTATCTTTCTTGAATAAAGATAAACGGATATAGTTCACTTAACCGTTCATAGTTAATATAACGAACCGTAACTGTCGAACCTAATCGAATATCGTCGGCATCGATTTGGAAATACTTCATATTAATTTCTTCGAGACTATCGTCCAAAGTATTACATCTTACAGTATCATTAATTAATACTTCTAATTGATTTGTCCCCGGAATATATAATCCAGAACCAACTTTAAATTGAGCCTTGCCGTCGATCAATTTACCGATACGAGTAATTTCTTCTCGGTCATGATAATAGAATCGATTATGCTCTAATTCGAATTTAACAATCGTATAATATTCGACATTGATTACGGCATCTTTAACGAGCTTATCTGTACCATCTTTACGAATACCGACTGGCACCCAATCCGATTCACCAGTTAATTTAATACTAAGATTACCTGTTTTATCATTTACTAATAACGATCCATCAGGAATATCGGCCCAATAATAGTTATCTTTTTCGCTATCAGTAATAATAATAGCTGTGTCTTTACTTATGCTGTATTCATTTAATTTTCGAATACCCCAAGTAGGTTTCATTATTTAAAGGCCTCCTTTAAAAAATATACTTAAATATAAATAAATATATAATATTATATACATTGTTCTAACCAATAAATCTTATTAAATTTCCAAAGTAATTTACATTTTCGTGCATTTACTTTTTTACAATGTTTAGTTCTTGATTGAAAATTTAAAGCTAATTGTTCTGGATATAATGCTGTAACATAACCTGTATGGATTTCTCCATTTTTATATGTATAAGAAACTAAGTCTTTATGTTTAATTCCCAACACATTATTAGTTTTTGCTTTTGATTTTCTTCTCATTGGTTTAATAATCCATTCTTTTATATTGCAATTGTCTGGTATACCATCTGCAATACATATAGCATCATTGCTATGAGATTTTTCTATATTCCATTCAATTCTTTTATTTGCAGTTTCGCCACCATTAGTTAGATGTAATAGTCCTAATTCAGATATTTTATTTCGTAGATAGTTTTTACCTTGCATAACATGCATCGCATAATCAAATCGTTTAGGCTTAGAATTAATAATTTTAAAGTATTTATCTTCAAAATCTTTTTCTTTACCTTTTGTTTTATCATGACATTTAGAGCAAAGTGTAATTAAATTTCCAATAGTGTCTGCTCCGTGATATTTTCTTGCTCGAATATGATGTACTTCTAATTTACAATTAGATTTTCCACACTCTTGACATTTATAGTTATCACGAATAATGGTTGCTTTTCTAAGATTTTCATCTAAACGATTAGATTTTTGATATTGCCATTTATATGGCTTATAATCATCTGTCATTGCACGAATATCTATACAAACATCTTCGAGATAATATTCTCTAATATTTATCCATTTATTTAATTGATATAATACTCTTAAAATAGCATCTTTTTTTTGCTTAATACTCGGTGCTAATCTACCAATTCTTTTAGAAGATGCACGATTATTAAATCTCATCGGTCTATATCTTTTATGATAACGATGATAACGTCTATATCCACGCCTAACATCCATTAAGTGTTTTACATCTTGACGTTGTTCAATAGTTCCTTTAAAGACTACTTTGTTTTTAGTAGGACACTTTTGAACAACAGCTAAACCAATATGTGCAGAACCATTATCTATACCACAAACCATATAGCTTTTATCATTTTCATCAAACTTAATTTTTTTCTCTAATTGAATTACCATAGGATATTTAGATTTTAATTTTGCTCTGTTTTTTCTAATTAGATACCATTCTTTATTCACTTTTGTTGGTGCTAAAGGTTGGTTATCTTTATTGATTACAAAGCAATATTCAATATTATTTGCCATTTCTAGACACCTTCCTTACGGAGAATTTTTCGTCTTGCCAATGTCGTGGAGGGTATATGTGTTTTTCTGTTATCTATACAGAACATTAGCATAGTTTCTTGATTAGCACTCACAGAGCTTCAGACTGACGAGCACATCTAAAGGTGTGTCTTTAACCTTTTCCATAACGTAGTTCATATCTGCAACATATCTTTCGATAGTAGCAGTCACTGAGGCTAGAAACCTATTATTAAGCAAGTGAAAATAAGAAATATAATATATATTTGTTCACTTATTTGCACTTTTATTTATAAAATAAGCTACTCAATAATTAGTCCTTAATAATATACAATATCACAAGTTAATTCTTTGAGATCGTTAATTTTATACTTAAGATCTTTCGGTAACTCTATTACGATATTAAAATCGTAATAATTATGTTCGCTATCTCCTTTATTCGGAGCGCCACTAAGTACGACTTCATTCGTTAAGTTAACAGTTAATGTGTCACTTAAACGAGTTGTCGGTAACTCAGTAGAATCTGCATTTAAGATTTTAATATAATCTAATAATACAGAATCTTCAATATCGGTGAAATAAAAATTAACACCGAAGTTTTTTAAGTCTGGCTGCTTCTCGATACCCATATAATTATTATATAGACGAACCGGAATTACAGTACGAGAAGCCGAAGTAATAACTCCGGCTTTATAAATACTATAAATATTAAATTCTTGTTCGTCGAGAACCATCCATGTCAATGTATTTTGCATGAATTACGCTCCAAAAGAAATAACCATAAATTTAAGTTTTCTTGTATTTCTAATTAGTCCGGCCGATAATTTAATCTTATTATTATCGACATAGACATAATCAGTACCATAGTTTAAGATCGTACTAATATTAGCGTTATCGATTTTATTAGTACCGACATATTGGTCTAACAATACAAACGATAATTGTTTATCGGTAACAGTATGTTGTAATGGATAAATTGTACTAGTTGGGTCGATCGTGATTTCATACTGTTGAATAGTTTTAAATAAACCATTCTTAACTTCGTCGTCCAACATAGACTTAGTAATCTTTTCACTACGCTTAATAAAGTTATCAGTATTAAGTGTCGAAGTTTTAAGATCTTGAATCGTTGTTTGCATTGCCGTAATTGTAGGATCGATAGAATCAGTAATGCGGCTATATTTATTATCGACTGCAGTAATGAGATCTTTAGTTTCTTTAATACCGTTTTGAGCATTAGTAATAATAGATTCTAATTGTTCATAAGACCAAGTATAATGAGAAATTCGATAAATGATGCGGTCGCCATATTTTAAATTAACGTTATTATTAATAATAAACTTATTCGTTAATGTCGGATTCGGATTATCTTCTGTCGGTACTGGTAGTACTTCACTAAAGTCGACCTCATCAGAAGACCCATTATGTAACTTTAATCCATTTAAGAATACTTCAATTTGTTGTTTGCCGTATTCATAATATGTAGGTAACTTAATAACACGAGTATTGTTAGGATAAGAATCTTCGTTATAAATAATACGTTTTTCTTCGACGAATACGGCAGCACGTTGGAATACACCGGATTCTTTACCTTTTTTAATTGTATGACGAACGTTAACTTGTACGACAGTCGGTTCGTTTAATGCATAGTTTAATTTAAAACCGACACCTTTTACGATATCGCTCATTTTATATTTCGCACTATCAGGTACGATTAAATGTTTACCTTTAGCATCTTGTTCTTTAAGCATAACCATTTCGACGTACTGGTCTTTCATGATATATCCTTGATCGATATATACGTCTAAAGAATTAGATCTCGGGATGAAGAACATGTTAACATCGTCTTCATCGAATACGAATGTTTGCTTTTCGTTCTCTTCGTCAGTTAAATTTTCATCTGGAATAAACAATTTAGTTTCGTGAAGATCCATCGTACTGTGTTCATTTACCGGAACCCATTGGTAATCTTCACCGTTAAATTGTCGCCATATATATAGAATATTTGTATCGCTATCATACCATAAATCATTTGGCTCAGGATGTTCTGGTTGAATAAAGTAAATAAATTTACGTTGATTCTTAGAATATAATTTGCCGTAGAAATAAATATCGCCAAATTCATCGACATAAATAGCTCGAGTATTTCTGTTGTCATAGAAGAATTTAACAGAGATGCCTGTTTCATCGACTATCCAATAAGCCCAACCTAATACAATATCGCCAGCATCTTCAAAGTTTTGCATTGGCGGGAATGCAGGCGATGCTGAGAAAATACCGTAATGATATTTAGGATATAATTCAGGAGTTTTATCGTTGTACGTAATTGTATCGATATGAGATGATGCATAATGATATACGACACCGACTTTTCTGCCGACGTTTGCTTCTAGGTCTACGACATGAATAATTTGTTTATTGATAGAAGCAATCTGTAAACTTTCTTGAGTTTCTAAATCGTATACCCTAAATTCTTTTAAATCTGGAAGTTCGCCTTGAACTCCGGAGATATATGCTACCTGTTTTAATTGAGATGGAGCATATACCGGAAAACGTAATGTAATTTGTCCGCTAGCATCCAAAGTAAATTTTTCGAAATATTGAATAGCTTGTGGAGCACCTACGTTAATGGACGCAGCGTCAAGATTAATTCGATGGCCTTTTTTGTTGATTAATTCACCAGCTGCTACATCGATAATAAACTCATCGCCACGTCGACTGCATTCAAAACCGGACACGACGCCCCAGCCAGCTGACTGAAGACGTTCTGTGTCGATCCAATCTTGAATTATTTCAAAATTGTCGTTAATAGGTTTAGCTTTTACGCCTTTGGTAAAATCAACCTTTGTTAAATAATTTTGTGCCATTTATTAATCCTTAAATAATAATACTGCTGCTTCCGACGAAGAAATATGTTTGTCAATTTGTTCCTGTAATTGGTCTCTATGACTTTCATATTTTTTAGGTAATGTGATTACCATAGAAGTACCAATTCTATACGGTCTGCCAAGTATATTACCTGTATCGATATATTCGTAATTGTCGAATTTACTAGATCCGCCACCAATTATTCTTGTGTCGGTAGGCTCGATTTTTGTATCGAGTTTAATAATGATATCGGCAACTTTAATATCGTTAGATGGTTCATCGACCGGAAGAATATAAAATTTTTGGTCTTTTAATATGCCCGTATTCGTCATATATAAACTATAATTAGTTTTTATATTCGAGATATTAATAATCGTTTCTTCAGACTTAGCTATATTATATTTAGAACTATAATATTGACCGATAATTAGCTGAAGTTTTTCTTTATCATAATTATAACGTATAGAAGGTAACTGTTCAATGTTAAATAAAGAATAATCGACATTATCGATAAATTTTAATTCTTGATTTACTGTATAAATTAAAGATTCATTATTATCTTTTTTAGGCTCGTCGTCGATTACTTTCTTAAAGTAAATATCACGGGAAGGTGTCGCATAATCGAAGATAACGTTTTCGTTTGTTGTTTCGACATAAACTAATTTATAATCGTGATTATCGAGCGAAGTTAAAGAAGCGATATCTTTATCTAAATTAATTTGAGGATGTTTCATGTTTAATCGATTATTTAAACTATAGTAATAATCGATCAAATTATTAGAAATAAAAGTATTAATATAGCTGTCGGCTTTCTTTGGAATGCGATGGTAGCCAATGCTATAAGCGTAAACAATATTTTCAGCAAGAAATTGAATTAAACGAGGCTGAGTAAAGATTTCTTTACCGCACAACAAAATAGTTTTAAAGTTCAATCGATCTTGCATGATAAGTATTGGAGTATGATTAATCGTTAATTTAATATAATCATATGTGGCGCGAGGGAATAGCGACATTTCTAAATCATGATTGAAGATATCCCATGATGGTTCAATTACGTATTCAGATTGATTAAATAAAACAGGTTTAGCTACGTCGAATATCTTAGGCTTATTATAAAGAATCTTATTGCCGTAAATAGAATTTACGATATAAATATTGCAATTATCTTTATAGCCGCCGGCTTTCATGGCCTTTAAGAACTTATCTTCTCCGTTATAATATTTAATATCGGGATTATCGGTAACACTATTAAATTTAATATTGTTAGGAACAGTAATACCTTGTAACATAGACTTTACTTTTTCCATACCGGTAAAATCTATATTAATATCCCAGCTACGTCCAGAAGAAAACGGAATATTTCTTTGGAGAATATATTTATATCCGAACACTGTTGGACGATAAGAAGCTTTTTTAGACGTATCTTTTATCGTAATAATACCGTCTTTATCCAAAAGATAATCTTTTTGTTCTTTGGCCGGAACATAATTTTCCTTAAATAAAAGTAAATTTTTATCGATCTTTTGATATAAAGATATAGCTTCTTTTTTATTTAAACTTAATAAATCGTTATTGAATTTAATAACGGTATCAGCATAAACAGAATTATTAACCAAATAAGATAATGGCATATCCTGATCGTCTAGCAATACAGTATTCGCTACTTTTTTCTTGTTTCTATAAATCTTCATACCGTTACCTCATAACAACATATTCATTTGGTATCATATTTAAATCTGTTATTCTATATTGATCGATCGCTTTAGTTTCTTTATTTTGATCGTAGATAATCTTAATATCTTTTTTGTTGGAAGATACTTTCACTTCGTAAAGATTAGAAGCTTCTTTTCCGATTAATACATTATATTTTAAATCGTTAATACAGTAACTGTCTGCTTTTAGATATTCAATAATATAATGCTTATAATTATTATTATGAAGAACGATTTCGTTTCTTTTAAAATCGATATCGAATTGACTATTATCTAACACATCATAGTTAGTAACGGCCATTTTTACATCGGTCGTTTCTTTTTCCTTACGAACACGATAAAAATATTTTTCATCCACTTCGTCGTTTGTAGCATATACAATAATATTATTAAACGTATCAAGAATCGGTTTAGCTAACTTTAATTCTTTTTTAGTATTAGAAAATACTTCACGATTCCAGTTCGTAAAACGATACATATATTCTTCTGCATGCGGATACACAATAATAATATATTTATATTGTTTTCTAATTTCATTAGAAATGTTAATAGAATTATGTTTAATATTGACGTCGGTATTATGATTAAAATCTAAGTACATATATCCGACATCGGATAAAATAAATTTATCCAACGTTTTGGCTAACGGATTAACTTCAGTAAATTCTTTAATACCGACTACTTGTATATCTTCTAATTCATACACATTAAGTTTTTTAGATAAATTAATTGGTGTATATCTATTAAACATTTCTATTTGAGTAGAAGGAATAATAATTTCTCGATATGAAGAACTTAAGTCGAGCGGCTCATCATCTTTATCTAAACATAAGATAGGAGATGTTACTTCATCGGTCACATAAGAAATAAATTCACTTACGTTAAGAATATCTTCGGTTTTATTTTCTTTATTAGTAATAAGCAACTTAGATACATAAGCATCGATATTATAGAACATATCTAGATATCGAGAAGAATATTTATTCAAATGAACGTATCCACCTGGATATGCGATAGTTAATGATTCACGATCGTATACGATTCTAACGTCTTCATTAAGAGGAAGTTCAGGCGTATATTCACGGCCATCATATTTAAAATAATAATATTTTAATTTATCGGCAATAGGTAGTTTCTGAATATTAATAACGAGTTCGATTCTAGAAATGTTATCTAAATCGAAATGTAAATAACTTCCTTCTTGTTTAGAGCCGCTGCCAGAAGATGGAACGTATTCACTATTCTCATATTCCTGTAACAAAATATTTTTAACGGTACCGTTTCTTCCGGCGAAGCGAATAGAAATGTCAGCATCTTTTTCGAGAACTATTTTATTACCGTTTAACAATTCTTTTTTATTTATATCTGTACTGTCACTATTGGATTCAAAAACATAAGTGATAATGTCGCCTTCGATATCGGCTTTTAAGAAGTACGTCCCTTTCTTAAGCGATATGAAATCAGTTTCTGTTTCCGCTTCATAAGTACAATTTTCAAATTGTATTGTATTATCATAATAATAGATCCGACCACCAACAGTACTGATAGAATTAGCAGCCCATCCAATAGGAAGACCAGTTGATATCTTGATAGATTTGATAGTATTTCCATACTGAGAATAAAATCCTATTTTATAGTCATCGATGTCGATTTTAAATTTTTCGATAAACACGACTTTTTCTTTTTTAGTCTTTAAATAAAAATTAACTTCGTTATTTATTTTTTCTAAAACTAAAATAGCATCATCGTTGTTTATTAAATGCTTAAATTGTACGGTAGAATATTCTTGAATTGTTTGTGTACTTACTCCAAGCAAGTCGACAACTTTATCGATAACAGAATATTCATTATCGCCAAGTTTAAACATGTATTGTTTAGGAGATTTAAAAATGTCTTCGGCATCTTGAATTAGCAAAATGCCGAATCCAGAATTAACATATTTTAATTGAAGTTCAATTCTACAATCTCCAGAATATAAATAATCGGCAGTTATAATATCTTGATCATAAAAATAACAACCATTATTTTTTGTTACACGAGCTTTATTAAAAAATATCATATAGCCGTTAATCCTATTCTGTTTAATTTAATAGTAGATTTATTATTTAATAACTCAATTTTAAATTGGAATGTATCGGTATCAGTAAACGATACAGGAGTTAATGTGCCAGATCGATATAAATCTTTCCAAGCCGTAAACTGATTATTTACACCTTGCTTCCGCAATGATCTTACTTTAATACTAACGTCGCCTTTAATATCGGCATCGATTGTATCTAAATTATAAGTATCTTTTTCAGATACCATAAATAATCGAGAAATAAAATCGCCGCCAGCAACAGGTAAGGACTCAATAGCCTGATCTTCTAATTCATCATAAATATTATATACGTCGATAGAACTAATAGAACTATTTGCTGGAATATCGATTTCGAATCTAATATACTGTACTAATTTATCGTTAGATAAAAGAACATAGTCGCCATTTTCAATAACGGCAATAGTTGCATATTTAGAATAATAGCTCTCGGAACCTAATACTCGAATCGTAAACTTATCTTCGCTAAGAGTATTAATTTTCGCAGCCATATATAATATATTTTTAAGATACTTATACCAATCTTCAGATTTAGCTTTATATTGATTATGAATTAAATCAAAGATTTCTGTCGTAACAGTTCCTGGTTCATTCAACGTAATTAGTTTATTGCCGCGCAATAATACTTTATCTAACTGACAACGTTTCAAATCGGCTGTCGCTAATAATGTAGCATCATAATCTATTGTTGTACCATATTGAATTACGTCGTTATCATCGACATCGATATTATTATCGGTCGTATAGTTAAATGTATCGAAAATAATTTCGTTTGTAATACTGTTTTTCTTTTCGGTTAAGTCCCAACTATATTTATCGATATTTTTACTATGAGGATCTGTTATTAATTTATCGGATAGAACGATTTCCTCGATTGAACCGACTGTACCAGTAACGACAATATAATAATAAAAATCTTTGTCGACATCAAATTGAGAAAAAGCAAAGTCATCATTAATAACGAAATCTTCGACTTTTTCTAAAAGCGGTTTCTTTTGTAATCTGAAGCCGTTTAATTTCTTTTCTTTATATAAAGAAATTTTTAAATTACCAGCTTTTTTAATGTAGCAATATGATGTAGCATATGCATACTTATCGATTCTAAAAATAGCATATCCTTCTTTATCGAATTTAAAATTAATCACGTAATTTTTATTTAATTCGATTAATGTTGGATCACAGTCTTGGAACGTCCAGTTATTAAACGTATTTGCCGTCGTTAATGAATGAAGCGATGAAATTTCAGAGACTTCTTTTTGTTCTTTAAAGTTAACATAACATAATGGATTTAATACTTTCATATCCATTAAACTATTCGGAATGAAGTTCTGTCTTTCTGTCTGCATCTTAACAAGACTACCTTGTTTCTTAGTGCTATTTAAATCGACATAATGTTCTTTATGATGATCGACTTCTGTTTCGTATACTGGAAAATAATATTCCTTACCGGCTTCATAATAATAACCAGATTTAATAGCAACCTTATTATCTAAACTATTACGATATACAGACACGACATTATTTACGACAACTGCAGTAAAGTTAGGGTCCAGTGCTTTGGCATATACTTTATCGATATCGTTATTAGCGATATTTAAATTTTTAGAATCGCCATCCTTCATATCTTTAATCGTCATTAATGTTTCTGTGTCATAAGCATTAATATTATATTCGACTAGTTCATATAATTTATCTAAATTAGTGAATACGATTTTAGAAGGATGCTTATAAGTATATGTTGCCTGCAAACTTAATGAATCATGATCGTAAATAGAGTTTACTTGAATGATACCTGGAGTTTCGTATAATACATATTCATCTTCAACTAATGCCGTACCGCCAATCGATAATTCGATATTATTAGAAGACACATTAGAATATTTAAATTTACCTAACCCATCTTCTGTCAACTCGATTGTTTCAGTATATCTTTTTTCATTATATACGATAGTAGCATATGAAGGAACTGATAGAATATATTCTGATAAGTTATAATCGACGCTATCGATTTGATATACGTCTTGTAAGCTTAGCTCAGAAGCAAATAACGTTGTCTCTAATTTTTTATTAACCGAGATATTATAATCTGATTCATTATCGTTCCACATATTGGCGAATATAGAAATTTCTGGTGTTAAGATATTAATATTATTACCTAATAAACACCATTTAGATAAAACTTCTTTATTCTTGTGTTGATATCGAATATATTGTGTCGATTGATTATAACCGTCCGGCAAATTAATTTCGACGAAATAAACTTGTTCTGCCGATAATTTAGGAATAAAGTTATCCAAAATGATCGGATATTCTTTTTGATTTTGAACGATCGTTTCAGAATGATGTAGTGTATGATTAGAAGAGTTCTTTGTCGACAATAAAATCTTATATACTTTATTTTCGGTTGATGCCTCAGTCGTTTTAATTAAGCCTCGAGCATCATGAATATAGTTAACTAATAGCGTAGTCGGAATTTCGGATATAATTTTATTATATTCGAGTTCAAAATATGCACCGAAAATATCGACCTCTTTAAATGCCGACTGGTCCATATTTTTATTGTAAATAATTACACGACCATCGTAAGTAATAAATACAGCATCGTTTGATTTATCGAACGAATAGTGATTAGTTAATATATTTAATAGCGATAGCGATTCGATTTGTTTTTCATAATGATCGAACGTTAACGTGATATACTTTGTTTCGCTATCAACATTAATATAATCGACATTGTGTTTGTTTATTTGACCTGTAAGGATAGGGAACTCACTCTTAGATATATTTTGTTTATCGACAAGTAAAGGAAGCCTTCCTGGGCCAATAAATGAATCGTAGGTATCATAATTATCGTCGATAATATTATTATCTTTATATAATTTTAATACTGTGTCTCTCGATTTAATCTTTAAATTAACATGACTATTAGGAGAAACCGTAATAGATTTTTCATAATATTTAAAGTTAGCATATTCACCAGCAATAGAAATATAATTAATTACTGGATTAGAAATACCGAGATAAGAATGAAGAGATAATGTTAGTATTTTATTATCTGGATTATCGGGGATAGAATATGTATTTAAAGATTTAGATAATGGCTGCCCATTAATCGAGAATACCAATCCGTTTGCAGTAGCGTTAATATATTTAATCTTAAATCCGCGTTGACCGATTTTAACAATCGAAATATGTTTTCGTTTCGCATCTTCAGATTCGAAAGAGAATTTCATATTTTTAGTATCGGTATTTAATTCTTTAGACGCTAAAATATTATTATTGTCGTCAGTAATTAAAACACGACAAGAACCGGTATTTGTTTCATTATCTAACTTATCGATTTCAAATTCGAGAGAAGTAATAATTTGATCGATATTGATTTGACCTTGAACGTCGGAATCGATATAAAGATAATTATCGGCTTGATTATATTTAAAATTATTTAACTTAATTAAATCGAAGCGATTAATAATATTAACAGGAGTATCTTTAATAGAATAATTGATTGTTTTAAAACGCATATTATCTGTTAAAGGAATACTCAAAGTGCCGACAGTAGATTTAGAAGTGTCGAGCTTAATGCCGTCTTTCGTATTGATTACATTAGAAGATGAAGCAAAATCGCTAATACGAGTACCGTAAAAATAATTATCTAAATAAGAAATGGCTCCATTTTCTTTAATAAAGTAATCGTTAGTGAATTCATTATTTAACTGTTCAGTATTATCAATTTTGAAAGAGGTTAAATAAATATTGCCGCCTTGATATTTAGGATAAGCAATAACTTTATACGTTACTTCTTTATTGGTATCGTTAACGAGTAAACCTTTATTCTTAATCGTAACGTTTTTTGGACCGACTTCATAATCGACAAAGTCTTCTAGCGGTAAGCGATATTCACCGTTATAAGTCTTATAAGATTTAAAGTTAATTGTCGCAGGATCGACCTTAACCGTAGAAGTCGCTTTTAAGTTGTATTCAACTTGTACCGGTTTAAGTTTTAAGTCGAACTTCTTTAATCCGATACCAATATTTACGTTCTTATTACTATTTAATAAATACTGACTAACCTTTTGATTAGATTTTTTATATCCGATAATTGATACGTCAGTTGTATCGGAAGAACTAATTAAATTAGATGTCGTAACTTTTAAGCTATCATAGTAGCCGACGCCGTCTAAATAATATTCGACAGGTTGATCCCAGATATGAGGAAGGTAATCGAGTTTCTTAAATTCATTTTCCCAGAATGTAATATCCCAGATCTTTTCTCTCGCAATATCTTTATTTAATTTAGCAATATAATCATATACTTTCTGATCTTTTATTGCTTCTTGAATATTAATATTATTTAATTTATCGATTTTAATATCTTTAAAAGCAATGCCGGCATAAGCCGATAATAAATTTTTAATTAGATATTTTAGGCCGAACTCAGTTGAATTAAATCGATGTTTATATGTATTAAGAATATTAGGATCATCGAATAAGATATTATTATTTTTATTATTCTTCGTTCTTAATGCATCATATGTTCGGTTAGATAAACTAAGGTTAGACTCATTCGGAAGTCGATCGATTCCGGCAAACCATGCAAACTCATCAAAGATGTTCCAAACAGGTTCTTGTTTTAGATTAACCGTATAATGAAACTTATTAATAGTATACCCAATCGGAGTACCGTCTACTTCATCAAGTTTAAAATAAAGATTACCGTTTTCATAGTAAGCATATTTTTTATTTTTATAGAACTCGTTCAAGTTTTCTGTAATAGTAAATTCATTATCTAACTTTAAACCATCTTCTAGTTTACCAATGTTTGCTACATAGATTTGAGAGATAATAGAATCTTCTCGACCAGCATAATTTACTAAAAAGAAATCTTTAGTATATTCATCGACCTCTTTATAGATAGAGGTCATTTCTTCGATTACAGCTCTAAGTAGATGTCCGGATGTAGACTTGTATGGTCGGCGTCTAATTTGCATCCACTTTGGAAAATACTGCAAAGCTCTTGCAAAATTTTTATTAGTAATTGCATCCATTCACTAAACCTCTATCCATTGAATTGTATCGAGAATCATTTTGGATTTAATATCTTGTAATGATTTTAATGCTGTCACAGATACACCGTCTACAAATAATCCAGTAACATTAAAATAGCTTACGCCAATTTCATTAATGCCCATCTTATTAATTACTCCGATATCTAAATAAGAATCAGGAGGAATAGCATTAATATATTCTGCAATACGTTGTTCTAAATTCTTTTTGATATCGGCTAAATTAGAATTATCGTTAGATAAAGTAATAGACAGTGTAACAGCTTTTAGTGCCGGAGTCACATACTCTATATATAATGAAGGGCTTGTGACATTTTTTAAACGATCTTTTGCTTCATTTAGCGCGGCTTCAATTTTTTCGACAGTATATTCTTTAGGAATAACGTAACAAATAGCCGTACCTGTTCCATATACCATTGGTACGTATGTTACGTTAGAAGCATTTTGTAAATCTAATAGCGCCGCATCGATTGCAATCGTATTAGATTTTTCATTAATTAAAGACCAATTAATTAATCGATATAATAAGTTCTGATCACTTTCACCTTCTCGACGAGTGAAGCCACAGAACTTAACCATATCGTCTAAATTGGAACCTTTTAAATTTGTGTATATATGAGGATTTTTATTGGACTCAATATACAAATACGCTTCTTCCATTTCTTTGGAATTAGCTAACATAAATAAATCGACAACAGAACCACGTTCAACAGTATCGTTAGTTAGTTTCTGAAAAATATTTTTAATCGATTCATGGATTTGTGTAAATGTCTTCATATAACGAATCCTTTTAAAACCTTTCCAGTTCTTTTATTAATAATCTTAATATGAATATTATGCCATGCCATAATTTGATGATCATCGACATTAGGTGTAACAGATGTATCGTATAATGAAGTGTCGACAATACTGTCGACAATTGCTTTTATCTCATGTAAATTTGCTTTATCAAATTTATCTTCATGACGATATTCAACAAGTCTAGATCCATAATCAGAATAAGGCTGAACTTCACCTAATTCAGTTTTTAATCGTAACATAATTTGTTGGATTTCATAATCTTCATTATCTTTACATATGTCGACAGAAGATAACTTTTTATTTAAATAATCATCTTCTTTAGGCTTAATATTAAATTTAATATTTAAAGCATTTACTTTGTGCTTTGGTCGAGTAACCGATTCAACAAAAAATTGAATCTTTAATTTATTTGTTTTCTGACCGATATTAAATTGAATAGCTAATGAATTAGATCGTCGACTCGGACCTAATATGATATCATCTTTATTTGTGTCTAATAAGAAATCGATCATTTGTTATCCTTAAATTTTAAATTTACCGAGTGCCGATTTAGCAATCTTACCAATTTGTTTACCGATAGCTCCAAGTGCCTTAGTCGCTAATTTAGTAACTTGTTCTGTCGCCCATGTTTTAGCACGATCTAAAGCTTTTTTAGCGATCTCGTTATATTTAACTAAATACTTATTAACACGTTCTACTTGTTTACTTACATAATCAATTTTAGATAATTGCAAATTCATATTAACTACTTTTGCAAATCCACTAATCTTTGTATTATCTAATCCAGATATAGCGGCATTTAACTTGTCTTCCAAAGCTATAGCTTTATCTAAATAAGTCTTACTCGTATTATTAGCAATATCGAGATATTGAGTAGCTTTTGTATATAAATTATCTATTTGCTTTCCACTCTTTTGTTGTGCAATTAATAGATATTTATTTTTAGCGTAATCGACTTCTTGATCAAGTTGTTTATTAATATTAGTCGATAATTCTTTAACGAGAGTATTTGCTAACTCTGGATTAGTATTTTTAATATGTTTATACGTTTTAATAATCGCTACAATTTGTGAACGTTTATCACCGATTGCGGCCGGAACAGCTTTCAAACTATCGACATGTAAAGTATCGTAAATACGTTGAGTAATTTGTTTATCTAAAAATTTATCTAAAGCTAAGTAAGCCAAATCTCTTTTATCGACATATTTAAGAATATCTTGCGCATTGACATCCTTAGATATTTCAGGAATATTTTTAATATCCTTAAGCACTTCTTTTGCTGCCTTAAGATCTTTTTTACTTAATGCTTCAGCTAGTTTAGATTGCGTATCTTTAAGTTTTTTACGAATCGTATCATCGATTTTTATATTTTTATCATGCAACAAAGTATTAATTTTATTATTGGCGCCATTAAAATCTTCCTTTATCGGATTCTTTTTATAAATTTCATGATACTCTTTCGATACTTTATTCTTAGTTTCTTCACTAATCTTTCCTAGTATCTGATTATAGTTCATATTTATTTTCCTGTAAAAAAATTAAATCTAGCACCAGTATTATTACCAGTACTAGATTTATATTACAATTACTGCTTTTTATTAGCATAATAATTTGTTGCTGCTTTTAACAATAAATCATATGCTTGAGTAGCTTGTTCTATTGAGTTTTTAGCACTAGCATCACCTTTAGAAACTTGTTCATTAAAAGCTTTAATAACGTTTTCTTTTTTGGTATCTAATGCTTTTTTAAAATCATCTATAGTCTGATAATCAGAAACTTTTAAATCATAGATATTAGATTCTAAAACTTTTTGCTCGGCAGGGTTAGCTTTTGCTAATGCTTCTTTTGCTGACTTCTCTGTAATCGGAGAATCGCCAGCAAGCATTGCTGCCGTAAACGGAGCAAAGTCTGTTACTAACTTAGTAGGATCTTTTAATTTTAATCCTTCAGCAATTTCGACAGTCGTCGTTGTCTTACCGAATAACGGTAAATAAATATCGCGACGGATTAAAACATACCGAGCTAAATTTGGTTCCCATGATTTTACGAGAACAGTTCCTTTAACCATTAGATCACCGATAATAGAACCTTCTTGATCTGGAAGTTCTCGAAAATCGGCAAGTTCAAATATCCTATTATTTAACTTATGACCGTTAATAATTAATTCATCACAATCTAAATGAATTCGATTAGCTTTAATTCTATGTGTTTGAGATATAGAACTAATGCTTCCTGAATCTAAAGATAGTTTTGTATCGTTACCGATAGATAAACCAATAGACTTACCCATCTTAATAACGATACTGGCTAAGAATCTTTTAATCGACCAATCTTTAATTCGATGTGGATGCTTAGAAGATTCTTCCATTTCAGTCGCATTAATTTTTAAATCTTGATATACTTTCTGATTATCGATCGCAGAACCGTCATCTGGAGTATCTTTAATTGCTTCAGATACTGCTTTGTCGGTTTTAGCGATATCGACGTTCTTAGACGTTTGATTTATTTCTGGCATTTAATATACTGAGCCTCCATTATCCTGACCATTTTCATCTGGGAAGATATCACTCTTTAGCTCACTTTCTTGATATATTTCAGTGCCATAATCTGCAATCCAGCGACCAGTTACAAGAGGACGATCCCCATATGCTTCTATTATAACATAATCTCCGCCTTTTGGAAACCAATCGTCAGGTGAATTTGTTTGTACTGGCATAGCAGGTTCAGTTATTGTTTCACCAGTTTGTGAAGTATAAGTTACTGAACAGGTACAAGTTTTAGGGTCAGATCCTAAGACTGACCCTTTCAACTTTGCAAATCCGTCATTACGGATCTGTTGTCCAGCATATGTATCTTTAAATTTATTTTGTATCGTCGACATTATACACCGAACTTAGGAATATTTACATTAACTTGATATACCTTACCATCGTCGTTATCGTATACTTGATAAGTTATTTCGTCTTTTTCTTTTAATGTATCCATAATAACTTTAATATTTTCTTTAGATTCGCCATGAGCAATCAACGTAAAACCAAAACCGGATCCCGGGAATATTTTCTTAGTACCGAATAAGTAACAACTTGTTAAAGTGATATAATCATTCGATACTTTATTGATATATGTATTTTGGTCGGTCGTAGTTTTATAAGATAACATTTGCTCTGCTTGGAATATAATTTTACGAAGAGTATTTAAAGCAAATGGATGCAATAATGGAGCGTCAATAATTTCGCTATCGTCGCCATCTTTACCTTTAATACCGATAACCTTAACAGGTTTACCGCCTTGATTAATAGAGAATTCGACAGTGTTCTTAGACTCTTCATTATTTAACGCCTTTTCGTGACGAACGACGAAGAATTTAAATTGTTTAAAAATATCAAACTCAGGACCAGGAACCGGAACTAAAGGATCGAGAATAGACGTATTATCTTTTTGAACGTCTTCAATTTTATGCATGAATTGTTCAGCTCTCATTTTAATCTCTTGTTTATCCTTTTGATTTTCCTCGTTATTACGCATTAATAATTGTTCGACAGAACGAATGCTGCCACGTTGCAATAAGCCATCGACATAGTTTTGATTTACGAGATATTCGTAATCGCCGCTCATGTTATTAGCATACATATTACCATCAGCATTTAATTCGTAACGTTGTAGAGCATCGGCAGGACCACCGCCCATTGAAGCATTTAATAAGAAACTTAATGAACCGGCAATAGGATGATATCCTTCTTGATCTTGGAAACGATGATTAAATACAGAGTCCATAAGGTCTAATACTTGACCACGTTTCCCCCAGTTAGGGCTCATAAAGATTGTTCCACTATTACCTGCCCATGCTGGTATGAATGGCATACCACGTTTAAGTAAAGGAGTAACACTTAATGTTTTATAGTTCTGAATAAAATCAGAAATCATATCGCCCCATCTACCTAATGTATAGGCAGCAGCGACCATTAATACGTTACCACCGATTTTACTACCAAAGTTTAATACAGAAGATAAATATCGTCCTAATCGAGTGCCGGCAATTTTATTAAACAAAGCACCAGCTTTACTCTTCATTAAAATATCTTTAGACGTAGCATCAATTATCTTTTTACTTATTTCAGGTTTAGCTTTTAATGCAGCAAGAGTTTCTTGACCTTTTTTAGTATTATTAATACTTTTTACTTCATCGACTAATTTTTCAGTTTCTTTTGAATACAATTTTACTTTATCAAGCTTCTTGTTATATTCTTTTTCCCAAGCAGCTTCAGCTTGTTTTTTATATTCTTCCATCGTGGCATTATCAATAGTCCCAGATTCTGCTCTAGCTGGAATAATATCTCGAAGCTTATTATAAACAGTCTTGTCTTTGTTCGCTTTATAAGTTTCAGCTTCTCTAGTAAGCTTAGTAAATTCAGGCAATCTTTGATCGTATACTTTTTTTGCTATAGCTAAATTTGCTCTTTCAAAATTAGCACTAGCTTCTGCCCAAGTATTTAATATTTTAGAAATACCTTCTTTACCTTGAAGCTCATATTTATTTAATGCTAACGAAGATCTAATTGGATCAAATTTTGATAAACGAGTTTCGACAGTTAAGATTTTGGCTTCTAACTCTGCAATTTTTGCTTCATCTTTTGCATCTTTTGCGGCATCTAACGCAACCCTAAGAGCAGATTCTTTTGCTTGTAGCTTTTTGTGGATACTTTCTAAAGTATTTTGGCGTTTCTTTATTTGATTAATATTATTATTAAGTTTGTCAGCATATTCAGCAGCTGCCCAACCTTTTGCTCGAGCGAATAAACCCCAGCCATCATCGATAATAGCACGAACGATATAAGCTCGTTGTAAGTTATAAACACCGAGAGCATATATTGCAATACGCATTAATGTAGACGTAATAGCCATATTAACGGCTTGAGTCGTTTTATCATTAAGCACGTCGACAATAGCGTCAGGTGTAATTGTCGTAACAAAACCAGTCGTAGCCGATAACGTATGAACAACTTCACGAACTCTTGCTTGTCCAGTCATACTACTTGGCTCATCGAATATAGAAATTCGATCGTGAGGTTTTACGGTAGGGTCACCGTAAACTACGAGATTGCCAGAATAAATTTGTTCGACAGATTTTTTTAATCGAGACAGTGTCATCAATCGAGCGGTTTGAGCATGATTATGTTCAGGTCCACCGTAATTATCTGGAGCAAAATTAGAAACAGCCCAAGAAGCTACTTTCTTTAAGCCTAGTTCTAATGCTGTACCAATACCACCACCTGCGGCAGCGCCAGCAGTAGCACCTAGTCCACCACCACTAGCACCGACTACGCCACCTATACCAGAAGCAAATGCGCCAGTAACAGTAGCATAACTATCTAAAGAACCGATTTCACTATCGATTGCAAATGTATTTTCAGAAGAAGTTTGAAGTTGAGATCTACCATGTAACCATGTATCGACTACCATAGAACGTTGATATTCAGGATAAATATCTCGGTCGAAATAAATATCAGGTGTCGATTTTTTAACTTCTTCAAACTGATACATACCTTTAGCTACTGTAGCTACTTTATTAGAATTAGTTTGAATTTGGTTAGATAAAATGTCATGATCCGACCAATACATATGGAATTGAGAATAAGGTTTACGTTTCTCAAGAGTATTTAATTGGTTATTGTTCTTAATATATTTATAAGCATAATACCAATTAGGTAATCCCATAAATACAGTGCTTCTAAATCCGAAATAATCGGTTGCGCCGATATAAGATGGATTAGCACTTGCTGCGAACTGCAACATATCCCATACTGTTCTACCTTGTGTTTTAATACTGATAAACTGATGACCTTGTTCTGGGGGATCAATCCCAATAACACTTCCTAATGAACGATACCAGGATTGCTGTCCTTGTTCTGAGGCGCCATTTTCAAATTGTAAGCTATCGCTATTAAATAAATTAGTGATATCAGTATTTTTACGGAAATTATAATAATGAGCAGAAGAATCATTAGTAACTTCGTAAATATTTTGTACTGGTTCACCATTAACGAATATATCACGATAATATGGATCACCATAATGATAGATACCAAATGGATTATTAGAGAATACTCTCGATAATACATTCCAATTCTTTTCACGGAATAATTGGCTAAACCAGTTTTGATCTTGACACGTTAAGAATGAACTTACCAATACTCTAGGACTTACACCGCCAAATGATAAACCGTAAGGAGATTCACCTAAATATTTTACGCCACGGTTTTTAATCTTATCGCCGAAATTATCTTCACGAATAGGGTTAGATAATTCAATGCCGTCGCCTTGGCCTACAATACTTACGACATCGCCACCTTGAATCTCGGTAACTGTACCGTTAAACATAACAGGTAGTTTAGCTGCATCGGCAGAGTAACCCATTCGAATATGCATACGAGCACCAGCAACTAATTTAATAGAATTCCTCTCAGGGATTAATGCTTGTTTTTCACTTAAATTACGAACATAGGTATGAGGATTAAAAATACTATCGTATAGATTTTCAAGTCCGGCAACACCGTATTGTAATTGTGTCGTAAAATTATCGCCTTGTCCGTCATCCTCATATTCAGATAATATATTTTGATATAAATTATTTAACTGAATAATAGCTGTATCGGCCGCAATATTTTTAGACTTAACGACTTGAATAGAACTTACGGCATTCGTACTATAGAAGCTATCATGCATCTTCCAGAATCCCGATGAAGCGCCTTCATCGATAAACATGATCTGAAATGTCGGGAATCCTCGAAGCATTCTACCACGAACATCGGTTTGAACCATATTAAGATATGAATCTCGAATACGTCGTGCCAATGCTTTTGGCGTCATTGCATTTGCTTCTAGTTCTAATTGCTGCATAAACTCACGTTGAATTTGAGCGATAGGATTATCGGTCGCAATATCGATACCGAGTTCTTCGATTTTTTCTACGAGACCAGAAAGAACTAAGCCGTATAATAATTTTCTTAAATTCACTTCGTCGTTAGTTAATGGAGCTGTCGTCGTTATGTTCGGCGTAATTACTTTATGAGTTAACGCATTTAATGCATTATAGTCACGAGTAATAATTTTCTTAATTAAAGAAGAATCTTTACACATTAACGATAATGTTGTCGCTACAAATAATTTGCCTTTAACGAATTTATCTTGATTATCTTTAACGAAATTCTTAAGAGTATTTACATTCTTTTCTTGAACATCGTTAGCTAAATTCATGTCTTTCATGAACTCATATGCAGAAGCTTCACTTACCGCATTTTGGAACATGATATCAGTCATATAGTTAGGATAGATATTCTTCTTAATTAAAACACATAACCAGTATAAAACATTTCGCAAGAAAGCATGTTTTGCATAATTCATATCATGCATACAGTTTTTCATGTATTGAATTGTTTCACTATGATCAGATGTTTGATAATAAGGATCTAAGAAGTAATATCGATCGGACGCCTCGAACGTAAAACCTTTATCTAAAAACTTTTTGCGACGTTTATTATAATCGATCGGTAAGAATTGAAGCATAGGATTTTCTTCAAATTCTTTTTGGGTAAAGCAAGGTATGCCATAAGGGCCTAATTCCGTACAAGAACCATAATTATAAAATTCAGAAGTATCGTCAAGATGACGAACATAAGTTAATCCATTAATTGTATATCTTGTCGGTTTTAAATTTTTATAATTAATTGGAGACTTAACTTTTTCTTCTGTTGTTGCAGCATCATTTACTACAGCAGCATCCATATCTGCCACAGTATAACCTGCACCTTTAACTGTAGTTTTATTATCGCCACCAGAAGTGTAAAGGCTATTAATAATTTCCTTAGCTTTTTCTGGTTCAAGATCAACAGCAAAGCCAGATCCTAATGCAGAATAAGCAAATTTATTCAACCAATCTTTAATATTATTTGTCCAATTAGATAATAATTTATCATCAACAGATTTAGTTTCAACAATAATATTTTTAAAGTATTGTAATAAGGCTTCTTCAGAACCTTCATCTTCAATACAAGTTTCCGCTAGGAATTTAAGAGCTTTGTCGGCTTCCCATTGAAAGACATTAATACTGTCAACAATTACAGATTTAAGAGCGTTTTCATTTGCTTTTGTTGCATTTTCTTTTGCTTTTTGTTCTTTAGCTTTTGCATCAGCAGCAGCCTTATCATACTCTTCTTTATTCTCTCTATAGACAACAGAGTTTCTATCTACTTGAGTTCTTGGATCTATAATACCTTGACCAGGACTAGATTTTTTAACTCCACCTTTGCCATCAGGAGGAGTTTCTTTAACAGCTTCTTTAGCCTTTTCTACTTCCTTTTGGCCTTCTTCTGTATTTAAGTTATGATATAACCATGCATAATAAGGTTCTAAGAAAGTAACGCCGATAGATTTACCGACTTTCCATTGACCAGTAGCAATGCCAGATTTAAAGAGCTTCATACGTTGTTCGTTTTCTTCTTTTTTCATCTGGCTAAGTTTATCTTGTGTTAACTGCCAATCTTTAGCCGTCATTTCAGATATGCCACCATTTTGTGCTATCATACCATGACGCATAGAATATTGAGCAGCTTCACTTAAATCAGATAATACTTTTAATTCACCAGATGGATTACCGTCTTCGTCAGGCTTAGCAAACATTTGTAACATCTTACTATCTTGTAAGATACAGTCTCTTAATAATTCAGAGAATAAATGTTCGTGATAGAAGAAATAAAAATCGGGATCCACGAATACTTGATCACGAGGATTTTTATAACGGATAAATTCAAAACCTAATTCACCGAGTTCTTTAATTGTCGGTAATTCTAAGTCTGGATATAATTCAGCTTTAGATAGATTTTGATCGATCTCGAAATAACCTAATGCGGCTTGCGCAGCACGTTGAGCCGTAGCTTCTTTCGACGCAAAATTGTTTTGTTCAAACTGTTTATAAATAGCAAACCGATTACGAATCGTTCTATCTGTTTGTCGTAATGTTACATTAATTTGGTATAAACCAGGATAATTTACGACAGTCGAAATCGACACTTGTTCTACGATTACTTCGAAGATACCTAATAGGCGAGTAAATTCAGAATCAATTCTAAATGGATAACTCGGTAATGCATTAGGATATTTCTTTTTAAAATAAGAAATAATCTTCGGAATCTTATCAAAGCGGTCAACAGTTTCTCTGTCATATGTCATGACCGAGAACGTTAATGTTGCATCTTGTCCGCCCATAAATTGAGGAGCTTGACCATGATATGTATTCAACGTCATATTCGCATACGTATTAGAGAAGTTTGCCGTTAAACCTTGTACTAATACATCTTCTAAATATGTCACATATTGAATAGAACCGATACGTTCAAATTCGGAGTCTTCATAATTTTCATATGTCTCTTGATTACCGGACATTTGAACAGAGCCATCTGCATTTTGTACGGCCGCAAACTGAGACGCACAATATTCTAAGAATTTAGAATCGCCATCATAAGGAGAATATTCTAAAGTACATTGACCATTATTTTGCTTTAATACAATTCTAAAGTTAAATGCGTTATCGGCAAATACCATATCATAATAATTAGTCTGTAAATCGATACCAGATTGATCAGTATTACGAATATTATCAGACATATTTTGATTGCCGCCACTCGTTAAAGTAGAAACAAATTGTTGTCTTAATAATAAAGATTCATCTCGATTATTATAATCGACAGCCGGAATGATTTTAATTTTTAAATAATCATTATCTGGATCCTCATCAAAACTATATTGAGGTTTAGCTTGTCCGCCGCCAGCAATCGATAAGGCGTAATCTCGAACAGATTTTACGACGTCGATATGTTTTTCTAAAATAGAATAATCTGACGGGATATTTAATGCTCGCAAATAATCGACGATCTCACGACCTGCAGTCGACATAACAGAAGCTTTATCACTATAATTAAATTTATATTTTTTAAGAATGTTATTAATTTGATCACTATGAATCGTTTTATAATATTGATTTGCAATCGCAAACAATTCTTTATCTTTTTCAGATGGACGATAATAGTTAGGAGCTTTATTATTGCTATGAGTAAAAGTCTGTCTAATCTTTTCCATCTTAACAAGTTTACCTTCATCAGGCATATAAATATTAATTCTAGGATTTAATGTATCGACCGGCATATAAGCAGATCGATTTGCGAATAATGTTTTCTTCATAAAATCTTTAGAAGAAATATTCATTTTCCGATCGTGAAGATCTTGTCCTAATTGTAGTGGTCGTTGAATATACCAACGTAATAAATCATAATTAATCGTTTTCGCAAAGAAGTTACGATATATATCGATAACGCCATCCTGTAAATCACGCTGTTTCGGAACTTGAGGCATAAATACCTGATAATCAAATTCCTTAAGTAATAACGTAACTTTTAATAGCTTAGGATAATTTGGAACTGTCGCTACCGACATCGATTCAAAACAAATAGCATCGATATCAAGAACTTCGTTAATATATTTATTCTCGATTGGCATATATGGAGCAAAATGGAATTCCGAGAGTAATGCTCTGAATCCATTCATATGATATACGACTTTTTTCTTCTTATCGCTAAGGTTTGTATACCATTCTACAGGTTGACCATTAATGCCACGATCTTCGTTAAAATATAATTCTAACTGTAAGAATCTTTCAGGTTTTGCATTTTCAATATTTGCAGAACCTTTTGCACGAAGCAATGGAACAGAATTTGTATAAGCTTGTGTTACCGTATTAATAGAAATTGGTGGAACAAATAACGTTACATCACCGATCGTACAAGTCCAATCAGAAATAGAATTTAATCCTTTAGTGATATTGTTCCAACCAAACGCTTTATTCTGAATATCGTGACGATTATCGTACTGAGATGTCGCATTCCATACCGCATCAGTCCAAGCTTTTGTATCGTATTGGTACGCCCAAGGTTTAAGATGAGGATTCGTAAAATCAGAATATTTTAAAATAGATGTATTACGATGGCGAGCAATGATATATTTATTTAAATTAATCCATTGCCCATCTTTATCTTTTACGAAAATAACAGCTAGGTTACGACGATAATGTTCTAAACCATATGCGTTAATGCCTGTTTCTTGGAATACGGTAGGATCTTGTCCAGTAAAGAATTTATTAAATGTATTAAAATAGTTAGCTAATAATCCATTACCAGGAAAGCTAATCATATTCTTAGGGTATGCCGTAGTTTGGTCCTGTTTAGAAGAGCCATTGATATCGATAACGGCACGAACTTCTTGTGCGTTCTTTACCATATTTACGACGTCATTAGCCGCAGCATATGCTACTTCTAATGTACCGTAATTAGTTCCGTCAGCCATTAAACCGAATACAGGTTTACGTCCATTTAATAAAACAGAAGATCCGCCAAAACGTCTCTCTGTTAAATAATCATTTACTTGGATCCATTTATTGTCGAACTCACCAATTTGAGCAATCGTAACGGTATCACTATCTTTATAACGTTCCCATTTAGAACCATTTTTATTACTACTAGAATCATAAGCCTTCGTTAAAAAAGCTTGATAATTTTGAACGGCTTCACCGTATGTAACTTGTTTTACGTCGGTTGCATATACGATAGACCAGTGATGAACTTCTGGTGCATCGTAGAATAAGAAACGGAAGCCCATATCATAATCGAGGCTTCTGTTTTCGTCTTTTACTTTATTCGCATCCAGAACATCTTCTGTCGCTTTTTTATTGCCGGCTAACCATGCTCGCATGTTTTGTTGACCGACACATAAATATTCTAATAGCTCTGGATCTTTTACTTCTGCTTTTCTTAGGTCGGCATATAAAGTATCGCCATCGACAAAACCAGCATGTAAATCTTCATCTGTAATTCTGAAAGCAGATGGAGGAAGGCTGACCATAGCCAGCCCTCTCAATCTATCAATACCGGTATTTTCTAATGGAGGATTTTCTTTATAGAACAAAGCCTGTTCTTTTGAATCGCCCATCTTCTTAGCGAGCTCTTCATAAATTCTCATGTCGACTGCGCCTTCTTCAAAGTCGGCTAATTCCGGAAGGCTCATTTGAGTATCTCGGACCATTTGATCGAGTTCTTCTTTTGACCCTTCAGTCGGATTATTAGGAGTTTCTTCCTTTTTGGTTTCGACTTGATCGGAAGCCTTCTTGCCGACTTTTTGACCTAAATGTTGAGTCGCATAGTTGACACCTGGCTTTTTATCTTCCGCCATAGAATTTCCTTTCATTTATAATACACTATCTAAATAATTGCTAATATCGTTAGCATTCATATCTTCATATTTAGATGTAACTCTTGTCGTAACAGTTGCGCTACCGCCAGAACCAACAATGTTTGGCATAGCGTTTAATGCAGCAACTGCAGCTTGTGGATCTTGACTTGTCGAAGTTGCTACATTGATTATATAACCACCATTAGCAGCACCTTGTTGAGGTTGAACTAAACGAACTGACGTATTAGAATTATTAATTTGCTGAGCCGGAGTATTATCGACATCCGGAATCGGAGAAGCCGATCCATAACCAGCAACAAGAATCGAAGAACCTAAAGCAGCCATTGCACCTAAAACCGATTTACTTCGTGCTTTACGAACAATGTCCATAGCTTTAACTTCGCCACTTCTTAATTTAGCCATACGTTCAGCAACACCGGAACCAATTAAAGACTCGTTCATTTTAACAGCTTGAATTTGCTCTTCAGGATTATTTACGATAGGCGCCATATTGTTTAAAGCAGCGTTATTTATAACCGCTTCTTGAGAAGCACTATGTGCATCGGTTGCACTTCTAAACGTAGCATGTCGATCACCAGTAACACTTACACCAAGATCTAATTGAGACATCGTAAAATTAAGATTTAATTTATTTTTCTCCATATAAGAAGCAGTTGTCTCAAACATATTAGATACATGTTGTTTATACTGTTGACGAACATATTCATCGGCAGCACCTTGAATCTCTTCAGCACTTCTGCCTTGTAACCCACTGTTCGCAATAAAGTCAGAGTTATTAGCAACGGCATCGACCATTGTCGATAAGGATTCTTGTTTACGCTTCATTTCAGACCATATAGCTTTATTATATGTATCGTCTGTAACAAGTCGGCCAATGTTACGAATATCTTCAGCTGTTTGACCATGTCTTGTTAAATCGGTAAATACATCGGCAAACTGATTCATTATATCGGCAGTAGCACTACCGGCATTCTTCGCCGATAAACGAGCTTCTTGGACACCGATAGCTACAGTAGAAGCTGTATGCCCTAATCGCATTCCGCCAGAATACTGAGTCATAAACTCTTCGTTAAATCCGACGTCATTAACTACTTTTTGTAAATTCTTTAACGGGTTATATGTTTCACCAGCATAGCTCGAAGCTTTTTGAGTTTTAGCAAGAGTATTGCCATCTGCACCTTCTATTGTAACATCACTTACGGATTTTGTCGATGGATCATAACTTCTTCTTGCTGTTTCTTGGAACGTTACAGCGCTATTGTCCATAGAAGATGCAAGCAATAAACTATCGTCGGTCATACCAGAATTAGTGATGATATCTTCGTTCATCTTAATTAATTTAATTTGGTCACCGTCATAGTCGAGGCCTTTACCTTTAGCCATAAGCTGATTAGTTCTTACTTCATTCTCGGCAAGACCTTTATTTAAATAAATTTTACCGAAGTCGACCGATGTAGGATAATCGAACGGATAACGTCCTACGCCCATCGCCATACCTTCAGTCTCGAGTTGTTTAATCTTAGCAGCTCGACCTGCAGCATCTAGGCCATCAAATACACCAAGCTTTTCAAAGACATCGATAGAAGCTTCACCAAAGCTTGTGCTTAACCCGGCTTTTTTGGCCTCTTTAATCGTCATTTCGCCAGCAAATTTTCTCGACGAAATAAAGTTTTCGTCGAAGTCGAATACGTTCGTAGCAGCAGCTTGAATGCTCTCACCAAGATAAGCAGAACTTGTCGATTCTAATATATGACCTTTGCCTCTTAAATTCTTTGTAATGTCGGTACGTAAGCTATCATAAGCTTTATCCATATTCTCTTTTAACTTAGCAGCTTCTTTAGTGTATTGAACTCCGTCTTGGATTTCCATTTCGCCAAGCTTTTGTGCTGAATCGAAGAACGACTTAATTTGAGCTCTTGTTTCTGGGCTGTGGGCACTTTGCGGAATAAACATTTCATATTTTCTTCCGCCAATCGTTTCACTAAACTTACCTGATTTATATTCACCAGTCTTTTTATAGTGATTAATCATTTCATCAAGAGTAAGAGGTGTATCTACATCGTTAAGAGCCTTTTTAAATACTTCTCTTTCTTTGTCGGTACCACGACTACCGGCAATGATATCGGCAAAATCTTTAGTATCATCAGCCATGCGACCGCCTTTATTATTACGATAATCGGCAGCATGGTGAGATAACCGTTCGGCAAATTCTTCGACATAATCTTTAGTAGCTTTAATGCCTTTTTCATCGAATAAATCATATACGAATTTTTCTAACGATGTATCGGCAAAGTCACCAGCTTGAGCAAGTTTTTGACGAGACTTTCTAGCTGCACGAGAATAACGAGTTCCGTTCATTGCTGCATCAGATAATTTTTCACCGTAATTAATTTCACCGGTTATATTATCGTATACACCAGTTGCGGTTAATGACTCTTGTAAAGTACCAGTAGGATCTATAACTTTTAACAACTCTTTAGCTGTTTTTGCGCCGACTTTTAATTCTCTTACTTTCATTAACTCATTCTGATTAAATACAGCGTGTTGTAATTCGCCGATATAATCTTTTGAATATGCCGTAACTTGTTGAGCCGTTACTTTGCCAGAAATACCCATAGTTAATTTATCGACATCGCTAAGTTTTTGTACGAGTTTTTCGTCTTGATCTTTAAGCATAATCTTAAAGATGTCGCCAAGATTTTTACCGTCCTTTATTTCGTATACGCCGTCAGTAAACATAATTCTATTTAATTTCTCGTCGAAATAAATAGCACCTTTGTTAAACAATTCTATGGAACCAGACTCATTTAAATTATCGACGGCTTTTCTCATAAACGCACGTTTAACATCCATAGGCTCATCGGCAATATTATCTAACCATTGTTGTGTTAAGCCTACAATATCTTTACGTTTAACCATCTCTTGTTCACCTTGAATAATATCGATCGGTGATCCATGGTTAACGGTTTTAGCTAATGCATTAACGATAACATTACGTTCGGTATTAATACGTTTTTTAATCGCGCTATACGCTTCTTCTTTAGATGCATTCTGTGTTAAGCCAACCTCTAATCGTAAACGCTTGCGCATTTCTTTTAAATTCTGAGTTCGTTGACCTTCATCGCCAGAATAATAATGGTAAGCAATTTCGTTAAGATTGCCAGATAAGAATTTAGCGATACCTTCTGTATTGAATTTCAATCCGACCATATTGCCAAAACCTGTTTCATTTAAAATTTTAGCAATATTCTTATCGACTTCACCTAAGCCGAAACCTAATGTTTCTGTTGTTTGTTTAGCGTTGCCAACAAACAATTTACGAGCTGTATCTCTGAAGTTATGCAATACCATCCTAGTATCGATGCCTTTAGATTTAAGCAAGTCAATCATACCTTTAACATCGTTAGGTCTTTCACCGACACTCAATTCTTGTAACATCTTCGATATCTTAGACTCAGAAACAATATTATTATTAGCATCGACAAAATGAATTCGACCAAATAAATTACTCTTAGCCATTTTAGATGTTGCACCAGAAAACTCTGTATCCATCGAAGTCTCGACAATATCTTGACCTCGTAAGAATACCGCATCAGATACTTCTTTTAACTCGAATTTGCCATCGGCATTCATTTTAATCGGAACGTGACGTTCAATAAATTCTTTGCTAATATCTTTATTGCCGGCTAAATTAATAGCTTCACCGCCATGTAATCCATAAGTAGCTTGGCCTAATGCATCGGCTAACTCCGGAGAAATTTTAGCAGAACCTTCAATACCAGATTTTAAAGCTCGAGAATATTCTCCATATAATTTATCGACTTCGTTAGAACTTAAAGTACGATGATACTCGTTTTCGATACTCGTTACGATTTCATTGAAAGACTTATCGATGATTTCTTGTCCTTCTTTATCGTGTTGTAACAATAAAGTATTCGTATTTAGTACAGCTTTGTTTGTATCGGCTTTAGTAGATCCTATCCAAGATTTATCGGTATAATAACGAGCAGGATCGTCACGATGATCAAGAGCAACTTGTTCGACGCCTTCTCTTAATAATGTTCGAGATTGACCAGAAGATTGTTGATAACTACGTTCATTGCCAGGGCTAATAGCAGAAGCATTTGTCGCGGTATCATATCGTTTAGCACCTTTAAGTACTTTAGCATAATGATTTGTTTCACTCTTAGTAATATTTTGCTCTTCATATTCTGTATCGGATAGAATAGAATATTCACTACCAGAATATCGAGTACTTGTTTTTAATGTGCCATCATCGTTAAGAATGATTTTACCGTTGTCGTCATATTTAAAATCATAAGTATCGACGCCGACAAAATTCTTTTCGATAAATGACTCATCGTGAAGTACTGCATTTAATCCTTTAGACGGATCTTTAGGGTTAAGCAATGCATTAATTGCATTCTGGGATTTACTAGACGGAGCCATATCTTTAAATAAATCTCCGGTCTTACCATCCCATGCTGGATTAATTGTCTTAAAGAAATTAATTACGTCGTCTCGGCCAGCGCCCTGTTCAACAACGCCCATCTTAACAAAATGGTCGACAGTTAATACGTTAGTATTAAATAACTCAGGAAGAGATCTCATGATCTCTGCTTTATGGTCGATAAGATTTTTTTGTGCGATATTTAAATCGGACAGTCTTAATAATTCTGGCTTAGTTACATCAAAACCTTTATCTCCAGGAGATAAACCTATTTTATTAGGATTTGCTTGAGCATTTTTAAGAACGTTAGTTAATACTTCACCGATACTAGCATTCTTATCGGTTTTTAACCATCCTTTAACAGACGGAAGTATATGATCAAAATTAGATAATTCTCTTGCTACATATTGTAATGCCGGTTTTACTTTTGCTTCGCCGCCATCCATATAAACAGATTTAACGGCTCGCTCGACAAAACTCATATCGACAACACTGTTACCATGTTGGAAAGCAAAATTACCGCCATTAGCGTATACTACTCGAGATAAATATTTGCTAATATCATAGAACTTATTACCTTCGACAATCGCGACAGTATTACCTCTAATCGATAAGTTAGCATTATTACCGAGACTAGCTACAATTTGATTAGCGATACCTTCCATTTGTTTTTCGATCGTATTAAATCGAGCCGATAATACTTTATCAGGCACAAGACCTTTATAGCGATCGACGAACATGTCTTCTGTAAGGCCATTCATTAAATAGCCTTTTAATCGTTGACTTGCATCGAGTGGGCTTTTACTTAAACCATTTGCAGCAGATTTAGCTACCGATCTTAATACGGTCTTTTGAGCATCAGAAGTTATAATCGCTTTACCTGGAGTTAAGTCAAAACTTCTAAATGCTTCATCATGAGGATTACGTTGTTGATATGTTTGCAATTCTCGAATAAAGAATTTAGACATATCTCTAAATGATACATCGTCTTGAGATTTTAAATCATTAAAACGTTTAGTAATGTTAGATAAAGCTCCGCCACGTTTTTCGAGCTTGGTCGCAAAATAATTAAAGCGATCAATTAATTGTGTCGGAGTAATCGTCTTATTAGTACCGTAAGTTCTAAGCTTCTTCTCAAGTGTAGCAGCAGCCATATTAAAATCTTTTTCTTTTAGGCTTAAACTAAACTCTACACCACTAAGATTTTGAGGGCCGGCGAGTCCTGCCAAGAATTTATCGTCAATTCTAAAACGAGAATCATAAGATACTTCATGATTACGAATCATACGAGTATATTCGTTCATCACAGATTGCATTACATAATCGGACGCAATCTTATCATGTTCTAATCCACTTGCCGCAATTTCTCTTGCTGCTGTCGAGATTAAGAAATGATTATCTTTAGAATTAATATTATTTAAAATTTCTTTAACGGCACCGAATGACGGGATATATCCTTTTTCAGGATTATATCGTTCTTTCATTCCGGCTGCTATTTTTTCAATTGAACGAGCAAATGCTCCCTTATCGATACCGCCAAGATCTTCGATCGAATATCCTGACATTGCTTCAGCAACAGATTTACCTAACTCGATATGATCTTGAAGAATTGTCGCGGCTGCTAACTGTTGTTTTTTAGTAGAGAACGTACTAACGATAGGATCGATAACAAAGTTTTCTCGACTATAAGTCGCAGACTGAATTTTATCGATAACGTTACCACGAGACTGTCGTTGGTAAGAATGAACCAATAAATTATTAAAAGTATCTTCTGCCGTATTTGCCATACCGATACCTAAAGAATTTGTCGCAATTTTCATGCCAGGCATATTATATTGCATGCCGTCTTTAGTTCGTTGAGCAATCGGTACAAAAGATTCCATAAATTGATTTTCTAAGTTTTCTTTTGTTCCGACAATATATCGTAATGCTCCATCGCCGCCAGTTAATTCTACCATGTGTAAATCATGGCTACCGTTAATACCGAGTTGGCCAGCATTCTCTGCAATATAACGACCGAGATTAAGATCGTTATGATCGAGCTTCATTACTTTACTTACTTCATAAACACTATTCGTTTTAAAAGTAGAACCTCGATATGCCGTATAATTCTTACCGTCGACATGACGCATATTATATTCTGGGAAAATATACTCTCCGCCATTACGTTCAAACGTTAATAGACCAGAGTTTCTTCCCCATACAGAATTAATATTGCTTACGAATGTACCAGCTTTAATTTCTTGCATTGTCGATTTATTTTCGGCAATTATTTTAGAAGCTGATTCTAAATAAGATCGGAAATATTCATTGTTATATAATTGCTCTAACGCAGAGATATCGGCGCCAGCATCATGGGCCTTAGATACGTCAATACCGAGCATACGAGCAAAATCTTCTTGTCGCAAACTAGAACCTTTAATATAATATGCTCCAAGTCGACCACCTTTAGTTTGTTTAGCTCCACGCAATATAGAGTCTTTATAAGCTCTAGACATCGCTTCAGGGTCTAATGTAATAGCTGTTTTAATCGTCTTAAAAATATCGAAATGATTTTTAGTCGCTATTTTATTAACAGCTCTTGTCCCTAATGTTCTCGTGATATCAGGAGACTCACGCAAAGCAGTCGATACTTTATTTACGTCGAAGAACTGACTATTAAAACCGATTACTTGTGTACCAGAAGAAATATGTTGATCTATTTCTCTAGCTATATTATTTAAACCATCTTGATGATTGTTAGATAAATAATCGATACCACGCCCAATTAATTTGGTCTTATCGTCAGCATCTGTTAGTGCTTCAAGTGCACCGCCAGAACTCATATTATTTGCGTTCTTACCGATACGAGCTAGTGTATCGTAAGCAACTTTTTCTTCTCGAGTCGCAGTATCGTAATTAAATGTGCCGTTATCAAATTTCAATCTTAATAAAGATGCTTGATCTTTTGTTAAGCCATTCATAACGACACGAGTACCGTTCTCGTCTTTTGCAGCATACTGCCAAATAATATCTGGCGTTCTAACTGCTCTATCTTGACCGTCGACATTTACGAGTACAGACGGAATTGTTTCAATATCGAAAAAATAAGGTTTTGCGTCAGGAGACGGCAATGCCTTAGCTTTATTATTTAACGATAAAGCGGAGTTAGACGCTGACTCGATTGCCAGCGCCATATCCTTTCTTTTATTTAAATTAGCTTTTTCTAATAATTCAATAAGATGACTAGGAGGACCAAACGATTCTTTATTAAAAGCATCGTATGTCGGTCTCCTAGTTATATAAGTAAAATCTTGATCCATTATTTAATCCTTTTATAAGAATGATAACGCTTTGTCTATTTTGTAACCAAGAACAGAAGTTACATTAGTTACTATATCTATTATACCATCTTGTTGCGTAGGATTCACCTGTATTTGTTTTTCGGTTAAACCGATACCACTTAATACAGTATTAATTTTAGCTCGGACAGTAATAGGATCATCGCCGTTCCTAATATTCTCTATATTAGGAGCATTGATAACTTCTGGATCTTCATATGTCGAAGAATAAATTCCGAAGTCTGCAAATTGCATTCCTTCGTTATATATTACTTTTGCCTTAATATCTTCAAGGTTAGAAGATGCTTCCCAACCTTGCCATAATGGCCCAGGAAGATTATGAGTCGTGAAGTATGATTCATTAGATTCTGTTTCAGTTTCTTCTTGATACCATACAAGTCTTAACGCTTTAGCTAATGATGGAGATACATTACGTAAAATAGCTCGGCGCTGTTTCTCGTTCGTTACTTTAGCAAATTCGACGAAATATTCTTTTTCGGTGCTAGGTAATGCACGAATAATATCGGAATATTCACTATCTTTATTTAACGCATATACGGTAGACTCAGCTACTTGATGATACATAATAGCTTGTTCTGTCCATTCACCGGCAGCAAGCGTTGTCATATCTTCACTTAAACGACCGAACTTTTTATTAATCCATTGCGCTAATGGATCGTTAGACGGAGTGCCAGAAGTTAATACGGATGCCATCATATCAGTAATCGATACGTCGCCATCCATTTCGGCACGAAGAGCTTCTTGATGTTGATACAATTTATCGACATCGACGCCTTCTTCGGCTTTTGCTTTTTCTTTAGCTGCTTCGTATAGACCCATATATTTTATATAACGAAGTCTATCGAAATATTCTTCTGTATCCCAACGCTTTTCTACGTTATCTGGAGTATATACATGATCGAGACCGAGAGCTTCGGTAATCGGATTATTCTTAGCTAATGCAATCGCTAAACCAGTTCCGGCAAAAGCGGCAGCTTGTAGCATACGACTAGCACGAGTTCGTTTAGCAAAATCGACTAAACTTTCAATGCCTTTGTTATCGACGCTACCAAATAAATGTTCGGCAAATCTACCGATAGAAGACTCATCGGAAACAAATTTATCAAACAGATTTAAATGACTACCGATATCGTAACCCATACGTCCCCATGCATATGTTGCATACATAGGATCGTCGGTCGATGTTGCCATTGCAAATGCATTGCCGGCAAATCTAAATGCACGAGATAATTTTTCTTTTCGTTCAACAGCATTCGCGCCAACAAAAGTAAAACGACCTGTGATTTCACCGGCTAGTGCTGGGCCATCTAAATATGTCGAAGCAAATTTAGCAATAGCTAATCTTGATTTAGAAACATTATCTAAAGTTCGACTATTTATACCTTTGTAATAACGATATGCACTATCGGCCACTAAATCTTTTACAAATGATGTTTTACTTTGCTCGAATGTCGGAACAAGCATTGTATCGATAATGTCTTCCCATGAAGAAAATCCACTACCGTATAATTGATCGCTACGATATTCTTCTAATGGATCGTTAATTCTCATAAACTGACTATGAAGAATCGGAATTTGTGCATGCGTTACTAATTCGGCAGCACTACCGAAAATACGTCCAAACGTATTATAATTAGCATATGCACCAGCCGCAGAACTATCATCCATATCGTATTCAGCTAACCCGACTTCTCGTAACGTATCCGAGATGTTCTCGCCGTTCAAGAATAATGCTGCACGAATTGGAGCTTGTGGTGCATCTGGATTATCGGTACGTTCTTCATCGTCGATACGCATCGTTACTCGTTGTCCTGGCTGGATAACTTGTAATAATTGTTGTTTCGACATAAAACCGTTTTCTTTAAACTTAACACCGGCAATTTGATACAAACGATCATCGCCAGCAATTTTAAATTTACCGTTAGATAATACTTCTTCGATGTGGCCATCTTGAGATACTGTAGTTTTACCTAAGAACTTATAATTAAAGAAGTCATGTTTTTTACCCTGATGTTTAACCATTTCTTCAGTATCTTGTAATACTTTTTTAGCTTCATCAGAGTTCATCATCTTAACGATTTGTTTCCAGTATTTATACTCTGGACTATTAGGAGCTATATCGGCTAATATTTTATAGCGGTCAATGGCGCCATACGCCCCGAACTGATCGGAATGTAATTGATTGATTGCTTCGTAACCTTTGCCTGGTAAACGTGCCTCACCATTTACGAGCTTAGTATAAGGATCACCAGTAAAGAATTTTTCTGGAAGCCATGCATATTGATCAGCCATTGTATTCATCAATGGATTAACGCGTCGTCTCCTTGAAAATTCTGGTAAGAAACGACGACTAATTTCGGCTGTTTCACCACCGAGACCACCGATACCAGCATCCCAGAACTGACGAGTAAATGAATCAATATCGCCAGCATTAGCAATGAATTTAGATTCATCACGGCCAAAAGCACTCGATGCCATATAGCCATAGATACCAGTTAATAATCTTGAAGTAGTTTGTAATTCGTCTAAATAATCACGGCCACCATTTGAATTCATCAAATTATTATAAAGGTCGGCATTATTTAAAACGTCTTCAATAGATCCTTTATACTTACCACGTTTAATACGCTGTTGTATATACATACCGTTAGGATTAGTATAAGGAGAGCTACCAGAATAAATAGCATTATTCATTGCTGAAATAGCACTACCAGTACCATTCGTAACAGGTTGTAAACTAGCTACTTCAGGATTTACGGTACCGTCAGGATTGATATATTTAACGTAATCAGCTGCCGATGCATACATCGGAGCTTGCTGACTATATTGTTGATCACCACTTTGAACATATTCATTATCAGTAGGATGATCGAACGCAGTAAAGTCGTATACACCGAGACGACCATTTTGAAATATTAGATAGCGATTATCTTGTGATTGTTCTTGTATCTGTTGGTTCATATGGTACATGACTGCTTTAACGTCACGACCGAACCACATTCTATCCTCGTGGTATTTTTTCTTAGGTTTAATTATTTCACCTAATGTCGGATTAAGAATTAAACCTTGAAGAGTATTAGATTCAAATAACGGGCCTGATTCTAAATAAGGTCTATCTTCTGAATGCATCTCTTCTAACCAATAAGGATTAAGAGCATAGATTAAAGGAGATAAAGGGTTAGATAAAGTCGGAATAGGGCTATGCATCCACTTATTAAAGTAGCCGCCATAAATACCTTCAGTCTTATAATCAGATTTAGCTAACTTTAAACTGTTATCTTCCCAGTATGAAATACTAGAACCACGGAATTCATTCGCAGAACCCCATACCCAATAACGACCAGCACGAATAGGGTCTTTACCGTTTTGATAATAATCTAATCGTTCTTCATAAGATTGATAAGGACGATAGTCGCCACTGATATATTGAGCCATCGGGTTGGCCATCTTAGCCAATTTAAATGCATCAGTTAACCCAGTAGCATCGGTAAACTTTCTAAAGCCTAAATCGATATTCGCTAGACCAGTTTGAAAGTTTTCATTTAAATTAAATGTATCGTCTGCCCAGTCTAATTGAGTATATAAAAAGCTAGCAGGCAATACACGTTTAAATAATAGTTTGTCGAATATTTCTAAACTACTTCTCGTCGCATTTTCATGTAAACCAAGACCATGGCCTAATCTAAAGAATCGACCAATACCTCTAGTTAACCAGTTATTTGCAACACCGGCAAATGCACCTGGGTCTATTAAATTAAGGCCTTCACTTAAGCGATTGCCCATTTTAAACAAAAAGGCACCTGCTACAGATAAATCATTACCAGTTGTATTATTAGAAAAATCTAAATGGCCGCCAGTAACCTTATCTAACCATGTTGTTTGGCTTAATTTAGCATTTGCAAATAATCCTTTTGCGGAATCAGAAATGCCTTGCATTAATCCATTAAGATCGCCACTATTCCAAGAAGTAATTATCTTCTTAACATCGAGAGATTTTCTTGCTAAGACTGGAGCGGCAGCATTTCCTTTTTTGCCAAAGTCAAAATGAATGTCTTTTTCATTACCTAAATAATGACCTAATATTCTATCGGCTTCAGGACTGTCGTCTAATGTATCTTGTATTTTTTTAAATACAGCAGAACCTATATCTTGTTTATCTCGATTAAAATTATGTCGATCTTTAATTGTATTAATGCCAGATTCTTTTTTATACTTCTCGATAGTATACATATCTTTAAGTTTTTGTTTCTGACCTGGAGATATATTTAAAGAATCTATCTTAGCATAAGCTTCTGCTTGTGTTTTACCTAAAGAATCGACAGCGTTTTTAACGACAGCTTCGTTAACTGTTTCTTCGACAGATTTAATTTTATATAAAGCTTCACTACCGATACCGATACCGTCATCGCGTAAACGAGCATTAATTTTCTTACCTTCTTTAGCAGCTTTAGTTACGCTTAATAAGTCCAAGTTATCGACCTGATCAACGTCGATATCTCGCAAAATTCTTCTTTTAGCGCTTTCGCTTTTAGCATGATATACATCACGTATCTTAGAAAGTGTATCCTTTTTAATGCCTTCTTTTGATGCTGCTAAATCGAGAACAATCTTTTCAGTATTTTTCTCTAAACCAATATCGATACTTTGTACGGCACGAGCATGAGAATAGGCACGCCTGCCTAATGCAGATAGCTCAGACTCGCTTAACTCATCTATATTAGTTTTTCTTAAAGCATATAAATTATTGCCGTCGATATCAGTTATGTGTTTAGCGCCTGCAGTTCGACCAAGTTGAGCCCAATTGGTCTTTTCTTGTTGAATACCATATTGATTCATTTGACGACCATAATGTACTATATCGTCATTAGCTGCATGCCAGTTATAACCACTGATATCCATCTCTTCCATCTTACCGGTCGTAAGATCTTGACGATATAATTTATCACGGTTACGAACTAATAGTGTTCCTTCCTTTTGGAAGTTAGCCATACCAAGTTTAAATTGAGCATTAGAATAAACGTCGACACCTAATTGGTTTTTAGGAGATAAATCATCGATACCAAATAATTTACCGACTAAAGTATCACCAGCTAATCCTTTTGTATTAGATTTTAATCTGTCTAAATTAGGAGTATTTAATACTTCGCCATCAACATATTTAGTGCTATCGTTATATTTAGCATTTTCGAATAAATCAGCTAAGAAAGCAGTTTTTTCATTAGTACGAATTTTATCGAGAGCATTTTCAAAACCGATCACATCTCTTTTGCCTTTACTCGATACAAGAGGTACATCGAGAGCCCCATCATCGATTGCGGCATCAGCTTGCTTTTGTTTTACAAAATCATCAAGAGAGAAATCGTGAATCTCACCAGTCTTTTTAGCCTGATGTTTTGTTAATAGCTCTTCAGCATCTTTAAGCTGATTATCGATAAAATTCTCGACAATTTTTTCGCCACGACTACCAGCACTTTGCCAATCCTCGAGACTACTTTTTCTTTCGAGATTTTGAATAGCTCTTAATGCTACATCAGTATCATCAAACATAGCATGCTCAGAATCGCCACCAGTAACAACATCTCTTAATGTATTTTTAAAACGTTCAGAGAATCCGAGAGTACCGTCATAACGTTGAGACGGAGCCATCTCGTTAATAGCATCGACCATGTTATCGATCGTTGCCTGATTAACGCCAGCCGCTTTAAAATCGCTTGCTACTGTATCTATAACTTGAGCATGATATAAATTTTGAGAATATTTTTCTGCGTCAGCTTCTACATTTAATACACGATTAAAAGTATCACGTAAAATATCGGTTTGCTTATCGGCAGTTACTGTAGATGATGGTTTAGGAAAATTTCCTCGTAATGCTTGATTAGCATATCCTTCTAATTCAGAAAATGTAATCGCATTAGCACCGTCATCAGTAATTCTTGAAAGTCTACGTTCTACTTGTCCTATAATAGGATCGAGTTTAGATAAAACTCTCGCCCCTCTTTTTGTTCTAGAAAAAGCAAAAGCGGCCCCGACGAGTCCGCCGGCAGCCGCTACTGTATCAACAAAAGAGTCGGCAGGACTATCGGAAGGAGCTTCTACTCCTTTATATAAATAATCGTCAGCCATAGTTTTCCCTTGTTATATTAATTTAATTATTATTTCTAAGTTCAGCTAACTCTGCAAGTGTCATATCATGAGGATTTTTACCACTTAATGCTACTTCACGAATAGAGTTTTCATCGCCTTGATTAACAAACGCCTCTGGGAACATAGCTTTTAGTTCGTCTTCAGACATTTGTTGTTTCCGTCTTTGAGGACGTTTAACTGTTTGTTTTGGTTTCTTAATTTCTTCTGGAGGTTTTTCTCGTTGTTCTCTTAACTTATCGAAATATTGTTTTTCTTCGTTAAATAAACGAGGATCGTCTTGTTTAAATGACACATTACTGCCGGCATCGAGAAGTTTTTCCATATCGAGACCACCACGGCCATGGATATTTTTAAGAATCCATTCGCTTCTTGCTAAGAAATCCATCGTTCTAACCATATCCCAGTTATCGATATCTTCTATATCGTATTCAGGGAATGCTTCATGGATTACACAAGAGATTTGTTTATCGACATTTTCCATATTATCGACAGCGTTTAAATAAAGAATTTCTCGTCCTCGTTTACTCATGAAACTAGCGTCGAGAATCTTTTGTGCTAAGTCGGCAATAAGACCGGCTGGTTGTGCACCGATATCGAAATTTTCAGGATATAAGATACAATTATAACAAACAATATCTTCACGTTCAACGTCCATTAATTGCTCATTCTCAAATAATTCATAATATTGTGAACGAGTCAATGGTCGATAAATTACGATGCCATCCGGAAATCCTGTATAAGTAAAAACAGTTTTATATTTATCTTTTAGCTGTGTGAATATTTCATCGAAACGTAATTCTTCCATATTAACACACCTTACAATGGATTAGAAATAGTATTCTTTTCATAACCAGAGTTTACTAAAATTTCATTTACGACAGTATCGATAAAACCACCGAATGTTTCTTTACAGTATTCAATTCGTTCTGGGCGTGGGAATAAAACGAAATAACGAAGAATATTATCGCTACGCAAATCTTCTAATTTTTGAATACGTTCTTCGTAATCTGTAATTGCATCGAATTCAGCTTGTTGTTCAAAAGACAAGTTAGTCATAAGATGTTGTTCGGCGCGAGTAATAATTTTATATACGATAAACTGATCGTTTAGCATTCGAAAAAATCGAACGTTTTTATTTTCTTTACGAATACGAACAGCTTCACTATTCATTAAGTATTCGGTCTTGGAAGGGTCGAAATCATCGTCATGTTCTGTCATGCTAACTTCGACAGCATCGACACCACCTGTCATTTCACGATCGATGTTATCAACAGGATTACTTGTATCCTTTACAGATTGAGTTTCTTTAATGTCGATACCTTTTTTATGTTGTTGATTATTAAACTTTTGTTTCTTCTTGTTATTAGTTGTCATAAATCAGTTTGTCCTTAGCTATTAATTACCTTACGATCTCGAGCTAAAAATTGATATTGCTCTAACACTGGACGACCAGAAGAATCGAGTACTGTTTGTACATTCATTATATGACAGTCTAATAAAATAACATGTAATGGTTGACCCATTACATCGTCATCTTGTCCATATACAATATCGATTTCAAACCCTTGTCTCCATATAGCATCATGCTCAGGATTAGATTGTACGGTTTGAGATAGTCGATGTGGTTGAACAATTTCTTTATATTCGACTTCTTCTGTTTTATCTTCGGCAACTAAAGTTGCCTTTCGATATTTCTTAATCATATTGTCGATATAAAGTGGTTCAGTAAAGTTAATCGTAAACGTTCCTTGTACTAACCGATTACCGATAGCTAGTTCGTCATATATATAAGAATTATAACCGAATAATGGCATATCATGTTGAGATAATCCATAATTAATATTCTGGATATCGGTAACTAATTTATCACCGAACCACACATTCGCATCGATCTGAGAATAATATCTTTTATATGTCGGAGTATTTTTAGTGTACCCAGACGAAGATCGAGTTATTTCTTGTTCAACGTTTTTATTTGTATAGGACAATAGACTGCTTAAATGATTATCGAAGCGCTTTCGTCTCATAATATATTATACTCCATTTTTATTTAAAAGTCTATTTGGTTCTTAACTAGAACATTCCAATTAGCCAAATAATAATCGTTACCATTTCTCCATACTGTAACTAATCCAGTATGAGTTCTAGTTTCTTTATCGTATATAGATATTACAGTATAGTCTGCATCGTCATATGTTATATATGCAGCATTATCTGTTACTTTTTTATATTCAAAACGATAGTTTTCTCCGCGTTTAAATTTAACGGCCGAGACTATCATATTCTTAATATCGTTCGGTATGATTACTCGATGAGATGTTTCTTGATTATATACATACATACCAATATCTTTATGTACTTGTTTAGAATAACGATATACATTTAAATAATGAATCATGTCGAGCAATTCATCATACGGATTAATTTGCACAAATCGGTCAATAACTTTATCGTAATAATTAGATAATGTTACATCGCTATTGCCGATACAATCTGTAAAATAATGATAATATTTATTTACGTCTTCTAATTCAAACTCTTCTTTTAAGAATGCTAATAAGCTAGTTTGTTCATAGCGAAGAGTTTCTTCGATATATTTATATTCGATATCTTGGTCGATATTAAATAAACAAATCGGACTTAAAATATTATTATCTTTATCAGATAAATAACTAAAGTAATTACCGTCGTAAATAGAATTACCTTGTGTCGGCAAATCGATTACTAAATTATCGATTTCTTTTTTAACTAATACTTGATCGGCCGCCAATCCTTCTACATCTGTTATACAGAAATAAATCGGGCCGATATCTTGATATTGATTAGCGCCATCGATAAGTGCAGTTATTTCACCGTCTTCGACTACGATCTTAGGCATTTGCAATACATGGTTATCGATATGCTTATTAAGCAACATACTAATCGCTAATTTTGTATCGTCGTCAAATGATTGATACGCTAACGGTAAGTATCTAAGACTATCTGTTAAATCACTTATCTTAGTCGCAATTATATTTAATTTATCCCAGATAAGATTAGCCGACGTTAAAGATGGATGAATCGTATAATAAGAATTAATGATATTCTGATCGATAATTAAATCGATACGATATAAATAATCTTTATCTAAAAATCCTAAATCGATATTTTTATCTTTAAACGTTATAGTATCTTGATACTCATAAAACTTACCGGTAAACTTATATAAATTAATTTTACCTTCCAAGAATCCATTTACGATATTAGGATGCAATAATGATTGATTGTCAGAGTTTAAATAAAGCGAACTATTATTGTCGATATTGTTATAAAAATTGTTAGCATTATAATGTTTAATCGTTGCCAATAATAAATAAAATAATCGATATTTATTTTTCTCTTCTTGATTGGTCATATAAGAAAAATATAAAGTTTCGACTAAATTCAATCCGCGCTCATCGGATACTTTAATAATAAAATCTTTAAGTTCTTTATTTAACTCATCGTTAAATATTAAATTATTTAAATACGTTAGCTGATATTCTAATCCTTCTGGATATACTTCGATATATTTATCTTCAGATTGTCCGTCAGGCCCCTTACTGAATACTCGATAGATACCAGACTGTAAATCATTAATAATAGCAGTCGGTTCTTCTAATTCATATTTAGTTAGTTCATTACCGTCATCGACATATAATTCTGTATGACCGTTAAAATAATCGTTACAATAAAGGGCAACGAATGTTTCAAATTGCCACAAAAAAGTAATGCTAGATGTGCTCAAGTTCTTCGTTGCCTCCTTCTTTTTTATTAGTAACGTTATCGGTAATAATCACGATATTTCCATTTTCGTCGAGACGATATTTAGTAGCGTCTTCTTCGTCGACTGTTTTAATATCTTTTCTAAAATTAGAATAATCTGGAAGTTTAGTATCTTTACGTTTTTCAGTTTTCCTAAATTCATCGTAAGACGGAATATTGCTATTGTCCTTTTTAGGATCTAAACGATATTTACTATAATCAGGAATGTCCTTAGAATCACGAATTTTGCCGTCTAAGCGATATTTAGAGTAATCGGGTACATCACGTCTAGACGTATATAAAGACGTTCTAAAATTGTCATATTCTTTATTTATTTTAACTCTTTTATGTTCAAGGAATCTAACTTTCTTTTGTTTCTTAGAAAGTAATGCTTGAGACGGATAATACTGTTCTGCTTCTGTGCGCAAATCGTAATAATCTTTTTTAAGCTGAGCCATCTTTTCAGATTCTTTTTCGCCCATAAATTGATCGGCTAATTTTTTATATTTGCGATTGAGAGCTTCCATATAAGATTTAAAAGAATAATATCCATCTTTAGATAATTCTAATACATGTTGCCCATATTGAATCTTAGGATTATAACGAGAGATTTTAGCATTCGTCGTCGTTAACCACGGATTAGATTCGATAATACTTTTTTCATTTATTTTATAATAGTCGTTAGACTCTGTCATATAATCGATATCGGTCGCATAATAATGATATGTATTTTCTGTTAAGATATCGTTAATCGACATAATCTGACCTTCGTCTATAATCGTACAATTATAAACGCTAATAGTAGATTGATGGCCATATTCATTTGCAAAGGATAATGTTACATCAAATACAGGTAATTCATCCATTAAATAATGTTTATTTAAATAATTACCACGTTTAGTAACTTCATCAAATATTTCATAGATAACATGTTTATCTAATACTGCAAATACAATAGAGCCGGCGATAGTTCTTGGGCCGCTTACATATGTAATAGCGTTAACATCACCTAATGTTCGGATAGGAGACTTCTCTTGATGAATACTATAAGAGAAAGTTTGAACACTCCCGAAAACATATGAAATCATATCTTGTCCTGGGATCGTGATATTTACAGATGCCACAATATCGCATCCACTATAGGATGTATAAGTTCTTGTATATTTAGAAGTCTGAATTACTTCCTTATTCCCTAAAGAATAATCAGTTGGCATATTTCACCTTTAAGTTGTATAGCTTCATATATTGTTTTACTCTGTTATCGACTAACGTGATAATATGAGTTTTGAGCTCGATGTTGTGCTCATCAATAATGTCATAGCAAACTTTTAACATTTCTGATTTCATATCGATAGGATATTCACCAGAAACTAGGACATCATTGATCAATGTTTGTAAGCCACGATTTAAGTATAAAAAGATTTGATTTGTGTTTTCTTGAGGATTCACGCCTAATTCTCCTTAGAAAAAATAAAAAGGCGAGGAAAAACTTCCTCGCCAAATTTATTAATACTTGTTGTCAAGTAAATATTTATTTTCTACTGGTTGCAAGTAATCGACAGAGCGAGCAATGTAAGTACAAGCTTTATCAGTAGTTGTAGAATCTACGGAGAAGCTGGATGCTTCATTCAAAATTTCGCAGCCATAGATAACCATTACTGCAGATTGACCATATTCGTTCGCAAAGGACAACGTAATGTCGAATGGAGGAATTTCGTCAGAATATTTTGGCGTAGATTGAATAGCTACGTTTTGCGTAACTTTGAATGGATTAGTAGAAGCTACTTGGCTATCGTTACCGTTAGAACCCAAGGAGTTAACTACCATGTTAGTTAATTTTGTATCCCATTCTGTAATTGTGTACGGTTGATAGTTAATCTGAATTTTTTATAAAATAAAATTTCTTTCGACACTATAGTGTCTTAAGACAATCTCCGTAATTCCTACGGTTCAACAATAATTAATTTTTCATTCCTTCTTTAAGAATATTTTTAGCTGCGTTTATATCTCTATCATGAACAGTGCCACACTTTGGACAAGTCCAAAAACGATCATTAAGTGTAAAATCTTCTTTTTTGTAATCACAAACTGAGCATTTTTTACTCGATGGAAAATATCTATCAACAATATGAATTTTTTTATCATAAAATTTTGCTTTATATTCAAGCTGTCTTCGTAATTCATACCAAGAACAATCCATTATATCAAAAGATAATTGTTTGTTTTTAACCATATCTTTTATTTTTAAATCTTCGATACAAATATCATCATATTCTTTAATTAATTGCATAGACAATTTATGAATATAATCTTTTCTTGCATTCGTTAATTTTTCATATTGCTTAGCTATTTTAATTCTTAGTTTTTCTTTATTGTTACTTCCATCTTTTTTTCTATCAAATTCTTTTTGCATTCTCTTTATTTTAGATATCGTTTTTTTTAGAAAATGATTATTTGGAATTTTTTGTCCACCAGATGTAACAATATAATCTTTTATTCCTAAATCTATACCAACACTTTTACCAGTTTTTTGAACATTTTTTATTTTACAATTTCTACAAAGAACAGATGCATAATATTTACCAGAAGGTTTTTGTATAATTGCAACATTCACAATTTCACCATCTGGAATGATATTATTTCTAAATTTAACTTCCCTTAACTTAGGAAGAATAATTATATTATCAGAAATAAATCTAATCTTGTTACCAGATCGATTTGTTCTGTATGTTTTATAATTGCTTCTAGATTTAAATTTTGGATAATTGGCAAGTCCTTTTTGAAATCTTTTATAAGCCATATCCAAATCTTTTAATACATTTTGTAGCGCATATTTGTCTGGAATCTGTAAAAATTCTTTTTCTTTTTTTAATTCAGTTAATACCTTACTGCAATCATTTGCAGTTAAAGAAATATTTTCTTCATTATATTTTTTGATTCTATAATCTAAAAAATAGTTATAGACAAATCTTGCACATCCAAATGTTCTTTGTATTAATTTTTCTTGTTCTTTTGTTGGATATATTCGTAATAAAAATCTTTTTTCCATATATAATATCCTTTCATGTTCTATAAGAATATTATAATGGTGATATTAATTATTGTCAAATATTTTATACACAAATTTGCTAAATTTGTTTTTCTTATATTTTCATATAAGCATAGACTATATCATTTCCCATCATATGGGACGGACCACTTCGGAAAGCATTTTATCCTACTCTCTTCACGAGATAGTCGTTGAACGTTTCGCATTATGCGACTTCGCTGCTGATTATCCATTATTACAATACTTAGGCTTTAACCATATATTATCTTAAAATTTATTTCTGTTTTCACAACCATTAAGGTATTTTAAGCTTTAGGATTTCCCAGCAATTCGATCCAATCGGTGCAAATACAAACTATCATATATTTGCAGACATACAAATTACTTTATATGCCGACTAGGCTACCGCCAAATCACCGCCGATACGTTGGAAATAAGCTGCCTTAGCTGCACGAACAGCAAGAGCATCTACTAGGGCATCACGGTCGAACAATGTAAATACAATAGTTCCTGCGATTCCGCGTTTCATTTTTTCTTATCAATAACTTTCGTAATTGTTGAGACTATATCTTCATCCCTAGATCGGTTAAATTTTCTTGTTAATGACAAACATCCATCATAATATATTATTTTTAATAATTCTCTAGCAGTTTTAAAGTTATAAGTTATTATATAAACGTTTTCTTTTCCTTTTTTATTTACTGCATTAGTATTATGTGGATATAATAATTTAGTTTTTTCATTTAATTCAATTAAAAATTCTTTATTTCCCAGTATTCTTAATCTTGCACCAATATAAATTTTATCTTTTTTATATCCTTTTGTAGTATCGATATTTCCATCTCCATCGATTACGCCACGGATAAAATCTTTAAGATATTTTTCTGGAACACTTGGGAACCTAATTTCTTCATATTTTTTATTTGTTGTCATAGAAAAATATTTTTTTAGTTTTTTTGACAAATCTTTATTTGTTATATCAAATTTTAAAGAATTAGTTTGTGTTTTTTCATAAATTGGTTTTTCAGGACAAATTAATTTTTGAAACTTTTCTAATATTTCTCTATCTTTAACATTTATTCCAATACTAATTTTATCATCTGAAATATAACCATCTGATGCTAAAAAACCATAGAAATAATATTTTTCAGGTGAATCATTTTTAAAAAAATCTAAATTATATTTATATTTCATATGTGATCATCTCCTTTTCTATTATTATATTACATAGAAAAAGTATTTGCAATGCCACATATGACATGAAAAAGGGAGCTCTGCACTTCCATCAGTTATTATGATGTACTCCTTACGGATAGTCGTTGAGGCGCAATATAATATATCGCTGCCTGCTGATTGCCCAATCCTTTAGATTATCACACTTTGGTACTAAAGGCTCTAAGGGGTTTCCAGCATATCACAGAGTTTAATTATGCATTACATTACTGTAAAGGAGAAGCAAACGCGGAATTTTTACCTCTCGAGATAGAACGAGGCTCTGCACTCCCGAAGGTGTACACCGGAGCCTTTTCACGATTAATAGAAACTGTAATACCTTGAATTTCTGCAACTACTTCGGAACCGAATGTAGCTACGATATCACAGCCAGAGAAAGTAGTATAACTACGAGTGTATTCAGACGCTGTAGTTACACCAGAGTTATTAGAGTAAGCCATGTGTTAAATAATGGGGCGACGATTAAGCCGCCCCCTCCTTCTTTATTTAAAAACTATTAGGTACCAGGTTGACGAATTTGGATGTAGTTATTGATTTGACGAATTTCGTTAAATGGCATAATAGTGTAATTGATATCAATATAAGTATATTGAAGAGCAGTTACGTCATTAGCAATATCGAAAATGTAATCATATAATAAAACACCTTTGAGTTTATTCAACTCAGATGTCAAACCTGTGCGGATAGCATCACGAACGGAGTTTTTGTTTTGTTTACCGATGAACGGTTCACAAACACGGCGGATAGCTCTTTCAACAGCACCGATGATACGAACGCTATTCAAGCGAGACAACGCATCAGTAGGATCAGCCATTGTACAGCCATCAGTTACTACATAACCACGAGTAAATGTGTTTTTAACTGTTACGATACCTTTCTTAGTCAAATCAGAGATTTGAGTAGTAGTCAATTCGAACAATGGATTAACACCGATTTTTTGGTTAGTAGGGGATTGTTCTACAGGCAATGCAGAAACCATACCAGCATAAGCACCAGCACCGTTACCTACATAAGCGTAAGTAGAGTTGTAAACAGGCACATTGTTTTGGAAGAAAGTACAAGAAATTGCACGACCAATATCGACAGGCATGCCGTCATCATCGATTACGGATTGACCGTTAGCACGTTTCAAATCGAGATGCAAGTCAAGATTTTTAAGGTCTTGGAATTTTTGTTCGACGCCAGACAATGTATAGTCAGAGATACGTTCCATACCAATTACGCCATGAGTATGTGCAGTTTTTAATTCTGTGTACATACAATGTTGAGCGAATTGACGAGCGAAGTTATCTGGAGTACGGTAAGGGATACGCATAGTATAATCGTAATCGATTGTACGGTCAGCTTTAAGATCGGCTAACGCTACTTTACCGCCAACCAATACTGGTTCCAATACTTCTTCGATAAGAGCGTCTTTTTCTACGATACCGTTATCTGTCATTTCAACAGCAAATGTATCGGCAAAGTTTACATTATCTTTTAAGTCAGAAATGAATTCTGCTACAGTACGATAGTTAAAGTCTGTTACGGAAATAATAACACGGTTGTCGACACAATCGAAGTTTTCAACGTAAGCTAATACTTTGTCGTCACGAGATTCTTTATTAATAAGAATATCGTATTCGCCGATTGGAGTTACTTGACCGCCGTCATATTTGCCGACATAAAGAACGTCGTTTACAGACAACAATACATATTTAGCAGTACCAGCAGTTGCAGCAGAAGCAGCAGCTGTAGTTGCATAGTATGCAGCAGTAGTTGCATCAGCATCGGATAACAAACCGTTCATAGCTGTATCGTATTGAAGATCTGTAAGAGCAGTAATGTCTTTAAATGTTACTGTGTTACCAGTAGCAGGTTCAGCTTCAATAATTTTATCGCTAGTTACGAAATGTTTGAATTTTTGATGAGCAGATACTGCGTTTTGAAGTTTACCGTCGAAAGTAATAGATTTAACTTCTTTAGTATCTTGCAAGAAGAATGTTTGGCCAACTTCGTAAGTTTTATTATCTAAATCGAGAGCTGCTTCATTAGCTACAGTCGGAATAACTGTAAATACTTCGTTTTGATAAATAGCACTATCAACGATAGCATCAGCATCATCGATTTTTACGAAGCTAAATTTGTAAGAACGAGGTGCGTGTTTTACGTCTTTAGTATTAACTACTGGAGTTAATTTAAACATTTCTGTATCGACTACAGGGGCACCTGCTGCTACAGTATTAACCATAGCTACATCGATAGGAAATGCTTTTAAGAAATCTTTTGGTTTAGGTAAACGGCCACCGATTACTGTGTCAGCACAGATTTGAGAACCCAATACACGATAAGGCATATCAGCATTTTGCAATACAGAGTAAGCGCCTTCACCGATAGCAGTGATGTATTGTTTATCTTTTACTTCAGATTCTTTAACACGAGGAGTTAAATATTGACCAGTAGAGTTTGTACGAGGGAATGCAGTTGCAGTTACTGCAAAACCGGAACCTAACTTCATATATTTTTGGAAGTTAGTCATATTAGTATCTTCATAATCTTTATCGTCTTCTTCGAACGCTAATGCAGATGCACCAGGAGTCAAAAGATAATCGTTATGAGAATACATTTTCAAACCGACAGTTACGAAAGCTTCATTAAGGTCTTTATCCATTACAGAATAAATTGGATATTCAGCATTAACGTCTGTGTTAATACGCAATGTATGGAAATATTTACCAGTGAAGGAACTGAAAGGTTTAGGAGATTTTTTGTTTTTAATTACATGTGTGCGAACTTCTGTGCGGCATGGAATCAAAGAACGTTTACGGCCGATGAAATATGTACCAGGGAAGATAGAACCCATAGCCAAATCATAAGAGTCGTTACGAAGAGTAACGTCTTGGCCTTTTTTATTTACGATAGAAAGAGTTACGACGTTGTTCAATTGGTGTTTGTTGATATAACGAATTACTTCGCTAATAGTAGTGTCGGCATTAAAACCTGCACCCATCAAACCTAATTGAATGTCGATTTTGATCATTTCGTTTTCATCGTTAACCATTGCATTATAGCGTTCATAAGCAGTTGCTTTAGAAACTGGTTTATATAATGTGAAAACTTCTTGACCAGGAGTATTATCGAAAGTAAAGTATACTTGTTTTGCTTTATTGGAAGGGAAACGAGATTTTACACGTAAACGAAGAGTGTCGTCAGAACGTAATTTAAAATCTTTTTGAGCTTCGGAACCACCAATACGGAAACCATAAAGAGTACGGCAACCAGAGTTGTAAGCATCGGATAATGCTGCAGTCAAGTCTACTTCACGTTTAGTTGTGCGATCATAAGTATCGCCGTAAGTATATTTAGCATATGTCGGATCATAAATAGGTACTGGAACACCGTTAGGACCATCAAATGCTGTACCGATACAAAGAACTGCGTCAGTTGTACCGAATTGAGAATCGTCATAAAGTTTCTTCTTTACAGAATTGACTTCGACGAATACACCAGGAAGATCTCGAAGGATTTCCTCTTTAAAGGTGAAAGCCATATTTAAACCTCTTAAGAAATTATTTACCAAGATTTAGTAAACGTTCGATAAGTTTGCTAGTTACAACATACATTTTATCGATGTTTAAAGTATAGCGAACACTTCTAATAGAATATTTTTCACGATACATAACGTAGGATTCGTCAGTTAAGCGTTGATCGTAAAGTAATTCAGATACACCACGCATTTTTAAATAACCAGTGTAGTCCACCATAAGCTCTTCAAATTCTTTAAGAACTTTATTAGCTTGGTCATATGAAGTTGCGAAGATGTCAAATTGGATGACGTATCTAAATGCATGACGATACACATCGACACCTTCTTCTTCAATATTTTCTTTAACGGGATATTTGTCGTCGGGACGATAATCAGGATTTCCGGGAGCACGACGAATAGTCGTTTCCATTAATCTTGGTTTTAAATCCTTAGCAGGTACACCACTAATAATTTTAAAGAAAATATAAGGATGATTGATTTCCTGATCTCGGTCGTTAATCGTAACGCCTTCATCAGGACTCATCTTTACGTTATCTTCACGAAATGCTTTCTCTACGAGTTCTACGAGTAACGCAATAAATTCGTCGAAACTAATGGAACTGTCAGCCCGTAATCGGTCGAGACGTTTTCGACTATTCAGTATCCTACCGGGATTAGTGACTGCAACCAATTGTTCTTTTTGACGCCGTACTTGGTCGAGTACAAAACGTTCATTAATTTCTTGTGTCATAGTCTTTGCTCCGCAGTATAAGATTCTGTTGTAAATAATGGATATAATGTATATCGTAAAATGATGTCCACACCATATCCATGATTACTGATTTGTTCTTCAATACTATCGATATGATAATCATAAAGAACAAAGCCAACATTATCTTTAAGTAAATTATCTAACCGTTCTTTTATTTTATTTAAATAAAACTTACGGTAGTTCTTACCTATATATTCTTCGAAATCCATTTCTCTGATTAAGTAATTAATGATCCGCATTACCATAACAGATTTATTAGGATTTTCGTCAGATAAGTTAACTAAATTTTCAATAGTAGTACCAGTCCGATAATTATTTTTGAAATAACAAACATTAGGAAGCATGTCTTTATAATCAATAATAAAATCAGTATCCTCATCATCGAAATCGGGGTACTTATTGATAGGCGTGGCCGCTAATTTCGCAGCTACAACTATATTACAGAAGTGCACATATTTCAGGTTGTTGCCGACAAAAATTATATTATCTAAGTATTTGTTCTTATTGTTAATAGCAGTATACTCTGCTAACTTATTATTATAATCTTTATTAAATGCATCGATATCTTCGTATAATGAACTATGATTATCGGTAGCAAAAACAAAACTTCTATTCTTTACACAAGAAGAAGATAATAAATTTAAATAATGCTCGGTTAAATTCTTATTATATCGATCAGTATATTTATCGGAGAATTTAATCTGAGTTGGACAAATATAAGCGAAGTCGTAATCGATAAGTTGTTTTGCTATATTTTGAAAATCAGATATTGTTCTCATATTCACTAAATATATGGATGGCGCTCCATAATTTTTAGCGATCGTATATGCTTGATATAAATCAGAATCTTTTCCGTATTCTTCTTCGACTTGTGAGAGTAAATCGAATTTCTCGATCTTACAAGTTTTATTTGTATATTCGGAGTTGCCGATAATTAATAAGCTAGTATGCTTATCTTCCATTATCTAAACACCTCCGATCAATGCTTTAAAGTTTTTCATAAATGCTTCTGGATTTCGTTTATAATCGACACCATTAGCTTCATAATAAACACAGTCCATAGTATTAGAATACCAGTCCATTACGTATGTAACGTTTATAATTTTATCCTTGAAGACAATAATGTCTCCAGGGAAAACTGGAAATTCATTTCTAAGATAAATATCGTAACCACGCATTAAGAATAATTTATTGTCGGCACTGTCTGTCGAAAATAACGGTTGAAGATGTGCGCGTGCTTCCCGTATCGTTATTTTATGTCCAAGACCTAAACAATTTTCACAAAATGGATCACCGTGTTTTGAAACCGGGTCCATACATGTACAATTAATATGCTTATTTGCTTGAATTAACCATACAGGAACTTCCATTAATTGGATTAAACCATTAATGCGTTCATCGAGGTTTTTCATTATGTTTTCCTCAATGCTTTAAGAGAACGAGATAAATTATCTAACAAGTCTGTCGGGAATGTATGTAACTTACGTGCTTCAGTATAAGAACGTTTTCCGACACGAGGTTCAGCTCTGCCCATAGTAAGATATGTAGGATCGACAATTAACTTTTGGAAAATCTCCATCTCGGCTTTAATCATTTTAATTAAATCAGATAAAGATGGAGCTCCACTTCCGCTAGAACTAGAAGAACTAGATCCACCAGATTCAGTCGAACCAAAACTAATATTGCCGATATGACCAGAAATCTTACCAGAAGTCGAAGTCGTTACAGCATGTTTACTAACAAGACTTAACGTCGCTCTTAATTTACAGAATTGTTGTAAAAGATAAGGCAAGTCGGCTCTATTTTCATAGCCAGGAATTTGGTCTAATAGAAACTGGGCAAACCGACTTGCTTCTTTTAATGCGTATAATACTTCTGTATCACTAGCATCGAATACATTGATTAGATAATTAACGTCACCGAGCGTATAAAAATTACTAATTTGTTCTGATGCTACCGTATAGACTTTATACTTTAATACTTTTTTACCGTCGACAGACTCTAATTTTTTAATTCTAATTTCGTATAAAGAATCAGGCTTAGTTCCGCCGACAGGTTTAAGTTCTAAACGATTACCAAATATCGTATACTCAAAAGGCTCTGCCATTAGAAATCCTTTCTGATGATTTCGATATTTTGTAGAATACCTTCATCTTTAATTTCGGCATCGAATTCAAATACAAATCCATCGTCAGTACCTTGTCTAGGACGTTGAAGGACTTTTAATTCTTGAATAATTACTGGTTTAATATCTTGATCGGCAGGAGTTTCGTCGACTACGACTCCAGGTTGACCAGCAGTCGCTCTTGTTATAATAGTACCGTCGGCTAATTTAATAGTCGTCGCCGCATTATTAGCATTACCATCTTTCATAATCTTTTCGATTGTTTCAGGCGTTAATGCTGTTGTCGATGTATTCCCAGATACATTTGTTACTTCATTCGATAATCCTAAAGAAGTAGCATCGTTAATTTCGTCTTTTGTCATAGAGCCAGAAGGCGTAGGATTTTGATCGAGATTAACTTTATTGTTATGCATATTACGTTTGTAATTATATGGTGCCCAAATAGATACTGGATCTATTTTATGAGGATTTTCTTCGGCTTTTTCTAGCCGATCTTTAATACGCTCAGGGCCATCATAAGTAAACGTAGCCAATTCAGACCATGCACCAAATTCACCGTCTTTTTCGACACGTACTCTAATATAATATTGTTGTTGTTTATTTAATTTAGGAAAACTAATCTGTTGTTTTTCGACTACTACTGTATCTATTTCAACAGGGTTAAATAAACTATTGTCGGCAATTTGGAGCCGATACTCTAATACAGGTTTTCTTCGTTTGTCTCGAAGTATTTCTTGCCATTGGCAGTTAAAAGTACCATCGACTAATTCATGATTAGCCGGGCTAAGAATTCTTACGTTAGAATAAATACTTGTATTAAAATATACGTGTCTAATTAAACTGGATTGTAATGGTGCACCAGTAATATCTTTAATCGTTCTGTTAATATCGAGACGATATTCTTCATTAGGAAGTACGTCGTCCAATACAGTAATAATAACAAGCTTTTTACTTGTACGATATTTTAAACGATAAATTTTCTGTGATTCAGCATGAACCATAGCGATTGTATCGCTATTAATAGTGTCTGGATCGACATTGCCAGTAAAGAAAAGTTTGATTTGCTTTTCAATAGGATTAACGGCCATGTCGACCAAAGCAAATTCTTTAAACATGCTACACCTTATTTACTAGCTTTTTTGCGACCACGTTTTTTAGGTTTTTCTTCGGAAGTTTCTTCAGTAGTTTCTTCTTCGTTAGATTCTTCAGGCTCAACAGAAACTTCTTCTGTAGTTTCTACCGGAGCAATAGTTTCTTCGGCTTTTGCTTCAGGTTCTACTTGCAACCCTTCTTGCCCTTTTTCTTGCAAACCATCTTCAGTCACCTCTTCTTTTTTAACTTTAGGTTCTTCTGTTTTAACGACAGGAGCTTCAGCAATAATACCAGCACGCTTAGCTTCTTCTGCTACTTTTTCTTTAGCTTCTTCTGGATTAACAAAACCAGAGGAAACAATATCATAGTTAGTAGATTTAACTAATTTACGGATAAGTGGAGAATATGTACCTTGCTCTGCTGGAAGGATTCCATATACTAATACTAGACGACCCATGCGAACGGATTTACGAATATTAGTTAAATCCATCTTTTCATGGATGAAACCGTAAGGCTCTTTGCGAGATAAACGCATACGAGACAAGCGATCCCAATAGCCAGTTTCTCCAGAGGCCAATTTAACAATGGCAATTACTTCATGTTGTTGTTTCATATTATATAAATTCCTTTTATTTAAATTAAAAAGGAGGAGCTCCGAAAAGCTCCTCCAGTTAACTACTATTATTCAGTTACACGAACAACAGTTGGACGTGGATAGGATGGCATTGCGGAAATATTTTTAGCAACTGCGATACCTTTACCGTTATCCATGATGCCGATACCATAGCGTTCTTTAGCTTTGATAATACGAACATCGATTTCAGGATTAGTCCATTTTTCAACGGACAAGTCTTCACGTTGTACGATCGCACCAATGTTGTTGCGGTCGATAACATACATATCAAATGTTTTGTTTTGTTTGTCGAATTTAACACGTGGGCTCAAGATTACGTTAATTGGCATTGGCAAATTGAAACGTGCTTGAGATTCGTTCAATACGAATTGTTGAGGACCCATGTTGTTAGATAAACCAGCGAAACCACCAGTACCTTGAGTTGTACCGAATGGGTTAACATTCATAGCGCCCATAGCACCGAATGTTAAGCCTTGACCTACCATTGCGTTACGAGCGAATACTAACCAGCAAAGTGGATGCATGATAACGTCTGTAGGTGTCTTATCGTTAGCCATCAAAGCTAAGCACATAGACATGAAGTCTTCAACAGACAATGTATTGTTTGGCAAGGAATCTTCGCCAAGACCTGTTGTAGCAGCATCTGGGTTTTGAGCAGCCAAAGCATTATCGAATACTACATGGCCGTGTTCGGAGAATTCACGAGCACACCATTCATCTTTATAACGAGCCATAGCGCCACCAATACGGGAAAGGTTAGCTTCCATGATGTCCCAATAGGAGTCCATGATAACTTCTTCGGAAAGAGTTACTTTAAGACCGATTTTTTTAGGACGAACTTCGATGGAATTGTATTCCAAAGTATTGATTTCTACAGCTTCATCGTTGTAAGCGCCACCTTCAGCAACTTCGTGAGCTTGTAATTCACCGATGATAGGTACTACTACAGTACCATTAGTGTTACCAGCTTGAACTTTAGTGAAGAATGGAGAGATAACAGATTGAGTATCTTCAGCTTCGATCATTTTAGATTCGATGATACGAGGAACCAAATCAACTACGTCTGTTGTCATAATTGTTTCTTTGATGGAGAAATGTTTGTCGGACAAGTTTTGTTTATTTAATTTGCCGACCATATCTTTCATCATGTCATATTTTTTTACGGATTCTGTAATTTTTTCTGGAGATAAGCCTTCTTTTTTAGCAGCTTCAACAGCAGCAGAACGCTTCGTATTAACATCTTCCAAAAATTCTTTAATATTGATAGCCATTATTATGCGTTACTCCTATTATTTTTGCAACAATACTTTAACTGCGCCTACACAGCCGTCCCAATCCATGAATGTAGGAACACCTGCAATACCTTCGCGAGTATAAGAAACTTTCACATCAACAGTTTCTTTAGGACCTGCTTTAATAATAGCGTCAGCTGCAGCACGATCTACAACTTTAAGACGAAGCAAGTTATCTTCTGTATTATAGTGAACTACTTCGAATGCATTAGCGATTAAACCACCTTTTACTACAGGAGTGTAAGCGGAACCGTTAATGGAAATTTGAAGTGTGCCAGGTTTTACAAAACGATCTGGAACTTGGAAGTTGAAATCTAAGTATTCTTTACCAGCTTCAGCAGCATGCATTTGACCTACGAGAACATCTTTGAGTTCAGTAGATGCAACATTGCGGCCATCAGTTAAGCCAGGAATACCGATATATTCATATTTAGCACCCATACGAGAATCGTAAATGTCCAATTTGTTATTGGAAGCATTCATGTTCAAGTCATGGTTGGAATACAAGGAATTATATTCGTAGTTGTCCATGCCACGGAAGTAAGCATAATCTTCGTAAACATCTTCACCACGACGGTAAGAACGACCATAACCATCAGCTGCATATTGAGCCAATTCTTCTTGATCGCCAATAGCCCATTTCATCCATTTAGTGGAACCTTCAGGTACCAAGTTAGGATTTACTTCGTGTACTTGACCGATAACTTGTTGACGTTCAAATTCAACTTCAGCAGGAGTCATAGCAGCAAGAAGAGTTTCGTCGGACAATGGAGATTTAACGACACGGCCGTTTTCATCAGATTTTACTAGGTCACCAGGCAAGAATGCGCCATAAGCACTACCCCAAGGGTTTTGCTCTGCTTTATCTTTAAATAAGAAATGAGGCAATTCTACCATTACGTCAGTTTTAATAGCACCAGGAGTCATACCGTTCCAAGCGTTTTCATCGCGAGTAGCTTCGTTACGGGACATGATACCGATAGGCACGTTACCAGCACGATGCGCCATAGATGGTTTACCGTTTTCTTTTAAAAGACCAGTAACTTTATCTTTTTCTAAACCAGCATCAGTAGCCAAAGCACGAGGGCCTTTACCACCAGCAAATGGTTGATAGAAGTCAGCAGTATAAGCTGCAGCATTTACTGGAGTCCATTCAACATCGATGTTTTCCAATGGTTGACCAACGCCGACAGGAGAAACAAGACCAGTAGCAGCATTATAAGTATCGCCAGCTTTACGCAAACGAACAGGGGAACCGCCGTTAGCAAGTGTCAATACGTTTAAGAAAATTTCAGGATTTTCTTTTGCAGATTTTACGTCAGGATCTACGGCTACGATACGACCTTTTGGAATAACCAATTGGTTGTACATTTCAGCGTAGTTATAACGGAAAGCAACTGGCAAACGAGAATCCAACCAGTAAGATACGTTAGAAGTGTCATGGTTTGCAGTGTTCAAGCGAACTTGAGTACGTGTTACACGACGTTCTTCATTATTGAAAGCTTTGAAGCCAAGGCCTTTGAATACTTTACCGTTAGAACCAGTGGTGAAGCGATTAGGGCCTTTACTAAGATCAAAATTAGGCATTGTAATAGAGCTCCTTATTATTTAAAATATTTGTAAAGATCGGATAAGGATTCAGTTACTTCGACAACTGGCTTAACCTCAGTTTTCTTTACAGGATCTTCGACTTTGGAAGTGGAAAGTTCAATTGTTTTAATTTTTTCTTCCAAGGATTCTTTAACGGCTGTTACATTGTCTTGTAAAGCTTTTTCGCTTTCAGAGCGCAAAGTTTCAAGACCTTCTTTAACAGTTTTTACAGAATCAATTGCTTCTTGCAATTCTTCTTTAGAAGATACAACAGCTTGAAGTTGTTCACGAACTTCATTTTTATAAGCTAAGAAATCAGAAGCTAAATTTTTATAATCTTTTTCTACTTGTTCTTTAGCTTCAATAAGCTCTTGAACTTTAGCAGACAATTCTTCGAATTTAGTATCTTCGGATTCTTTAACCTCAGTAGGTTCTTCAACTTTAGCTGGAGTTTCTGTTTCTTCAGCAGGAGCTGGAGTTACTTCAGCAGATTCTTTTGCTTCGACTTCTGCTGGAATTACTTTAGGTTCTTTTTCCATGTGTTCTTTAACGACAATTTTATTGCCGTCATGTTCTCCTTCTAATGAGCTAATAGGAAGAACCGGTTCAACTTGAGCCGGCTCTGCATTATCATCATATACTTTAATATTCTTAGCATATGCATCAGATGGAACAATAACGTAAGATAGCTCTTTAGGTTCTAATTTCTTAAAATCCCAATAGCACATCTCGCCGTCATATTTAGTTCCTCGAGCATGCTCACATAGACCGTCGTTCGCTAAATCTTGTCCACAAATAGAACAACGAACTTCGTCGCCGCGAGCGCCAATGCTTACAGTATCTAACAAACCATTTTTAACTTCTTCTTGAGCGTCAGGCATTAAAATATCGGCAGTTAATACTAATGCTTTCGTACCAGGTAATCGTTGAGATTCTTTAATTTCGGCATTAATAACGCGACCGATTGTTTCACCGTCTTCGTCGTTATGATGTTTAATAACTGGAATGTTATAAGGATAAGTCCATTTATGCAACGACTCTCTTATTGCAGATTCGTAATAACGTGTATCATTACGAGTAGCATACGGATAAAAATGTAGTGCTTCTATTTCCACTTTTAATCCTTTAGCTTTAACGTTGTTAGATAAAGAATGAGAGTGTGCGACTGCGGACTCTTTTACGTCTACAGGATTAAACCCAAGATATTCACGGAATTCCATGTTTATCCTTTCATTATAGGCTTAATTGAGCACTTACAATATGGAGTGTAAGCTGGAATATCTTCGATAGTAATCTTATCGATATCGAAATGGGTCATGCGGCCATTTTGATGATCGCTATTTTCGAATTGAATTTCGATTGTTTTTACACCGTCGGTTTTACATTGTTGAACATAATTCCACCAGTAAGCTTTCTTTGTGAGATAATCACATAAGAATCTTAATCGATATTCTGTTTTCGAAAGTTGATTATCGATGTATATTTTATCTTTATTATTTTTTGTCGCAGATTTTAAATCTTCGACTATCTTATTAATTTTTTTTGAAGAATAGTCTTCAAATGAATCGACTATCGGATCAATTATCTTTCCATTAGTTTTATTGTTCGCATGTGAATCGTTAACACCACGCCTTGCGGACTCTGTCAAATGTTTATTTAACTTTTTTAAGAGTTCGGTAACTACAGGCTTTGTAGAGCCACGACTCGCCAATATATTACCTAGTCGATTGTAACTTGCGTGTATATCGCTAAAATTTTTCTCATAATCTTTAATATTATCTTCTAAAGATTCCTTCATTACGAATTCTTTCGCAATCGGATTATCTTGAATTGTATTTTGATTTTGAGGATTTGCATCGTTCGAGAAGTATTTATTCGGAGTCGATTGTTTCTTCTTTCCGTTAAAACTACGTTCATCTAAGCCATCTTTACTTGATTGTTGAGTCGGCTGTAATTGCATTGTTTCTTTGGACGTTTTAATAGATGCATCTGCTTGTGCATCGATTTGTTCTAATTGAGATTCCAATGTAACTTTAAATGCATACATGTCCGTTTCAGATACTTCGTTATCGAAGCCAAGTTCACGACGAGCTTCATCAAGAGTAATAACGTTACCTTGATATTTTTGAATCGTATGGGACTCAACTTTAATTTTTGTATCGATCGATACTTCGTTAAAGTCGAAGAATACATAATCGTCTTTATTGGTTAATGGATTAAATCCACCTTCTAATAATAATTCCGTAAATAAATATTTTTCGATAAAAGAAGAAATTACATTTTGGAACGCTTTTACTTCGTCATGCATTAATGCTTCCGTATTGTCGGCTGAGGACTGTCCACCACCTCGACCCATCGAAGATTTTGAAGCATTGAGACCGGTAAAAATACGTTGCTCCATATACGATAAGAAATTTAATAAATCGTTAGCTTTCATATCGGGAGTAACAGACGTAATTGTCGTTCTTTCGTTCGTTACGATAAAACCGTCATTAGGCATATCTTGGAAAGCATTTCTTGCGTCGTCAATTTCTTTTTGAGTAGCATATTGACCTTCGGCTGTATTACCTACTTTTATATGCAAAATAGGAGTGGCGAAACGATACAATATCGTCATAACCAATCCTTCAGCTTTCCGCAGCATAGATGCATCCTCTAGAACGGTAAACATTCTAGAGGTGCCATACTCGGCATTATTCATTTTATCGATGTACAAATGAATTACATCGTTCGGAGAATATTCTTCTCCATCGATTAGGTAATGATCAATTCTTCCATCGTCTCCTCGCTGTACTGTGACATTGCAAGGATCTGCTAAGAATAAACCAGAGATCGAACCGCCTTTATAAATTTGATCTGCTTTAACTCCAAATTTTTGCGTATCATTATCTCTAGTTTTAATTATATACGAATTTGAGAAAGTATACAAGTCTTTTGCAATAGAAGTTATTAAAACATAAAAAGGAATTTTAGAACGAAATTCTATAATACGCAATCTGTCATTAATATAGTCAGCTGCGGCTTCATTTTTAGATTTAATTTGATACCCGGCTTTTGTAATAAGCTGAGAGAATTTTCTAATTGCTACCGATAAATATGAATCGGTAAGAATTGCATTTTTAATTCTTTCTAAATCGTATGTACGAGAACCTGGATTAGATCCTCGTCGATTAAACTGACCGAAAGCTATCGCCTTGGCTTTAATAAGATTCTCCTTGACAGTACTAACTGCCCTGCCAAGGACAGAATCTTTTTTCTTTTTGGGCTGTTCAGCCTCATAAAAATCTGATATTTTCATTTACTTTCCTTGTAATGAAATGAACCCAGCATAATTTGTCCAACTACCCATTTCGTGGAAGTCGCTACCATGAACGCCTTTATTTTGTGAAGATGAGTTACCATAATAACCGCCTTGTCCGTCGGCAATAACGACATGGTTATAACCTTCGGCATCATTATGATATACTATTATATCACCTTTTGCCGGTGTTCCGCTAGTCACGTGTTGTAATCCGGCAGCTCTAGCATTTTGCATCAATACGTCAACGTTAACGGTTCCTTTAGATAATTCATCGGCTAAGAATTTAGAGAAATAGGAACCGAACTTCGTCGCGAATTCTACGCAGCCAACTGATCCATTTGCCATAGTAGAACCGACTAAGCCAGATGCAACTGCTTTTGTAAAATCTGTATCAATGACTCCAGTACCTCCGCTACCATTTATAATTCTATCAGATAATGAACCAGGTTTCAAGTTACCATAATTACCGGTACTCGATAATCCGTTAGCACCAACTTTACCAGGATCAGGAGCTAAGTTATTTAAATAAAAGACTGGATCTGGTTCCGGCGTTTTTTCGAACGGATTAATACCGTTATTAATTAAAACGCCTTTAGCAAATGCACTATTAACAGTTAAATCGAATACGTCTTTCGTCAATTCTGTCGACGACATTAATAGCTTATTATATTGATATACACTATTAACATACTTCTGATCATAGACTGCACGATTTTCTCGCAAGAAATCATTTTCGTATTGACTTAACATTGTCGGACAATACGATAAAAATTCATGATTATAATATTCTTGACGAGTTTGCGCAGCCGCTTCGATTGCTCGCATGAACTTAATTAATTCGTCGGCTCCATATAGCTTAGCCATCATCTTCGCCTTTTCACGAATCATTAAATCGTTACGGACAATACTATCGTGTGCTACTTTACATTTCTTACCCGAGACTGTTTTAACGGCTAAACCATCGAATACTAATAATAATATCGTTAAATCTTCTGCGCCGCATAATTGTACGGCATGGAACATTTTAGATAAATAATCCTGAAGATAATCTTTTAACTTATCGATCCAATGTTTCTTAATACGGACTAAGTTACTCTTTGTCCATCGATATACAAGCTTATCTATCTTTTCAGATGGCTCTTGTTTAATATCGACAATCGGAACATCGGGGAACCCGAATGGATCGTCATGATTAGGTTCTGGTTTAGGAGCAACCGGTTTTGGAACCTCGGGAACTTTAGGCTCGACCGGAATAAAGATATTCGGATCTTCTGGCTCCGGAGGAAGAGGAGTTTCCGGATCTGGAGGATCGATACGGACAATCGTATCGGTCGTAATTGTTACAATCATCGTCTCGATAATTGGCCTAATCTGAATCGGAAAGTATGGTAACAAATTATATACCGTCTTTAAATCGGCTAATAATTCATCGACTTCACTTTTCTTAACTTCTTCTGATGGTGTCCAAGGAATAGGATCGTTGAACACTCTAGAAGGAGTTTTTTCAAAAGTAGCGTCACTTTCATAATGTCGCTTAGGTTGTATATCGGGACGATAGATAATTTTATTATTGTCTTCCATATTTTCCTAAAATAATGTACGACTAAATTTATTTCGTGTATGAGATAATCTTCTCGATGGACGATCGAACGATTCGCCAGGGCCTAACTTTCGCCAAGCTTCATCGGAAGACTCATACGTTTTCTTTTTGTCTTCCCAAGGATTATCTAAATCTCGTTTTTCGTATGTCGGCAATACAGATCCTCTATTAATAGAGTATACTATATCATGAGACGCCTTTTTAACAAGTTTAGTTAATTCAGGGAAATGTTCTACGAATGCTAAATAAGCAAGTCCTAACGCATCGACAAAGTGTTCGTTATTACTATTATATACTGGAACACCAGCCGCCGTAATTTTTTCAACACGATAATCGATTAATTGTTTAAAAATTACATTATCGTAAGGACTCATAATTAAGTTACCACGTTCGATAAGAATAGATAACTGATTCACCATAAACGGTTTCAAGTGTTTCTTTTCGAGAACGCCGGTAACAGGATCTTGTATATCGATCTTTTCTGAGAACATCCAGCCCTTAACTTTTTTATCGAGTCCAGTTTCTGGATGTTGTTTACCGTAAATCTTTAGAGATTCCATCTGATATTCCACGTTGTTATCCTAGGAACTTTTTATCTCCTAGTTCTTATAGTTTCCTATAAGGTCGGCATACTTTTTCGTGTTAAATAATGTGAATACACTGTGCGGTCTCTTGGCAAGATTATATCTTTTCACTTGCTATGCTCTGCCCCTGACTTATTTAAAATAAGCCTTCGGTTCGAGTTACCATATTAATTATTTAACTTAGGCTTCTCGCTTAATACCGCACTACGTTTATATCATATAATTCACTTACGATATAAAGGGCAAATATTTACCAGAACCGCGATCTATATAAATATAGCTAGGATTATAGATAGCATTCATATCTATAATCTTTTTCACGGCCTTATCAAATGTAAATTCTGAGGACTCAATTTCGGTACGATTAATAATTCTAAATTTATTAAATGAAGGATCATACTCTAACACCAGAATCGATGTTGGAGCCTGTGCTTTATCCCAGTCCACGCCTATCGTTCTAAATGGATTGGGAGTATACGTTCTTCTTCCCGGAGGAAGTATATGAACTTTTTTTACGTTAGAATCGTCTAAGTCCGGCCATACCGGCTTATAAAATTCTTTGTCGAAATAAGTATAATTATCTATGCGAGTGGCTGCTTCTAATTTATCTTTATCGAATACACCAGCTTCTTCGACACCAAACTCTGCTAATACTTCATGTGTATAAGCATTTTGATCATATGTGTTTCTGAATTCTTCTTCCATTGCATCAGACCACATAGGATTATGTTGTGTCGGATGATAGTGCTCAGTGACAGTTTTGTTGCGATTATGATCGCTACTCATAACCTTCTATATATTTCTATATAGCTCAGACTATATCATTATCCTTTTTAAATAAAGGATACCTTCCGCTTCGAGCCGCTTGGCCCTACTCCTCATCATAAGGATAGTCGTTGAACGTTTCTTATTAAAAAAAATAAGATTTCGCTGCTGATTACCCATAAGGGCGTTCCAGCAATTCAAAAGATTTACATTTATTAATTACTTAATAATGGGGCTATTTTAACCCGAGTTCTTTCCGAGTACATATATCGAAAAATTTCGATCTACGACCAGTCGGTGTAGATGAACACGTTAATCCAATTGTATCACGTTCCATACAAAGAGCATATACAGTATCGAAATCACCTTCACCCATATAATCCATTTCATCCATTGAAATCCAATCACTTCGCCATCCCCTTATTGACGCGGCACTCATACCAGATCCAGCACCTGTTGTAAATCCGACGATTTTAGAACCATTTGAAAATTCAAACAGATATGGATTTGTCGTAGCTCTTACTACTTCTTTTTTAATAAGAGCAGAACTATCTATCTTCTGACGAATATTATCGAAGATCATTCGAATTTGTGACTGATATGGTGTTACAAACATATGAATGAAGTTTTTACGCGTAAAGACGTTATATAATGCTTCCACTACCATCGTTTCTGTTTTGCCGGTATTATGTGAAATAATATCGTTAGCAATAAAGTTACGATAACGTGGCACAGATACATCATATGTTTGTTGTTCACCAAGATATTCGATCGATACAATCGGATTCCAGAATATATCGCCGTTAAGAATATCTTCGATCGATTCAAAACCTAAATGCTCGGCAAGTTCTTTTGCCTCAGCCTTATTGATAGTCTTAGATTCTAAATATTCTTCAAGTGTTAACCGTCCTGTTTTTAAATATTCAAAATTAGTTTTTCCTAATTCATGATATTTTAAATAAGATAAAAACATCTTATTAAGTTTATCGGTCATTGGTTGAAACTTATATGAATAATAAACAGAGAACATATTCTTATGGGAATGATTTTTAATTCGATTATATTTCTTCTTGTCGACGAATCCTAAAAAATAAGAATTTCGTTCTTTAACGATTTTTACGACGATACCGAATCTCATTAATAAGTGAGCTAACTGATATGCTAACTGACCTGATTCGGAACAATATAACCTATTAATCGGGACTTCGTCTTCTTCTTTATATGCATCTTTAATTAATTCAGATACAAAGATCGACACCGATTCTTTATTTAAAGAAAATACTTCTTTCGGAATCGACTTGTCAGAAGACGTATCTTTATTTAGCTTCTGAGCCATTAATCTTAATTCTGATTCTTCGATAGAGTCACTACCGAAATAATTAAGATGCATCGGAATAGCGATATTATCGCCGACCGTTAAATCTTTTAATTCTAACCATCCTAATTCCGTTAAGAATGGATGGTTATCGGTAGCATCGAATGTGCGACCAGTATTTGTCGTAATACGATATACCGGTTTAATACCGTTATCATATACTTTAGCATTCGGCGCTATTTCGATTTGATAATTATCGTCGAGAGCAAGAATATTAAATTCTTTATTCTCGTCGAATAATTGTTTTACAGTTTTAAATAATCCTGTTTCTGGATCTTGTATTTTAAGATTACCAGTTACACAACGACGACCACATCGGAATACTTTACGAAGACTTCGATCACGAAGCATTTCGGCCTGATACCAACGTGGAGTCCAAGGGGCATATTTATCTAAATCAATATTATAGATTTGAATAAATGATTTTGCCCACATAACTGGATCTCGTTTAATTACGACTAGCTTTCCTTTTTCACTGAGCTTAGTAAAATCTAATCTTACTAAGTCTTCCAAAGGCATTGCCATTAATTCTTTTACAGAATAATCTTGTTCTTGTTTCATAATTTTTATTTATGGAATGCTTTACCTTCTTGACCCATCATAGTCGTTTGTAAACTATATTGGGATTGCTGAGCTAAGGCCATTCCTGCCTGTCTCATAGTTGCATATTGTTGTGAATTAACTGGATTAGTCCAAGAGAATGGACGATAACTTTGTTGCATTTGCTGACGACCTTGCTGAGCTAAATCGTTAGCAATACCAACTAAAGCTGGTCCACCATAATAAGCAGCTTGAACTGCCATACCGGCTAATGGGCCTAACAATAAATCGGTACCCATACTAAAAGCAGCATCTTGTATTGCGTTAGCCTTAGTGCCACCTTCATCGAGCGTATCGTTATAAGTCCAGACTGCGTTGGCAGTCGCTAAGCCGGCATTAATTTTATTATCCCAAATTAAATTACCGGCCGTACCCATACTTTTAGTCGCATTACCGACATGTCCGACAGCAGATTTTACATTGCCAGTTAATCCTTTTAAAATATTTAAACCTGCCATTATAATGTACCTGGTGCTTTAATATTGTTACGTCTTAATGCAAAATTAATATCGCCAGATGCACCCATATTATCGAATGCATTTTGTGGCGTTAATCCAGAACTAGCCGATACAACAGGATTAACGGTACCGACCGAAGCGATATTCGCTGTCGACGTCGGCTCCATTGCTGCTTCGATCGTATTATTTGTTGCACCTAATGCAGCAGCACCACCTAATATCGTAGCACCGTATCCTGTTAATTTATATCGATCCGGAATAGAATAGTTATCCGGATTAGTGCTAACAAATTCTTTATTAACCTTAAAGTAATCGTTAGCACCGTCTTTAATAGCCGGAACCGTATTTCGCATAGGACGATACTTAGAACTATAAGCTTCGACTTCTTCTTTAGAGTATTGACTACCCATATCACCGAGAACTGTTTTTTGTTTCTCGAGATTAGAAACTTGTCTGTTAATAACTTTATTAGCTCCATTCGTTATAGCGTCGTCAGTTTTTCTAGCGATATAACCAGCACCTTCGATAACTTTTTCGCCGGCAGTTTTTACGCCTTTAACTATACCTTTAAGCATAATTAAATACCCGGGATACCGATAATATTAAATTCGCCATTCTTATCACGATATAAACCGCCACCAGTAGCGACACGATAAGCAACACTACCAGCAACGACACCTTGAACGCCGAGACGAGTCATATCATATTTAGCATTATCTTTATAAAATGCCGATAATTCTTCTTTAGCAGCTTTAACGACTTCTTTATCTTCGCTACCCATACGTTGAGCAAATTCTGGCGACATAAATTGGTTATCGAACATAGCTCTAGACTCTTTATTTAAATAAGAGTATTGTAGGGCCTGAGTTGTATCGAGACCGATTATTCTACTCTTAGCCATTTGACCTAATGTATAATTAGGACTAGCAATTCTTTCAATGGAACCAATTTGATCTAAATTATCATTCATTATTTTCATGCCTGTTGCAAATGCTTCAGAACCAGTCTTACCAACCTCTTTAGCAATAGTATTAGATCCATTAAAAGCTAATTTGCCGATTTCCATTGTTCTACTGATATTATCAGTAATAAGCTCTAATGCATTACTCAGTTTCGCCATAAGCGTTTAACCTCGAATTTCTTTCTTCCTCGATTTGTTCTTGTGATAAGAAGAAATCAGGATCATTAAGACTATTAATGAGGGCAGTGTCATGATTTGCGTCGTCGACATTGTTACGAATTTTATCTTTTCTAGTCGCAGCCAATAACTCAAATACTTTATCGCGTTTTTGTACGAGAGTCGTATATAACTCAATACCTTTAGAAATCATTGGTTGAGTTATTTCTTGACCAGTTTCGGTAATGTTGGTAACGACATCGATAACAGGATCATAATCTTTATTATTGATATATTGCATTGCCCTTGAAATCAGGAGGTCTAATGTAATTAATTCATGTACAAGAACATTATCGGTATAGGACGATTCATCGAGATTAAATTCTTTTTGATACTGCATAAATTTTTGAGCGATTAAAGTCGTTTCACAAATACATGGTTCGCCGACTTTAACAAGACCTGCCTTATGCAAAGGATCGTTTTTATAAATACAATTTTCGCCTTTACATAAGATCGGCATCTTAGCATAGATCGCATGATCGGTTGCTAACATATGCATAGCTTTATCGAAGATGATTTTACCTTCTTCGCTATAGCCCCAAGAATTATAATCTTGAACGAACTTATCCATTTGCTCGATAAGCTCTTGCTTTCTATTAGAAAGTTCTTTTTTTGACATAAGGAATATCCCTCCTAATGCTCTATATTACCAGCATTACGAACTTTCTTGATTCTTTCCATAATATCGTCGACAGTAATTTCTAAATTTTCTTCTTCACGGTCGACAGATTTAATAGGTTTAGACTTGTCAGGCTCTGGTTCGCCTTGATTTTTCCAATCGATCCATGCTGCCATTTTATCGGCAAAATCTTTAGCCGTTACTGCTTTATTATATAAATTATAATAGATGTGCATTAACGCTTCAATTTTTAATGGTTCCATAGAATCTTTAATAAAGCCATAGATATTTTCTTCGACTTCGTTATCGAAAGACAAATCAGCTGATGTCCATACTGGAGTACCATCATCTTCATAATGGAATTCAGAGATGATGACTTCATGAGTTTTCTTATCTTCTTCAGAAGCAATTTGATTGCTTTCGTTTAACGTAAGAATTTCGTCTTCTTCAAAGATATTATTAGCACCGAATTGAGGAATGTTAAATAAACCGTATGGTTCATATGCATCTTTTACAGATTGTAAATACGGGCCGAATTCTTCTGTTTCGATAAACTCTTCGTCGAAGAATGGAGTATCGAGCTTAAATTTATGAAGTTCGTTCATAAAGAATAATACAAAGTTTAACTTATACATGTTAAGATCTTTGTAATCTGTGCATGCACGTTTGCATGCTTTAGTAAGATTGTTAATCATGTTTAACCTTTCTTGCGCAGCAAAAAAGACGATATAATAAATAAATACATCGTCTTAATTAAGCATTATTAAATTCCAGTACTGCCAATACCGCCGATGCGTTCACCGTCTGCATCATCGTCGTCCGTAATTAAAAATTTATGAAATACGCCTTGAGCAATACATTCGCCTTTTTTAATATGAACGACATCATCATTATGAGATAACAAACCTAAAGAAATTTCACCTTCATTAGACTCGTTGTTATAGAAGTCACTATCGATAACAGCGACACTATTAATCATACGTACACCACGTTTAAATGCTGCCGAAGAACGAATATGAAGATATAACACTTCATCGTCTTCCATAGCTGCTTTAACGCCGGTCGGTAGTACATATAATTTATTAGGATACAATTCAATGTCTTCGATAGCAAAGAAATCATAACCAGCCGATTTCTTAGTTTTACGTTTAGGAAGTTTAACTTCCATGTCTTTACATCGAGATACTACTTCAAATTTTCTCACTTTTATCTACCTGCAATCTTGTCTACTTCTTTAGAAATCTCGTTCATTAGCAAAGTTAATTCACTAACGGAAAATTCTTTTGAAATGCATCCATTATTATATAACAATGCATATGCCTTAACATGATCATAAGATAAGTCAGAACAGAATTGATCGACAATCTTTTTATTTGGCCAATCTGTATCTAAGATACTATACACAATCTTATCTTTAGGATCATCCAAAAAAATTAAGATTTCGTCAGGAGAATACGCTACGTATTTCTTCATTCGATTTCCTTTCGCTAATTAAAATATATATATTGTAATTATATCTTAATTATACACGATTTTTTGATTGCAAGCAAATAAAGGGGAGAAAGGGAGGGAACGGTGCCGCGAAAGCGGTGCCGGATCCTCCCAAATGACTGAACATTAGTGTTCTTCTAAGGATTCCAATAATCTTTTCGGAATGCATTCTTCTGATAAAACAATCTTTTGTTTACCATCTTTAACATATTGAATCTCGATAGCCGTATTATGAATATCGACAAGGCCTATGAAGACAGCTGGTTTTTTGCCATGCAAAATAATTTCACCAGGTTGTACCTCATTCCAATTTGTTTTCATTATCTTCCTCGTAACTTATTGTATGAGAACACTAATATATAAATTAAAGTGACGACAATAAAAGTATAAAATACTGTTATTAGTTGATCGTTAAATATATTATATTGTGCTTCTACTATCTGAGACAAACTAATAGCCAAAGATAATACAAATAAGTAATCTTTCATATTAACAAGTAGTTAAATAATTATCGAGCTCCTCAATACTATTTAGTTCGACTTGTTCATTAATGCCGTCGAAAGCTAAAATAATATCCTGATAAATATCAAAGTACCAAGTGTTATTATTTTTACTTGCAATAACACGAGTACAATGACCTTTTTCAGAAATAATAGGAGACTCAAAATGTTCGATAATTTTATTTAAAGCTAAATCCATTATTTTAATATCTCTTTCTTAAATAAACGTATGCATACCGTGGGCCCATATCTCTACGTATATTCCGACTCATTATACCGATATGCATACAGTCTTTTATATTACATAAATTCTTTGTATTCGTCAATAATAATTTTATTATCTTTATATGTTACTTTCCAGATATTCTGATTAGAGGATCCTCTAAATTTAAGAGACGGATCTTTTAATTCGTCAATAAATTTACCATCGACTAAAGCATCGACTAATTTTAATAACTCGACTTTTTTAGGATCCATAATAATCTGATCGATCGTATACCCAGAGTAACACCAGATATCTTTATTCTTGAACCATTCTTGATCTTTTAAATATTTATTAATAAAGGATACAAGACCATCGACATTTTCAAATGGTTCGCCACCTAATATGGTTAAGCCAGATACTTGAGGATGTTTTAAATAATCGACAAGCCTATGTGCGGCCACTTCATCGAATGGTTCTCCGGCTTCGTGGCTCCAGTATTCTTGATTAAAACAATTATAACAATGATGAGAACATCCTGTTACGAATAATGTAGCTCGAATACCTATACCGTTAGCGATATCGTATTCGCGAATTTGACCGTAGTTCATTACAATACCATCATTTCTTTAATTTTTAGGCTTTTCAGTATTAAAATATACATTATATAAAAGTAAAGATTCATCGAGATTACAAGTTAAAATAATTTCTTTAGTGTTTCTTAATTTTATTGCTAATGTATATTTCTTTGTATTAGACTCTATTTTATTAAAACTTATGATATTGTTCGTCAAATCATATTGACGTTCTTTAAATAATCCGATATGTTCAATTAATACTAACGTATTACATAATTTTACTATTTCTGTTTTTTTCGGATTAATATTAATGCCACCTATAATTTTAATCATATTATTTTTCAACGACCTTTAATAAACCATTTTCACTTCGCACAGAAATATGCGGAATTTCATAAATCTTAGCTGTATGATGTTCGATGATACAACCACGATATTGATTCCAATCATTTAAGAATACAGCCAAATCAGCTTTTGCTAAATCTTTAATAGAATCGCCAAGAGCAACTAAAGGCTCTTTATTTTTATTACTAGGAGAATAACTTTCGATAATCTCGACATTAGTAGAATCAAGATATTTAGTTAAAAATTCTTGAACTTCACGAATATTACTTAAAATTTCTTCGTGTGTTTTACCACGCATTGGTTGAGATAAAAATACTCTCATAGTTGCTTTCCTTATCTAATAATATGATTAACATTAATAGTAATCATATCTTCACTAATTAAATTATTATCGATATATTCTTGCTGTTTTTCTTTTGCTTCTTCTAACGATTTAAATACACCTAATACAGGATTATCATAATCTTCAGAATAAGTAAATAGTATATATACAGTATCAACCATATTTACCTTTTTATACAAATTACTGATTGCAATTTCTAAATCATCCATAATGCCAAGATAATCGTCATCAGGAGCATAACCAGAAACTTCTTTTTCTAATCTATTAAGCTCTAAAGCTATTGACATCTTTTCATTGTATAAAGGATCTTTTTTGTTTAACATAGTTATCACTCATTAAAGTCATTAATATAACAAGTTTTTACATAAATTTGATCTTCGGTATATCCATCTTCCAAGAAGTTCTGATATTCTTCACGAATATTTTCTTCGTTATACCAAAGAGATTCGATTTTATCGTCGACCATTAAAATAAATACTTTTTCAGGATTGTTCATACAATACTCCACATTCCTTAACTTTTTTTAATATTTCTTTTGCGATCACATCGATATCACGAATAACTTTATGATCGGCACAATTAATAATAATCGTACTATATCGGTTAGCTATTTTCTGATATGCATGATCGACTTTCTTTAAATATTCGATATCGTTTTCATGAATATCGCCAGTATTACCACCAGTCTTGCCTTTCCGTTCTGCAAGTAAATTTAACCGGATTCTAATAGGGAGGCGTAACATAATAAGTAAATCTGGTTTAGGTAATTGCAATAAGCGATATTCAAAATTTTCAAGCCATTGCAGAAACTGATCTTGAACAGTTGCTTTTTCATAGCGAACGACTTGATATAACTCATTAGATGTTGTATAACGATCGCAAATAAGAATTGCGTCGTCTTGATTTAATAATTCTTTATATTTGGTTTGAAATGCTGCATAACGATCCATAGCAAAGAAAAGGGAGGCAATTTTAGGATTAACGGCACCATTTCCACCAAACGTTCCATCTAAATAAGATTTAACAAATGCTGAATATTCAGATTCATAATCAGGAAAACTAATTAAATGAACATTATAGTTTTCTTCTTTTAAAGACTCATATAGTTTTTTAGCTTGCGTTGCTTTACCACAACCATCGCCACCATCAATAACTATTAATTTCATATAGTAATCCTTTTAATAGTAGAAAAGGCTCCATGTGGAGCCTTTATTTAAAATAAGAAATTAAAACTATCTTTTGTTAAAGCAGTTTCGTTTAAATTATAATCGGCTTCTTCTGGATTGTCTGTAATAAGACCACCGCACATGCCGATTAAATCTTCTAACATTAATCGATTATTGATCGTAAAATTAATAGCAGAAGCAATACCATCCATTACATTATCGTATTTAGAAACAATACGATCGCCTAATCGGCTACTATAAAAGATAAAATCTTTTTTACCGGTTTCATCAGACCGAATAATGCCCAACATCGTTTCATCATCTTCAATAATAAAATCTTTAATATATAAAGAATCAGAGTTGATATCAAGAATAGTATTTCTGTCTAATACGTTACCATGATCAAACCAATTAAAGAACAAATTAGTTGTTACATCATCTGTCGACATGAAGTTATTTACAGTAATAACAGCGATATCGTCGACAAATCGATCTTTAAAATAAACGGCTTCTGCGCCACCATTAGGCAATGGAGCATTGGTAACATCTCCAGTATGAACTGCTTCATTGTTTCTTAAATCGCAATTCCAACCAATATGCAATCTTTTAGATTCAGCATGTAAATCTAAATCGACGCGATTATTAGGTTGATTAAACCAATGAATACCGAAAGAGAAATTATCGGTAGCATTAATTTTAGAACACATCGGAATATTACCGATAAAGTTCTTTTCAGATGTCGGTACTGCATATTGAACATATTTAGATAATAAGAATTTTTTGCCTTCGACTTTATCTTTAAGATCTTCTCTTATACTATTAGCAATGAGAACTAATCGACGAGCCGCGACAGAAGGATATCGTCTTTCGCCAGATTGCTTAACAAAGATTTTACCATTACGGATATTATATAATTTATATTCAGACGGAGTTAACTCGTTAAGAATATAATTATATAAAGAAATCTTCTTAAAGACAGTAACCTTTTTGAGTTCTTTTGTTACGTCTTGATCCATGACAAACGGACTTAAGATATTGTCTAATGGCAATGGTTTACAAGGAACATTTAATGTCTTTGCTAACTTAGATGCTTTATTAATAATCTTAGCATTTGCTTTGCTATCTTTTTTCAAAAGAATCCAAAAATCGCGATAACGATTAAATGTCTTAGCAATTTCTTCAACACCATAATTTTCAATAAAGCTAGTTAAAATTTCAGAGCTATTATATGTAAAGCGATAAGCATTAAATACTTCTTTCATTTCATTGGTACTAATGAATAAAGTGCGACCAGTTTTCTTATAATAAATATAACGAATTAAATCGGCAGCCGTAGCCGGAGTATAATATCCAGCATCGATTAAATATGCTTTAATTTCTTTATTTTTAAAATCTTCGATAGAAAATTTATCAACATAAGATGGAATAATTTGCATTAGCAAATCGATAGTTTCTTGTTTTAAAGCAATACCAGATACAAGACCTTTAATTTTCTCGACAAGTTCATCGACCGTAATCGGATAAATGATCGTGAATTTAATAGGATCTTGATCGTTATCTAAACCTAAATATTCGTTAGGTAAATATGTCGATTCTTTATCGACAGGAATAGCACCGAAACAACTTCCGTCTTCTTGATGAGTAAATACGGATAAATAATGTAAGGCTTGATGCAATCTTAATTCATCTAAGTCCATAATATCGACAGCTTTAATAGATCGATGTAATGTCGATTTATTAATTTTATCGATATATTGATTACCGTATTGACTTACTAATGTATTGCTATCGTTAGCTGTTAAATAATCGGCGGCTTCGTCAACAACGTAAACGCCGCTTTTAAACAGCTTACCTCTTTTAACAGGGTTAATCCCGTCTTCGATTAAGATTCGTTTAAACAACTTAATGATTGCATCACGTTTCTTTTGGTTTATCATATTTTCCTCCATATAATAAATAATGGCCGTAATAAACAAAGACATATAAGACTTCATTTATTACGACCATTATCCTAATGAAAATTGCCGGCGAGAAGTAAATCTTCCAATAGCTTTTTATAAATAAAAAGGAACTTCTTTATGCCGGCTTTCAAAATAATAATTAGGCGAAGAGTAATTGTTTTCTTCATTATTCATAAGTTTAAAAGGAACTCTTTTATGCCTAAACTTATTATATTATATTTAATAGTTAATTGCAACTATTAATTTTAAATATGGAGTACTCTAGATTGAATTTCTTTAGTTCGACCTTCGTTCCAGAAATTGTCTCCTAAATCCTTTATACCGTCGGTTTCCCGATATTTTTTAACGGAGTAGACTATACCTTCAGCGCTTTCAGCGCTCTCATCATGGTAGTCGTTGAGGGTTATTCTTGTATAATATAAGAAGCTTCCCTGCGGATTATCCAATAATTAACCTTTTTACTGTACCTGAGTAATTACTTCAGCCATTATTATATTGCTATAATAACTTAGTAGTCAATTCTCTAAGGATGTTCCCGCATATAGATGATTTAACGCGAGCCTTTATGTTAACCCGCAAGTTCTACGAATAACCTTGAGTGTATTATGATCTTGATTGCCGCATTTAGGGCAAATCCAATCACCATGACCATCAGGTAAAATTTCACCATCAAAACCACATTTCATGCAATGATCAAGCTTAGTATTAAATTCCCAATACATAGCATGATCATAAATATATTGAATGATTGTTTCCAACGCTTCAATGTTATTCGTCATATTAGGAATTTCACCATATCCAATAAATCCGCCAGTAGCATTTTCTTGGAAAGGTGCTTCAAAATCTATCTTGTTAAAGATATTAATATCTTCTCTCACATCAACGTGATGTGAGTTGGTATAATAGCCTTTATCGGTTACATCTTTAATTTCGCCGAATTGTTCTTTATCTAACTTAGCAAATCTATAGCATAAACTTTCTGCTGGAGTGCTATATAAAGAATAACCATAATTTTCTTGATTATTCCATTCAAAACATTTATCGGCCATATATTTAGTAATTTTTAATGCTAAATCTTGATGTTTAGTATTAGATTCACCTGTTAATAATTTAATAGTTTCATATAAACCAATATAACCTAAACTTAATGTAGAATAACCGCCAACCATTAAATCGTCGAGAGTATCTTCTGCATCTTTTCTAGCATAACAACCATACATCCACAATAATGGAGATATTTTAGCCTTTACTCCTAATAATCTTTCAGTTTTAAATTTAAGTGCCTTATGACATAATTCTAAACGTTCATCTAGAATTTTCCAAAATTTATCAATATTGCCATCTGCTACGATTGCACACTGAGGAAGATTTAATGTTACAACACCTTTATTAAAACGTCCATCTATAATAGGATTGTTTTCTTTATCATACCAAACTGATAGGAAACTTCTACACAACTTAATTAATTAAGTCGGACTATCTCTTCATTTATTTAAATAAATGCGATGCGCATCGAGTAGCACGTCTCTACTCTACTTGGTTACATTCATCACCAATAGTCTCTACACTTTCGTAATAATACGCTTAGCACGGTATTACCATTAAGGGTTCACCGTTAGCCCCATAAGGGACACCTGTTTTATGATACAGTTCACATCGTTTTACATGGGCCGTTATGTGTTAACCCATTGGTCCAAATACCTGACCATCTTTTACTTTTCGCATAATTTTAGCAGATACATAATCAGGCATCATTCTTTTTGCTGTACATTCTGCAGCAAGTTTAGTTAAATAATAATATTTGCTGCCTGGTTTAGCATTATGTTCATCTAATGCATATACTAATTTAGGGAATGTTGGACTAATCGTAGCACCGTCCGGACCTTTCATGCCCTCAATTCTTTGGCGAAGAATTTCTTCTGTAATCATAGCACATTCTTCTTCGTACTCTGAACCTGGCATAAAATGCATAAACAATGTTATAAAAGGTGACTGCCCATTGACCGTCATGAGTGTATTTATCTGATACTGTAATGTTTGAATACCATCTTTTAATTCTTTTTTCAACATTGTTGCAACGAGTGTATCTTTATTTTGTTCATTATTAAAGATTTCTTCATACTTTTCTTTAGATCTTCTTAAGTAAGGAGCTAAAATTTCTTCAATGTTATTCGCTGTTTGCCCGCCCAGCTGATTCGATGCAACTCCAGCGAACAGCTGGCTCAACACTGTACATGCAACTTGAAAAGATTTTGGTGATTCAATTTTCTTTTTGTTTACAACAGTTCCATTTGCAAGCATGTCTTTAAAATTAGGTAGTCCGCAGTTATGCATTTTTTGCAGTTGGTAGTCCATATCATGCATATGAAGAATGCCTTTATCATGAGCATTCACAATATCAATCGGAATTATTTTTCTTCTAGATATATCTTTAGATACTTCTCCAGCAATTAAATCACGTTGAGTAGAAATAATATAAGCATCTTTATTTGAATTTTCATTAAGTGCTTCTTTATTAGTTGCATCAATTAATGTAAGTATATCATCATCTGAAGTATTATTTACTCGTTGATATTCACGCACTGCTCTATACGCCTCATAAGCTCGAGCTACGTCTTTTTGTTTATGTTTAACAAGAAGATCGAATACCATTTTCTCGATACGCTTAATATCCAGTTCCTGGAGCATAAGAGCTTCTTGCGTTATTTCTTCGGCGATAGAATTAGCTATTTTTTCATTATCTTTAAGTAAAGAATGTTGTGCTTTACTTATGGCTACAATAATTTTAGATTTATCGAAATCGACCTTACGGCCGTCTCTTTTAATTACGATCATTAATTAAACCTCATTCTTAATTAACAATTCGAAACCTTCGACGATAACAGAACGAAATCCATTAGCAAACTCGATAGAATATGCATCTTCTACAGTATCGGTAATATCGGCTACTTTCCAACCTTTATCGTATGTATTGAAACGAATGACATCGCTAACTTGAATATCGGTTTTTTCAGTTCCTTCTGTCATCCAATATACATTAGGAGTAACCGTAACAATTTTTACATCATCGGCATATAAATGCTTTAACGTATAAACTTTTAAAGGTTGTTGTCCTTCGTATTTAAAATGTACATACTGTAGATTTCCGTTTGCATTAGGAATAAGCTCGTCCATACCTTCGATGAAGGTTCCGATCATCCTAGTGTCATTAGGTAGAGATATCCGGTTATCTCCGCCAAATAATACTTTCATATCATTAATCCTTTCTTGTTAATCGCGATATAAAAAAGAAAGTGTTCTATGTGATAGAGCAGAATATATATTACGCATAATATACTACATATAGTATTTAATAAAACATAGAACTACTAAATCTATTATACCAAATCAGTATAAGACAAACAAATGATTTTGTGGTATAGAAAACTCTTCATATATTTTACATGTGCCAAAAAATAAGATATAATAGTAATAGTTAATTATACTTATTTAATATGAGGTATTTTAAATAATATGGCAAATATAAATTATGAATCATTATTCGCGGCAGAGCCAAACGAAGATTTAGTCTCTTGGTTATATCGCATGTATCTTGCTAAACAAGAAAACAATAAATTAACGGTAAAAAGAATTAGTGCTTTGGCTAAGACTTTTTTTGAAATAGATCTTGATGTTACAACTATCAATAGTTACTTCAACGATTTTAAAAAGAATCTGGCGCCAGCATCGACCGACGACAAACTAACGTCGGCAGCTGTAGACATACTTCTTAATGCTCATGCTAAGAACGTAAATAGTAAAAACCGATCTGAACTTAATAAACATTTAAAATCGATTAGCGATCAATTCTTACTAAAAGAATTAATCGTCGAGGCGATTTCTAAAATCGAACCTCTTAAATACGAGTTCAAGGATCTTCAAAGCGGCGAGTCTGAAGCTGTACTATTATTAAGTGATTGGCACCGTGGACAAGTAAGTAATAACTTCTTCAATAAATTCAATAATGAAATTTTCGATGAACGTGTCGAAAAATTAATGAATAAGACACGAGAATATTGCTTACTAAATAATATTAAAACTATTCACATCTTAACGTTAGGCGATATGATTAACGGTGGCATTCATGTTCAAACACGAATCGAATCTCAAGAAAATCTTATCGAACAAACTATTGGTGTAACAGAAGCACTAAGTCATTTATTTAACAATCTTAGCCAAGAATTTAATTTAGAATTATATTTCTGCCGTGGCAATCATGATCGAGTAACTCCTTCTAAAGAAGAAGCTATGAACGGTGAATCATTTAGCGATATCATTCCTTGGTTCTTAAAAGAACGACTAAAAGGAAATGATCGTATTCACTTCAACGAAAATACCGTCGACGATGAAATTATCACGGCTAATGTTTGTGGACAATGTATTATCGGTGTCCATGGCCACAAAGATAATTTTAATAAAGCTATCGACAATCTAGCATTATTTACGAAACAAATACCTGATTATATCGTAATGGGTCATTTTCATCATTCAAGAGAGGCCGATCTTAAAGGCGTCGAAATGATCATTAACCCATCTTTATGCGGTAGTGATCGTTATGCAGTAGACGGTCGTAAATTCTCTAAAGCCGGTCAAAAGCTTTTAATGTTAAATAAAGAAGATGGCCGATATGCCACTTATTTTATCAGTTTTTAAATATCCGATAAAAATAAATTATCATCGCGATAATAAATACTAAAAAGAAAAAATCGGCTATGCCTTTCATAGTATATTCTCCAATTAAAAAGCCTCCTATTCTTTAGGAGGCTTAATTTTTTTTACAATTTTTTCTAACGTATTAGGATTATTGTCTAAACCGAATATAGTATCGATACCAAATAATTCTATCACATACGATGCTGCTCCTATTACGATAACAAGGAACGCAATTGATATTAGCACCGCCGATATTAAAGCTATCGGCATTAATAATATACTAAAAAACGAATTAAATAATTCAAAGAATTGTCCAAGAATTCCGAATCCTAACGTTAAAAATAAATACAAATAAAAACAGAATTGTTTAGTCTTCCTTGTCATAGCCAGAACCTGTACTATTATGTAAACCAACAATTAAACAGCAGATCATAACTGCAAAGAACAAAATTATTAGACTCATTACAATCGTTGAAATAATCATTTAACTACTACCTCGTCTTATTTTACTAACAAAGATAAAAACAAAAAGACTGTACCGGCCAAAAGAATTCCTCTATAGATTTTATTCTTTTTAGGATCTTGTTCTGTAAGACTAAATAGTCCTTGAACTCCGCCATAAATAATAGCGATAATAATTAATATTAAACTTATTCCAAACATTATGTTTGTAAACATATAAAAGCTCCTTTTATTTAAATAAATAACTAATTAATAATCCAGCTATAACGATAACAATGCCAAAGAACGAGAGTATTAACATGATTAAAGATAAGTCAGGTCCATCTTTAATTAAGTCATTAATAACATCTTTTAAGATGGAAACTAAAATTCCGCCAACGCTAATTAAAAGAATTATTACGCCTATAGCAACAATAAACTTTCCTACATCCATTATTTATAGTCCACCTACTTTATTTTTTAGGATTAAAAAACATAAGCATGTTGCATGCTTTTTTATAATTCACGTGTCTAAATCTAAAAATCTTTTGTGGTTCACATCCACTAGCTGTCTTATATATAATAGTTTTTCCATTTAATTCTCCAGATACACTAGGAACAATATGGTCTATTGCATAGCTAGAACAGCATCGATAAATTTTATAACTATTCTTCTTTCTAAACTTTTGTATCATAATTATTTAATCCTATCTATAATCAGAAAAATCATTGAGATTAAAACAAAAATAATTCCAATGCTTAAGAATAGTTCAGGTAAACTATCATAATTATGATTTTTTATGTCGATAATCATATCAAAAAGGATATTAATAAAATTACCGAAGATAGGAATCATACCTAAAATAAAGAAGATAGTTCCAATAACAAGTAAAATTTCATATAACTCCATAATTAATTATCCTCAAATACTTCTTCGAAAATCTTCTTTAATTCTTCTCCAGAAATATTTTTTAATCTTTCTTTAAATCTTGCTTTATAAAGATCGATCATATCATCATGTTCTTCTTTTGCTTCTTGCATGGCTTCTTCATAGCCATTATCATAACCATCATCGTATCCTTGATCGTATACATATTGGTTACTTTTTTCTTCGACATTATTTTCTAACCATAGAGCAAGTTCTTCTTTATTATCTTCATTTCTTAAATCATAAATGATGTCTTCAAGTGAAGTATTGTTTGTAAGATTTCTCATAATCAAAACTCCTTTTATTAAATATTTAATACGCAGCACTTTAAAATGTATAATGTATAAGCAGTTTTATATATGCAGAAAGATTACTATTAAAACTCACCTTTCTTAAACAAAATAAAACTAAATAGTGCTGCGTATTATAAAAATATCTTATTACAATATATATGTTATGTTTTGGGGAAACATTTTTATATAATGTAATAAGACATAATGGTGCTCCCACCTGGGATCAAACCAGGGACCTTCCGGTTATGAGCCGGGTACTCTATCTCTGAGCTATAGGAGCATAAAAAAACGGCATATAGAATTTAATATAACTCTACATACCGTAAATTAAAAAAAATGGAGGAGAAGGTGAGATTCGAACTCACGGTGCGTTTCCGCACGACAGTTTTCAAGACTGTAGCCTTAATCCTCTCGGCCACTTCTCCATGGTCGCAGAGAATGGAGTCAAACCATTTTAGTATGGGCGCATTTCCATACTATTTTACTCTGCAATAATGGGAGCGGGAGTAAGAGTCGAACTTACACTAGACGAGCTTATGAGACTCGTGTCTCTGCCATTTGGACTATCCCGCTAAGGAGCTGCGTATGCAGACCACAAGACAATTATAAGGAGAAAGGAGTTTATTATCATGAAACGTTAGTTTATTATATAGAAAGGGAGGCAAACTAAACAGAAGACATGGGGTGTGTCTAGAATCACGCTATTAAGAGATTTTTCATATTTAGGAGGTTTGTCTTGTTTACGCACGATCTACATACGCGTATATAGAAGAGGAAAAGTATGATAGGCACCATGAAGACTATTACCTTCGTTGGTGCCATGGAAGTCCCTGAACACGGGGGGACGCTCAGGGATACTCCTCTTGTATTTAAGATAATGGGAAAACCTTAAATACAACTTTATTATACATCAATTATTTAAATAATGCAAGTATATTATTTTTTGAAATCGGCAAAATTTAATTGGCTACCAGTTTTCATGTAAGCATTACAGTAATCTTGGAATACACCAGGATATAAATCACCGATCGAACCATATGTGCCACCACGATTAGGCTCAGACCACACTTCGATATGAAGATGCTCGTCATATGTTGCAGGACCATCAGGACCCATGCCACCAATTATGCCGATAGGTTGACCACGCTTAATAGTATCGCCAGCTTTAACGAATATTTGCGCCATATGCATATATACGATAGTCTTATTCGTTCCGTTAGCAGCATTAACCATTACAGCGTTATAGCCCCAGCCAGTATCCATTACTGTACCGTCACATATCGATAATATCTCAGGCTTAGGAGAATCAGGAATGAATACGACGTCCATACCTTGATGTGTATGACTAGAACGAACTTCACCAGGGAAACCAGATAAACTAATAGACGGAATATATTGAGCCGCAAAGAAGAATCCCCATTTATCGTTATCGAATTCTGAAGCATAAAACTCTTTAGATAATTCTTTATATGCGACACATAATTCAATAAGTTTCTCTAAGGAATTATGCGGATCCATTGGTTCTTCACGCTTACCGGTAACGTTAATCGTATACGGTTCCCAGAATTGAGATAACGTCCAAGATCCTTGATTTTTAATATCGAGATTAAAATACTTCTTAGATTGGCCGACACTATTATTATTACCAGAGTTATTTGTTAACGCATATACAAAGTCTAAACGAGTTTTAAGATCTTCATGCTTTTTAAGTTCGGTAGTCGGATCTTTAGTCGGTTTATCACCGATAATATAAGCTTCGTTATAATAATAAGCAAGCATTACGAGCAAAGGATTATCGATTAAAGATTCTTCTTTAAGCTTCTTAGTAACACTTTTAATCTTATTAATAATACCATTATAATCAGAAGTATTTAATAGGCACATTAAAACAGCTAGTACGACAGTGTTGATATCTTTATGGACACCGGCATTTTTAATAGCTTCTTCCATCTTAACATAAGACTCTTTAGACTTAGCAATATTTTTAGCTTGATCTTTATAACCATTAATTTTGTTCACTGCAGATTCAGCTGCTTTTTTAAATAATGGGATCTGTGATTTAAGGCATTCTTCAGCGGTTAAATAAAATAAGTTATTAGTGTCGCCAGTCATAGCCGCGCCAGCGGCTAACCCTGATCCATACATCGAAGGAGAATTCATTAACTTAGAACCGTCATCGATAATTGATTGACGCCAGTTAATAATCGGAACTTGTTCTTCGACAGGTACTGGTTTCCAGTCCATCTTAAAACCTTCAGGCCATTCATCTTTAAGATCTTTATGAGGATCGCTTTTAGTAAGAGACGCACCTTCAGCAATATTAGCTAATTTTAACGGCTCTTGATAACGCTTAATATCGATTAAATCACAGTAGTGTTTCATATTGGAATATGATAATTGGTTATTATCGAGAAGAACACTAAGATTAGCGCCGACCTGATTAAGAATTTCGTATACCTGACCGATAATCGGTTCGATACGAGTACTTGTCATATATTGATCGATTTGAGTTTGCATACCGTCGGCAACTCTGTCGTCCGTAAGTTGACGAATAGCTCGATATTTTTCATAAAGAGTATTGCCGCCATAATACATATCGTTAATCGGGATGATACTCGCTAATCTAAATAGGTAACGTGTTACGGTCGACAAATGATTCTCGACTTGAACCATACGTTTCTCGACGTCGCCACCCATCTCGAGAAGAGCTTTAGCCGTGTTTAATTCAAACTCGGTTGCCTTAATACTTTCTTTTACGATACGAGGCATATGTAATTCTAAATCTCGAATACGTAAATCTGTCGGGAATGGATCTGTCGGATTTGGCACCATACCAGGAGTCGGCACCTTAACAGCATTATCATGCTTAGTCGGATCGAATTGAATCTGACGTTGTGCAATAGATTGCATACGAGTCATCTGATATTTAGCAGCTTCACTACCGTAAGCAGCTACCGACGTAATCGGCAAACCGACGTTAAAACAGTCGTCGACATCGATTGTATCATAAGCATACAATGGCGGATTTAATTTCTGAGGACTTTTATCTTGAGCACTTAACGTATTATTTTCGACTTTAGTATCTTCAGACTTCTTATCAGAATCTTCTTTCTTAGCTTCAGGAGTATTCTTATCGTTAGTCTTAGTAACGTCACTTGTTGTATTATTATCTTTAGTGATATTAACTTTAATTTTATCTGGAACGTTATCAGTATGAGTAACGTCTTCTTTAGAATCTTCTTTTTTATCTTTACCGAATGTAACTTTATCGGTACTTAGAGATTCGAATCCAGTTTTACCGTCTTTTAAAGAAACCGATTTAACTTCGGTCGCATCCTTAACTTCTTTATTATCGGCAGTCGTTTTATCTAACGTTCTACCGAGAGCCCATTCTGGTACTTGATTATATACCGATACAATATCGGGATAAACAGGTTGACACGGAGTTTTACCGATCGCTAACTTCTGAGCATTAAAAACATCGTAATACTTAGGAGTTTCCTTTTTAGTAACAAACGTACTTCTAGTACCGGTATCGGAAGGAGCTGTAGCATTATAGACACCACCGCCATTACCTGCACCACCTGTACTAGATCCTGAAGAAGCAGGTACTTCGCCTAACAGATCGTCACTTAACGGAGTTCCTTTAACGAAATGATCATAAATCATTTGAGCATAGCCTTGACGTTCTGGAACATTAGCGTCACCAGATCGTTCGAAACATTGTTCGAATGCTAATGTTGCTTGTGCAACATCGGTCATCTGTTTAATCTCGGGCCACTTAGGATAACCGTCACCATTAACCGGAGTCCATTCTAAAGGACCGTTTTCTAACTCCCATAAACCGAAGTTCAACTGATCTTCGAGATTATCTTCGTTACCTTTAAACTCGTTAAGAAAATGTGGCCAACGATATTCTTTATCCCATTGGCATAATCCTCGATGAGTATTATTATCGGCATGAAGATTCCAAGTCGACTCTTGCATGATATTACCGAACCAAGCAGCTCTAGCAACTTCTGGAATATTTTTAGTGCCGAGATATTTCCAAGCCTGTTCTATTAATTGAGATATTTGAGCCATATACTATTTCCCTTCAAAACATTCGTAAATAATACGATTATATTCTTGATTTAAACAGATTAGTTCTTTCGGGATTATCTTAATACGATCTTTACAATGCTTCCATGTTGCTCTGCAATCTAAAGATTGACTCGATATCGTTTCTAAAAACATTTCAGATAAACTATAATATTTAGATAATGCTTCATCGATATAGTCTTTATGCTCTTGATCTAAACGAGAACTATTGCCGTTAGTATCATATAATACAAATTCTGAAGTATATCCTTCCGGCATCGGTCCTTCATACGCCGTATAAAAATTATGGTTAAATAATTCATCGTAGCCATCTTCTGTCGCCGTTAAATAATCGGCATATAGCAGATATAAAGCATACCGTAATTTCTTAGGTGAGATATTCGGTCTCTGTTCCTTAATATATTGAATAACGTCTTCTATATGGTTCATTAATTCACTCCATAAAAAAAGCCCTCATTCAAGGGCTTTAAAATATTCAGCAGCTTCTTTATATTCTAAAGAGTCCTGATCACATAATAATAAATCAATTAAATAATTGCATGCATCTTCTAGATTCATAATGATAATACCTTTAATTTAAATAAGAACTAATTACTAATTAAAGTATATCATAATTTTTTGAATAAAAAAAGAGCATCCCAGCATTTGGTGTGTGTGGTCGAGTTGGTTGCTAGGACACTCTTGTTTTGTAGTCATATCGAAAGGATGTGATAGAGAGGTATCATTTGACTACATCCTTATTATAGCACGATTATTTTTTATCGTCAACTGCGACAAGTTCTCCGCCGACAACTTTCCATATTCTACCATCGGCAGCATCTTTACCGATAATATCTTCTCGAGTCATATAGTCGAGAGAATCGCTAAAATCGTCATAGATTTCTTCTAAACCATCTTTAACGTAATTAATCATGAAAGCATTTTTATCGGGAAATGGATCGACAAAAGCTTCTTCAATTTGACCTTTACGAATACGATTATATTCTTCCATCGTCATAATACAACCGGTATTAACGTGTTCGATAAAGAATTCTGGATAGCGAATTTGATCGCCACTTAAACTCGAATAGAATCGATCGCCTTGCCAAATGACTCTTCGTATTTGATATGCATCTCGCATAATGTCACCTTTGTTTAAATAATATAGATTTAATTCTGAAACATCTATATATTACTAATATCTTATTTCAGCAGACTATTTAAATAATAATCTGTTCAAATAAGATATTATGCTACTAGATAAAAGGTGTGTGCATGTAAATTATCGAAACACTAGTAGCATAAATCTTAAATTTTTTGTTACGTAATATAAATTAAATATTAAATATCACTAATTATTTTTGGGCGCAACTATAGCTATTAAATATTCTTTAAATATAAGCAGATTAGATTAAGTTTGCTTAAGATCGCAACCAATCCACAAATTATTATTACTATATCGATCTAAAGATATTTATGTAAAGTATGAAACTGTTAAAAATCGGATTATATAAGTATCGTAACTTAATCATTTTAACTCACTTAATAAGCTTAATTAGCTTAAATATCGTAACAGATTATTTATCTTAATTAGCTTAAACATCGTAATAGCTTATATTATTTAACCTATCCTAACAGGAAACGTTTGTAAGTACTAAACATAATATTATAGCTTGAATATCGTATTCCGTACAATAATAATCATCCTGCGAGAGAAACGTTAGCTACGGCTTATTAAGGAATCGCCGCCAGCTTATTTTAGAAGATTCATTCGCATTATTTAACCGTTAAGCGACTGGCAAAGGTTTGCAAATTAAAAAGACGTTATGTGTGCAATCATAACATCTCATTATTTAAACCGTTCAAGCTGCCAGTCGAATCAAACATTCTTAGCGAATGAATCCTAGGATTCAGAATCACGAATATTGTATATAGAATAAGATATTCTATTTCCTTGTTTTATATAGACTAATCCCGTGCGGCAGCACGAATTAGTAAAAAATATATATTATATAGTTTTGCTTCACTAGAAATGATTGTTTCTTTATTACTAAAGCTCTTGATCATTTCCTACGATATTAGTCTGTAGTATACTCACGTATACCTCTAGTCTTTCCCGACATTTAGCGTTTCCGCACAATCGTAGATCCCGTCCTATTGCTGTATTCACCAATGAGGAGTGTCCTCTTATTTTATTTAAGAGGAACGGCTAGTCCCCCCGGGTCTTATTTAACCATGGTAGCTTTCTAAACTTAATTAAAATTCTTTATCTTAACTGCAATGTTTTGTGCATTCGCTACTTTAGGCTGTATACGGACTTGTATCCCATTTGCCCGCTGACGTTGATCCTGCTAGTTCCGACTTGAGTACACAAAATTACTCTTGCTGGTCCGGGATATAAACGGTATCGTATAGCTATCCTTCATATCCTATCCAACCACAAATCGCTATCGTTAACGACTGCAGATCCCTCGCTTTATTCGTCGAGTATCGGCCTGCAAAATGTAGCTGATCACCGGGTCGATTTTCCTAGATGCGCTCGACCACACAACCATTGTTACGCCTAACCTATATTAACTCATCAGAGCAGGATAGCATTATCATCACGACAAGGCTTTTATATCCTTTATAGGCTCGTAACCCGCGCCATCGGGGTCCATACTATAGAGTTCTTAAATACAGGGCCTCTATAATACAATGCCTTCCATTACATTTCCATATGTATATTTGCACTCTTATGTTGCAACTAGTGACATATTTCCATCGTCAATCCCTATGAAGACACAAGGTAGTTTCTAAATACGCTTTTATTAAATTGTTAATTTTATTATAAGATATAATTCGACTGTTGTCAAACTATATATTACACGAAATTAAAAATTGGACACAAAATTCCGCAATTCATTTTTGTACGAATTTTCATTTCGATATAACTTTTGGTTATGGCTAAATCGAGTACGCACATCAAGAAGTAAATGATATTGGTTATCAAGATTAATCTTTTGCTTCTTTAACGGTTTCTTTGCTAGAATAATCCGATCAAGTTTAAAGCTATCCATATCAACAATCTTTTCGACTTTGTCGGCATATTTATTAATAGAAATGACGTCGTCGTCATTTTCATATTCGACTTTATCTAACATATCTTTATAGATAGCATTAGTATTATCTTGATTACCGCTTACGAGACTACTTAAACCTTCATCGTCAAAATCGCCTTCGAGAACTTTTACGCTCTTAAGTTTTTCGGCCATGAATTTAATTAAGGTTTCTTGAACGGTACCAGCATAATACATATAGTAAATACTTACGTTATTCTTTTGATTTAATCGATAACTTCTTCGAGCTGCTTGACGCATCGTAAAGAAGTTCTGATCGAGCTCATAGAATACAATAGTCGTAAAATCCAATAAGTCTAGACCAGTATCGACCATACCAGGATTACAAATTACGACACGAATGCCTTCTTCTTTTTTCTTTTCGAACCATTCAATTCGCTTCATCGCAGAAGTCGAGCTTTTAAGAATAGCAGTTTTAATACCTTCCTGTTGCAAACGATCATAGATAATACTATTAATATCGTTATTCGTATCATAATAAGTATAAACTAAAACGCATTCCTGATCATGATGGTTAATGATTTTCATTAATTCGTCGAGCTTATGATTATCGCGAACACCAGTGCCACGATATTCGATATAATCGTCGGCAATGAAACATGGATTGTCGCTCCAAGCTGCGAGCTTTTTAATTTCTTGATGTTTATATCGAGCCGGAACGATAGCGTTAGATAAATTGCCTATTAAATTATTATAGGCTTCAAGATTTTCTTTATTTAACTCACATTTAATAATAGATTCATTATAAGCCGGGAGTTCAGAACTAACGTCGTCCATCGACATAAATACACAACAATTACTTAATAGCTTAATAAAGATATTAGGATTGATACCAGGAGCATCTTTTGTTTTAATCGTACATTCAACGTTAACATTAAAAACACCTGGTCTATCTTTTTTGATAAATTGAAGATCTAAATATCGGCCCCAGTTATGACTAATTTTTACATAATCGACAGCATCTTCAATTCTATGAGTATGCCAATCATAAGGAGTATATTCAACTTCTTTGTAGCTATAGCGATCTTTAAATTGTTTTTTCATGCCGCCACGAAATTCTGGATCTCGTTTCATATATTCTTGATATTCATTTTTGATTTTTTCAGGATAAAAATATAAGAACATATTATATAAGTTTTCGGCATATCCATTAAATAGCGTACCTGTTAAACCCAATATCTTTTTAGCACAAGAAGCAAGTCGTTGTGCGCCATGACCTTGAGCACTACCAGTTAAGAACTCGTGCATTTCGTCGACAATTAACATGTCGACATTATGGCGACCTTTACGTTGGATATACCAATCAAGACTAGCAAAATTAGAAGCCTCTTGCTCTTTAATATCGAGATCTTCGACATAATTATAGACTTTATATGACTGAGTATTTTTGCTATCAATTTTCTTGCTATCGATTAAAGAAGAGCAAGCTTTTATTTTTTGTCCAGCTAAGAAATCTTTATAACAAACAAGCTCTTCTTTTTCGCCTTTTTTATGAATACTTCTAGAAAAATATTCTAAATAATGAAAGTATGTATGTTCACTTCCGCGATCGTTGCGAACAGAAGCATTTTCTTTGCCTTTACTTTTTACATTCTTAGTATGACGTAAACAATCGATGCTAGTCGTTCTAGTTTTAATCACGGATTGTTTAATACAATTAGGATTAACTAGAATATAATTAGTCGATAATCGTTTAGTAATTTCAGGTTCAATTTGTTCGATATATTCTTTAGTGCTATTGCACTCATATATTTTAGCATTAGGAGCTAAGATATTAATATCTTTACTCCATTTTTTAATTAAATGAGTCGGGCACACAACGAATACATTTTTATTTGAACCGTTTTTCCATAGACTAGCAATACTAATAGCCATACTAGTTTTACCGGTACCTGGTTGAGAAATTAAGAAGCCTGCTTTTTCTTTTTTAAGATGTCGATGCATAGCGTTAATGATATTCTTCTGGTTAGTGAATAAATTAAAATCTCGTTTATAGCCGAGATAATCACTTAATGCTTGTACTTCTTTATCGAAGCCCTTGCTCGGATCGAATGTAATATTAGTTGAATCGTTTACAGTAGCCGATAATTCATTGATATTATTACAAATGAAATCATTGATCGACATACCTTCATGAATATAATCAGGATTGTCGCCGTCATCAGCTTTTTGAACTATATCGTTAACACTATTAGAATAACAAGTAGTAGATGGAAAATTGAAGATCGTAAAACCGAGTTCTTCATTTTCTTTAATAGAAGAATCACCTAATGCTTCTTCTGTATCGAAAAATAAATCGACCAAATTTTCATTAAAGAATAAACCTTTAGAGTGTTTATTTAAAAATTTAATATAGTTAGAAACAAGTATTTTTTTATTCTCATGAATATAATCAACTCGAGAAAAATTCTTTTTATATTCTAAAATAATACTTTCTTCTATGCCATCGATTAAAAATAAAACATAAAATTTATTTTTTGTTTCAGCATAGAATCTATGCATTACAGACGGAAGACCGATTAAAATATTTGTCGATGTTTTTGTGCTTTCTCGTAATTCGATACAAAAATCAGTATTATAATTCTTTTCATAATATTCTAGTGTATCTTTTATTTTTTTATTATATGATTTAGAGCCAGTACTATATAGATCTAATAAGATAAATGTATTAAAATCTGTAAATACTTTGGCCGTTAAATCTTTATATTTTTTATCGAAATTAAAAAATGCTCTCCCAGATTTTTTGGAGAGCTTCTTAATTTGATTAATATCTACTTTCATTAGTATAAATTACCTTTTTCAATCTTATTAACATAGTTGATATATGGTCGGCCAGACTCAACCGATTTAAATTTGTAATCACCGATATATTCGAAGTTAGTAAACTTTTTAGAACCACCGACAATATAATTGCCAGCAATTTTATTTTTAAGTTTATCGCTTAACATATACAAAGCAATATATTTCTTATCGACCGGCAATAAAGAATTAAATGGCTTATCTTTAATTTCGCCTGTCGTAAATTCGATATCGATAGCTTCATCAAGATAATCAACATAATTAGCATTACTATAAATAAATTCTGGAATATCGGTAAGAGAAAACACTTTTATACCTTCTCGTTCTCCGATAAGTTGCCCATTGCTAATATCGACTTTGCTATCGACAAAAATAATAAATTTATTCTCGCCACGATTAATATCCAATGGCTGAGGATTAACCGCAATAATGTTAGGCCAAACACGTCGATCGTGGAATTTATCACAGTAAAAACTTGTGAACGAAAGTGGATCTGTATTTTCTTTAATCTTTTTTAGATTTTTAAATAATATAATATCATAATCTGTGTTAATCCAAAAATCGACAGAAGTCTCCATTTTATTTTTAATAAAACTATATGGATTAAATTTAATGTTTTCATAATCGCAAAAACCTAAAATAATTTTAGTAAAGTCTTTAATGAATGTATTGTCGACATTTGGACAGATATTACTAATTTCAGAAAATATTTCCCAGATTACAGAACGATAGAAGATAAAACGATGCAATGAGTTTTCACCCAAAAAATTCGAATATAGTTTAATTTGAGTCGCAAATTCTTTTTTGATAGCATCGTTATTAAACTGAGCAAGATAATTCATTAAAATTTCTTCGAATTGCTCATGATCATTATCTTCTTCGTTTGCAAAATTTATTGCTGCCAAATATTCGTATAATTCCATATTGTCATAGTCTGATTCAAATACGTCAAGACGTTTACAAATTCTATCGACAATAAAAAATCGCGTAAGAACTTGAGAATAATAACGGATACCTCTTTGACACAAATAATATTCTTTAATTTTTAAATCTGGAAAATATTTTGCAAACGTTGAATTAAACTGTTTTATTGCTTCTTTCATAATACTTTAAGTATTCCCCCTGTTTGTCAAAATATTCTAAACGTTTATTGATGCCACAAAAATCATAATAGCAATTAACACAGTCTACATTATTTAAATATAATATATCTTCATAGACACCCATTGCCAATAATTTTACGGCTGTTTTTTCTGGTAGAGATTTTAATTTAATTAAAACATCTTTCTTAGTGATCGATTTTATTTTTTGATACGTTTCTTTATCGACTAAGATATCGAAACCGAATATAAGTTCATCGTCGATAAAAACACTGTTGTAATTACTAGTGCTTTTGATTTCTTTCCAACGACGATTAATTACTTTTTCTTCTTTTTCTTCGACTTTAAAGAATTCATCTTTAAAATAGTGTCGTAAATAAGCTCCGATATAAATCATATAAGCATAAGCAATACCATGACTTTTATTGTAGCTATATGATGTCGCATCAAGATAGATATCGATAAGCTCTTTAATATTATTATCTTTAGCAATTTTTTCGACGCTCTCAAGATACTTGTGATCTTTATCTTTCATTAAACGATATGCGCTTTCTCCTGTCACATATTGCTCCATGATTTTAATAAATTGTTCTTGATATACAACAATTCCGTATGTTCTTGCAGTATAATTCCACAAAGGACCCTTTAAAAGAATTTTTTGGCCGTTTTTTCTTTTTATATACGTATCTTTATGTTTAGATCTAATAATCGCTAGGCTATCACTAAGTTCTTCGATACTGCAAGGTTTAACCTGTTTAATGCAAGCAGAGCTATAATCAGTATCGATTTGAAATAATCCTTTAGCAGATTGCCATATCGACTTCCATACATCAATATCATTAAAATTAATTTTAATATTATGTTCGTCGATTATTTTCTGATATTTACTGACAATAGAAGAACTCAATATATCATACTTGGGAATGCTCTCAGATTGCAAAATTGCCATCTCTCCGCTCACTTCTTCAGCTTCGTATATATTATGTCTATCGATACAGTAACTCACCGGATTAAGTCTTTTTTTACCATTTTTATCGATAGTATATACTCGCCAAATATGACCTTTATATTTACGGTACAAATAACTAATTAATTCTTCTCTTCTATCAGCATCTACATCTAGATCGATGTCAGGCTTATGGCCGCCAATAAATCGAGTAAAGCTTAAATTATATTTAATCGGATCCACTTTCGTGATCTCTAATAGCCAAATAACGAGGCTACCGACACTACTGCCTCTACCATAACCAGTAGCGATCTTCTTATCTCGACAAAATTTGCAATAGTCGAATACTATTAACAAGTATTCTTCCATATTTAATTTAAATAATGTATTTAATTCGTCCTGCAAACGATCGACATATTCACCAGATAACTCTAGTTTATTTAAACGATCATAGCAGTAATCTGAAATGAATTTTTGAATATCGTTCATACAGGCCCCCTTTTTATCTAATAAAAAAAGAGCTCCATAAAGGAGCTCTTATCACATCACATATAAATGTGCGTAAATACTTATATCTAATGATTAGAGTAATTTAGAATCTACATTAAATACATGATATTGAATTTGACCGAGAATTTCATACATCTGTAATGTTGTATCGATATTTTTTGTCGTTACAAGAATATCGCCCTTCTCGGTAACTTCAATTGTAAATTTTTTATTTTTATTTTCTTTTTTGGATTTTTTCATAATAGACACCTGCTAACACTAACAGCTAACATTAGCCGTTAATGTTAGCATTCAATTCTATATGTATATTTTAACATATTTTTTGTTTACCAGCAATCCGGACAAACAATTTTTTTAGTGTCTAAGTCGTATACAGCACAGTCGTCACAAATTACTTTGCCACATTTGCTGCATACCATTTTATATTCTTCTTCACATGGCTGACCACATTGTTCACAACGAAAATATCCTTCAGGAACTGGAGGCTGATCTGATGTGAGTTTTCGCCACCATGCTTTAATCTTCTTAATCATAGGCCATACCTCTTAAGTTCTTTATCGAGAATTACTTTAGCGGCACAATCTTCTTCGACGCTTCTCATTGCTATACTTAACTGATCTTTGTATTTATTAAGAACTCGTTGACGACAATCTTCATATTCGTTGCTAAAATCTTTAAGTATATGCCGATAGTATGGAACTTGCCTATTTTTAATAAGACCAGGCAATTCGTATTTATAGATATTAGCCATATCGGCTAAATCTTTATCTTTATCGAGCCATACAATATCGGGATACAAATCATATTTACCGAACATCTCGATAGCTTGATCGACGTCTTTTTCACCATGCCAATCTCGATCGTAAACGATAACCGGCTTTAAACCAGTCGATTCGATTAGATTAACATGTTTATCGTCTAATATGGTGCCCATTGTACAAACACAATTTTGTAGTCCATATTTAGTCGCTAGTATAACGTCGAAACAACCTTCTGTTAAATAAATATAATCGAGGCTATAGTTAATTTTATTTAACCCATATAGATAACGGCTTTTAGTAAAGAATTTATTCTTATTGTCGACAAAATATTTATTAGCAACTTCGTCGTCGATAGCTCTTTTACAGAAGCTAACTAAATGATTATATGCATCGTATAATGGAATCGTAATACGGCCACGAGTATCGTAACCTAAATTCCATTCACGAACATCGCTGCCAACTAATCCACGACTTAAAATATACTTCTGAGCTTTTTCGCTATGCTTAAGATTTTCTATATAGCCTTGATTTTCCTTTTCATTCGATTCGAGATAAGCAGTTTCTTCGTTTTGAGGTTTTAACCCAGTAATCTGAATTGCTTTCTCGATGGCATCTTGGAAGCTTGCTTTTTTGTTGTCGTGGTTCATCATCCACCAGATAAAAGCTATAGCATTACTGCCAAATAGCCTTTTTTCGGTGTTCTGCTTGCCGACATGACAACCGAAGCAAGCCCAAGTTTGAGCGCCATGCTTATTCCAAATTTTAAAACTCGGAGTTTTATCGTTATGATCGGGATGGGGACAAGAAGCTTGCCATAGATTACCGACTTTTTGAACTTTGGTATACTGATTGGCAAGCTTAACAATGTCTATTTTTTCATTCAACTTACGGATAAACTCTGTAGTATATTTCATTATTTATCCTTTAAATTATTTAATGTAAAAAGCATCGTCACGATCTTCATATCGAACATTAGTTAATTCTTTACCGTTGAGCAACACTTTACCGTCGACAAACTCAAGATCTTTTTTAAGATTAGACCAAGAGAATTTAGTAACAGTTTTAAAGTATTTTTCATCGTCAATACCTTTAACTTCTTTTTCGAGTTCGACATCGTCATGATCGATGAGTTTTTCTTGCTTGCGATAGCCTGCAGTACCTTCAATAAACTTAACAGATTTCTTACCGGTTTCTTCGAGACTAGATTGAATGTATGGTTCTAACATTTGTTGTAACCGTTCAATTTCGAAGTCATAAGAACTGCATTTACTATCGACAAACATTTTAACTTTATCTTTGTAAAGCTTTAACATTCTTTCTGCTTCAGCAATATCGTGTTCTTTTTGTTCTTGAAGCTCTTTAATACGACGAATCGTATAATTCGCTTCATCGATAGTACTAACGACAGCTAAATTCCGATTTTCTTCGTCGATGAAATTCTGAAGCTCTTCAGTAAAGCCGAGTTCAGAATTCTTTTCTTCTTCGATAAGATTAAATCCTAACATATTAATTATCCTTTCTAATAATACGAGAATGATATCCTTCTTTTTTGTTCACGATCTTTAATGCGATTTCATCGTAACTATCAGTAGCTATTAACTGATATACAAAAACCGTATCGTGATTACTGCTTGCGCGTTCAATTCGTCCATGACGTTGAGTCTGGATCAAATAACTATCGGCCGGTTCCATCTCAATGAGATATTTGGCCGATTGGCAATTCATCATTCTTGTGTTAACTTACTATTTCTAGTAAGATCGGACTCTATCTTTAATTTTTTATTTAAAAATTATTTCCTGTTCAATGCATACATTGTTTACTCATATCTTATAAAGATATTTTCAATAGTCTCTGAACCTTTATCTTTGTCTCCAAAGATATTTGGCTGCGGATTGTCCAATCTTAATCTTTTTTACTATACCAAGATAATTACTCTTGCCCCATATTATATCACTATATATGGTTAGTAGATTAAGCTCTAAGGAGATCCCCGTCAATTTAGGAAATTTAAAGAGGGCATGAATTTGTCCACCCTCCGCCCCTGCGTTAGAAGCAATTAGGACATTGCATTCTTGTGTATTATTAAATTTTTGTAATTGATTATATCGTTCTTCACTTGAGTGAGAGCCATTAATAAAGGCAATCTGAATTCCTTTAAAACGATTTTCTAAATATGTTTTAAGAATTCCTTGTGCTGTTCTATACTTACAGAACACAACAACTTTTTCGCCTTCACTTAAAATACTCTCGACTAAGTCTAAGAACAATTCAATCTTTTCAGATTTTTCACCAGTCACGTATTCTTGTGCCGCCTTACTATCGCTTAGCAACAATAACTCATCACTAATCGTAAGCTCTTGAGCGAATGTTTGTTTCATTAAGATCATATTATCGATCTTGTTGAATTCTTCATTCTTTCTAGCTTCTTCGATCGAATTAAATCGTTCAAGCATAACTTCTTGTTGTGCTTTAAGATCTTTAATTTCTTCGAGAAGCTGATCGCTCATAGCTTGTGTTTTTCTGCCCAAAGAGCAGAATTTTTGAGCGACGACAAGTTTAGGCAAGTGACTACTTACTTCTTCTTTTGTTCGGATAATTAAATTATGTTTAATTTTATCGGTTAACTCTCGTTCATTACGAGAGCCGATAATGTATCCAAGACTATTCTTTTTGACATATTGCTTATCGAATTTATTTATATTAGTAAATAAATCTTTTTTGATAAATCTATATATGCCAAATATGTCTCGAGGATTTTTTTGAATCGGAGTTGCTGTCGCCCCGAAAGTATACTTTACATTATTAAATTTATATAGGCTTTTACTTCGTTTAGCTTGATAACTTTTTACATATTGTACTTCATCGGCAAATATATATTCTAATTTCATTGCCAACAAACGCTCTCGTACTTTTTCGTCGTTAAGCGTTTCGTAGTTACAAATAAGTAAATCGCCGACAAACTGATTATCGAAGTTTTTCTTAGCCTTTGCTGAAGTTTCTAAAATACTCGGTGTAAGATCACTAAACTTTTGAACTTCATGGTACCACTGAACTTTTAAACTACTTTTAACTACGATTAAACCTGGACCTTTTATTTTCTTACGATCTAAAAGTTCCAAGTACAGATCGATAGCTATTAATGTTTTACCAGCCCCGCAACTTGCGACGATTAAGCTGCCTTCATCAATATCGAGAAGTTCTTTTACGGCTGTCTTTTGATAGTTATATAGTTCATATTTGCACTTACCGATACCTTCGATGCTAAAATTCGGACAATATAATAGCAATTTATGGATATCGTTAACCTTCCATTTACCTTGTTCAACGAAGTCGGATGTCTTTCCGAGCCCATAAAGAATTTTATTTAAATCTTCTTTATTAATATTTTGAGGAACAACAACATTATTTAAACAATCAATTATCAGATTATCACCACCTTTAATAATATATAATACTATTATACACTATTTAGATTTTAATCTTCAACTGATTTATTGAAATTTCAATACCGGCAACATTAAGCTTTATACCGTCTTCTTGATGTTTCCGGTATGTATACTTTTTCCAAGGCTTTTTCAAGCTTCTGTAATTTTTCCATGTTTTGTTTGATGCATTCATGATCTGTATGTACCTTTAACAATCTTTTAATGCCGCCAATATATGATAAGATGTCAAGAATTTGTTGCCGAGTCGTATAATATTGATTTTTCAACATTATTTCTTCCTCGGCAATAAACTGACTAATTTCGTAGTTAATGTCTCTTGTCAACATAATCGTTATACAATTCCCTTAACTGAATGATATTACAATTAGGATCGTAATTCATTTCTTTTAAAAACTGAATAAATAAAGAATCTTGCTCTTTGATTTTATTAAATAGTTCCGGAGTCTTTTCACCGATACGTTTGTTAATATGATCTAACTTGGATAATTTAATATCTTCTGGCATAGATTTGTCGAATAGAATTTCCTTAAATGATTGGAATGTTTTTCGACGACGTTTCCATGTGTTATAATGATCACATTTAACTTTGTACATTTTGCCAGCGTTATCAGTTATTACATAGCCTTCAATATCTTGTACACCTTGAGTAAGGTGTCCAACACAAAGTTCGAACTGATAAGGAGCATAAACTATTTCTTGTTTAACGAAACTAAATACAGCTTCGTTTGCCAAATTAATTGATTTGCTTAATTCTTCTTTTAACACTTCACTTAAATCTCGATCGATATTTCTACCATTAGCTAAATGTAGAACATTCGGCACAAAATCTAAAAGATACATACGTTTTTGACCATGATAATTAACGATATGAGGATCGTCTGGATGAATGACTTCGAATACGGCTGAACAATTACTTTGTTTAAGAATTCTAATAATTTGTTCTTTAACCTCTCCTGAGACTAAATTCCAAACATCTTTAATATATCGAGCATGATCTTTTTCAGTCGTCGATTTACTTGCGATAATCAATTCGTCTCGACGATGGTCCCAACTTAGAATACCTAAGAAACCATTTTCTTTCATCGCCAATCTAATAGGATATTGTAATTCTTTAATTTCGTCTTCTTTATTGTTGCGTTCGCCAATATTGAAGAATTTATCGTAACTTCTTGCAAGAACTTCGCCAGTAATAGCATCGACAAATAAACCTCTAGCTTTTATAGTGATATCGTTCCAAATAGAGTGATGGAACACTTCTTCACTAAAGTTAAGACTTAAGATATTATTAGGCAATTTTTTAACTCTTACATGCCGGCTATTAGCAATAGCATTCACTTCAAAATCGTCAGTGCTATAATATTCACCTTTAAAGTCTTCGAGAAGTTTTTGATTTGTCTCGATATAATTTTTATCGTAAACTTCATTGCGAATACCGTTATATTCTTCGCCGTCTTTACTTAACATAAAATATTTTAAGTATCCGCCGAATTCGACTTGACCTTCTAATGGAATATTGTGTTCAGTACGTTTTGCTCCACGATGACCGAAAATTTGATTAATCTTAGTATCGCTTTTTTCATAACATATTTCATAGAAAGACGCTACATCACTTTCATAAGCACCATGACCATTAATATACTGTTCAGCCGCCATAAGGTCGACTGGTTGAGTCATTAAACCAGCATGGTTAACACAATATTTTTTGTCGCCAAATTTAAAATAGAATGCCGGGATCATATCGCGATACAAAATTCTTAATTTTTTAGATAATTCTTTGTCGCTAGTATATTCCTTTTGCCATTCTTTTAAAGTCGTTAGTTTGAAGCGCGTCATTCCATTGTCTGTTCGTTTATCGGCTTCGCCAAATGCCCAATCAGCCCAATGTGCTTCATGATTACCTTCTAAAAGAATGACATTCTTTTTATCTTGAAGTTTAAATAAAGTATTGAGTACTTTTAAGTTTTCGATACCACGATCGAAATAATCGCCGACAAAAATATATAAGTTTTTATCGTTATCGATACTATATTTTTCGTCGTAAATTAATTTTTCCAATACAGTATTGCAACCATGAATATCGCCTACACAGATTACTTTATCATAAACTTCTGATAAGTCTTTATTTAAACCTTCAAAATCACTTCGGAATCCTAATGTATCTAATTTAGTAACACCAGACGGCATTTTAGTACTAACCCAGTTATTATACATAGTCCTAATAATATGTTCAGGAACATAGTCTAAACTAGGCCGTGTTTCATTTCTTTGAAGATATACTTCTAGATCCTGATGTTCAGGTTCCCAATAAAACAATCGATATTTATAGCGTTTAGCTAATTCCTTATATCGATTAATCTGTTTTGAATGCCATTTCTGAGAACTACAATGAGTAGCATCAATAATAGTCGGAGAACCAGTTTTCATTCGATTAATAAGCATTCTATCCAAAAGTTCGAATACCAAAGCATTATCTTTTTGGCTAACACTGACATCGCCAGCGATACTTAATTCTGGAGCTCTTAACATTAATCGAATACTGTCAGGAGATAAAGTATATGCTTCAAGGCCAGCAGCTTTAATAGCCGAGCTTTTCCCAGATCCGGGACAGCCTCGCATAATAATTAAATCTCGCATGATTATTTAAAATCCTCTAGCTTCCAAATTTGTAAGCCCTTTTTTACGGCAAGTTCCATTTCTTTCATACATCCATTGCTATGAATATAGTCACCACACATGATAATCCCATCACAGCGTTCAAGAAGATCGAGGCAAATTTTCAACCCATCTTCATAATTTAATTTGCCATCAAGAGTGCCAAAATTATGAATCGGGCTAATGAAAATAAATTGATCTTTATATCTTAAAATCAAATCTGATAAAACTTTACTAACAACATTTAAATTGTCTTCAGGACTTCCATGAGTCAAAAATGGATGACTAATATACACTAAAGGCTTTTTTGAGTAATTAAAATTCATTTTAGAAATAGATTTTTTTAATTCACTTTTAAATCTTATTTCATCTTCCCAAATACTTTCCATTTATCTTCCATTATTTAAAAGAATTCAAAATAGATAGCATCATCATCTTCAATTTCTTCATCGTTAATAATAACGCCTTTTTCAATTCTTAATTTATGAGCAAAACATTCATTCCAATCGATAATGACAATATTGAAATCTAAATTATATTTTTTAGATAAAGCGACAAATGCTTTTGTATCAATATCGTATCGATGAGAAATAATCATACTTATATAGCAAATGTCTTCTATATGGTTATAGGAAACATTGACTTTATAAATATTATTAGGAGGAAATGCTTCACCAATATTTAAAATGTCGAGACATGATTTCTTGTTGTGAATATCTGTTTTTTGTAAAAATTCTGCAATACCAAAAGAATAATCTAATTCATAATTATATTTTGTTTCAGATTTTATACTGCCATCTTTATTTTCGATAATTATATTATCGATAAAGTTTTCTTGAACGAACTTATTCATGTCTTCAAAAGATCCACGAATATTCATTTTTCCGACTGCCCAATTTGCCATATTTCACCTACTTTTTAATGGCATCAGCAATAATATTCACATAATCATCTAGATTACTTTTGAATACTTCATTAGCGGCATTAATATTATCTGGTGTAACATAGCTAGAGGCAATGATGGTAATCATCATTTCTTTAGAAGGAATAAAGATAATGCAAAGAAAACTAAAAATAGTTAACACTATCAAAGGAATTTTAAATTTTTTCAAAAGATCCATTTCTTTTTTCGCATTTAAATATTCTTCTTCTTTAGACATACTTGTATAATTAAGTTCTTTATAACCAACTTCAAGATATGAATTATATGCATCGATTGCACCTTTAGTTGCAATAAAATTGAATAACCAAAGAGCATCGAAAAATAGAATAAAGAAAAAAGCAAAATGATTAAAGCCATCTAAATTAATTAATGTTTGTAACCAAAATATGGTCCAAGGATTAATAATAGGATCCATTATTTAAGTCCTTTCTATTTCTTTAAATTTAAATTATTAGGATATTTACCATACGTATTATCCCAATCTTTAATTTTTTTATTTAATTCTGCGAAATAATGACAAGGATCATTATATTCTTCAAGATTAAATTCTAAATCTTTAACATCTGTAATTTCTTGATTCCAAGAAAAGATAATATCAGACTTTAATTCGTGAGCATATTGTGGCTCTACATTAGAAAATACATATTCATATGTTTGAATAAAATCTTTAACAAAAGATGTCGGTAATTCAATATTTAATACATCTTCGATCTCGTCGAGAATATATTCACATTCCATGTAAATTTCACGATCGGTAATTTCGATGCCATTAATAGAACCTTTAAATTCCTGAATTATTTTTGCGTTCATTTATTCTACCTTTCCATCAACAACTGAATAACCATATTCATTATAATAATGTTCAACATCAGCAGATTTATCAGGATGAACAGTTACGACATATAAATAAGTAACATCGCTACTATAATTAAAAACAAAAATACGATTATTAAAATCTTTTTCGTTGTAAGCAATTTCTTCTAAACAGTCTTCATTAAAATTTTTAAGATCTTTTTTTATAGCTTCTATTGCTAATTTTTTGTAATGATCGTGTATAAACATAGTTAATCCGCAAATTTACAAATGCTTTCATCATTTGCATAATCCGTAATCCAAATTTGATATGTTTCTTTATTAATTAAATGACGAATATATTTTTCAATAGAACATGCTTCTAAAAACCCTTTTTTAGATTCCCAAATGATATTTCGAATATCTTTAGTTTCTGTATTGATTACTTCAAGTCTAAAATCTAAAAAATTATTTTCATATAAATATGAAACAACTAATTTAATATCTTTTTCTACAAACATTAAACAATCGTCTAATATGTCTTGTTTTAATGTATATGATTTTATGAAATTTTCATAAGGAATATATAAATTGATTGAATACATAACTATCTCCTTTATTTAAATTAAAAGCCTCCCAATTAAGGGAGGCTATTATTAATTATTTATTAGTATAAGTTTTAGTACCGTAGTCATCACGTTTCATATGAGTGAATGGATCGTCGTTTTTGTTAACACGCAAACGTTCTGTTTTGTGAACAGAATTATTTTTACCAGCTACAGTATCAATACGATAACGCATGATTTTATTTACTTCTTCAAGTTCTGGTTCAAATTCTTTAATAGCTTTAGCCATTTGAGAATCGATAATAGCACCATTATTTACAGCTCTCCAAAGAGCGGCAGCAAATTCATAGCGAGTCATTTTAGCATCGCCTTTAAATGTACCATCTGGATAACCATTTAAATAACCTTTATCAGATAATTTCTTAACGAAATCATATGCCCAATGATCTTTAGGAAGATCGCTATATTCAAAGTCTACATCTTGACCTGCTTTTTGAGCAGAAAGATTTTTAACTAAGTTATCATATTTTTGAGAAATAGCACTTAATTGTAATTTAAGATCTTGAACTTCTTTAGCGACAGCTACTTGTTTATTAGTAGTCATAGAACTATGAGAACCGAAACGAACAGTAGCACCAGCATTAACCATATTTTCACCAGTACCTAAAGTAGTACCAACACTTAATAATACGTTTTCGTTAGGTTGATAAAAAGCACCTAAAGCAGTAGCATTTTTACCTTTATAGTTACCGAAGCCTACACTAAATTGCCATTTTTCATCGGCATTAAAATCTAGTGGATGCAATGCACTTAAAGCAGCGGCATTAGCACCAACTTTAGCAACTTGACTATCGGTATAAGATTTAGATTGATTTAATACATTACCAGCAGTAGTATTAATTTTATTGTCTAAATCTTTAACGCCACTTTCAAGAACAGTAATTCTACCTTCATGATCAAGAATTGTATGTTCAGCTGCACGAATATCATTAGCGTTTTTAGTCACTCTTTGGTCTAAACCATTAATACGACCTGTTAATTGATCTTTAGCATTATTAAGTTGAGATACATTGACTGCATCAGTGTCTACTACACCAGCTTTGACATTGTTAATAATTTGGTCACCAGCATTGATACCATTAGTTGTGAATTCCACATGTTTACCGTTGGAATCAGCAACCATACCATCTAGATTATAGCTAGCAGCATCCAAATTATTACGGTCTTCAATAGCCATGCCATTAGCTGTGTATTTAGTATCTTTGTCGCCATCGAAAGTAATCATACCGTCTTTGTTAGTAACAGAATGTTTAGAATCTGTCACTTTACCAAAGTTTACAGAGTCCATATCAACAAGATCTTTATTGACATTTACTTTGTATTCTTTTCTGCCATACGCATTATCTTGAGATGTAACTGTTGTATTGGTTCCATCTACAAGAGTATTGTGTTTTTGTGCTTCCAATGCAACGTCGTACAATTGGGAGCCATTAATACCATCAGTAGATGTAGCAGATACTCGACCAGCTGCTAAGTTTTGCAATTGACGTGTGTATTCTTTTACACCACCAGCACCAGCACGACCATGTGTACCAAAGCTTACAACAGAGTTAGGATTGTTGCCAGCATATGTAGAATTGCTGAAGCGAATATCTGTTGTGTTATCTTTGATATTAGTTGTACCAACAGGACTTTCTGTAACACTATTAGTACCGATAGCTACACCATTTTGTACATCGGCAACAGTGTTATTACCAAATGCCAAAGCGTCAATAGCTGTAGCACTAGCATGTGTACCAAAGGCTACTGCACCTTGCGCACCAGTTTGAGAATTAGAACCAAAAATCAACTGCTCTTTAGAACTATCTAGTACTTTATTATTATAACCATAAACTGCAGATTGGGCAGCGTCAACAGTACCATTGTTAGCACCTACTACTGTAGTATCATCACCATTTACAGTTGTATCACGACCAACAACAATAGAAGATACCCCTGTAGCTGATACGTTTGTACCAATATTTACAGTTCTCACTCCATCTGCATGGACAGCATTACCAATAGCTACTGAAGATTCGCCTTTAGAAATTACTCCATTACCAATAGCAATAGTATCTTTAACCTTTGTTTCAACACCATTGCCGATACCAATAGTATTAAAGTCAGTAGCAACTCCGTTGCCGATACCAATACTATTGCTAAGGTTATTAACAACATTGTTACCAATACCAACACTATTATTAGATTTAGTAGTAACTGCGGTACCAATACCAACACTATCATTACTATTAGTAGTAACGGAAGTACCAATGGCCACATTGTTATCAGAATTAGATTTAACAAATGAACCAAATGCAAGAGAATCTTTACCACTTGCGGCAGTACTATAACCTACAGCAAGTGCGTTGGTATTACTAGCATATGAACCATTACCAACAGCAACAGTGTTGGCTCCATTAGTTCGTGCCTGAGAACCAATAGCAAATGTGTAATCGGATAATGCTTGTGCAGAAGAGCCAATCGCCACACTGCTATAACCTTTTGCTTCAGAATTTTCACCACCAGTAATACTGTTGGCGCCAGTTGCTTTGTTATTATGCCCATATGCAATACTATTGGCACCAGATACTTCATTTTTAAAACCAACAGTAAATGCAGATGTTGCTGTTACTTTATTGTCTTTACCGAAGGCTTCAGAACCAAAATCACCAGTTACGGTATTATTTACACCAGCTGCAAATGTAGAACTAGAAATAGTAGCCATAGCTGCTAATAATACCATCATTTTTTTGTTTGTTGCTTTCATAAAATTAATTCCTCTTTTCTATTTAACAAAATATATAAATCATCTTTATCTTTTTCTGTTGGTAATTTATCTATCAATACATCTATTTCATGTTGAATAGCAGATTGTTCTGATAAATAAACACTATCAGTTCTTATTAATTGACCAGGGCGAATGCCTTTACCATAACAAGCAATTTCTCGGCCATGTTCTTCGATACGATTAGGATAAAATTCTGCATCCCCAAAGCCTAATAAAGTTGTTTTCCAAATATAACTAGAATTGTCGAATATTAATTTATCGATAATATTCTTATAGCTATACTTTTCTTTATTATATTCAAACATAGTAGTTACGATACTTCAGACATATTCATAATGTCTGTAGATAATAAATTAAGAATATGATTTACACATTCTAGTTCATAAGATGTTTCAACATTAAAAGCAATTTCAACTTCATCATTTTCTAAATCTTTATTAACTAAAGTTAAAATAGCGGTTTTGGCGAAAACATTAATTTCGTCTTCTTTTCTAACAAAGAAAGTTAATTGATTATTGCCTTTAAATAAATATTTTATATCAAGTAATCCAACAAAATAATTTTTATTGACAAGAGTATATGCATGTTCATTATTTCCTTGAATATTATCTTTAAGCCATTCTTGTAATACAGTCATGGCATGAGCATAATTATAAATTGCTTTAATAACCATTGTGCCTCTTTTATTTAAAACTTATAATAAAAAACTGCTCTTGTAATGTTCTTTAGAGAAGTATTCTTTATATTGATATAATAATCCAACAGTATTATCATCATAAGTATTGGAACTAATAACGATTACATTGCCATATTTTCTTACGAATAAGTTAATTTCTTTACTTTGTTTCTGATCTTTAAAAGTGTATATAATTGCAAATAAGCCTACACTTTCTTGGCCAAAATAAGAATAAACATAATTTTTATCAAATAATACTATATCAGATTTTTTATCGCTATTTGTTAAATTAAAAAACTCTTTAGATAAATTTTCATCTTTAAATGCTAATATTGTTTGGCAATTTTCTAATCCTCTTAAAATATCTTCTAACATTTATTTAACCCATTATTTCTTTTACTTTATTATCAATATCACTAAAAATAATTTCGAAATCTTTATCCGATATCCATGAATACAAGATTCTATTCTTTCTGAATTCTTCTAACTGAAAGTCTTCAACATAATATGTTCCATTAATATTTACTTCTTTAAAGACCTCTATCATGATGTCAAAAACTTTTGTTAACTTATCGTCATCAGTATTTTCAAGAACACCAACAAGATTAGGGGCATACTTTTCAATCAATGACCATGTAATATCATCATTTTCTTGAATATATTCAAATAACATTTCTAAACCATATCGTGTTCTAAAATCGAAATAATCAAAACCGTCTTCATGATTATTGATATTTTCAGCTGTATACTCTAATACAGTTTCTTCGCTATTGATAATCGTCGATACCGTTTTGATCTCGTTGTTTACTTCTTCGATGCCTGTGATTTCGATTTGTCCTTTAAAATCGGCTAGATATTCACAGCCAGATTCGAAATCACGACCTTCAACAATAGCGCCAAAACCGATATAATCTTGAATACTATTAAAGGTAATCGGCATTTTAGCACTAGCGTCTTCGATATCTTTTTGACTAAAGCTTAATATCCATTTAAAGCTATTTTCATATGACCATCTACCAATCGAAGAAAAACTTAAAGGTTCTGAATGAACATAATCAAAATCTTCATCGATTTCAATATCGCTAGAGCCTAAATCAGTATTACCGTAATATCCAGGATATACCTCACAGAACTCTTCAATAATTTTTTTAAACTTTTCTCGATTTTCAGGAGTATCTTCTAGACCTTTATGATAAAAAGTAATATCGCCATAAAAGCTCGACTCATTTGCCATTAAAATCCCCCTATTAAAAAATAAGCGGCATCCTTAATAGAATACCGCTAATTAATTAATTACGCATTAACTGCGTCTTTAGCAGTTTTAGATGCTTTAAATTTAAATGTTTTAGTTGCTGCAATGTGAATTTTTTCACCGGTTGCAGGGTTATGGCCCTCACGGGCTGCGCGTTCGCCGCGTTCAAAAGAACCGAAGCCAGAGATAGCTACTTTTTCACCTTTCGCTACTTCATTAACGATCGTAGTAAATACTTCAGATACGATAGCTTCTGCAGCTACTTTAGTAGCTACTAATTCTTTTTCGACAAGTACTGCTGCAATTTCTTTTTTAGTCATGTGGATTTCCTCCATTAAAAACAAAAATAGTATACATTTAATATACATTAAAAATTGGTCATTGTCAATTTTTTATTATGTTTCTTAACAAAATTCTTTAATCGAAGATTTTCTTGATTGAGATCTTTTGCTAACGAAATTAAAGTGTCGACCTTAGATTGAATATCTTCGTTATTTTTAATGTATTTATTAACAAGCTCGGAAAGACTGGCAATTTCTTTTTTGAGTCTTTCATTTTCTAATTGATACATATTAAGTTCTGCTTTAATATTATTTTTTTTAGAGCCAGACTTAATAATTTGTTGTAAATTATAAGAAATTGCTTGTCTCGATACTCCGTATTGATTAGCAATATATTCTAAAGTGTGACCTTCCAAATAGAGCTCGGCTCTATTTTTTCGAACAGGATCTAAAGAATTTAAATCGACATATTTCATTCGGTCTTTTCTTTCTTTAAGTTCTTGTTTTGAGCAAATATCTTGTTCTGATAATTTTTGTTTGCATTTTAAACAAACATTGCCTTTACTATTAGGTCCAAGCAAAGTCCCACAATCTTTACAATGCCTAGATTCTTTTTTGTATTTTACAATAAGATTATCTAAATCAGTATTCTTATTATTTCCATCTTTAAAACTGATAGAATAGATAGGTCTTCCTTCGGCTAAAAAAGCTTTAGCTTTTAAATGAGAGACAGCAAAACGCTTATTATCTGAGTTTCTCATTACGATATAACCTCGTCTTTGGTCATATGTTCCTTTATTAACAGTATAACCAAAATGACGAGTAAATTGTACTATCTTGTCTCGATATACATAAAAACCATCGACAATAATACAATTCTCGTTTCTAAGATCATCACTAACTTGTAATGGCGTTAATCTGAACATTGCTTCACCTCATTAAAATATTTTGTAGAAGTAATACCTTTTAAATAAATACTAGTACTTGCGCGAATAGCTTTATCAAGATTAATAATTCTATTATAATCTAGATCTGTTAGAAAATCTAATGATACTTTAATATATTTAATTTTATTATCTGAAATAGCTTCATAGTAAAATGAGACTTCTTTTCCGACTGTTTTGTTAACAATTGATACGTTATTTAACTTTTCCATTAGACTTCTTTTCCATATTTAACATATTATTATAGTCGAACTCATCATAAGCATCTGTTGCTATGCCAAGAATTATATCTAATTTATTTCGAATATGGAAATAGGCAGGATCATGAATTTTAGCATAATAATCTTTTTTGTGCTCTTCATCTAACCAATCTAACATATTAGCAGCAATATCTCCGATAATTTCTAAATATTTTTCTTTAGTCAGCATTATCTTAATCTCCCTCGATATTTAAATTTAATAGGGACAAGACCATATTTCATGAATGGACGAATATTCCCTTGTAATCTTAAAGCTTTTTGTCGACTTCTAATACGACCAAAACTATAATCGCTAACCTCTAAATAACGAGAGGCTTTAAAATATGGAGATGGCCACGTCCAAGATTCCCATAAGAATTTTTCTATTTCATATTTATTGTCTAAAGTTTTAAATACTTCTAAAAAGTCATTATAAAGCTTTTCTTTTTGTAAAACTTCACATTCGACTGGTTCACCATTTGGATATGTATAAGCGCCATCAATATCTTCTAAACTACTAGCATTTGTTCCATATTCAGCTCCGATTATAATAATATATTCATCATTAGTTTCTTTATCAATAATGATATATTTACACAATCGTCCATCGTAATTTTTAATACCAGGAGTTTCTGTTGTCATAATAAGATGAATATCTTCATTATCATATTCAATAGTGTATTCTTTTTTATCTCGATATTTTAACCATATGATTCCACAGTCTCGGTTAATCAAATTATCTAAACGATTAGGTATCAGTTTTTTATTTTGATGATCGACCAAAGTTAAAAAACAACAATCATCTTTTAAAACAGATAAAATAAAGTTTTTTCCGTAAACTGCTCCATGTCCATCGATAAGTCTAGCATCTTTATCTAAAGCTTCTACAGAATATTCTTTTTCTTTTAAAGAATCAAGATATTTTTTAGCTTTATCATACTGATCTCTTGGTAATAATAGTTCATCATTTTTCCAAATGTAGCAGCCATAATCTATAAATGCCATTATTTAACCTCCTTTCTAATATCCTAATAATGTCATTGTTATTTTTGTCATTAATGCAATTAAAAATATAATAGCTATAATAATGCAAAAACCAAATGATACTATCGATATACAAAGAGAAATATGTCTTAAATATTTAAATACTTTTTCTTCAGATCTATATGTTAAAGTGTAAAAAAGAGAAAAGATAGTACCGATTAGAATAATAGATAAAAAACAAAAAACAAACGTTTCAGCATTATTCATTTAAAAATCCTTTCTTTAATTCTCTGTATTTTCTTCGCCAGCTTAAATTATGAGTTCTTTCTCGCGTAACACAATGAGCTAATTCATGAATAAAAGTATCTTCGATTTCACCAGCATCGAAATTAATATTAATAATAGCTGGGCCATTCTCGAAAAAAATAGATTCTCCGTATAGTGAATCTTTTTTAGTTTCTCCGATCATAATCTCAAGATCACAGCTATTTTTATACTTATCGGCAAGATGCTCAAATTCTTTTATTCGCTTCTTTCTTAATTTGTGATCGTAAAAAATTTCCATCATATATTTTCCAATAAAAAAAGACGACCCGCAAGGGGCCGTCTTAATCATAACCTACTAATTTGTTGATACTATTTTTAAATCTCACTGGGAATTTATCTAAAATCAATTGAGAATACTTATAGGCTTTATACTCCCAGAATATATCATGCCATTCTCGGTATGGTACCTTAGTAAGTAAACTTAATTTAGTTAACATACAAAATGGCATATCTTTTTTGCCGTTACAAATTCTTTTTAATTCGAACGGACTGATATTTAATAGCTTAGAGAAATCTTTTATATTATATCCACATGATTTTATATATTCATTTAGAACAAGACCAGGATTAATAATATCACACATTATCGTTGATAAGCTGTCCACATGATAGTACCACCATCGATGTGAGCAGGATTCATATCTTTAGTATGCACGATACCTTCGACACGTTTATATTGAACGCCATAGTTCACATAAGCTTTATTGTCGAGATATGTTGCACCGACTTTAATTTTTAAGTTCTTTTCATGGTTGATCTTGTAAACGTCGACAGATTTTTCTTCTTCGATAATTTTAGTTTCATCAGATTTTTCTTGAATTTTATTTTGAGTATCTTGAGAAATATAATCTGAACGTCCGCCACGAGCAACATGTTGAACTTCTCTTACGACAGTTACTGGCTGTTCTCCTTGGATATATTGAGTACGAACAATTTCTTGTACGATAGGAGTACTACGTTGTGAAATAAGATCTCTTCGTTCGTTCTCAAACTTTAATTTGGCGCCGCCTGTCAGCTTTGCCTGATCTTCTAAGCTATATGTTGTAACATGGTATTTACCATCATAAAATTTTTCTTGTAATTGATCGTATTTCTGTTTAAGGCTTACTCCCCATGTAAGGATAGCAATAAAAACGGCTATCGCCGCCAAACACGCAAATACAAGCTTCTTATGTTCTTTAATCCATGTTACAAAAGAAGTAAAAGTAAACATAATTCTAATCCTTATTTAAATAAAACATAAACTTTTGTTAGGCATTATTTATATTACCAAGAGATTAGAATACGTCGTTTAACTCATTTACTTTTTCGACTTTAGGAGTTTCACTATTATAAGATTTAAATACTTTATATTCAGACGGAATTTCTTTAACGAAGCGGCTTGGTTGCATACGTTTAGGCACGCCACCAATTACGCAATAATTAAAATAGCTAATCATCAACATTTCTTTAGCACGAGTCATAGCTACATACCATAAACGACGTTCTTCTTCGATACCGTGTGGTTCATCGTAAGAGAACATATGAGGAAATAGACTTTCATTGCCTCCAATAATGAATACAGCTTCAAATTCCAAACCTTTAGAAGCATGAATAGTCATCATGCTTACTGCATTTTTCTCTTCGTCGATTTCGACATCCAAGCTTGTCGACATAGTTGCCTCAAGAACTTCAGGGATTGTTTCGAAAGCGTCGGCTACACGAATTAATTCGCGAACATTAACCATACGTTCCATAGTGTTACCATATACAGGACGAACATGAGACTCTTGATAATCGAATAATTCTAAATATTTGCGAATAATAAGGCCAGGCAATACATTTTCTTCGGCATAAGCTTTAAGCTCGTTCCATTTAGATAAAAATGTTTTTACGCCAGTATATGCTTTGCCTTTAATATCGTTAAGATTAGAATTGGCTTTATTTAACACATTATTAGATTCTCCTACCATTAATTTATTAAAAGTAGCTTCACCGATACCGGCTTTAGGAATATTAATAATACGTTCTAAAGCTTCTTCGTCACATTCATTTAATAATAATCTTAATACACATAATAAGTCTTTAACTTCTTTACGAGTACAGAATTGTACACCAGAGATTAAATCGTAAGGGATAGCATTACGTAAGAAAGCTTTTTCGATTAAGTCGAATTGTTTTTTAGTACGAGCTAAGATAGCAATATTTTTATACTCGAAACCATTACGTAATAAAGATTTAATACCGCGAACGATATAGTTAGCTTCGTCTTTATCAGATTTAACTTCTTTAATAAACACAGGAGCACCTTTTTCTTGTTCAGAGAAAGCTTTTTTATCGATAATTTTAGGATTATTGTCGACAACAGCATTACTAGCTTCTACGATAGTAGACGTAGAACGATAGTTTTGTTCTAGTACATATTGTTCGAAACCTTTTTCTACCAATTGTTTACACAAGAAATCAATGTTTGCACCACGGAATGCATAAATACTTTGGTTATTATCCATAACCATGCATAAATTTTCATTACCTTTAATGATCCAGTTGATATAATCCCAATCGCGTACTGACATATCTTGGCTTTCGTCTGAAATGACATATGTATATTTATTCCAAACATACTCCTGAACTTCGCTGTATTTGCTAATTAATTCTAAACCATAATTAGACAAATCACCAAAGTCCATCATATTATCGTTACGAAGTTTTTGTTGATACTTTTCGTAAACTAAGAATACTGTGTAATGATCGTTTTGAATAGTTTGGTCTTTACGAGCGATATCGATTGTGATACCGTGAGTTTTCCAATCAGGAATTTGAGTTTTAGCGATATCATATAATTTAGAATTTTTGCCACAGAAATCTTTAATAATTTTTTCTGTGTCATCGCTATCTGCGATAGTGAAATTTTTGTCGTAGCCAACTAAATGAGCGAAACGACGAAGCAACATGGAGCTGAAAGCATGATATGTGCAAATAGTAACAGCTTTAGCTTGTGGGCCGATTTTAGCAATCATACGTTCTTTCATTTCCATAGCAGCTTTACGAGTAAAAGTAAACATAAGAATAGAACCAGGATTAATACCTTGTTCAATCATATATGCTGTGCGAGTAACGATAGTGCTGGTTTTCGGATAGTTATTATCGTTGAGCTTTTTATCTCAACCTCTGGAAGTTTCCTTCATTTTCATCGACTAGTCAATTCTAGTCCAGCCTAGCGTACCTTTTCATCTCTTCCTAAAAGGACAAAGTCTAAACAAGTGATGGGGCCTCTTGGAGATATTATATTCTTTATTTAAATAAAGGTTCAATCTCTACGCGTTGCGCCTGTTAATAATTTTACTTATTAACTTCGGTCTCTGATTAGCATATGCTTTCGCACTTAGCCTTCCAGCTTAATTCCCCATTAATAATCTAAGATCTTCGTTTAGAAGTTGATCTTAGACGGCAATGATTTTTATAATTAAATTTCAATACCAGAACCAGCACCTGCGTTAACAATAAATTTTCCTTCAAATTTTTTCGCGACAGGTAATTGTTGTTTATTTAAATTTTTTAATAATTCTGACATAGTATAATCCTCTCTAAATATTTTAATTACTTAGACATATATCTTATTTATAATTATAGGCTATATGCCTAAATAATTAAAGCCGATAGAAATTAATCTATCGGCTCTATATATTATTAAATATTATTAATGAATTCAGGTACACCATCATAAAATTCTTTTTTCTTAGAATCTTCTTCAGTTTTACCATTCAACATAATTTTTTGAATTTCTTCTTGACAAGTTTGACCTACGAAACCTTGAGTTTCATATTCAACAGTACCGTCAGCCTTAATAGTAACTTCGATTTTTTTCATTTGAAAGCCTCCTAAAGATAGAAATAGCGGGGAACAAGTCCCCGCATATCATTATTTAAATTATTATGCTAAGCATTCTAATTTAATTTCCTGATTACTTTGAGCAATGATATTAACCATATAGCCAGCAGAACGAGCTGCTTTAACTACTTTATAAGAGTTATAAATCATACCAAGTTTTTCACTAAACTGTTTAATATTAGTACCGGAACCATAGAAATCACCACGAACTTCGACAGAAAAGTCTTCGTTAAATACGAGACCTACATGTGCTTTATGATTACGATCATGGAAAGATACAGTAGCATTAACTTCTCGTTGATCACGAGGAATAACGATCATGCCAGAAGCATCGAGAGTTTTGCCGTCAAAATCGATATCGAAGTCTTTGTTGAATTCTTTGTCCATCATTGCATCCATGAAGTCTTTGCGAGATACATCTTTAAGAGTTTCTACTTTTTGTTTTAAATATTGAGACATAGCTATGTCCTCCTTATAAAAAATATATAGATATCTATATGCAAACGGCGACATACCGTAATTGCTTAACTATTTTTCCTAACGAATTCAAATTCTTTCGGAAAATATTTTTTAATGAATTCTTTTTTAACAGTATTTCTAATGTTTTCGCTGTCAACACTATTATAATGCGGATTGCCAGGAGTGTCAAGAAATATATTGTTTACACTAGATAATAGATCGACTAAAGTACTATATACGGGAACTGTTTGTTCGGTGAAGACTTTAAAATCTGAAATATTTTGAAGACAAATGTTAACATCTCGAATTAAGATATCGAGCTCTTTTTTCATTTGTTCTTCCGCTTTTTTATCTAACTTTTCAAACAGTAACTCTGCTTTCTTACGATTACTTAATTGTCGATTACTATTGGGGTCAAAAGTAACGATTGCCAAGTTAAAAATCCTTTCTATTTAGTTAAATAATTAGATTTGCTAGACTTTTTTACTGGCTCGAGTAAGCTCGCTTTCTTTTCGCTTGCATATACTGCAAATTTACGAGCATGTTCTTCCAAAGCTGCAATAGAATCAGAAGAACTTTTAACGACAGGAACAATTGTCATTACTGCTTCTTCGATAAGACCTTGAGTAACTTCTTTACGGTCGTTAACGAACAATACACGTTGAAGATTAATGACAGTTTGTTCAATTTCGGCACCAGTAAAACGATCGATAGCATTAACGAGATATTCTAAATCTGCTTTAGACTTGAATTTCAAGCCATACTTTTTAATATAAATAGATAGGATTTCTTGAGCTTCTTCGCTATTTGGAACACTAAAGTACCATTGAGTATCTAAACGACCAGCACGCATTAGTTCTGGTGGCAACTTGGTGATATCATTACTAGTAAATACGGTAAAACTATTTTCATTTTCATGTAAGAACGTTAACAAGCGACTCATTACACGAGCAAGGGTGCCAGCATCACTTTGGTGACTCGAAGCAAAACCTCCTAGGACTTTCTCACTCTCGTCTAGTAACACAACGCATTGTTTAAGTTCTCTTACTTGGTTTAATGCTCGTTCCATATTGCCTTCAGATGCACCGACAAGACCTTGCATAATTTTACTTAAATTAATATTTACTAACGGTACTTTTAATGTAGCAGCAATAATACTTGCAGATACAGTTTTAGAACAACCAGGGACGCCGAAAGCAATAAAGCCTTTAGGTTTCTTAATCCCGAGTTGTTTTGCTTCATCGGTATAGAATTTAGGTAATGTGGCAACATATTTTTTAAAAGCATGATAACCGCCAATATCGTTCAAAGACATTGTAGGATGAGAAATTTCTAACATGCTGCCGTCGAAGTTTTCAGTTTTAAATTTATGGATATCGGCTACGCTTATATTACCAGATTTTGAACAATATTCTAAACATTGAAGCATTTGAATATATGTTAAACCTAATAGTGCTTCGACACATTGTAATTTTTCGTCGCCAGTGCGATATTTATTTAAATAAAGCTCGATTTCTTTAGCTGTCAAAGCATCTAAAGAAATTTTATAAGCGTACTCAGCAAGCTCTTCTGGAGGAGCAAATGTTGCGACTACAAACACTGGTGCACCAGTACTTTTAAAGGACATAACATCTAAAAGAATTTTAGAATACATCGGATTCTTTAATGGCATAGGTTCTACAAACACATGAGGACTTTTCTTCTTTTCTTCGTTACCGATTTCGAGAAGAACGTTTTCATATTTATTAAGATCAGGGTTCACTTCATTCTTAATATCTTTAAGATAATTAAAGGAACACTGTTTATTATTCGAATCTAAATTTTTAAGCTCTACAGAACCATATAAATAACGTTGAGCGCTAATATATACTTTTTTAATTTCTGAATTAGTAAATGCAGCCCCTAAAGAAAAATCTTCAAGATTTTGACCGGCATCATTTAAAGAATTCAAAACGTAAGAAACGCCACGTTCTAATTCTAATGTTTGGATCCAAATAAGTGGACTATAACCACTTTTCATGCCAGATTTAGATAACTTATTGAATTGCATACTTTTCCTTGTCTCCTTTTAGTCTGCTAAACTTCTTTGTTCATCTTCAGGCAATGCTGAATTAATTTTTTCGATAAAATCCATTACAGCAGAAGCCGTTAATGAAACTTTTAATTTAGTTTCTCTTGTAATGGAGTCTTTAGGCCAAGCTTCCATTTCTTTATACATTGTTGTAAATTCTTGGTCGCATTTGTTCCAAACTTGGTCCATTAAATTACGAGCCAGTAAAGAATCGACCATTACTTTAAATTCGTCCATTTTTTCTAAGGACGTTTTCTTAACGATTGCTTGTTTAAGCAAAGATTCGATTTCTTCGTTCCAATCAAAATGGTGTTCGAAATTGATATTTTCTTCGTTGACAACACCAGTAGCCTTAAAAATAGCATCGTCTTTATTAATAGTCAACACCGAAGAAAGTTTAAATGCTTTTTCTTCCTGTTCGTAATTAAATTTATTATTAAAATAAGTATCCTTAATGATTACTTCCATGGAATCCAACGCCCCCGTCTTTTTTAATATACATTTCTTCATATTGATTAATATTATTATAAGCTACAATAATCTTATTATCTAAACTATATTTACTGAGATCAACAACTTTCTGATTGTTGCTACCGATAAAACTACGCATAACGTTCGTATGAGTATCGTCGTAAATACGTTGATGTTCATCGTATTGCCCATCGACAAGTACATCGATCGTATCAAATAATTGTTCATATCTCTCTTTGTCGTCACGTAACATATCTTCATATGTATGCCAACTAATTACGAGAATATGATAGTTATATTTTTTAAGTAATTTACATAGCTCGATTAAACCGTCCAATTGATCGGTCGGTTCTCCTCCAACTATCGTAACGCTTTTAACACTACACATTTCTTCTAATCGATCTACGATAGATTGAATCGACACGTGAGAACCTTGTTCTCGTTGCCACAATTCATAATTAAAACAGCCTCGGCATGGATCTCCTTCCTCAGCTTTTTTACATCCAGCGAAATATAATTCGCTTCTAAGATTACCTTGTAAACTTGGACCAGCAGTCTTAATGTTTATTCGGTAATCGTATAGATTAATATCCATACTTCCTCCAAAAACAAAAAGCCAGACCCTTATCGGATCTGACTTTTATAAACATCGTGCTTACAATTTAAGCAACGGAAAATATCTTTATCTTTAAGCTGTAAATATTCTTTTTGCCGAGCGTTATATCGAAACTCAAATGTTTCGATTTTTTCAAAAGTTCGTCCTCCACATCGAGGACATTTGAAATACAGCTTATCTTCAGGATCTGTTATCAGCATATTATTCACCTAAATAATCTAAGAATAGACCTGCATATTTTGTCGTTAATACGTCGTTTGGTTCAATACCTTTAACTTGTGTAAATTCAGTTAATTTTTCGTTAAATGCTTTACCTAATTTATTTTTAAGGGTAACAATTTTCTTCATGTTAACGAAATTCTTGATCATTTCGACATCTTCTGATTTAAGAACGTCGATATCGAGATTTGCGGCACACCCTTTAAGAGCGCTACTTACTGCCGATTTGTATCCACTTGCGTAGTCGAAACGACCTTTTTTATCTGATTTACGTGGACAGTTAGAACCAATATCTTCTTTAACAATAACGATTGGTTCACCATTTTTATCGTAAGTATTAATAGTCAAGCGACCTTGAACGTAAAAATATTGATCGTGAATATTTTCCTTGCCTTGAACCTTTTCTTTATCGTAAGCTTCATAAACTTCAGTCCAGCTTTTAATAATCTCGAAAGACCATTGGCCGTCAAATAATTGGTTAAGTAATACGGTAACATCACCGATACTTAAATATTTGGCACCTTGGTTTAAATATTGATTAGATTTAAAAAAGTCTGAGCTAACATTTTCACTTCTGAAAATATCTTTAATAGTAATCATAATAAAATCCTTTCTGTTAAGATACTAATTTCATATATAGATATTATAACAGAAAGGATAGATTTTGTCTACTTATTTAATACTTTAAGTGCAGAACTTACGGTAATTAACAATTCTTTTTTGAATTGAATTTGTTTAAGAATCCCGTCAAGGAAATTATAACGACCACGAGTTTCAGCAATTAGTTGGAATAAATCGACAGTATTTTTACCGATTTTATATTTTTGAGCGGCAGTAACGCCAGATGCTTTACGTTCTGTTTCGTTAGAGCCTTTAGCATTAGTTGCTTTAATAACGGTGAGAACGCCATCTTCTTTATTCGTTAAATTATCTAACGCCGTTTTTGTTTCCATGAATTTATCATGGATATAGCTATATAAGCTATCTAATTCAGATGATACTAACAACACAACATTCGGAGGAATGTTAGATTTAATTTTAATACCGTCGATACGAGTTAAGATCTCAGTCTTAAGATCTTCCCAATCCGGATCAGCAATCGGATTAGCAAAGAAATCGATGACGTTATTAAAAGAATCCCCTTTAGATTTTGATTTATCTGTTTTTTCACAAGATACAGTTTCCTTTTCGACTTCATCGACAACAAGTTCTTCTTTGGCGTCAGAAATAGTTTTGTCGGTTGCTGGCGCAACCTTCTCTTCAACCTTTTCTTCGGCTGCAGGAGTAACTTCTTCTTCAGGAGTTTCTTCTGCTAATAGATCAAGAGAATCTTCTTTTGTTTCTGCTAACGCGTTATCGTCAGCGAGAAGATCGATAAGTTCTTCTTTTGATTCTAGAACTTGATCGTCGTTTTCATTAACGACAATGTCTTCCATATCGTCGAAAATGTTAAAACCTTTTTCACTCATTACTTTTCCCCTTTGATTAATTCAGAATGATGCTCCTTGATGTCATCAATTAAAGCATCGATATCTTTTAATAATTCAGCTTGGACAGCATTCTTATTTTCTCCGTCGAAAGTAGCTAAATAATTTAAGCTATATAACGGGAAGAAATCGTTGCCAAGTAAATTAAATTTTTTACCATGCTCTTCTAAGATAGAAGGGCCATCTTTAAACATCTTTAATGAAATATTGCCGAAAAGAACAATCATTTTCGGTTTCATATTATCTATTAAAGCGTTTAGATATTGTTTAGCGATAGCTTGTTCAGAAGTATTAGGAGGGCGAACTTTAATTTCTTCGCCCACTTTTACTTCTGGACAATATGGGATACAATCAATCCAAATGCTAGATTCTAATTTTAAATTCTTAGACTGAAGATATTTTAGAATGTTATAGTATTTGGAATCCTTCCCGAGAACTACAGATTCGCTTGCCATTGGATCTTTAATAAAGAGAATATCGCAAGCGAATTCTTTATTTAAATTAATCGGAGTAGTTCTACGTTTAATAGTTTCAGGAATAGGATATTGATTATAAGCTTCTAAGAATTCACTATATAATTCTTTCGCGCTATCGTTTCTATATTGTTTCAGTAGGCTCATTTAACTTTTCCTTTAAAAGAGCAATCTCGGCTCTCAATAAATTATTTTCAGCTATTGCCTTATCTTTTTCTAATGTAGCAAGCTTAATCAGATGATCGGCCCCATGAGCCTTTCGTCTGTCTTCGATCATAGTCTTAACCATCGACATGATAATCTCTTGATCGACTACGACAAATACATCGTCATCTGTTTCATGGAAACAAAACTTTAGATAATAAAACTCTTTATCTTGAGATTCTCGTTTTAATTTATCTAACCATTCTTTATGAATAGTAAATGTTTTCTTCCCACGAGCTTTATCAGCTACTTTAGTTTTTAATTCTTCACTAATGCTAATAATACCTTTAATCTCTTGGTCGCCTTTAATCTTACCGGCTCCACTATTAGGGGTCATACGATTAACGACGTCGTGAATTAATGCTTCATTAGCATTGTGATTTTTCATTTCAAAAACAGAGCCCATCCTTTTATCAGGACGGGCTTTGAATTTTACTTGTTTTCTTTTATTTTTTGCGAGTTCATTATCGTGCTTAATACATTCGGTGCATTTATTACCGGTAATACTGAGACACGAATACCAATCGTCGCCAAACAAACAAGACATAATTAACTTTCTTCTAGTTCTTCTAGCTTAGCTTCAGAGTCGCGAATTTCTTCGACTTCTTTTTCACTAAGGTCTTCAAATGTACCAGAAACCATATTAAGCAACTTTTTAAACTTATCTGGATTAGCTAGCATATCTTCACGGAACGCCATTTTACCATTCCATTTATCTAATACTTCTCCAGTTTCAGAATCAATTTGCTGCATCCAAGCACCGGCTTTATGGATGATGCCCATATCGACTAATTCATCGAGAGTACTTAATATTTGTTCAATACCTTGACCAAATATAGCAAAGTAACTAAATTTACGATACGGGAATTCACCTGGAATACAGTGATTTTTAGTAATTTTACAATTAATCTTAATACCGTCTTCTTTACCGATAGGATCGGTATCAAGAACACTGCCTTTACGCATCTCGACAATCATCATACTGCCGGTTCTAATTGCTAGACCGCCAGCTAACACAAGATTGTCGCCATACATACTAAAACCACCGATATTCGTAGTCAAGTGTTGGATAAGAATCATAGCCGTATGATATTTGCTAATTAGCGAAACGAACTTCGCTATAATTCGGCTATTCATACGGGCTTGAGATGCTACAGACACGTCTTTAAGACTCTTATTAGCTTCGGATTCAGGAACCAAAGCTTTTAGAGTATTAATACAGAACAAGTCTATAGCACCAGTTTGAATTAATGCTTCTGCTTGATCGATACAATCTTCAGCTGTATGGTCTCGATCATATTGAATAAAATAAAATCGTTCAGGATCGATACCGAACTGATTAACCATATAATCTAAGCTTAAAGATGCTTCGCTTTCAATCCATAAGGCAAAATGCCCTTCTGGATTTTCTCGATGCATTTTACCAATGGTTTCGAGAACTAAACTGGTTTTTCCTGAATCGGCCACCCCTGCAATAGTCGTAATTTTCCCGATCGGGAAACCGCCACCAGTCGCTGCATTAAAATTGACAGATGGTGTCGGAATAAATCGAATATTAAGCTGTTCCTGAACTTTAGGATCGCTTAATCGACCGACAACCATGTTGTTCTTTTTCTTTGCCAAGTTAGCCATTACAAGATCTAACCGTTTACGTCTTTCGACATCAGTTAAGACTTGAGAATTGCTAACTTCGACAATTGGTTCAGCTTTCTTTCTTGCCACTTGTACTTCCTTTCTTGTCCTTAAAAGACTTAATGATATTATCTAAAAGATTAATAGCTTGAACGTAATCTTTATTAGTTTCACCAGTAGCTTCTTCATAAAGATTATTTCGTTCTACTAAGTATCTTAATGATACACCAAGTACAGGTACAATTGCAAGGTCTTTTTCTGTTCCTTCGGCATTAAGAAGTTCTTCGATTACTTCAGAAAAAGCTTGAATAATTTGCTTATTCTTTTCTGTTGTATCGCCTTCTAATACTTCAGAGAACATACCGACATAAGATGCTAAACTCTGTTTAATTGCGTCGAGTTTCAATATTTTACACCTTTCACGAGTTCGTATTCTTCATACTCAAGTCCGTTAAATAATGGATGAATCTTATACATGCCGTTATACTTCTTCTTGTATGATTCGAAATCTTTATATTTAAGTAAGGTAATTTTGTAGTCGACGCCTAAAATATTATTATTTAAATTTGACATGATTAATGCAAATTTAAGTTTAGTCTTACCTAATGGTTTAGGAACTTTTCCTAGCTTACGCATAGGACCGTCATCGACAAGTTTAACGTTATTAAATTCATCGATTAATAATAAGCTATTAACCGACATATCTTCGTTAAACTTATTAACGACTTTATATATTTCTTCTTTCGGCTCGAGCTTAACAAAATTAGCCTTACCCGATGATTTTTCTGTTATTCGAAGATGTTCGTTTTTAAATCCGATATCGACAATTAACATACGGTTTTTAGTCGTTAAACAATAAAAGTAATTAGTATAAATAGGGCAAATACTACAAATAGCATCGCCCTCTTCAAGCTTAATTACTTTCTTTGTTCTTGTGATATCGAACATAATACCAGGAACACATTTATAATAACCGTGTTTTGTCACGATAAGATAGTTAACTTCTTTGTCGTAATTTAGATAATTATTATCTTTAGTATAGAAATAATATACACGGTCTTCTATCTTTAAATATGTTTCTGGATTTTGTGCTACACGAAATACTTCGGTGCCAGAAAAACGAATAATAGGTTTATTTAGATTTATCATCTGGTTCACCTATCAACGTTAAACGTTTATCGTTCTTAAAATATTTCTTAAGAACATTTTGAAGCTCACGTTTAACTTCCTCGAGAATCGAGGTACTATTTTTTAAAATGCCTTTAATTTCTTTATTGCGAGTCTCGAGCTCTTCTATCTTAGTATCATAATCTCGTTGACTTAACTTAGTAAAGTCATTAATTTTCATGCCTAAGATATAATCAGCCGCTTCTTCGCTTATGCTAAGAAGTGTCATTAATTCACTTTTAGGATCATCACTAGTTTTAATTAATTCTAAAATTTTAGTACTATTAGCGATCGCCAATTTAATATTGTTATATCTAAATAATAACTTATTATTTTTATTTAACTCTAACGTTAATTTGTTCTTAACAATATTATGATAATGAATTAATAGCTTCTTAATAATAGAAACCAATGGCATATGTTCGACAACTTTATTATTATAAATAATAGTAAAGATACTGTTAAAGTTATCTTCCAACTTCGTTTTCTTAAAGACTTGCTTAATTAAGTCATCGACAGATTGACCACGTGCCGGCTTAATTGAAATATTTAAAGTACCTTTTGCTGAATAATTTTTAAATTCTCCACAAAGTTTTGCTTCTTTTAATTTCTTAAGACCGGTCATGATAACGCCGACGTTAGTTGTATACGGTATTGTCGTAAATACTAATTCTTTTTTGTTTTTAATCGTATATTGACCACGGAGAATAAATTTACCCTTACCGTTATCATATACAGATTGAATATCGTCAGGATTCATAATAATTCCTTCAGTCGGAAAATCAGGTCCTTTAATATATTTCATTAAGAATTTAGTATTAATATCTTTACCTTTATTAACTTGATCGATAGTCTTAATTAAAGCCGTAATAACTTCTGTTGCGTTATGAGATGGAATCATCGAGCTTACGCCGGCTGCAATACCGTTAGTATAGTTACATAAAATATTCGGGAAGAATCCTCCTAAATATTTTGGTTCTAATCCTTCGTTATCGTAAGTCGGCATCCATGGAACTGTAGCTTCGTTAGTGTCTCCCAGGAGGAGATCTCCAGTCTTACTAAGCTTACTCTCGACATATCTCATCGCAGCACAACTATCGCCTTCTATCGATCCATAGTTACCATTGCCCTCTCCCAGTGGATATCTGGCAGAGAATGTCGCCGTCATATTAACGAGAGCGCCATATGGCCCATCTAAGCTATGTGGATGATATTGGCCGACAGTATCGCCGATAACTTTAGCAGCTTTCTTAAAGGGTTTATTGTTATTTAAACCTAAATTATTCATCGACAATAATACACGTCGTTGAACTGGTTTTAAACCGTCATTAAGTAACGGAATTGCTCGCTCGTATACAATGTGATTAGCATATTTACTAAAATTTTTTACGAGCAAGTCGCTTAATTCAATTTCAATTTCCATTGCTAATTATCTTGATATCCTTAACGAGAACTTCATATGTCTCACGTTCACATTGGTTAACTTTATCCCAGTATTTTCGATTAACGAACATACCTGTAATTTCGACATTCGTCTTTAACGGAATATCGCGTAAGATATTCGCATTGAGATTATGGCCGACACACGGAATAAAGTCTTTTTCGGTGCCATTATTACGTTCGACCATTATAATATCATTACAGATATTATGGCCACTCTTATTCGTAACTTTATTAATTTTAACGATTTTGCCTTTAAGCTTTGTTTCGTTAAATTGAGATACGTGTTGATTAGCTTGGGTTAAATAACCGTAAACGATTAATTTAACGCCTGTATCTGTTTTAATATTCTTAGTACGAATTTCACCGAATGCGTTAATATGAGAACCATCTTTAAGATTGTATACTAAGCGAACATTATCTTTAAAGTATACTGGAATCTTAATATTTCTTTTTTTAACCTTCATCGTAACGAAAGCTTTATATATATCTTGGCCATGAACATCTTGATGAGACACAGTGATCTCATCAATTGTTCCGGCTATATTTAGAAAATTATTCACTTTTTAAGATACTTTCTAAATTCTAATTTAAACCCCGATTTCTCATCGGTATCTTCTTTAGTATGAACTAAGGCGAAGTCCCTAGTGAGGTTACTATACGGGAACAACGTATCGCCGACTTTAAAATCGTCGACGACTGTTAAATAAACAATGTTGCAATATTTTAAAAATTCACGATAGATTGTTCCACCACCAATAATATAATAGTCGTATCCTTCGAGCATAGCTGCTTTACATTCTTCGACAGAAGAAAATACTCGTACTCCGGGATGAGAAAAACCACTTGAACTAATAACCCAGTGTTCTCGATTAGGGAGAAGCCCAGGTAGACTTTCAAAGGTTTTCCGGCCCATTACGATAATTTTATTTAAAGTCTTCTTTTTAAAGAATGTAAGATCTTTAGGAATATGATATAGTAATTCGTTATTCTTACCGATGTAATGAAATAAATTCATACATCCGATCGTATAGATCATACAGCTACCTCGAAAGGAATTTTACCACTATGTTCATAGTCTTCAAGAATTAAATCTTCGATTCTAAAGTCATAGAAACTTTTAACACGAGATTTAATTTCGACTTTTGGAGCATAATGGCTAGCATTACCTACTTGAATGAATGCGCCACGCAAATGATTTTCATACACATGAGCATCATTAATCATGATCGTAAATAATCCTGGTTTTAAACCACAGGTTTGCGCCATTAACAATAATAAAAACGCATATTGAGCCATATTGTATGGTAAGCCTACTAATGTATCGGAGCTTCGAATATTTAATAACAAATTAAGCTTTCCATTAGTGACATTCCATTCGGTTAAGAACGCACATGGCTGCAATGCCATATTATTTAAATCTTCTACGTTCCATAGGCTAATGACCATACGACGACTATCTTTATTAAAATGAAGATCGTAAATTAATTTGTCGACTTGGTTCATATAGATCTCGCCATTTTTGCCCAAACGATAATTTTTAATTTTACCTTCTTTTTTAAGTGTTGCTACGTTTTCAACTAAGACATCGAAATACTTATATTCTTTAGCTAGTTGATAACCGTAAGCGAAACCGATAGTGCCGTCTTTGCGTTCCCATTCGTCCCAAATGGTAACGTTATATTTATTGCGTAATAGTTCAACACTATTACTCTGATCTTGCCAGATCCACAACATTTCTTTAATTGCTGTTTTAAGTCCGACAAATTTTGTCGTTAATAAAGGAAATTCATCTTCAAGATCGAATTGAAGCATCTTATGTGGTAAGCTAAAAGCATTAATACCAGTGCGATTTTCTTTCAATTCGCCTTTTTCGATGATTTCACTAATTAACGGAATGTATTGCCCGTCGGCTTCATTCCGATAATCTTTACCAACGTCTTTAATAGTCTTAATTAGTTGTTTAAATAAACCCACTATTCGACTCCAAAATTATTTAACACAAGATTCTTTCTAGCTTCAGAATCTTTTCCCATTATATCTGATACCATCTTAGCACACTTCTCAGCGTCTTCGATCGTAATCTTATATAAATGTCTTTTCTTAGGATCTAAAGTACTTTCCCATAATTGATCAGGATTCATTTCTCCTAATCCTTTTATGTATTGCACATGCCATTGGTCTTTTTCTTTATATTTAGCTAGCTCTTCTTTCGTATAGATATATTTATGGCTATTGCCTTTAACGAGTCTAAACAAAGGAGGAGCAGCTGCGTAAATATAACCATTTTCGATTAATTCTCGATAATGGTTATAGAAGAAAGTCGCCCAAAGGCATATGATATGAGCTCCGTCGTCATCAGCATCTGACATTACGACAATCTTGTTATATTTTAAATCTTCGATATTAAATGATTTATCGATACCGCAACCTAATGCATTAACAAGATCTAATAATTTGTCAGACGTAACTGTACCACCATTCTTTTCGGTATTCATTACTTTACCGAAAATAGGAAGTACAGCTTGATATTCGGGGTCACGTGCTTGCTTACTAGACCCTCCGGCACTGTCCAAAGTGAACATATTCGGGCTATATCTTATTATTCGTTAAAAATAATCCTGCCGTTTCGGAATAAATATTAATTCCTACTCTACTCAGTTCATATATATGATATATGCTTTTCGATAGTCTCTGAACACATTACAGATACCCATTTTCTTTTTCCATTTATTTCCTAATCTGTAATTTCGCTGCGGATAATTTATAGTTTTGGCGATATTACTATACCTAAGCCATTACGCTTTGCCATTATTATATCACTACAATAATTTAGTTGCCAACACTAATTTAAACTTCCCCGCAATTAGACAGGTTTAACGAGAGCAACTCTGCCTTTTACCCTCGACAATAAACAGTTCACATTTTTCAGGATCGTCGCTATGACAATCGCTGAGTTTCTCTACGACAGTAGATTTTAATGCTTTTTTCTGTTTTCTTGCATTTTCTCTTGCTTTTTTAGCATCGAGTCTAGCTTTAATGCTAAGATTAATTTTGCTAGCCAGTTGCTTAGCAAAAGTTTTTTTCTTTTTAAGCTCATCGCCGAAAGATTCGGCAATTAATTCTTTAACTTGATCTCGGATCTCGGGCATTTGTAAATATAGCTTATTTTGACCTTCGAATTTAGGTTCGATCGTCTTAATATTTACGATTGCAACAAGACCTTCGATCGCATCGTCTTGTGTTAAATCTTTAATGTTTAATTCTTTTAATGCTTGTACAACACCAGCTTTAAACCCATTTAAATGATCGCCGCCGTTTAAAGTATTGATATTATTTACAAACGTTAAAATAGTATTAGAATAAAGCCCATCGCAATAATTTAATACGACATGAACCGATGTATTATCTTTTTCTCCTTTAAATTCTAATGGTTTACCAATAGTTTCTTTAGGAGTAACATCTTTTAAATAATCTAAAAGAGTCGAAGATTTTAAGTTAATCCATCCGTCGCCTAAATTATATTTGATAGTAAGACCTTCGTTAAGATAACTTAATTGTTTAAGTTTCTTCTCGAGATCTTTAATATTAATAGGATCTGGATATATTTCTGGATCTAATCGATATTCAATACGGGTACCCGTCTTTTTGGACTTACGTCCTTTCTTTAATTCCTGACTTAAGATACCTTTTTTAAAGCCGATAGACCACTCATATCCATCACGCCATACTGTGGCGTTAAAATATTCGGAGACCGCATTAACGCAGCTACTTCCCACGCCATTAAGTCCACCAGTAGTAGACATTTGTCCACTGATGGAATTAAATTTTCCACCTGCATGCAAAGAGCCCAAAGCCAACTGCACTTGAGGAATTTTATATTTTTCATTAAGTGCTACCGGAATACCACGACCTTCGTCTGTGATAATCATTACTTGAGTATCGGGATTGTATTCTACAGTTATACATTTACCATAACCAGTAACGAACTCATCGACAGCATTGTCGATAATCTCGTGAGCACAATGATTTGGGCCATTCAAGTACATTTCTTTTCGCATTCGAACATTGTCCGGATATTCGAGCACTAAAATTTCTTGTTCAGCCATTAGTATACGTGGTCCTCGTCTGCAATTAAATCATAGTATCGATATAATACTGCACGAACTGTTTCATTAATAGACTCTGGTAAGCTAACATCTTTATTTAAAGTTACCTCTGCTTTAAATTTTCTCGGTTTAACGATTAAACCATTAGAAGTTGTTAACATGTCGATACGTCCATGTCTACCAGAAATACCAATTCTAAATACGAATTGGAACAGTCGTCCATCATAATCGACTTGATATGGTGTACCATATTTTTGTTTAGATAAAGCTTCGCCGACATGACCAGCGATATTATCGAGGTCACTTTTAAGCTCTTGCTCTTTTTTGATAGCGTCTTCCCAGGCTTTAATTCCCTGGTCAATATTATCTAAATAATCCATTAGTATCCTTTCTTTTTAAAAAGAAAAACTGGGTGCGGCGATCATCACCACACCCAGTATACCATAGATTAGCCCAATAAATCTACAACAGGTTTTGTGTCGGCTTTTGGAGCATCGGCAAAGCTATCGAAGTTAGAAGCTTCGGATGCACCAGAACCATCACGATGTTCAAAATACATGCTGTCTACGATTACGTCAGTAGTATATACTTTAGTACCATCTTCTTTTTCGTAAGAACCGGTACGAATAGCACCATTAACAAGAATTTGTTGACCTTGGTTTTTATGAATTAAATCAGCAGTCATACCAAATGCTGTGCAAGTAATGTTGTCCCAATCTGCATATTCAGCATCTTTTGGTTTAAAATTACGTTGACAAGACAAAGAGAAACGCAACATAGATTTCTTTTCACCTTCGCCTGGTTTGTAAGTATAAATACCTTTACCTTCAGAATTAACACGGCCTTGAAGAATTACTTGATTGTACATAATAATAGTTTCCTTTCGATAATTAAAAAATTATTTAAATAATATATATCTTAAGCATTACATTATGCTTTAAGAACAGCTAAAATGGCTTCAATATTGTAACGATTTAATTGTTTAACGTCGCTCAATACGCCACCAGATAATGCTTCCATAGCTTCTACGATTTGTTTGTCAGAATAACGATTAATTTCTTCACGTAAATCTAAATAGTGAGCTAAGTAATCTAAGTAATACGGAGTGATATTAGACAAAGAGACTTGATTTTTGTCTTCGTCTTCAAGAATTTCGTCTAAATATCCTTGTAATACTTTTTGATTTCCGGCATTTTCTTTTACGAACGTTCTGATTTTGACAATTTTAGCCGCCATTTCTTTGGCGATCATTTCTGTCATTTCATCTTCACGTTTGTATTTGCTAATATAGCAATCGAGCTGACGCTCGTCGAATTTAAGAGCTTCGACTACTTCAGGATCGGCTTCACCCTTTTCTTCGAGTTCTGCTGTTTCTTCAGCAAAAGATTTAAAACCGTTATCGGCTTCATAGTCGGTATCTTCAGAACCTAAGAGCTCCATCGGAGATTTATCCTCGATCGGATTACCGTCGAAATCAGTTACCGGAACTTCTTCAGAGTCGAGAATTTCTTCTACCGGAGAAGCTGGTTCTTCAACAACGACTTCTGGTTCTTTAGCTTCAGCAGTAACTGGTTCACTTTCAGTTTCTTCCTTGACCAGTTCAGCTTTGGGCTTCCGACCACGCTTTTTAGGTTTTTCTTCCTTCGGCTTCGCCTCATCTTCAGCCTTTTCTTCGACTTCATGTTTTACAGCATGAGCATCGAGAGAAGAAATAATGCCACTATTATACATGTCGAGTAATAATTTACTAGATGCTGTATTAAAAGTGGCAGGATCTTCGTCTAATAGACGTTTAGCAATGACCAATAAATGGTCAAATGCTTTTTCAGTGTAATTCAATTACCTTTCCTCCTTATTTAAATAATATGAATATTTATTATTAACATCTTCCGAGGTAATACGAATTTCTTTCGTATTCTCGTCGATGTCGAATAATTTATCGTCGACTAAACCTTGTACTACGCTTTTGAGTGCGCGAGCACCTGTTTTTCTGTCATACGCAAGTTTAGCAATAGTATCGATAGTATCGTCATCGAAATTAATTTCGATATCATACATACCGATTAATTCTTTAATTTGCTTAAAGATTGCATGTTTCGGAGTCGTTAAAATTTGTTTTAAGTCTTCGACACTCAATTCTTTAAGAGGACAAATTACTGGTAATCGACCCAATAATTCTGGAATAATACCAAAGTTATCTAAATCTTCAGGTAAGATATAATCGATTACGTCGTTATATTTAGATTTTTCCTCGAGCACATCTTTAGATGCTTCGCTAGAGAAGCCGAGGCCCGTATCTAAATCTTTATTTAACCTTGCCGCAATCTTCTTTTCAATACCGGTAAATGCACCACCACAAATAAATAAAATATTAGTAGTATCGATTTCAACAGTAGGAGATGACATAGCAAATCCACCTTGTTGATCGTTAGACTTAATAGCGACTTTACCGCCTTCAACAAGTTTTAATAATTCGTATTGTACGTCACGACCACCGATATCGCTACCTTGAGAACCAGCATTTTTAGGATCTCGAGCCGCAATTTTATCGATTTCATCGATATAGACAATACCTTGTTGAGTTCGTTCGACATCGTTACCGGCTTCACGGTATAATTTAGCTAAGATGCTATTAACGTCTTCACCAACGACAATTTGTTACCCTATAGGCTTTTTATCCTATAGCTCTTATAGTTTCCTATAAGTTCAGCATAAATTTTCTTAGTAAAATAATATACAAACTAAGGTAACCACTCGTGGGAATATTTTATTCTTACTTTAAATAAATAAGTTTCAACTCCTATGCGTTACGGTGGCAAAAATCTTTTAAAATTTTTGCTTACCTCGGTATTTTCCTTTCGGATCTTCACCGATTTTGGTTACTTTAATTACTCTGATTTATTTATATTTTCATCAGAGAGGGCTCATATGTTAACCCCGATTTGGTGAGACTACTTGCATCGACAATAACACATGGTCGACCAAGATATTTTGCTAATTGTTTAATCAAGAATGTTTTCAGTTGTGTTATCGTAAAAGTTTTTTATCTTCTACTTCTTATAGTTTCCTATAAGCTCAGCATACCTTTTTAGCGTATATATTTTACCAAACGCTAGAGCGGCCTCGTGGTAGAATTATATTCTTATTTAAAAAAATAAGGTTCATCTACTATGCGTTGCCCCTGACTAGAATATTATTTCTAGCCTTTGGTTCAGATTAGCATATGCACTTCATGCACTTAGCCTTCCTGCTTAATTCCGCTCAAATAATCCAGAAGTTCATGGTTTTTCTTCTGGAACGGCACAATCTATATGAGATAAATAATTTTAACTTTACTGTAGTTCCTATCAAAATAATGTTATATTAAAATATTATATAAATAATATAGTTAATATATGGTTTATTTATCTCTTACAAGTACCACATCCCGTGCTGCCGAGCATGATTATATTGGATTTTTCCACATCGATGCCGACATCTTTTTTCTTAAATGCATTATATTCAAGAAGCTTAGTATGATTAGTAATCGCGACACTAAGAATTTTCTTAGCGTTATCTTGATTAATTACACTTTCGTCTAAGTAAGCTTTAATTTCTTTAGGCTTAACATCGGATTTTTGAATCTTAGAAGATTTTTTCTTCTTAGGTTTTTCATCGTCTTCGTCGCCTAAAGATAAACCTAGGATGTCATCGATATCAAAATCGCCTTCATCATCTTGAACTTGAGATGCCATTTTCATAACACATTCTTGACAGATAGCGATATTTTTATTAACGGAAGATTGGAAAGTAATATTATGACTTTTTTGATCGTCAATATCTTTACCGCAATAGCTACATTTCATTACTTATCCTCCTTCGCTTTAATAATTTCATCGATAAGACCCATATCGAGAGCTTGTTGTGCTTCGAGATAATTATCGCGTTCACATGCTTCATGAATTTGTTCATAGGTAATTTTACCGTTAGACTTTTCAGCATATTTACGTTCTAACTTTTCGCGCAAGCGCTCAATATGTTTAGCGACAATCTGAATATCGGTTTGTTGACCTTGTACGCCAGTTAATGGCTGATGGATCATAACTTCAGTGTTCTCGAGAACGCTTCGTTTATCGCCCATGCTTAATAAAAAGCTCGCCATACTAGCGCACATACCCATACCGACAGTATGAACAGGACAACTAATGGTACGCATAGTATCGTAAATCGCCATGCCGGCCGTGATACTACCACCAGGACTATTAATATATAATTTAATCGGTTTACGACTACTTTCATTAGCTAAATATAACATTGCTGGCACAATGAAATTAGCCAATCGATCGTTAATTTCACCAGTGATGAACAATACACGATCTTCTAATAGTTTGTCAAAGAGGTCGACGCGGACACCTTCAGAATCTTTAATTACGGACACGATGGACCTCCTCATAATTATTATTTAAAATAGCTTTTACAGCAAATACAATCTTTTTAATTTTGGACATATTTTCTGTAAAAATAATAGCTTTATATTGTACTGCTTTTTCTTGTTTAGGTTTAACGACAGCTTCTTTTGCTTTCTTAGCGGCTTTTTCTTTTTGTTCTTGATAGTCGGTTTGTTTTTCTTTACGTTTTTCAAGAACAGCAGCAATCTTCTTAGCACGAGCTGCATCAGAATCTTTCTTAATTTTATTAGCAGAAGCTTCGATTAATTTTAATTCTAGTTCTGTAAACAATTCAGATTCGATTAATAGTTTTCTCGTTCTTGGTCGAAGAATACCGATACCGTCTAAGAACAATTGTTGTACTTTGCTATCGCTAAAGCCAGCTGCACGAATAGTTACCTTTAGATTATTATTATAATCTTGATTAACTAGTACCCATAATTTAGCAATACTGACAGCACTTAAGTTATTCCATTCTTTACACCAAGGATTTTTCTTATAGCTTTCTTGAGCAATCATTGCACTAAAACTAGAATACGATTCTTTAGACCAATCTAGTTTAGTGAGATCCTTAATGCGAGTATAAAATTTAGAGATATTATCTTCTCGTTCACCGAACAAGATAACAGCACCTTGTTCAATAATATTTGAACGCATTAGACTCCCCTTTCGTTAAATAAAAAAGACTCCTTACGGAGTCTTTAAAATTTATTTTTTCTTATGACGAAGCATTTCTAAGATTTGTTCGCCTTCGTCAATTTTATCTTTATTGTCTGGATTATTATTAAAGAAATCCATGATTTGTCGCATTAACAATGGTGTTTCATCTTCGCCAAAGAATGCTTGATCGTAAATATCGTCTTCTTTAATTAAATAATTGTAACGATTATGAGTACGATCATATTCTGCACGAGCATTGATATTATGGTCGGCGTCGCCACGCATTTTCATACGTTCACGACATGTAGACTCGAGAGTGTTTAAATAAAATGCATAAACATATTCTGGGAACAATTTTTTAAGTTCCTTAGTGCCGGCCTCATCAAGCACGACAACATAGTTTAAATCTTTATTTAAATCTTCTAGGTAGTCTTTACTAATACCATATGTTTCACCATTAATGGTCGTTTTACAAATATAGTCTTCAGGATACCAATCTTCTTTGTCGACAAAGAAATACTGATCAACTGGGTCATTTAAACGACGAGATCTTGTCGTAGAAGTAATAATTCGGTAGAAACCTTTTACTTCGAATAGACCAGCTAAAGTACTTTTTCCACAGCCACTTGGGCCAGAAATTACGATAATCATAAGTATATAACCTCGCTTTAAAAAATAATATTATTTTATTATCTTATTATACCATACTATTTCGTTTGCGTCACGACCGTTTTACCGTCTTTAAATTCGACGTAAAATCGTCGGTCGGCATACTTCTGCATAATATAATCGGCAAAAGGTTTATACTTATCTGAGCTATTTTCGTTAAAGTTATGTCGAACTTGATTGATAACCAATACAGATAACTTTTTATTGTTATAAATGAATTCTTGGATCTTATACATATTGTCTCGAGGTCTTCCTTTTAAAGAAAAGAAGTCGTCGATAACCAGTAAGTTGAATTCATTCATAATTTCGCCAATATCGTCTAAAGACGATGTTTGGGCGAGATAATATTCGCCATCAAAATTATATTGAAAGAGCGAATCAATCCACAATGTTGCAGGATATTTTTTTGCGATTTCATGAGCGATCGAGCTTTTACCACTCTGGCTCATGCCGTATAATTCGACAACATTATTATCTAACGCTTTATTAATTTGATTAGCAATTTTACTCATCTGGTGTAAATGTCCTAACGAAATTAACTCTTAAAACAGCAGTAAAATCTTCAAAAAGATGAATTAATAATTCTTCCAAACTTTTGCACACATAGGTATTTTCGAATAATTCACCTAAATAGATAAATCTACTTTCAGACGAATCTACTCTTTCGATTCCATAGTCACTAACGACTGTTGTCGGAACACCGCCACCAATAATCGAACAAATTTTTAATTCATCGACCATAACAAATAATTCTGTTTCATTTAACGCTAGGTATATTTTTTCTTCTCGTTTCTCTCCGCAAGTAAAGTCGAAACATTCAATAATAATGTCTCTAACTTTTTCTAAACTATCTGTTTCTTTAATTTTGAGAGTCGAAATACATTCCTTAATATGATTTACGACGTTCTCTTTAATGTACAACACTAATTCAAAGATATCCTATTTTTTAAATAATCTTTAACTAAGTCCCAAGAGTAATAGAAGTCTTTATACATATTGAACGAGATTCTAAATATATCAATGCACTCGTCAACTAAAGCATCTTGTCGACCTATCGTATTCGTTATGGCTTCTAAAATTAACATGACTTCGATCTGTTCATGTTCAACAAGATCTCGAGTCTTCGTAAAATAATTTAACTGGCATAATCTAATAAATAAGTCGATGATATACTCTTTAGGATCATCTAATAATAGAATTTGATTTGACTTTAAAATTTTCATTTAATTTTATTAAAATAATCCTCGATTAAATTTAAATCGAAATCAGCATTCAAATCGATTTCGCTGATTTCCATCTTCTTAGGATCATTATAACATTGAATGAACAATTTTGCCAAGAACTCAAATTCCATATAGTTATCTAAAAGACCATTTTCTTTAACGATATCGACAACGTTTTGAGTCGGATTATTGCCCATTAGAATATCTTCGCCGACTTTAGGCCGTTGATTAGGCTTAAAGCTATTAAAAACTTTGGCAATGTGTTGAACACTTAAATACAAATTAATTAATTGTTCTCGTTGTTCAGGTTGCATTATGCCTCCAAATAAAAAACCGATCCTATTTCTTCAGGATCGGTAAATACTTAACAGATTCGATAGCCGGGGCCATCATTGTGTCACGCAACTCAATATCGTGACCTTTGCTTTGCATATATTTAATTTTTTTATGGAAATCGTTTACGATAGATTCTAAAATATCCTTATCGAAAACTTTTTCGCCAATACGCTTAGCAATGATATTGTTTAATGCAATATCGATATCTTTATACGTTTCGTTTTCCTTAAGAGAACGATCCCTGTTAATAACACTATAATTAGTAAAACTTAACAAATATAATTTAATAACTAAGTTAATTAAATTAGTGTTATTTTCGATATAAGATACGATATTATGAGAGGTTAAAATTTGATTATATAAATTATCTAAATTCATAGTTTCTTTTTACAGCAACAACAGCAGTCATTATTAGTATTGTTATTACTATTATTTTCACGACGAGACGGACGTCCGGTATATTCGTCGAACTGAGAAAACTCTTGTTTATGTTCGTTAATATACTTTATCGCATTTTCCTTGTCGATAATACCGTGTTCGTGAAATTTATATTCTAAATCTGATACTGTAGTTATCATATTATTTTGGTAACAGTAATAGACTAATTCTTGTAAGTCGGTATATTTTAAGAATTTAGCCGGATTACCTTGACGCCATTTTCTCCATTTTTCAGCAAAAGAAGGTTCGTCAATAGTAGACGGCATCGGGATATAACCTTTATAAGAATTAGTTTTAGATTTAGACGTCGACCGCCATAGAATTGCCATTTATTTAACCTTTCTTCATTAGTTTTACTAAATATAGTTTAAAACCGATACTTAATCCAGTAACAGTACTTAATAAACTTAATATAGTAAAGAATAAAGTAAATACTATTGGTAACGGATTAGATACCGTATAAACATTAGAATTATAGAAAGCACAGCTAAATACAGCTAAAATAACTGTTACAATATTAATAACACCGACATAAATAGGATATGCCATAGCAGCCATTAAATTGTATTTTTCACGAGTACTTTTAACTCTAATATTGTTAGTTTCAATTAAAATGCCGATATAATTAATACTATTAATAATCATTAATACTAGCATCATTGATACAGAACTAACAGCTAATTTAAAATGTGTTGCATCGTTTGCGATATGACTTACTATTAAACTAACTAAGCATAGCACCGTAATAATCAATGCAATCACAAATTCACGTTTTAAAAACGTTTCATGAACATTTAAAAATCGTAAATATCCAAAGATATTACGATCTTTAAATAAATCTTTTTCTTCCATTGTACCACCTATTAGAGCATACAATATACAAAGGACGCCGATGAACGGCGCAAAATCTATAAATCCTTGCAGTATCCATAGCAAGAACAGACATAATATTAACATTAATTTTCTCCGCTAAAAACAAAGTTTCTAGCACTCAGTTGCGTGAGGTGAAGTGGACACAGAGGCCTGAAAAGTTTTTACGCTACCACGTATACTTCGCCATATTGGCGGCCGAATTTAATAGCTTCATCATAGCTGTCGACAAAAATATCGACTACGCCATGAATACCAGGAGCCATTCGGTCGGCTACAACATAATTGTAGCCATTGATATTTAGTACTGTGCCTAAAGCAAAATCGTTGCTCGCAACGGCACCGACGTAAGGATACTCACCGTTAGCCATAGGGCTACCTGTGTGAGTATAAGCTGTAAGTTCCATAGCATTAGCATTTGGAACACTTAATAAACCTAATACTAATGCAAAAGATACTACTAAAAACTTTAATTTATTCATAAGAAAAGTCTCCTAACTTCTGTTTCGTCTTCCTATTATTATTTAAATAAATAATAAATCGTAGGGCGACATGAAATTAGTAAACTTTGAATGCTATTCACCTAAACAAACAAAGCCACTATTTGAAATACTTGTTTTTACGATATTATACATTATCGAGGGCCAGGTGGAGGAGGATGATTTCTAAGAATGATCTGTGCTGGTTCTGGGAGTGCCCAGATTAAAAATAGACTAACTACCAACAATATAATAGACCAAGTTAACAAACTCTCCACTTCTTTTCTGTGTTTTCCTTGCTCATCTTTAGCAAGACTGAATACTCCAGCAATTATTAATGCAATACATGCACCTGAAGTAAATACAGCTACAAACATTAATATCTGGACTACAGATACCACAAGGAGTTCGTCTTCAGTCATTATACGAATTCCTTTCACAACAAAAACTTTTGCTAAAACAATTTAGCACTAAGTCCTTAACGGAGAAAATAGTGCTAGCACTATTATATTACACTTATGGCATGATTGCCACGTCACAGGGATATTCCCAGTCAACATTATCACTATTTACCCAGTTTATAAGATATCGATTACCATCTTTATCTAAACCTTCTGAGCATAGTTTATCACCAGATAATACTGGATCCGTTAAAAAATCTAAATGATATACTTCTTCAAAATACTTAATTTTCATCTTCCGGGAATTTCCATTCAGAAACATTCACGATTGGATCGGTACAGAATGCAGTCTGGAATGGGTCTTCTCCTTTCTGACAGTATAGAGAATTTTTCACGACGATCTTACAGTCTGGAGCAATAATTTTTAATAGATATTGTAAAGCTGAGCGATACCAATATTCTTCATGCATTGTTCCAGAACAAAAATCTTTAAATAAATACAAGATATATTCTGGGCAATTTTCTTTAAAATATTTAAATTGGAAACTGCTAATAATTTTATTATTACCTTCTGTCGGAAGATCGGCCGGATAAAATTCAATTAAATTCGGAGATTCATCTTTGATCTCACCATATGGAGAATCAAAGTTTTCCTGAATATATTGTAAGAAAATCGAGCCGACCAAATCGATCGAAACAGAAATTTTCTTATCAGGATTATTTTTTTGTTTTTCGATCGTAGTAAATAACCATTCTAAAAACTCAGATTGAGTCATATGCTTTTCTAAATAATTAAGAGCTTTAGAAGGTGATTTAGGATCGATTAGTTTAGCTAAATCGTCTTTATTGATCATTATTTAACCTTTCTAATATATTTATTAGGAACAGATACTGTAACTAATTCATTAGTAAGAACAACAGAATTAGAACCTTTTGTTTTTAAATAAATACAGTCATATTCTTTTCCACCGGCAGTAACAATTACTTTATCGCCGAATTCAAATGATTCGATATTAATTTCGCCATTTAGAAAATCTTTAATAGAATATTCTGTGTCTCTTTTTAATTCAGGACAAGCTTTAAACATTTCGCTTGTTAAAAAGTTGACTTCGTCTAAGCTTTGTTGATATCCATTTTTAATAAATGCGATACCGAAATCGTCGATAACAAACTTATTGATATTTTCGTTAAGTAAACTTTCTAAGAACCATTTAAGATTATCATTAATTTCAATCTGCATTTAGGGCCTCCTTTTTATATTTTTTATTAGTTTTTATTTCTTCTAATTTTTCTGTAATCAAATACATAATTTGAAGAACTGTTTCTGCTTCCGCTAAATCATCTACTTTAAAGCTTATTTTTCCTTCGAAAAGTTCATCTTTTACTAAACAGCAAGTATATTCTTTTACTAATCCATTTCTAAGGTCAATAATTGTTTTAACCTTAAATTTAATAAGAATATTAGAATTTCCATATGCAGACAACTCTGTATCTATTATTCTTTTATAATATGGAGGTTCTCTGGTTAAACAATATTCTACTCCAGATTCTTTTTGCTTACTCATTTTAAGTAACAAGTTTAGCAAATCAACATGTTTTTCTTTTAAGATATAATTCATTTATTATCGACCTTTTTATTGATATCTATTCCTTTAGAATTAACCCATTCTTCTGTTACATATAATTCAAAAGTCATAGTTTTAAATTCACTTAAATATATTTGAATTAATTCATGAACGAAGTCATATTTTAATCCGCCAAGTCCACAACCTAATGGTGGAATTGCAAAGCTTAAATGTGAGTTTTTGTTTCCGCTAAATTCAATATAGAATGCTAAATTTTCTAAACCAGACTCAATATATCGATATTTAGAAGGGTCCCGCCAATGATCTTTTGTCGGAAAATTAATAATTGTTTTGCCATCTTTAGCATTAAAGCTAGTTAAATGACCAATACTTAAACTGCCATATTGACAATCTTTTTTATATGGATCAACAGATTCAGGATATTTTTTAGCAATTTGTAATGCTAAACCTTTACCCATTGTGCCGACACAATTTACAGGATTAAGGATATATTTGCATTCTGTATCGAGAATATTTCCGACTATATATTTAAACATTATTTTACCTTTCTAATTTTTTAAACGAATAACCATCGCAGATAGCAATTAATACTGTTGATATAGCTTGTAGAATTAAAGCAAATTCTATCGATATTAAATTATTAACCCATACACCTATACCAGATCCTATTAAGCTTCCCCAAAGCATCCAGCTTCGTTGAAGAACTTTAAAGTTTGTTAGTTCGTCGCCAGAGATATTTTTATTTAAAACATCGCTTAGCATAATAAACCAAATATTATTTAATAGGCTATTAATAATTGCTAGTCCGATAAATCGAACATTAATATATTCTATACCTAAGAATATTATAATTATATATAGTATACTATCTAAAGCTAAAAAATATAAAGCAAATTGTTTAAAATAATGACGATACTTTTGATTGCTTAATAAGCTATTTACGACGGCAGCCAATCCTGCTTCGATAAAATTAGCTAAGCTATATATATTTGGACCGACTAAGCTCATAAAATAAACATGTACGACTGGTGTCGTAAATCCAAATATGAGATTAGAAATAGCCTGGCTAATAATCATTAACCATTTAATAGTAGTAGACATAAGTTATGCCATCGTAACTTTTCTCGGAATAAATATAGAACCTTTTCCAATCGGTTTGATTACTTTATCACCGATAATTTTTTTCATGATCTGATAAGCAGAGTTAACGTCGGCATTAATAATCTTATTTTTATTAGATTTAAATAAGCCACGATGAATACGACGAGCTTTATTCGCATTATCTTTAATAGGATCTTCTTTATCCAAGTAAGACGTAATACTTGTATAAGACTCTTCAGTTTCAACAACTTCGATACCTTGATATTCTGCTTTATACTTAATAAGTTCAATAAGTCTAAAAGTCGGAATAGCGACAAAGTTCTTTAACTTAGATTCTTGTTTTTGTAATTTATTATGACCGATAATAATTTGTTTAACATTATGTTCTAAACAATAATCGATAATTTTTTTAGATGCTTTATGCATATATGTATTAAAACGATTATTGCGCTTACGATATAATGTTTCGAGTTTACTCGACATATATCGATCATTACATTTTTTAAGCTCAGATTGAACTTTATCTCGCTTATTATTAAAATGCAAATTCATCGATTTTAAAGGACGGCCATTAATTAATAATGGACGAATACCACGTTTATTAATAGCGACAGTCGCTAAATTATCGAGTCCTAAATCGATACCGGCAATATTACCTTTAGTCTTTTTAGGTAATGCTTCTACTTTATATACGACTTCAACTTTATATTTTTTCTTGCCAGGAAAAATTCTTACGTGAGCAATATCTAAGTCGCCTACATAAATTTTATCTAAATTTAATTTTTTAGGAAATCGCATCATACCGTCTTTAACGGTACATAAAGTATTCCTAATAATAATCACAAATTCTTGTTCTTTTTTATTATATCCAGGAATTTTAGGAATGCCAGTAAAATTAGATTTATTTTTCTTAAAAGCCTTTAACGCCATCAAAAATGACTTAAAATTTTGTGATGCTAAAATAATAATTTGTTCGGCAGTATCAGATACCATTTTACTGAAATTATTATATTCTTCGCACTCATATTCTTTATGACGAAGTGTATTAATAAGATCAAATTTAGAAGGAATATCTTTTTCGTTAGTAAAAGCTTGTCTTAAAATATAAAGAGCTTGATTATATAAATTATTAGATAATCGAGCCTGATTTATTAATTCTTGACTAGGTACAATATAATGTACTCTAGCTCTATATGATACATTTTTATTTTCTTTCATTTTTTTCAATTTTTGATTTTCTACCACTATTTTCACACTATATTAAATTATACAGTTTTTAAAACGTAATAAATAATATTAGGATCCAAACGAAGGTTTTAATACTATATCAAATCATACAACTCTAAAACATTTAATGTTAAAGGTAAAATGCGTAGCTTGTTTTAGAACTGCGTTAAATTATGTAGTTCTAAACTCTAAATTAACTGCTTCAGAACCATATAATAACAGTACTTTATGGAGTTCATTAAGTTATCTTAATAAACTTCCAAAGGAATAAAACTTAAGCCCTATACCGACTAATTAAAAATATGATCGGTTACAATTAAAAAAAAGAGCGACCATCTTAGCTACTGATGATCGCTCTTAACGTCCGGCAACATTCCGTTGGCGGCTCTCCTAAGATCAACGCTATGTCTAAGGCTTCTCATACCTTGCATCCTACGTCTTAGGCCTAGCACATTATACTAGGATTAATTTAATCCCTATTTTTCAATAGGGTAGTCCACTACTTCTTCCACATTTTATTCTGTTATACATGGAAGTTGCGGTCTTTTAGGATATTATATTCTCTAATGAGTTTCAATCCATTGGACACTTGACTATATTATTACATATAGCCTTCAGTGAAGTTCGCATATCTTTATGACTTAGCTTTTCTTCTAATACCGCAATTATTCGCAAGTTTAAACTTGCCACAATTTATTTAAAAACTAGTATTTTTTAGAATTGTAAATATAGTTTAATACGCCGATGCTGCATACGGCATATTTTCTATACGTTTCTTCATTACTAGCTTTTAAACCTGGCACATAAATAACGATTTTGTCTCGACGAATGTCGATACGTTGTTCGCCCATTTCGCAAGCAACATAGTTGCCACGATTATACATAGTTAACACGTTAGTTTTAACTGCGGGCCCATAACGATGACCGTTATTTACGCTTTTAAAAATATGATTTACATATTCAAAAAAGCCTTTGTTTCCGTCATGAGGACGGATTTCGACTGTTTGTTTTACTTTAATAAAGTCACAGTCTTCTAAAAGTTTGTGATAATCCATAGGTATACCTTCTTATTAAAAAAACATAAGCTTATATACCTATTATATTACTTCTTTTTCGGAAGTACAACGCTATCCCAAACATTTCCGACAACTTCGTAATGGCAATTTTCATAATTTTCGCTTGCGAAATTAATTATTTCTTCACCTTCGAGAAGCACTAAACAGCCATTATAATTATCAAACATAACTTGAGCTTTATTTAACTTAATTTCGCTGCCATTAATAGTAGCACTAAAGTTAACCAAGTCGTCTAAGAAAATTTCTTTATTATTGCAATCTAAATAACCAGTACTTTGACATACAGTTTGTTCATGTACTGGCCAGATATTTTTTTCGTCTTTAATGACGATTTGACGTTTTTTAATTAAATAGAAACCTGTTTTCCAGGAACGATCTTTATGACATCTAGCTTTATATACTGGTTTCATTATTTACCTACCTTTTGTTCTGCTAATTCTAAAGATTTTTGAAGACGAGCCATTTCTTCTTTAAGACGAGAAATTTCATCGTCGGCTTCGCTACTAACAGCTTCGCCACCAACGAGCTCTTTAATTTCTTCAGCTGTTTCTTTAAGTTCTTCGGCTTCATTAGCAATCGGTTCAGTTACTGGTGTAGCCTGATTATCGATAGCTTCAAAGTCTTTAGAAATAGTTTTAGATTCTTTAGAGATAACCTTTACCAATGTTAAAACTAAAGTTACACAAATATTTAATACAAAACCTACGATAACTCCAATTTTTCTACATACTGCTTCTTGATTGTTCATGACCGATTGCCTCCTTAACAAATTGATATTTTTCCATTGCGATTTTAACGCGATCAATATTTACGAATACAGTATATTCTTTGCCGTTAATTTTAAACGTAGAATATTCATTTGTTTTACATTGTTTAATTAAATCCTGACAAAAATGAATTAAAGCGTCGAAATCGCTATATACATTCGTCATACCTTTTTCGCCGGCATATTTTAATTTATTATCTGGGAAATATGCTCGTACAAGATTAGTGTGCGGTTTTTTATTTACGCTATAAATACCGATAAACTCGGCAATTTCTTTAGATGTTTGGAAGTGGATATTACTCTCCACTTCAATATAATATTTATAAGTCATTATTTAACCTTCCATTCCAAGTGTTTCCTAACACTTCTATTTTAATATTTTCATACAATGGATCGACTAATGCTATTGTATATTCATTATTTTTAACAATTAGTCGTCCATATACATTATCCATTAGTACGGTAGCCGGGTTTAATTTAAATTGACCAATACCGGGCATCGTACATTCAAAACTTATAATATCAAATAAAAAAACCGGCACTTGATTAAATCTAAGCCCGGTATGCTGACATAAAGTCTTTATATTTATCTCATGTTCGCCGTTTTCATCGACGATAAAATTTTTATTATCTTTAAATACATATGATCCGATATATTCCTGTAATCGACTATCATATGCTTTATAAATTGGTAGCATTTTGTTTCCTTTTAATATTTAAATTCACAGACATATTACGGATTTTCATACTTTAAAAAATGTGAAATGTCGATTTTCATACTGTGTTAAATTATATAATTTCATTTTATCATTATATAACAAGCAAACGCAGTGCGGTATTTTAATATCAAATTAATATATAGCTTCAAAACTATATATCAACAGTACTTTATAGAGTCTAAATTAAGTTATCTTAATAGACTTCTAAAGGGATAAAATTTAAGCCCTATACTAGCTAACACAAGGCATCACTAGTTACAATTATATTCTTTATATATGCAAAAAAGCACAAAAGTGATTTCGGGTCGGAGACCGGGGGTGCGGGGGCTTGCCCCCGGAAGAGGATAAACGTAGAACGTTACTTATCTTCTTTCGGGAACAATTCGTTTAACACTCTAGGAGTATAATGACGTGCTGCCTCCACCTTATCATTCTTTGTTTTAACATGTTTAATGCTTGCATATAAAGATTCGATTCTACTTTGTGCTGCCGTAAAATCTTTAAATACTTCGATTAAATCTTTGTATTCACGACGCTGTTTGCTGTAGACATGCATTAATTTAAATAAACGAACTGCATCGTCTGGCGATACTTCATCGTTAAATTCGCAAAAATGTTTAAGATCGCTTAGCGCACGGTCGGCATTGCTTAATCGACCATTCCATACCTCATAGTTATCTAAGATGTATTTCATAGCAGATTTACCTTTAGTAATCGCATCGACTAAACTATTACGATCCCATTGTTCTTGATAATCGATAGGTTCTTCAACGTTATCCCAGTTAATTTCCGCCATTGTATTAGGAGTACTTTCTTCTGTGACAATCGTTTCGATCGAATTTGTTAAACATTCAGCACCACAATTTTCCAATGTTTCTTTAAAATTTGTTTTAAATTCCTTACCTTCAATATTTAACACTACATCGTGGACGGAATACGGTAAAGAATCAGGAACAACTTTTTCTTTTTCTTTACGTTCTTGTTCGAGCGCATGAATCTTATTTAACAAAGTATTCTTATGATCTTTATTATTTAAACTTTGAAGCAACTTATCTGGATTAAATGGTTGCCTATATTTTCTTAATGACCATACTATAGCACTCACCCTCTTTCTTATTTTAAACATAATTGAATGTAAATCCACCGTAACCGATCTAATAACTGATCGTTCGGGATATCTTCATCGATATCTAATTGATTAGTAAGCATATTAAACGTTACATAACGGCATTCCCAATCATAATCGATATCGATAGTTAGTTCGATATTTAATATATTATCTAAATCATTATACACATGGAAATCGCCATATTCTGGATAATGATAATTCCATGTACTATCTTCTAATTTAGATACGGCATTATATATATCGAATAACATTTGTGAAATTGGTATACTATTCATCGTTGTTCCGGGTTCCTTCTTCTATCAAATCTTCTACTAAGTTCTTCGATTCTAAGGCGTAATTCTCTTAAGTTTTGCTCTACTCTAGGATCAGTCGCAATTCTATTTTGACGCTCCATTAACTCACCAATTCTTTCTCTAAATGTTTGATAAGCAATTTCTCTCACTCTTTGTTCAGTCATCGTATTCGAAGTTAAAATATTATCTGGAGTAATTTGAATTCGTGCAACACGATCTCGATCGTCAATAAAAATATTTTGAGCACTAAATCTTAATGGAGTACCAACTATTGTATTCTCTTGTGGAGTTAAATAATCAGAATATTGACTTTTATATTTTTCATAAGCTTCTATAATTTTTACATAGAGACTATTATCAACGTTAGTTTCAGAAGGTCTTACCCTATTTAAAATTATATAAGAGTAATAACTTAATTGTTTTACGATATTAGTAAACACAGTCTTTAATAAAGGTTTTGTATTAAGCAAAGCAATTAATTCATTATGATCTGAAAATCGATAAATAATAACATCACTTTTATTTGCTTTGTTAACAGCCTTTATTTTAAGCTCTTGAAGAGTACATTGAACAAAATAATGAAATCTTGCCGAAGAACAAACATAACTATAATGAATAGAATTTTTGTAAAATCTTTGATAATTATTTTTTAAATAGTCATATAATCTAATGATGTTACTTTCATTCATATCAAAATTTCCTTTCGAGATTCAATGATTTCGCTTTTACCGTTTTGATAAATAACGATACCAGAATATTTAATATTGTTAGCATGATCGCTAACACTATATTCGATATCAACATTATATTTAGTACTAATGTTAGCTAACATTACAGTATTCGGCTCGTATTCGCCCTCGGCGCTAATCGTCGTAATACCGTCTTTAAATAATATACTATTCACGTTGTAATTACCTAAAAACATATTATTATTAACTTCGGACATTCTAAGTGCCTGAAGTTTGCTATTTATTCCGCTAATTTTAAAAAGTCCAATCATCGTTTTATTTCCTTCCAAAAATATTTTAATTTAAGGTTATCTACCATTATATTATATACTAAATTAGCCCTCTTTAAAAGAGCTTTTTCATCGCCACTAAGTATATCTTGATAAATAGTTCCATCAAAAAGCACAGTTATAGAAGGATGAGTTTCTTCTGTGTAATAAAACGAAGAATAGTCTTCGATGATAAGTGAAAATTCATTAGCATAACGATTAGTGATATATAACACTTTATTATCTGGTAAAAATATCTTACTATGATTTTTAAGAAGCAATATTTTAGCAATCTTAGCTAATGCTACAGATTCTTCAGATTTCATAGTTTTTTAATAACATAATAGCAATTTCTAAGAAGTCTTCTTTGCCTTCTTTTTCATAACAGAAATTAATAGAAGAAGCCTTATCGTAGATATTATAAGATATAACTAAACTATTTAATACATTTTCATTCCAATTAAGAACTACTTCGATATCTTTGCGATGTTTTCCAATTGTTAGATAATAATTGCCGCGCTCAATAGCGACTTTATCTTTATCAGAAATGATGTCCTGCAAATTGACCAAAAGATCTATCTGCTTGTTTAACAGGAATTCCATTCGGATTCAACTCCTTTCCTTTTATTGTTGGATAATTACAACTATAATCTCGAGAAGTATATAGTCTTTGATAAATTAAAATTAATGCTATACAAATAACATCGATATACATATCGTATATCTCTTTTAAATGAGAATATGTTTCTAAGTCTATTCTATCTTCCTCTATGAAAAAGATAAGAATATTTTCCTCGCCGTTTAGATAATTTGAAACTCTAATAGGATCATTTTTATTAAATCCTGGATCAAAGATGCTAAAATAGATCTGATATACATCACATCTCTTATAAATAGTAATTGTATAAGATTCTCTATTGTACTTAAATCGATAAGTATCCATTCCAGCGCTAGTTTGTAAGAATGGCAAAACTGTATTATATAACGTTTTTGCTAGCTTTTGTTTTCTATCGATAATATTTTTTTGTTCGGCTAGTTCTTCTTTTTTTAATTCTTCTTCTAATTTTTTTATTATTTTTTTTACAACAGTATCATGTTTTACTTCTTGGAATACAGGATAGAATAAAAAAGAAAATAAAACAGTTAAGAAACATAAATATAAGATTTCCTCGATTCTCATAATAGCGTTTTAATTCTATCGTATAATAAATTTAGATCGTTAACATTAATATATTTATTAGTCTTATTATTATATACTCCACGCTTAGGTAATCCTTCACATGGATATTCGATACCGAGATCGAGAATATTCTTTTTACCTTCAGAAATTAAAATAGCTCCACTATCAAATTTCTTTTTATCACGATTATCGATAAGAACATCGAAACCGTCAATATTAAATTTTTGAACGCCTTTAATTTTTTCAAGGCCGTTTACAATTTCTACGATTTTCCCCATTTAATTTTCCTCCGTTTCTTCGATGACTCTCTTTAGTATATATAGTTGGTTTACTAAATATTTTTCTAGTAAAGGCAATACAGCTTTAAATTCTTCTGATAGTTCTTTTTTAGGAACAGATAATGATATAAAGTTTACTTTATCTCTGCAAAAAGTAATACATAATATTACTTCTTGGCAAATACCAAATTTTTGTTCAATAAAATCAAGATAGAAATAAAAATCATTCGCACTACTATTATATACTATTCTATTAACTTGAATACCTATTATGTCTAAATTTAATAAAAATAAATCTTCTTTTTGTAAAATAGGTCTAATATTATCGGCAAGTTCTTTTAGAAATCTAGTAGTAAGATTGCTACAATATTCTTTATTTAAATCAATGTATTGCATCATTATTCATTTCTAATATTTTTTTATAGTAACTTAAAAAATAATATAAATTATTGTCAAATATTTTTAAAGCCGAATATAACCAATCGTATGGCTCATAATATATATCGATATCTCCGCCAATGGCTATTCCTTGACATGTTGTTATTTTTAAAGATCCTAATACATATTCAGAAGTATCTATATTATAAATAGTTATTTCAAACTTATAAGTATTAGGATAAATTCCAGTTAACGAAAAAGAATATTCGCTTTTAACCAATTCTATGCGAATATTTTTATTTTCAAATATAGTAAGATTTTGATATTTATCTGGATTATAAAAAAATAAATTATGTAAAAAATAATCTGGAATTTTATTTAAGTTTTCTTTTTTTATTTCATACCGTATGCTCATTATTTTTTTCTTTAATAGTATAATATTTTCGATGATAACACATTGTGAGAACTATTTTAAATAACTTAAACGGATTATCGTAATGTTGCATATTATACTCAGACGATATTAACATATTGTTAACGATTTCCATATCATAAACATATCTCTTAAGATTATTTTTCTTAGAGGTTAGTGACAACGATGCCGACCCGCAATATCGATCGTACTTAATCCAATCTTTATCGAACTTAAAATAATTTCCGACATATTCGTTGCTATGTAATACTTCTTCGGCTAACGCTAATATCTTTTTGCTTTTAATTTTCTCATGAGGCCACTCAGTTAAATTTATTGGACTATTCATTATTTAACCTCAACGCAAGTTTATTTAATAATATTTTCTGAAATCTATTCACCATAGAAGGCTTTTTATTACTAATAGTTACATAAGCATATTCATAGTCTTCAGTATAATGAATACTAATAGATTCAAAACCCGTTGGTTTCGTATTATCAGAAATACCGATAAAATTACCGTTAGTAGTAAAATCTAATTTTCGATCATTATAAATATAACGAGCTATAACCTCGTTGATGCGTCTAGACCGACTTTTAATCTTAACAGAGTAGCATATATTATTAACTAAAATTTATTTAATATTATTAATAATTAGATCGAAGAATAATTGAACTCTAAAAGAATCATTTATTGATCGGATATAAAGTTTTTTTTCACTTCTATCTAGTTTAATAAAATATGCTTCATTAATGTTTTGTTTTTCATTATTTTCAAATACATGAAAATATGCCTCATTAATGCCTCTTTTTTTTAGATGACTAACAAAACGATATTGAATATTATCGATATTTTTTATTTTGCCATTTAAATCGCTATAATAAATAGCAACATATACTTGTGTATACTCATATTTAGTTAATTCAATTTCTGTCCAATTTATTCTTCTCACCTGCCATTTTTATATAATATATCATAGAATTAAATACATTAGAAACAAACGCTTTGTTTGAGTAAGCTTTAGGATACGCAATAATAATATCATTGCTACAAAATCTACCGATATAGAAATATCTTCTACCTTTATTATTGTTAGACAAAGATCCATTAACTTTATAGCGTATATTTAAAAAGCCATACGACTCTTCTTTCATCTGAAAGAAAGGTGATCTTTTCATTCCGTCCATTACATGTTTTTTAGCGTTAATATTTTTGCAAGGCACTGTTTTTGTGACAAAAATATTAAGATAATCTGTGATTATCTCTTCATAATATTCTTTAGAAAATTTACTATCACAATCTATATGATTATTTTTTAAATCATACACAAACGTTACTTGTTTTTCTTGTTCCAATATGCTATTTCTAATTTTAATTTTTAGATTTAAAAATCGGTAACCAAAAAGATATACATTTTCGCAAGTATATAATATTTTCTCGTCTTTCGATAAAAACGTATATTTCTTTTGATAAGATGTAAACGCCCATAATCCAAATAGTTGACCAGAAATTTCTTTCTTTAAATGTTCTGGATATTTGATTCTCATCGCAGTGCTCCACAAAAGACAACTGCGACAAGAATTAATAATACCAGCGACACTAAAATGCCTTCATCTTTCATTATTTAACCTCTTCGCAGAACTTAAAGTTTAAATAATCAGCTAATACAGTACTAATCATATTATGTAATACTACACTAGTATAAGAGTCGTTATATTGAGTTTCTGAAATATTATCGAATAAACCAAGTTCGACTACTAAGAATTCTTGATGTCGATTAATATTAATTTCCATATAATTATGTTCACTAGTAATCGTTAAATAAAAAGATTTTAATTCTTTATTAATTTCGCTAATATAAGACACAGACCAATATTGGCCCCAATGAGGAATGCTAACAGCTGTTTCCATTCTTCTTGTTAATTCTTTATGTAGTTTTTTAAATAAATCCTTGCATTGTTTTTTATTGTCTAAAGTGATTTCTGTAGTGACCATAATAGTCTCCTTTCTAATAAGCAACATTTTTACACATATTAATTCATATAATAAACATAAAAATACCGCCTATTAGGTAATAGACGGCTAAATAATCAATCTTTCAATAAACTACCAATAATTTCTGGCAGTAACTCCATAAGATCTTCAAAATCCATACAATATCGTGGTTTACAATCTGGAATCACATGAATCCCGTTGTGATCTAAGAACGTATAAATGTAAGCATCGTCGATTAAGCCTTCACCATTATCGATACCTAACTTAAAATGATCGTACCTAGAATAATTGATATTATTATCGATACGTAAACTATGGATATTTTCTGGACCATGGTTATTATTTAGTTTGTTTACTAACATACGATATTTATCGGCATTAAGCTTCAAATATCGAAAATCGATTGTAATCATTTCTTTTTCACCTTTGGTTGTTTAGTTTTAAAATTATTATATTTCAGGCCATCTGGAGTAATCTCAGCAGACGGCTGTTTGAATGTAATTTCTTTGCCTTGGTCTTGTGCTACTTTATATGGAAAAATATACCCATTATATTCAGGCACATCGGTAGCTACAGCGCCAATACTAATTAAACTAAACGTGCTAATTAATATAAATTTTTTAATCATAATTCACCTTCTGACTGCCGCGGTCGTGCGAAAAACGCGAAAAGGAACCGCGAAAGGATTTCGGGCCGGAGGCCACTATTTAAAAACAAGTCCGATAATTTCTTTAATGACACTTGCCCCAGTTTCAGAATTACATACGATCCGATTTTTCTTGATATTAAACAAAAATTCAAGATGAACAGTTTTATATTCGTCGTAATTCACAGACGTTTCGGTAATAATATTGCAAACAAGTGTTATTTCTAATGTACTACAATCTTTGATATCTTCGGAGATACCAAGTATACGTTCAATTACGACATCTTTTAAATGAAATCTGCCTGAATATTTTAAAAAATTAATAACGCCTTCAATATGAGCATTATTTTTTAATTGAATAAACATATTATCTTTACCTAAATTTCGCTATATATAATTTCTAAAAACAATTTAAATTCAAGCCACAACAAACTAATTGCAATCATAATAAAACCACCTTTATTTAAATTAAACATTTATTTCAAAATGAGATACAGAAATAGTATGTCCTTTTTCATCTTTAGCAATATGAACTTCATTAGTAGTCGGACTTAACAAATCTTTACGATTCGGTAACTGTTTACGTACTAATGTGCTAACAATATAGTATACATGTTCTTCATATTTAGGTAAATTTTCTACGAATGGTTCGCCATGAGAACATTCTGTTTGGAATGGACCAACCATACCGAGATACTTATAATTATCTTTTACTCGAACTGGTGGTACATCGTTCTTAGGAATAATTACAGTTGTAGTACCGTTATCATAAACGACATCGTGTGGCGTTAAATTAATAACAGTATCGCCATTTAAAGTAATAGATTTTAAATTCATGATTAATCCTCCTTATTAATTTTAAATAAATATTTATTTGCATAAAATGGCAAGAATGTATTATATACAATTTCTTCATATTTTTTAAGTTCTTTATGGCTCGCCTCAAAAGTAATTGTATTGTCTTCCCATGCAATTTTAATGTATTTTGAGTCGCCATTGTCTGATAATTCATTAAACGCATAAAACATTTCGGCGATATTGATAACCGATTCGTTTCGCCAATTATATAAATCTTTATTATAATACTTAGTTTCATAATCGTCGACTTCGAACTCACTAACTGGTTTCTCATAAAAATTAGTTAGATACCAATCAATTCTTCCATGATATGGATCTAAAATATCTTCTGTATAGTTATTAGTAATTTCATTAAAGAAATCAGAAGCTATAATCTCATTTGAAAAAATCACTTTCATTTGACGTACTCCAATCCATTTCGTCTGAATACTTTCTTAAAGAACCGATATAAGAAACTAATATTCTTTCTAAAATATCTTTATCGATTGTTTGAGTTGTATATTTATCTTCAAAATAATTATCATAAAATTTTTGAATCCCGGTTATATATGAAACAAAATCTATATCGGTTAAGATAAATGTAACGATAGTCAAAGAGTTGGCAGTTTCGTATTCTTCATCTGTTAATTCTACAATTATTCTAACCGGAATATTATCTTTCCAGTCTATTCTCATACTAGTAGAATCAAACATAAAAGCGCTATCGACATCTTCCCAAAAGATTTCTTCTAAGCATTCTTTAAATACTTCTTCATCGGCGTGAGTTAATTTAGATAATAATTCTCCTTTTTTAATTATAGTTTTCATTAATCTTCTTCTTCGTTTAAATAATAGAAATAATCTTCGACTGTTTTAATACATGCATTTAATACAATTTTAAGATTATCGCTAGATATATCTGATGTCTTATAGTCGCCATCTTGATTTAAATAATGTCTTACGTGGCCCACGGCATAGAATATATCTTTATAATCTTTATCTAAAAAGCATGTGACTTGAATATAATGACAAGAGCTATCGTCCTGATCCCAGAATTCAATATAGAATTTTAATGGCTTATTGCCTTCCCATTTAACTTTAACTGAAGACCCATCGAATACGAAATAAGAGCTTAACGCATCGTATATAATATCGAAACAGTCGTCCATTAAATCGACATCTTTTTCTCGAAATTCCCAAGATATTCTATTTACCTTTTTAATTACATTAATTTAAATCACCACACTTTATTATCATGAATTCTATGCAATACATGATTAATCATGACAGATTCTTTTGTTAGGCTGTCTCTTAAATTTAGCGCACTAAATAAATCTTTATCTAAATTTATATAATCTTCTTCATCGGTTAAATATATATAATAAATATATTCTTCACCTGGATTAAAATAAAAGCAGATTACACTATATTCTGACGGGATTCTAGGATCATCAGAGTCGCTCGCATATCTTCTTTTACATGCAAATTTATAATATTCACCGTTAGAATTTTTACCTAAATAATTAATACTCTTGTCGTCGACATAATATGAAATAGGGCCATAGGCATCATAGTCTTCAAGTGTTCTAACAAAAGTATATGTAACGAGGCCGAGCTCTTCTTTCTTTGCTTCATAGATCTTCATTTATAAACTTTCTAAAGAATTTCATTGCTTTGTCTAATTCTTCTCTTGTTTTAATTCTTTCTCTTGCTAATGCAACCATGGCATTAATACACAAGTATGCATATCGACCACTTACATATAATTTAACTTCTTCTTCGGTCGGAAAGCTCGGCCGATCTTCATTGATCAATATAAATTTTAAATCAAAAATATAGCTAATATCGCTATGCTTATTATAATTAAAATCGATTGTAAAATTAATAGTATAATCGACAGATTTTCCTCTTATAGGTTCTCTTAATTTCTTTTGGAACGAAAAATTAGAGCGAACTTTTAACATGTCCGAAGAAGCCCAATATGTAAACGTTTCTTCTTGTAAAATAATTTCTTCGTTTTCATACATTAAACAATATTTATTATCCATTCTATCACCGTAAAGCAATATCTAATGCTGATCGCAATAAATGATTATAACATACTGAAGTTTGTGCCATTAAAATATTTAAAATCTTTGGCGACAATATTTTATCGTATTCGCCATTTACTTCATGATCATCGATATGTACAGTAATATTAGCTACTTTTTTAGAAAATCTATTGTATTTAATTCGAATAAATAGTTTAAATTTATATTCGTTATTGTCTTTATAATAAGATACAATATATATATTTTGAGAATAAATTAGATCAGATCGATTTTCTATATACGGATTGCATTCACATGTCTGAATTAAAACTTTTGGAGAATCGCCATAAAAGACTTGTTTATAGCCTCTTTGGAGATATCTTTCAAGAATCTGATCTCTCGTCATTGTAGCACCTCCTAATTAACTCGTTAATGCAGTGACTAATATAAGACAAGAATATTTTTCTTTCTTTAAGTGTATCGATAGGATTACTAAAATATAATGGTTGTACACCAATAAGATCGCCTACTTCTTCGATGACTGCCATGTAATGAGGCTCATAATACACTGATTGAATTTTGCGATCTTTTAAAATAATTCTTACTTCAATATCGGCTTTAACGTCTCGAGTCTCAAATTTTTTATACATCAAGAATATAGCTTCGATAATCATTTTATCGTTAAATCTATATTTATGAATAACGCTATCGAGATGAATCAATAATTTATTATCTTCATCGACAAAGAATGGATCGAATTTACCACCAAAAAATTCAACTTCGTCTACAAAACTTTTTATTTCTTCGCTTATATTAATCACCGCCTCTCATTAAAATCTAATCTTTTATTATAACATAAATAGTCTTTTTTAGCAACAAAACCTACTATTATTTTGAATAAATATTTTTCTTATAAAGCGAATATTTGTTCTTATTTTAAATCGCTTAACATCCATTCATACACTTTTTTAACCTGAAAGTGCTCGAGCTTACGCAACTTTTGATCGGGATAATATCGGCTCATATAATAATCAAGCTTACGCGTTACTTTATTTAACCGATATATCCCCGAGATTAATTCTTTTCTTTTCATTTTTTAAGTTTTTTCTTTTTGTATTTTTTATCATGTTTTTTAACGAACTTCTTCCAGTCTTTCTGAGACGTTTTATCTAGTTCGTCAAACATGATCTTCCAAAAATCTTGAGTATTAATAGTCATCTTCTTTAAAGTACCAACCATATTTTTCTAAAGACTCTTCTGTTAAATAAAGATAATATCCACTTACGTGCTCCATTACTTCGCCGTCAGCAAAACGGATTGTAATGTCACTAATGTAAGACCATTTACCTTCTCCGTCCCATTCATATTTTATGATTTTGCATTGACGGCCATCTTCATAATAAAAATCTAAGTCTTCAAATTTAAAATCTTCGATATCGTAATCATCAAAATTATATGTTTTACTGTCAAGACAATATTTTTCTCTAATAAGATTATCGAAACGATATCTTAAAAATAATTGTTCATTCATTTTATTCACCTATAAAATAATCATGATATAATAATTGTTTATACTCATTATAAAATAATGGAGCATACATTGAATCATATCCATTATAAGTATTAAATGATATTTCATTTTCTATATCTTTAAGAATATAAATATTTATTGTTATAAAATAATTTATTCTTTTATGTACGTATGTAATACTGATTCCGTTTTTATTTTCGTCGATACAATGAAATTCCCATATTCCAAAATCTTTAAAATCGAAAGATTTTTCTTTGTTCTTTTTTATTGTATTGATAAATTCAGTAGCGAATTCTTTTGTTTTAAATTTTATATACATTTTTCTATTCCTTTAGGAAATAAGCATCAAACATTACTTCTTGGAAAGCGTCGACAAAATAAAAAGCATCGGTACCGTCTTCGACATATTTATTTTTAACGATAGATGTAGCATTTATTCTTTCATTTTCTTTTTCTAAGACTAATGTTAATTCTTCGTTATGTTGATTGCTATACTTCAACGTAATATTGTTTTCATGTATAAAATAGCTAAACGGCACCCATAATTTACCTTCGCAACAAACTTCTAAGTCGTGATATTTTTTAATCACGTCAAAAAATGTATTAGCAAACAAATCTGTTTTAAATTCTAAATAAGTTGTAGTTTGATCCATAATATTATTTCCTATAAATAATCATCTAAATCTTTTAGCAAATAATGAATTTCTTTAAAGTAAATTTCTAATTCGGCTACAGCAATATCATCTTCTTTAACATATACTCCATATTCTTTTCGAATAGGAATAACATTTTTTACTTCTTTACTAAGATCATTATAATCAAACTTATAATCAAAATTTCGCAAGAAACAATCAAGCATTTGCAAATCAGAATCGAAGTCACTGGAGTCTAAATTATACAGCATTTCATAAAACATATTTAGTTTAAACAAAATGCCGTCTTTATAAATAATTTTCTTATCTTCAAATTCGACGACTAATTCTTTTTTATGGCGATCGTATCCATATTCATCATTAATAAAGACTAAGTCTTCAAAATATTTATTTCTGTCAAGAATTAAACAATCGATGTTATAAAGAATTTCGTCGATTTTCTTCATATTTTTATAGGTCATAGTCATATCCTTCATTCCAACAATAATTATTTATACCATAATAAGTATCGGCGCGAATAATATTTTTATCATTAAATGCATCTGCATTATCTAAAATATATTGCTTAGTTGGAACATATTCAAACCATTCTGCACCATCGTATTCACGACGATAAAAGATATAGTTTTCAGTATAAATAGTTAATGTCGGATTAATTTTTTGAGAACCTAATCCGTTATCATAAAAGAAACGTGGATATTGAGATTCAAATTCTTGCCATGTAAGAATAACATATTGTTTAGAGTTCTCTTTAACTTCCATCGAAATAAATTCAATATCTTGAGTCGTTAAAGATAGTTCTTCTAGCTTATTAATAAACAAATCGATAATTTCTTTTGTTATCCATTCATATTTAGGTTCTTCTGGGATTAATCGTAAAATATTTTTATAGCGTCTTATTTCTACTCGACGTCTAACATATTGTTTTTCTAATCCAGAATAATAAAATATAAAAATATTAAAACTATCTGAATCTCGATATGTGGTCCATCTTGGTGGTAATGCTGGTCTAGCATATCTATTTATCTCGAATTTATCGAATAATGGATGTTCTTTAATTTTATTTAATAAATCGCCAGCATTATTAATTTTAAAAGCCGAAGATGCATCGGCTTCGCTTAAGAATTCTAGTACCATAATTTTATGCTTCTTTCTTAACTTGACCATCTAAATCGACAATAAATCCTTTAGGAATAATCCATTGATCTTTTGGAACGATTGGCAAAATACCAATTTCGTCGATATAAGCGAACTCTTCATCGCTTATATTTTTGCCAGTCATAATTTCATAATCGGAAATTAATTTGCCACTAGGCAACATTTTATTTTTAATAACGTGATCGTAGTTTTTCATTTTAATTCTCCTTCATAATATAATTAATTGATTAAGTTTTAATTTAAAACAATAAAATCGAGCCGCCATTATATATTTCTTTATTTAACTTAACTTCATACTAATATAATTATTACTATTAATATCATTAAATAAAAGATTATATATATTATAAATAAATACTCCATCATATTTAAGCTTTTCGACAATACTTCTTTTCTTATCTGAAATATCGGATTGAAAAATATAAGTAGTTTCTATTGTTTTGTTTATTGTGTTGTAATCTAACATTATAGTAATAAAATAATCGTACTTCGTGCCATCAAATTCGATTATGTTGAAAGTTATCATTTTTGAAAATACACTATTTTTATGTAGTTTAGTATTTGTATAGTAACTGAGTATTAATTTATATGATTTGGTTTCGTATATTGATTTCATTTGCTCTCCACTCATTTTTAATTATATTATATAGGTAAGGTTTGAAAATTAGACGATTAAAATCGGGCCGCAATTAACATTATTTTATTTAACTCTAATCCTTCTATACTAATAATAAGATATATAATACTACTACTATATACTAATATACATTATTTACTACTATTACTGTTTTAATATAAATGATATATATAATAATAATAGTACTTAATATAATATAATATAATATAACATAATATAATATAATACTAGCGCAATAGTCGACTTACTAGCGTTCGTTTCTATTGCTTTATAGCATATGCAGTCATGTTTGATAAACATTAAAGCATATTAAATATTTAAAATCAAAAACTAGCAGTTTTTAGCTATAAAACGGTGAGAGCAATGTGTTTCTGCCCCTCCTCTTTTTAAAAAAAACTAAAAATAGCCAGAAAATGCTTAATAGGAGACGTTTGCTAAGTGTTATACACCCTCCTCCCCCACCCTATAAGCAATACTACACTTATAAGATGTTGTCGTCGGGGCGCTCGTGAGGCGACAGCGGGCTTATTTATTTTTTTATTTATTAATTATATTATATATAATATATATATAGCCAAAGCTATATAGTATGTTAAGCTACGCAATAATTAAAGGCGGTGCCTCTAAAACTCTATTATTTAAAAGGCATATATCTGTGTTATAGTATTATATAGACAGCCTTATTATTATTATATATATTTAAATAATAATTATCAGTCTATATACGAGGCGCCAAGTCCTCTCTTAACACACGTGAATTGGCTCAATCAGGTGACGGTTATTTGGAAAATAATCTATACTTAATAATTATACAATAAATGTATAATCTATTTAGGTTATCCTATTAGTATCTATATATATAATAAATTAATACCAAGCATTAAAAAGTCCTTATAAAATCTAGACTTTTTAAAACACAATTTTTTGATAAAAAAATACCAAAAAATACCGCTCATTTCTATTATACAAAAATAATGTATAAATAATTATTTTTAATTTCTTACCGCGATAAATAACTCTAATATGTAATATACCGGTGTAACAAGTTACACCGCTCGACAATTTGCTACTCTAAATATATAATATGACCTCTCTAAAATTAATTAGGGAGGTCTTTTCTATTATATATATAATATAATAAACACAATTAAAATAAAAAATTATTTTAATAAAATTAACCCGCGCTGCTAACTTAACATGTAATATACCGGTGAACACAGTTCACCGCTTGAAACCTAATCGCCCCGGTCTAACGATCGGGGCTTTTTCTATTATTAAGCATAAACAAAGTTGGCCCATTTTAAAAATGCTCCAAACTCTTACTAACGTAATCTGCTGTGAAGATAAACAACTCGCAGAGGATCGTACACGAATAACCGTTTAACGTATTCGGGCCTTAGTCCTCGGTACTACTTAATTATATATAATATAATTATTATTCTAATATTATTTAAATTTAAATAAGCTTCACTATTATTATATATAATTAATATAATAATTTATTTTAATATAATTAAAAAACCGTTCGCCTAAAATATTCGGTGTCCATTCTCTCTATCCAGGACAACCTAGTAAAAGAGGGAACAGTATAACGCCGGAACCAGAGCAATAAAATTCCAGCTAACTGGTTAGAGCTTTCAAACTCTAACAACTTGGAATGATTATTATAATATAATAATTGTATCCTAATAACCATTACTGGTTATTATAAATTATTGATTAGAAATTATTAATTATAATAAGCAAAGCCTTCGTCACGAACTATAACACAGAAAATTGTATATACGCTACGCTAATACAACCAGCCAACTTCGCTGCGCTATCTTTGATCTGGACCGGAGCAAGACATTCTTTTTATTTTAATTTTAAAAAGAACCAAAAGGGATTCGCCACCTGATATAACCTTCGCTACTAAATTAAATGCGTAGTCTCACTTTATATTGAATTAAACATATAACTAAAATTAAATACTTAAAACTTTAGAAATATGACAATATTTTATGACGTTTAATTTTGAATTGCATCAAAAAAAACTGTCAAAGGAATAAAGTTTAATCCCTATACTGACTGGCCCAAAGGCATCGTCAGTTACAATTTTATAATGTTTAAAAATAACCGGCGGCTCAAAATAATTGAATTATTTAAATTCAATTCTAATCACTATTGCTCACCTAATTGAATAACTAGCAACAGTGTCCTTTAGTACTAATATAATATATATAAATATATAATTACTTTTAGATAAAGTAATACAAAATAGATATCGGGGGCGAAAAATATTCGAAATTTTCCAGAGCTCAATTTCAGATTTTTCAGCCCAGATTTTCGCTTTTATATAGTATTCGCCATAGTATATCGCTCACGGTCGTCGGCCTATGGCCTCCTTATCGCTAACGCTCACTGGCGTTCACTACGCTTGAACGTTTGCTATACGGCCTTCACTTCGTTCGGCCTCCTTATACTATACATATAGATAGCTTAAGGCAGTCGCTTTAATCGGTCGCTCCCGCTCCCTCTTCGCTTCTTTATCTAACCTATCTATATCCTTACGGATCGACTACTATAAGCTAAAAGCTTAATGCTTACAACTTACTTCTCTTAACAAGAGAAGCTAACAAGAGAACTTAATATATACTATACATATATAATAAACGCTCACTCACATACGTTCGTTTCGCTTATAATATAATATATATAATAATATACATACTTACTTTCTTGGGAAGAAAGATAACAAAGAATGCTATACGCTCGCTTCGCTCGCTCTTAATATAAATAATAAATACACACTTACTCTCTTAGAAAGAGAGTAACAGAGAACTCTAATAATAAATAATAAACACATACTTACTTCTCTAAAAGAGAAGTAACAAGAGATTAATATACGGCTCGCTTACGCTCGCCTTGTTAAATAAATAAAATAAATTACCTACTCTCTTGAAAGAGAGATAGCAGAGAACTATTAACACCGGCCTCGCTTGCGCTCGGCCTGATCTACAACAAAAACTTAATTCGCTCGCTGGCGCTCGCTTATAGGGCGCTCGTGTGGCTTTACCAAGCGTTAATAACTCCACGCTATAAGTAATCATAGCCACCCAATTAAATATCATATACCGAAGCATATAATATTCAAAAAAAATAATTTTAGTACATACATCTATACGGGATTGAAATCATACTCCAATATATATGTATATATTAAAATAATCTTTAAGAGCAAGCCGGAATTCTATATACAGGACTCCGCATCAAAAAAAATATAGCTTTAGTCGGGAGCCATTAATACTCTCCCAAACTAAAGCTAATATTATGTCCCCGAATTTTTAGCCTTATTATGGCACGGGCATCTCCATAGGCTCCATAAGTTTATTTTACAACGTTTAGCTTATGGTTATACGTTGGTCCGTCCACATCAGCTTTTATATATTGGCTATTCTATACTGCATGGTAGTGTGTGGCACTAGCAAGCCTCCATACAGCTGTTTAAATAAAATAAGGTTTAGATAACAGATGCGACCCACTCCCGTGTGCTCCATTATCTAAACCTTTAATAACTAAGCTTGAGCTTCTTGATTAGCTTCACCAGTAACCATAACGATATCTTTACTACTATCACCAGTAGAGCCAAAAGATTTCTTAATAGAACGAATTTCATCGCTCTTAGACAACTCAGACCAGCTAGCTTTTGCTTCATCGACAATGACGGATGTTCCGCCAATCCCAAGCTCAGCGACCTTTTTAAGACCGCCAAACAAACCTTTGGAGGCAATCTTAATACCGCCGATACCAGCATCTTTAGTGATGCCAGCAACGAAGCCAACTTTCTTACCGCCCCAGTTCAATAGGCCAGTAGCTGTAGACTTAACCTTAGCCATTTTATAGGCAGTCAATATATCATCGACTACCTCATCTTCACATTCAATAGTCACGGCATTTTCTTCAGCCGTAACTGTAGCACCGAATTCTTCTTGTGCTTTTTCTTGGATATACGCCAAAAGATTTTTATTTTGATTTACAAGTTTAAAAGTTGCCATTCTATGGTTCCTCCTTATTTAAATAAAAAATAAGGGAGCCATGTCGGCCCCCTTTAAATTAGAATACACCGTCAGCTGTTTCTACCTTACGGTTAGGAATTTCTCTAACCAAGTTAAATGCTTTAGATGCCAAAGCGTTAATTAATTTGTTAGTAGCAGTTTCCGGACGTTTAGCATACAAATCGCCATTATGGCGAATTGCAACTGGGTAAGAATAATTACCCTTCATGTTATTAGCAAATCGAACGCCTTCTTCACTAACACCGTCTTTAAATGTTAATACTTGACCTTCTGTAAGTACTACATCTTCTGGAACTACTAAATCAAATCCAGATAGTTCAGATTGACGCATAATGCGCAACTGAACGTCTGCTTCTTTGTTTGCTTGTAATGCTTCTGCTAATGCAACATATGATTTAGTGTGCTCTTCTGTGTCGTATTCAGAAGTAGCCAATTCGGCAGATTCTTCTGCAGAATGACCTTTTGCAAGCAAACCCATTAGTTGATAACATTTAATAGCGATATTGTCTGGTTGTACGAATGGAACAACCATGTCGCCGTATTCGTCGCGTTTTGCAACAAATAAGCCTAGTGTATCAACTACGTGAGAAATACCAACTGGGATAAATTGACCTTCGCGTTTAGCCAATTTCGCTACGTTTTCTTTGCCGTGTGCTTGAAGTCCACGAGCAAAACCGCCGTTTTTTGTACCAACCAAAACTGCGTTAATAATGATGTTTTTCTTAGCCATGATAATAGCCTCCTTAATTAAAAGGTCCGATATGGGTCGGACACCCCGTTATTTAAAATAAATTACTGCCTCCCTTATAAGACAGTATCCAATATACTAATATTATATATTAATTAGTATACTCGATACTGCCGTCGTCTAGTTTTCACCGACGACAGTTGTAGTAGAGAGGAGGAGAACCAGATATTTACTATCTGGATAAATGACACAGTTCCGTTAGTTAGGATTGTTTGTGTATAGGAGTTCAGAAAGAGGTTCTTTTTTAGAACTATGCCATTTATCCAAACGGTAAATCCCGCAAAGAAAATTTCGTGGCGGAGCCGACCGAATGTCGTACCGTACCAAGCCGTAAATTACGCAAAAAAGAAAAGGAAGAAGCGATATGATGTGATATCGACTTCTCCCTCGCCACACTGAATGATTATTTTTTCTTCAACTTTACAACTAGGTCTGTTAATACATAGCCTAACATAAAGAAGAAAATTCTAAAGAGCCAAGGGCTTTCATTATACTTTTTATCTAATGCAACTAAAATTTTGTCCATGATAGACCTCCTGTTAAACAAACAAAGATACAATACTGTATCCTAGAGCAAAGAAACAAATACGATATGTCCAAGGGGACACTTCGTACCAAAGATTTAAATAAGATTTAATTGCGTTCATGATAATTCTCCTTTTTTGAACGAATGATGCGGGCGTTAAATATTCATTTATCTAACGCCCTTATTAATTAAATTAATTAATCAGCTGTAATCATTCTGTATCCGACAGCATTACGGCTAATAAATTGAGCACCTGGGTACTCAGACAAAACAGACATTACAGTGTCTTCAGAAAATAGAGAAATATATTCTCCGTTTAATAATAATGTGTAAGCGTAAGTTGTAGCAATCATGATTTTAATCCTCCTGTATGAATGCTGAAATAGAGGGAGAAATTCCCTCAAAAGAAATTTCGGGCCGGAGGCCACATTATTTAAATAAATCTAAGAAACTTTGAGGAAGCTTTTTATATTCGTTTTCCTCACATATAAACATAGGATGACGTTCATATGAAAAGAATTGTTCTTCTTCCTCGTCCCAAATCTCGGCCCAAGCCGAAATCTCGACAAATTCGACACCAGCAGTTTGTGCCTTACAACCAGCACAAACACAATCGGTATAGTATTCATCTACGATGATATCGTAAGCCTCCTTATAAGAACCGGCCTCGATAATCACATCTTTATATAACTCACCGAAAAATACGTACTTCATAGTTTCCTCCTCATAAGAATAACGTATTAAAGGGAAAATTCCCTCAAAGAAAATTTCGCCCCGGCGGGGCATACTTATACTAGCAAACTGATACCGCCGGATTGAATAAATTAAGAAATAAAATAAGTTTAGATAAAGAATATATATAGTACTATGCCGAAATACATAGTAAAGGTGACAGTCGAATATTCGACGACTAGAGACGAAATGACCTGAGCGATAGCGAAACCGTCATGAGCGCCAGGAGTCGAATATGGTCCCGTATGCGGGCGACTGCCACCGGACTTTATTTAAAAAAATAAAGCTTTAGCTACAGATATATATAATCCACAACTAAAGCTTAATAAATTAAATACAACCGTTATACCCTGCGATAGCAGAAGAACGTTCTTTATATGACACTAGGTCTTCTAATAATTCTGCTGTTTCAGCGTCTAAAGAATTTAATATTTTTTCAAACTCTAACGCTACTGCAATATCGCCAGTAAGAGCAATATCTTCCATAGGATATTCTTCCATGACTTCTACGAAGTCTTGAGATGCTCTATCATAGACAAAGTAAGAGCACACAACTGTATGCTCTTTTACTTTTTCGACTTTTAAATTTTTACCTTCGCCAGGTTTGGCACTTAAAGAATACCAAACTTGACGAGATAATAAATTCTCGTCGTTTAAAAAGTTAGATACGCAGTATTTTTTTTCATCGTATACATATTTCATAGCAAAATCCTCCTATAATGCTTCGCAGTAATCTGCGAAGTCTTCTTCTAATTGAGATAATACTTTGGACGCAATAACTACGTCCTCTGTCAACACTTCAGTATAAATTTCTTCTCCGGTAAAATCGAAGTAAAATGTTCTTAATTTTTTGCCGTGAAGATATGTGTCGATAACGACAAATAAATTGCCGTTGTCTTCAAAAGAAATATTGGATACGTCTCCTTGGAGACCTTCAATAGGCTCTCCAATAAAGAAACCGTCCATTTTATTTAAAAGGACGAATAGATTATAACAGTCGTTTTTTTTGTAATTTACAGTATTAACTAATTTCATGATATCTCCTCTGCCGGTATTTTTACATGGAACGGTCGCCATGAAATATATTAAAATAAAGTGAGGAACAATTCCTCATAATAGATTTCGCCACGGAGTGGCTTTCTATTTTTTGTAAGATGCTAACTCCATAACGAGAGTATTCGGGAAGCTATGCTTCCCGAACTAAAATATCATCTGGAACGTGTCCAGCTGGGAAATGGAGATAGGTGACATCTCTTACGATGAAGCCGGGCGCGAACCCAGCCCCATTATTTAAATTTAATACTACAGGTATACCACCTGTAATATCGATATTAATAGAAGCATAAGCTTCTTTAACATCACAAATACTAGAACATGGTTCCATTGGTTTTAATTCAGTAGAACCTTTAAATACAAAACCTTCGGCATAAGCGCCGTAAATAACGATAGTGTTCATAGTTTTTTCCTCCTATCTACGAACAAAGAACTGAGGGCAAATTTACCCTCGTATAAAATTTCGTAGCGGAGCGTTTGCTTTCTCTTTAGCTCCTACTCCGCTACTAATAACAAGTGGGGCGTATCCGTCAGGGATTGTAGAAAGAATTTTGTTTCTTCTTTTGAATTTCCCTAACGGGCCCCGAAGGGGGATGTACTATGCTTTTCTGCAAAGAAGGCAGATGGTATGTACATCGTTACCATAGCCTTCCTTTTCGATCGTATTAAACATTGCTTCGTCTAATACGACTTTGCCACAGAACTGAGACATGTATACTTTGTCTCCAGGAATTTCGCAGTCTACAACTTTTACGAATTTTCCTTTTGTTTCTGGTTTATCAGAAACAACGTACAATCCATCTCCGTTACCGCCTTTACTATTGGGTAATAAGAAGAACTCATACCCATAGTTTTTGGCAGCAAAGATATTCTTCGCATTATCTAAAGATTTCTTTGTACCAGAGACACGGACAACAAATTTTTGATCATCTACTGGCTCTTCGATAACTTCCATTAAGTGGACTACAGTAAATAATCCACCAAAGTTATCTCTGAATACTGGACGCATTCCATTAACAATGCGACCAGTGAAGAATCTACCATCTGTAGATTCGCCATTGACGAATTCAACTTCGTCACCATCTAGAATATTATTACATTCTTCGCTTGTGCAGAAGACATCGTAACGTCTAAATAAAGGTGAGTCTTTCAACTCAATTCCTTGCTCTTGACGATACAGTGTGCCAGTTCTCATAGCATCCATAATCAACTCGTATTCTAAAACCGTACTAGCGAAATTGAAGCCTGCGTTTTTAGCTTCTTTAAAAGCGTCTTTTTCTTCACCTACATATGTGCGAATCATATTCGCAATATATGGCTTAGCCTTAGAGAAGGCTCCTTCAACTTTGAAGCCTTTGACAGATAATGACTTTGCACGACGAAGATCATCGCAAGTCATGTTTAAAACTTCAAAGATAGAGCCTTTTTTAGCTTCTAACTTTTTGTATCCTGGTTTAATGCCCATTTCTACAACTTGTTTATTTAATTCTTCTACGACGCGCTTTGCAGCTTCTAACTGCATATCGTACAACGCATCTTTCAAAACTAGCTTTTCAATTTTTTCTTTTCTCATTTTTATTTCTCCTCTTGACTGAAAATTTTATGTTCAACTATTTCGAATTGAGCAATTTGTTCGTTCCAAACTACAGTTGGTGTGTAGTTACGACGAGCTTGTTCAATATCTTTTAATAAGAAACACAATGGATCGAATACTGTCAACCCAGTCTTTGCGCTATCGATAATCATACCGATAACTGCTGGAGCGACAGCTAGACAATCCAATAAATAATTCTTGATTGATTCTTTTGATCTGTCAGATCCTACGAATGCAAGAGTCATTTCTTTAATCTTGTCATTCATAACTTGATCCATAGATAAATCAGAAGTATCATCATATCGACGAACATATGGAGCATTACCGTGTTCTTTACCATATTCTTCGGCGATATTGTCTTGTAATTTCTTAACAACTTTTTTGTTATTAAGGTTTTGTAGAACAGTTGATGCACAGCTATTGTAGACACAGAAAATACCTACAGCTGTGTTACCTGTTGCCAATGACGCAAGATAAACTCCAGTCATTAACTCAGAAATGTCGGCAAATTTAATGCTGACATTTTTACCAAGTTCGTCAGGGATGTCAACAGATCTGCTGACGCGGCCTTCGAAGATTTTTAAGTCTTCTCCAACCATGAGCATACATCCGTCGGTGTCATTATCCATGCCACCTAACAATCCCTTAACTCTTGTGCTGCCTGTATATATGAATACGCTGTGCGGTGTATTTCTGTATATATCTAGCAACATTTTAGCTTGGAATTCTTTAAGCTTACCAAGCTTTGCATAAATTTCAATACGTTTTTTAATTGTACCAAAATCTACGATTTTTGCCCTGAGATTTTCACCTGCAGATGAGCAAGGAAATCTCATTAAAACAGCAATTTTATGACGTAAAATCTTTTTATTTGTCACAAAGATTTCATCGTCACGTAATAGCTTAATTCCAAACATTTTTCCTGGGTCTCCTAAAGCTCGGAGATATTGACTATCTTTATCTCCTTTTGCTTTAAGATCTTTCAACTTTTTAGTGATATTCTTGGCGATATCCTTGCCTTTATGGCTAAAGATATAATCATCCATTGCCAATCTAGGATCAGCAAGAATGGCACATTCAATTCCTGTGCCGCCAAAAGAGCCTCTTTTGTAGGATTCCAAAATTTGTAAAGCTTCGTCCACAAGAATGCTTACAAGATATTGAAATTTTTCGTTATTTAAAATATTATTCATTTCTCCTCCATTGTTATTATCTAGCATACTCATTAAAGTCATGCTGATGCATTTGACCAGATGCTGTAGCTTGAGTAGCCTTGATAACCTGTAATATTTTAAATTTATTATTGGCTGGCTCTATGAACTGAGGAACAGCTTTAAAGCCGTTAAAATCAGTCACATAGACCAATTCGCCAGTAGGATTACCGACGATCCATACTTTTTGTGGACCATCATATCCTTTATCTACTTGGCTTAGAGATTCAACATTCTCTTGTTCAATTTCTGACGCCATTTGAAACCATCTATTCATGTTTCTCATTGGGGTAGACCCTGTTTTGGTACAAGAGCTAACACGCACTTGTAAATACGCATTAACGTCTTTAGGCACGCCGTAATTCCTACAGAACCAGTAATGACTATGATAGCTTTGGCCATCTAGCTCTGACTCTGTTCCAAGACTCATATCATTGAAAATCATGATACAATTCTTAGAGAGATCCAGTTCAACTTCTCGTCCATTTGCCGACCAAAGGTTAGCGTAAGTTGAAGTCTTTGTAGCCTTACCTACGCTAAGCTCGACGATATGGTCAAAGAAACCAATGCCGTTATTAGCGGCTTTAATTTTAGGCAACCAAAAATCAAGACGATCTTTTGGAACAACAAGTCTCTTACCATTTCTAAGCGATGCTGCAGACATCGCGATAGTAGAGTATTCAACTCCTTCTATTGTGTATGTCTGCATCGCTTCTTCATCAGTATCAAAATTGTACGCGATTATAATACAGTCACGTATGATTTCTTCGACCAACATAAGAGATTTATTAGTATAAACAAAATCGTCTTCGCGAATTTCGCCTACGCCTGTCAAAACCTCTGCAGCAGGAACTACATCAGATTCTTCAATAGCTCCTGTTACATTATAGCCAACAATAGTCATATGACTATTGCGGCTAGTAAGATATAACAAACGGATTTTAGCAGTTTTCAAATCCTGCTTGGTAGCAGAGAATTGAGTCCAGCTTCCAGACGGAATGTCTCGAACTGTATTTGCAAACTCTGCTAACATAAAATTCTTTCTTTGTCTGTTCATATTATTCTCCTCTTTTAACAAACAAATAAAAAAATAGTTTAACGTCATTTCGGACAATATACATTAATAGACCTATTTAATTTGTTTTAAGTCTGTATAATGTTCAAATGTTTTGGATGGGGCATTATTTTCTCTCATCCAAACCTTTGCCTCTTCTAAGCCATTGAAGCCTTTATACTTCGCCGACTTACCATTTGTGAGCTCTTTGCAACGAGCCCACTCCAAAACAAAACCTGTGAACTCTTTGCTAATAATAGCATAAAAATTCTTATTCTGTCCTTCCGGACGAATGAATTCTCCATTGGCCTCAGTAACTTCCTTACTGATAATGGTATGTTTGCGCCAGAAAAACTCATTTTTTTCTGGTCCTGCAACAACCATAAGTTTATCATTCTTACAGCTGAATACTCCACAGAAACG